AACCAGCGCACTTCAGCTGCTTGGCGTACTTGCCGTTCGCGCGGGTCGTGTTCTTGGTGTTGCCGGCCGCGTCGGCTTCTCGTCCGGTTCCCATCTCAGGCCTCGCTCCCAGGACCCCATCGGTGGTCACAGCCGCAGCACCGAAACTCTCGACGAGAGCCAGAGCAGCTGTTGTCCTCGACGGCGGCGCACTCACACTTGGGACATTCCAGACCCATTTCCTGGATCACGTTCTTGCGAATCGCATCGAGCTTCGCCTGACGCTCCGCGGGAGTGTCCATTCCGAGCAGGATCCCGAGTGCCAGCGAGTCGGCGGTCTTTCTTGACGTTCTCATCTTGCCTCCACACCATCTTACTGCATGATGGTGGTTTGTCAAGGCTCGAAGTTCACGCACCCGAAGTCTGGCCCGACGACGATGGCCCAGCCCTCGTCATTCTCGACCAGCGCGCCATCCGGGGCGACGTTGCTGGGCATGTGACTGTAGCCCTTCAGGAGCTTCGGGCTGTCGCACGTGAGGTATTTCCGATGCTCGATGTTCGGCAGGGCGACCCTGGCCCACTTGCAGTCTTTACATCGTCCCATGGCTCAGCGTCCGTTCTCGATGACGAAGGTGATCGCGCGCCCGGCGTAAAGGGCCGGCACATCAGCATCACGCAGGATCGGGAACGACCCTGCCCAGCCGGCTCCGAGACGTTGTGCCTGGGAGAACGCATCGGCTGGTGCAGACCGGACCTCGCGGGCGATGTATCGGCCTCCCTGATACATCGTGCACATGAACCTGCCGTCGTTGGTCGGCGCGATGCGAACCGTTGTCATCGCTTGGCATCCAGTTCCACGAGCATTTCAGCGTAGATGCTGTCCGGGCCGTGCTTCGCGGTGGAAGCGATCAGTCGCGCCCGTAGGTTGGCACGACGCTCTTCACGACCCGCCTGTTGCGCAGCATGTGCCGCTCGCTTCTTGACGTCGGAGGTGGGGCCTGGACGACGCGGGCCGACAGGCGTTGGACGCTGTGGGTCCTTGCCGGCCTGTTCCTCGCGCAACACTCGGACGCGCTTGCGCCCCTTCTTGTAGGAGACGCCCTTCCACGACGTCTTCTCTGGATTGTGCGACATCAGTTCGCTCCGTGATTCTTGTTCGGGGCCTTGAAGGCCTCGGGAGCCAGGGGGACCATGGGAACTCGCGCAGGCTCGACCGCCGACTCGACGGGAACCTCGATCAGCGCACGGTTGCGCCGATACCACTCGTCGATCTGTCCGGGGGTCCACTTTCCGTTGGCTTCCATCTGGCGTTCCCTTCAACACCATTCTACTGCATAAACGTAGTTGGTCAAGGCGTATAACAAGAGCGGTCTAAGCGCGCGATATTGCTATGTTTTGTTGATGTTGGATGACGTCTCACGATCATCACCAAATGGTGACGTTATACTCGCCCTTCGGGCACGGTCAGATCCAGGCCGAACCGGTCCTTCAGGACGTTCGCCAAGCGTCTCGCCTGACGGTAGCGTCCGCGGCGAACCCGGTGGTAGTGACCGACGTCCCTCTCGGTGAGAGCCCGGATCTCGTCGAAGCTCACGAGCGCCTCGATGTAGCGTCCGAAGGTCTTCTCGAAGGCGAGCATCTCCTTGGTGAACCCAGCGTTCGTCTTGATCGTCTTCACGCTGCCCTTGCTTTCTGCATGTAGATGCGGTGGTTTTCCCAGGACTCGGCCAGGGCCGCCTGCCAACTCGCGAAGTCCTGCTTGTACGGGACGACCTTCTCGGCCTTCTCCCAATAGACGACGTCCGTGTTGACGTCGAAGTGCCAGAGCACGGGCACCTCGTTGAGCAGGAGACCCTGCGCCTGGCACCAGGCCACGTGCTCCTTGACGGCCTTCCTGCTCGGCAGGCCAGGACCGAAGTGCATCGAGTCCTTCCACACCCGAGGGTCGTCCACGGCCAGGAGCGTGCCCTTGTGCGGCATTCCCCAGCACCACGGCTGGATGGGAAGGTGTCCCGGCCAGCGACCAGCTCCGACCTTGGTTCCGATCGGCAGGCCCATCAGTCGCTCGCTGCGTCGTGGTAGGCCGAGATGCCTCGGTCACTCAGAGCCTTGGCGAACGCCTCGCTCTTGCCGAGCGCCTTGCCGTCCGCGTTGTCGTAGCCGATGTAGATGGCGTTCCGGCCGACCCCGTAGAGACCCTTGCGGTTGAAGATCAGGCCCAGCTTCTTGCAGCCGGCCGCCACCGCTCGGAGAAGATCCTTGTCCGACCCGGACACGCACACGTACGCGCGACCGCATCCGGAGATGCGCGCCGGCACGAACGGGGCATCCTTGGCCGCCTTCAGTGCTTCGAGAACCGCTTTCGCTTCCACGCTGACCTCTCTTTCAAGGTCATCTTACTGCATGTCTAGCGTCTGTCAAGTGCGGCGCTTGCTTGGTTCGGGGAGAGGGAGTCGAACCCGCATTCTCGGTTCCAAAGGCCAATGTCTTACCGTTAGACGATCCCCGAGCAACCTTGGTGACCCGTGCGGGAATCGAACCCGCCTTACCGGCTTGAAAGGCCAGCATCCTGACCGCTAGACGAACGGGCCGTTGGAGCCCCCGGTGGGAGTTGAACCCACGACCCCCTGCTTACAAGGCAGGTGCTCTACCGCTGAGCTAGAGGGGCTTGGAGCCGACGGTGGGAATCGAACCCACATGGTCCTGCTTACGAAACAGGTGCTCGGCCATTGAGCATCGTCGGCAAGGATTCCTTCGTGGAGCGGGTAGCGGGGATCGAACCCGCGACATTCTCGTTGGCAACGAGATGCTCTTCCACTGAGCTACACCCGCAAACGCGAGACTCCACACGAGTCACCCTCAAACACCTTACTTAGAAGTGTTGTCCGCGATGGCTCCGCAGGCTGATCAGCTCCTGCCGCACCAACGTAGAGGGAAGACGGCAACCCGTACGAGCCTCACGTAGCGGAAAGAGGAGGGCTCGAACCCCATGCCCGTGAAGGCACTCAGCGATTAGCAATCGCGCCCGGTCCCATGACCGATTCTCTTTCCAATGGCGGAAGACGGAAGTAACGATCTCCATGCCCTTGCGAGCACGCACGGTTTTCGAGGCCGGCTCGGCACCAATGCCGATTCATCTTCCATGCAGCAGCGCACAACGGGCCGGGCTGATCGGTTCCACACCCCAGCGTCCCGAGGCATGAAGGGCCCACCGACCGGCCCGGCTTGTTCTGCGCTGCTACGTGTTGGCGGAAGCAGGAAGACTCGAACTCCAGCCCTTGCGGGCACGCACTGTTTTCAAAACAGGCTCGATCCCCGACCGATTCAGCTTCCGGAATCCGTCTGACCCTCTTCAGCCACTACACAAACCGCCCCAGGCTCGACTTCTGGCATGGCGTCACTTGGAGTTGTGACTTCGGCTTGTGCAGTGGACGAAAAGGCCACGGCGGAACGCGGAGGTCTCGAACCCCATGCCCTTGCGAGCACACGCCGCTTTCCAAGCGGTGCCGGTCCCCGACCGGTTCACATTCCATCGATCTGTTCGCGCACCGTCTGCTCATCACGACGAATCGTCCAGTGACGGAGCTTCGTCAGCGACGCGCTGTTCTTTTTCCAAGCCTTGCACATTTTGCAGCCGGCTCGCGTTGACCGTGGGCGCTTTCTCTTGTGGTGCATTTGGTCCTCCTGGACGCCGCGGCAAGCGGCGCCTCGATGAAGGACTCGTGTGCGATCGTCGACATCAGAAGAGGCTCCAGACCTTTCCGCCGATCTCCCAGCCGATGCGGACGACGATGCTCACGACGAGCATGCTGAGAACCCAGAGAACGAATGGACCAGGCGTGCGAACATCGGGTGTCATGCACGAACCATAGCATGGTCGGGGTGGCCGGAATCGAACCGACGACTTCCTGGTCCCAAACCAGGCGCTCTACCAGGCTGAGCTACACCCCGGTGGACGGATCACCGAGCGATGCTCGGTGACATGGACAGCTCCTCCATCGCTACGCGCCGAAGCGCTCGATGGCGTGCCGTCAAATGGATGCCGTCCCACCCATGTACCCGGGTACACACCGGGTGCCGACTACGAGCCCTCTTCCAGCTCCGCGTTCCAGTAGACCCACGAGCGCCACAGGTCTGGGACTGAGCCCGTCTCGAAGCGCATCGTCACCACCGGCAGGAACGCCGGTCGAACGGGGAGCTTCTTGAGAGCCATCTTCGCCTGTGTCGGCGTGCGGTCGCGCTTGCCCTCGTTGCACGAGTAGCAGGCCATCACGATGTTCTCCCAGACCGTCTTGCCACCCTGGGAGCGCGGCGTGACGTGGTCGTAGGTGAGCTTCGCGAGCGGCAGCTTCGTGTTGCAGTATTGGCAGGTGTAGGCGTCTCGTGCCGCGACATTGATCCGCGAGAACTTGACCGCCTGCTTCTTGCCACGTACACGCTGAAGAAGTCGAACGACCGCGGGCATCTTGATCGTGAAGCTCACGCTCCGGATGTCCTCGTCGTACTCCTCGACCACTTCGCACTTGCCGTCCCACCACATGGCGACGGCGCGCTGCCAGCTCACCACGCGGTGCGGCTGGTAACCCTGATCGAGAACGAGCGTCTGTTGCATGGTCCACCAGCCTTTCTCCCCGAGGGGACGTTTGTGAGCCGAGAGTCTGACACAAGTTGGTGCGGACGGGGAGAGTCGAACTCCCAATCTCCTGAGTTTGAAGCAGGAAGGTATGCCGGTTCCCTTCACGCCCGCGTGGTACGGATGGCGAGAGTCGAACTCGCACGTCCTTTCGGACACCGGCACCTGAAGCCGGCGAGACTGCCGTTCCTCCACATCCGCATGGTACGAGAGGCGGGAGTCGAACCCGCACGCCCCTTTCGAGGCACCGGGTCCTTAGCCCGACGAGACTGCCATTCCTCCACTCTCGCATACTGGTACGCACGGAGGGGATTGAACCCCTACCCAGACTTCGACTTCATCCACCGGCCATGCCGCTTCGCTGTACGCCGACGGTGACAGTTAGCGCAGACAACGTCACACTTCTCGATTTCGAGGACGATCGTAGACCACGCGCAGGACAACATTCTTGCGATGCACTCACGCTTGACTCCTCTGGAGTGATCAAAGTCGAGGACGATCGGGTCTGACTCACCACAGTCCACACACGGATGCTCAAGAAGATACGAGAGCAACTTGAGCTTGTTGTCTGCCTTATCTTTCTTCGATCTGTTGCGTTGTATGCTCGGATCGCGATGATATGCAGCCATGCGCTGGGAGATGTTGCACGGCTTGCAGTATGGGTGTAGCCCGTCCTTGCTTGAGCCCTTGTGAAACTGCTCCAATGGCTTAGTTTCATTGCACTTTCTACATCTTTTAGTACCCGGTGAGGATTCTGAGACCCCGTCCTCCGCATTGTAGGTGCAGCGCTCTGCCTCTGAGCTAACCGGGCTAACTTCCATGACTCACACTACACCACGCAACGGCAAGTGTAAACTGATTTTCGCCCTGTAGGACCGTTGCTCTCCCACTGAGCTACGCGCGCATGAACTTGGTAGGCCGAGTGGGGTACGATCCCACACCTTGCCGCTTATGAGGCGGTGGCTCTGCCGATTGAGCTACCGGCCCGTGTACGTCACCGCCTCCTCCGCCCCGGCCGAGACGAAGGAGGCCATCACCAGGCCACGAGTATCGCTCGTGGTTACCGATGAAGTGTGGTCGGGGTAGCAGGATTTGAACCTGCGGCCTCTCGGTCCCGAACCGAGCGCTCTACCAGACTGAGCCATACCCCGATGATGGTCCCTCCGAGAGGACTCGAATCTCTTCGATCGCGCGTATGAGACGCGTCGCCAGACCCGCTGGACGGAGGGAACGAAAACAACAGATGGCGTTCATTCGTTGTTTTGGCGTCTTCGGCTGGACTCGAACCAGCAATAAGGGCTTCGGAGGCCCGCGTGATGATCCATTTCACTACGAAGACGTTGGCGTCCGTGGAAGGAGTTGAACCTACGGCCTTCCCGTTCGTAGCGGGATGCTCTTCCAGCTGAGCTACACGGACAATCTATCGTGCGTCCTCTGTCGATGACAGTTTGCGCACACAACATCGCACTTTGCGATCTCTGCCAAGATGGCTCCAGCACAAGCGTTGCGACGGATGCTCGAAACGTCGAGCACCTTTTCGGTGCCCTCTCGGTGATCAAAATCCATCACCCATGGTGGGTATCGCATATCGCAATCCGCGCACGGGCGATCTTTTAGCCCGTTGACGATTTCAGACATCTCGCCCGCGCGTCGCCTCGCCTTTGCCTTGTAGTACGCTCTGTTCTCTTTGTAGTGCCCGTTTACGTATGCCCTCTGGCACACTGCACACGAACCCTGTAGTCCATCGCGCCTACTCCTGTTGATGTGAAACTCGGACCTGGGCTTGGTTGACTTACACGTCGCACACGTCTTCATGACTACGAACTCTATCACCGTTCCGTAGACCAGTGCTCGAATCCGTTGAGCTACGAGGCCATGGCACCCCCGGAAGGACTTGAACCTTCGACGGTCCGCTTAGAAGGCGGAAGCTCTTCCTCTGAGCTACGGGGGCAAAGATCAGACCGGGATCGCTTTGGTCTTGCTGGACGTTGGCCTGCCCAGCTGCACACACAGGGACGGCCACGTCCGCGATCCTTCCTACCCTCGGCCTGATTGGAGACGCGAGTGAGAGTCGAACTCACCTCGAACAGGGTTGCAATCTGCTGCCTTCATCCGGAAGGACCGCGTCACGGGGTCGACGAGAGATGGCTGAGAGGTATGTCGTAAAAGGATGTACTCCCAGCCGAGCATTCGACCTTGGAGCGGGCAGCGAGAATCGAACTCGCGTCTTCGGGTTGGAAGCCCGAGGCCAAGCCACTTGACCATGCCCGCATGAAACTGGAGCCCTCGGTCGGGATTGAACCGACGACTTCCTCCATACCAAGGAGGCACTCTTCCGCTGAGCTACGAGGGCAAAGGACAACGTCAGCAAACCTACTAGGCTCCTTGGGCTGTTCCCGTCCGAGCTTGCGCCCGTCCTAGCCCAGAGCCGTTCCCCGAGCTTGCGCCCGTCGCCGACGTCATCCGGTGGATCCGGCGAGAGTTGAACTCGCGACCCCCCGCTTGCAAGGCGGGTGCTCTCCCACTGAGCTACGGACCCTTGGTGGGGCCGCTCGTTTCGCTGACGAGCGGTTGCCCTGTCCCGTCAGGTGGACCCTGGCGGTGCAGTCAGCTCTCCGGCCGGAAGGCTGACCTAGTGGAGCTGAAGGGAATCGAACCCTTGACCTTCTGCATGCCATGCAGACGCTCTCCCAACTGAGCTACAGCCCCAATGGTGGAATCGGTGAGAGTCGGACTCACGGCCTCCTGCGTGCGAGGCAGGCGCTCTCCCAACTGAGCTACGACCCCATTGGTTGCAGGGACTGGATTTGAACCAGTGAACTTCGGCTTATGAGGCCGACGGGATAGACCAGACTTCCCCACCCTGCGATAGACGTCTCGCGGCTCCGTGCTCGCCCGAGACGACACTTCGTCAACGTGACACGAGCACGGCGGTTTTGCAACAGCTCGCCGGCTCGATCGAGAGATCAGGTCATATCATCGGACGAAGAGTCGTGGAACGATCGCATGCGCAGCCTCCTTTCCTTGGTTGGCTCGAAGGGCATCGAACCCTCGACCTTCCGGTTATCAGCCGGATGCTCTTCCGCTGAGCTACGAGCCATTGGAGTGATCGGGGGGAATCGAACCCGCCGTGACCTGGTCCACAGCCAAGCGCTCTACCATTGAGCTACGACCACAGCGTCTCCGGTAGGACTCGAACCTACGACCGTCGGTTTAGGAAACCGCTCCTCTTCCTCTGAGGTACGAAGACATTCCTTGGCGTCCCGTGGGAGATTTGAACTCCCGTCACCGGCGTGAGAGGCCAGCATCCTAAGCCACTAGACGAACGGGACATGGTGCCGCGGGTCAGAGTTGAACTGACGACACCCCGATTTTCAATCGAGTGCTCTACCTGGCTGAGCTACCGCGGCAAGCGTGGCGCTGTGTACGAGGATCGAACTCGTCTCACCCGCGAGACAGGCGGGCTGCGACCCCAGTCGCATCACACAGCATTGGCAGGCCAGCAGAGAATCGAACTCTGTCCGCGAGTTTTGGAGGCTCGCTCGCCGCCACGGCGCCCGACCTATGGCTCCAGGGGGAGGAATCGAACCTCCGGTAGGCGAGTTAACAGCTCGCTGCCTTACCACTTGGCTACCCAGGAATAATCATCTTGGTCATCTCAAACTCGGAGGCGTACCTGACCCCTTTCTTCTGTCGGTTTGCTGGCGGCTTGAGGCGAAGATGCGCACCGCCAATCCCCACCGCATCAACTGGTACGAGATAGACCTTGTCAAGATCTGGGGAGTACACACCGAAAAACTCGATCTGCCCGCGATAGTTTCTCTTGTGTAGCCCGTCGTACCCAGTAGATCGCGTCTCGAACTGGAGCACGGTGCCGTCGTTCAGAAGACGCGCGGTCTTGCACTGTATCCTAACGAAAACGCCATTCTCATCCACAACGAGGTCATACCTCTGATTGTCTCCGAATGGCTGGAGGACAACCTTCCCGGCACGGAGAAGTGCCGCGAGGATCATCCCCTCTGATTTCTCACCAATCATTTTGGGGTTGTAGCTGGTCACCATCGACCAACTATACCACCAGACCACCCGGCTTACTACCGGGCGGACGAAGATTTTGAGCAAGGCCCCTGCACGTATGCGCAAGTCCTCACCCCGCGGCTTGGCGAGCCGCCTGAAGGAATCCTATTCAGTTGTCAGAGAGCTTGGTTCGGGACCGAGGAATCGAACCTCGATTCGCGGATTCAGAAACCGCTGTCCTACCGTTGAACGAGTCCCGAATGTACTTGGTGCTGCGAGAGGGGATCGAACCCTCGACGTTCCGCTTAAGAGGCGGGTACTCTTCCACTGAGCTACCGCAGCATGTAGTAGGAGCGACAGGAATCGAACCTGCTCAAGACGGGGTAAAGGCCCGCAACCCAGCCATCGGGCGCCGCTCCCATTGGGGGATGCGGCACGGTTTCATTCTCCTTTCGTTTGTGGTCGTCATGGTTCTGTCTTGGTGGATCAGGCAGGAATCGAACCTGCTTGCCCCGAGGGGCGCCGGGGTTACAGTCCGGTACGGCGTCCATTGCCGTGTCTGATCCGTTGGTTGGTAGGGGACAAACGAAGAAGGCCACCCTGGTTTCCCGGGTGGCCTAGTCGTCATCTCCGTAGATGTAGAGCTAGCTCACCCTGGGGTCCTTGCGTCTTCCTGATTGAGGCTCTCGAAGCGACCGGAGACTCCCCAGATCAAGGCGCACGTCACCGCATTCAGCGTTGTCGCTGAATACGAGTGCATGGGCTTGAGTATCGAGTGGGTCATGGCTTCTTGAGGGGCAGTGTTGCTAGACTGGATTGCTTCTGAAAAGGTGTCAAGAGAAAATCGACACTCGCGTTCAACCGACCAGTCGAACCGACTCCACGGCTGCGTCGTTGGCCGCTTCGGCGACCTCTGTGACTGCCACCTTGACCGTCACGTTCCCCTTGCGTGGCTTTCGCGGAAGAGCATCGAGTCCAGCTCGAACCTTGGCCTCAGCGGCATCCAGATCGGCGACCTCCGCGAGGAGCGCCACCGCCTCTTCGTCGAGCGTGATGGCCTCGGACATCGCCTTGATCAGCGCGTCCATCGCCAGCGGCCCGGTGACGCCCGCGTAGCGCATGAAGAGCGCCAGCGTCGCCTTGAGCGGGATGCTGGTCGTCGGGAGGTAGTCACCGTCTGCCGAGACCGTGACCCTGCCCTCGACGTGAAGAGTCACGGTCGCGTCGACCGTGTGCTTGCCGACCGGAAGCGAGTTGCGTCCGCTCGTCGCGAGCTTCTCCAGCTCCTTCGCCAGCGCTGCCGTGACCACCTTGTCCATCTCCGCCTCCTTCTGACCCATTCTATGCTACTTCTTGGATCTGTCAAGCGACCTTCTTGGCGCTTTGTAGCCGATGCACTTGCACCCTGAAACGTCACAGCCCGGTAGCTGTGCTCTCGTGCTGCCGCCGTTGTGGTGCAGGTAGTGCTTGTGCTTGCACTCTTTCCTGCCGCACGGCGGCGCTATCGGACCATCGCTCGACTTCTTCACGACGCGTTCTCCTTCTCTGATGCCTCGCGACACTCGTCGCAGAAGTGAGCCGGATGCGCCATCGTGTACCGGCCCATCGACAAGCTGCTGACGCACACGACCGTGGAGTGCTCCTCGCAGACCACGCTGTACCGTCCTGCTTCGTCGGCCTCTTGCTGGCTCGCCTGATCGACCGTCTTGTAGAGGCCAACCAGGAACCCGGTAGCTCGACACTTCCGTTGCTCGACGAGCCCCTCGTGCCCGATGGACGTGGCCTTGAGCTTGGTGCGTTCATCGCCCCGAAGATTCGGCCACCGGTGAGCCACCCAGCCCACCTGGAAAAGAGCCTCGCCGAGGGTCGCCGGCTCAGCAGAGACCAGGCGAACGAGCCACTTGAAGGCCATGGACCGGGCCGTCATCAGTCGGCCACGGCGCAGTAGTTTGCGTAGACGCCGGCTTCGGCAGCCTTGCGGTACTCGCTGGCGAACTCTGCCGCATCATCGAGGCAGGGACGCAACCCGCTTCGCTCGTTGTTGGCTGCCGCGGCCTCGAAGCCGTCGCGGAACTCGAAGCTCGCGTCCTTGGGCAGATCCCCGAAGCCCACCCAGCAAGACCAGCCCGCCGCGAACTCCTTCTCCATCCCGCCGAAGTCGATGTGGTCGAACATTTCGTCTCTCCTCAGTCATCATCATACAGCATGACTGGCGTTTGTCAAGAACGTACCGGCTGCCCCTCCATCAGCGCATCCACATGAACGGTGCGCTGCACACGTGGCCATCCGGTCCCATCGATCGTGACGTTGTCCCCGTCGCGTCGGACGATGGTGACCCGATCGTGGCGACCGATCTCGATTGCGGCGGCGCCAGGCTTGATCCAGTCGGTCGCCGGCTTGGTACAAGGACACCGCTTGCGGCACCACGCGCAGAGACGCCGCCAGCACCCCTTGCACTTGCGACGAGGCTCGCGGACGCTTGGTACGCAGCACGTCTGGCATTCAGTGCGACTGTTACTGCCGAGTCTCATCGTGTGCCCCCGCGGCCTCTTTGGCGGCTTTGCGCGTGTCGTACACGCCGTGAAGGATCCCGTCGATCTTGAGGTTCCACTTGCGGGTGTACCCGGTGGCCACGCCCCACGTGGTCTCGATGCGGTAGATCCCGCTGACCCGAGCGTCACCATCCTCGACGGAGACGACCGGGATGCGCTTCCACTTGAGCATCACTCGAACCGATCGTGAACCGCGATGGGGTACTCACAGACCTCTCGGCGAAACCGGCTGTCCTGGCTGTAGACGAAGCTCCCACCGAACATCGGGTGACGGTCGCAGCAGTCCGCAGGCACCGCGTGGACGTACGGCTTGCCGCCGATGACACGTCGCACGATGACCAAGCGGACCTCACCGGGGCGAACCGGGTCGTCATCCTTGTTGGGACCAGAGACACCGAGCAGCACGGCGTCCTTCGCGCCGACCTCACCGGCCGACCGCAGGAAATGAGCTGAAAGCGCCATCAGAACCTCTCTTTCGCTAGTCATCTTACTGCATGACTGGCGTCTGTCAAGCGTTCTGAAACGGCACTGGCGTAGGTTCCTTTGCGTGAAACGGCAGTGGAAGTGGTTGCTTTGCCTGGAACGGAAGAGGCAACGGTTCCCCTGCCTGGAACGGCGAAGGCTGCGGCCTCTTTGCCTGGAACGGCAAGTAGTTGAGCTGTGCCCGGTAACGCAGCTCACCATGACTAAGCGCCGGTGTCCCGAACGCTTCGGCGGATGCGATGCCTTCGACGTCAAGCGCGCTTACGAAGCGAGGTGTCCCGAACGCCTCTTCAGATGCAATGCCGCCGACGTCGAGAAGCTCTTCAGCGCCGAAAAACTCGAAGAGAATCCGGCTCACGGCGGACCTCCTAGAGCTTGAAGCTCAGTGGCAGTTGCAACCGGGGCAGTGGGTGGCCGTCGGGCTTTGTGCTCACACAGCAGTGGTAGCACAGCTTTACTACAACTTGAAAATCCGATTGGCGCCGTTCGACCAGCGCACGATCACATCGCCACCGCTGGGGGTGAGCGTGAATCCGGTTGCGCTGTCGATGTACGCGATCAGTTGCGACGTTGCGTCTACGCCCGTCCACTTCACGATGATGAGTGCTTCGATCGTGGCGCCAGAGACCCCTGCGAAGGTCTCGTCGTCAGCGTCAACGATGCCTGCCACGGAACTCTTGTTGACAAGCGACGCCGCGCCCACGGCAACACGGGCGCCCGCCGGAACATCGTCCAGGAAGTCGTGTGCCGCGAGATCGACTACATAGGCCCCGGTGTCGATCAGGATCGCGCGGATGTCGTCGGTGACCCAAGCGATGTTGCCCAGCGCGAAGGCATTGCGACCCGAGTCATAGAGCCCGTTCATACATGCTTCCGTTCCTCGGTGCGCAGTTCCGGCAGGACACCGCGCAGGAAGCCCAAGACCTCTGGCAAGACGGTCCTTGGGCCGTACCCGACCAGGAGCCCGATCACCTCACAGAACGCCTCCTCGGGGTTCTTGGCGGCGTAGCCGGTGATGGGCCGGCGGTTGACGCGGACGATCGGATCCTTGCCGGACGCCAGGTACTCCTCGATGTCCTTCAGCGTGAACAGGTCCATCCCGGCGTATCGCGGATCATTCATCAGCCCCTGAACCTGAAGAGCCAGGATCGGGTCGTCCTTCTCCAAAGCGTCGTCGATGACCGTCGGGTTCTCACCGTACCTCGCGAACACCTTGGCCACGTCCCGCAGGTCGAGGTCCATGGTGCCTCCGCGGACGAATAGGTCCCAGGCCTCCTGCGCCTCCTTCGAGAGCGCGACCTTGTAGAGGTGATGACCCATCTCGTGCGCCATGATCTTGGCGAACCCGCCCAAGTCGGTGGTCGGGTGTGCCCAGGGAGTCACGTCGATGTAGGTGCCGTGGTAGGAGGCTGCCGCGCCCTTGCTCGTTCTTCCGACTCCTCCGCTGCCGAAGTCCGCCCTGATCACGAGTGGGAGCTGCTTCGACATGAGCAACGGGAGAACGCGCTTCGCTCGCTGAGCGTAGAACTTCAGGCCTTCCACGAGCAGCGGCATGAAGTCCTCGCGCTCGCCCTCGAACCCCACGAGCTGTACGCGGAAGCCCTCGCTGAGGGTCTCCGTCTCCTTCGTCTTGATCCTGACGGCCTCGCCGCCGCCCTGAAGAGTGGTCGCTCGCTGGGCCACGTAGTCCATGGCCTTCCACGCTGCCGTGGCCTTCGCGCGCACGCGGGCGTCCCATCGGCCTACGTCCTCTTCGTACTTGCGGAAGCACTGGTCCTTCGACCACCACTGCTCCATCGCCGGGTCGTAGGCGCGAAGCGGAAACGATCCCAGCTCGCTCGAAAACGCCCACGCGGGTCGCAGGCTGACGATCATCCCGGAGACCTCGGCATCGTCGACAGGGATGACTCCTGGTCGCTCCCTCTTGCGACTCTCGATGCTCTCCCGGATCTGTTCGAGCCAGTCCTCCAGGCGAGCGCGCCACGCGCGGATCCCACCACGGAGCTTCTCGGCGTCCTCGTAGCTCTTCACGCGCTTGACGTTCCCGACCAGAACCAGGAAGTCCTTGCGGAGCGCGGCGCTGGTCGTAGCCGAGAACGAGTCGATCCTCTCGGTGAGCGCAGATGCGAGCTGGTGAGAGATGGGCACGAGGCCCTCAGTTCTCGCGGTACTGCGCGATGGCAGCGGCGACCGCCTTGTCGGCTGCCTCTTCACCACCGGTCTCGTACGCAGCCTTGCCGGCGTCCGAGATCTTCGAGAGGTTGAAGATGTTCACCTGCACGTTCTGTCCGTGCTTGTAGTAGAGCGACGAGATCAGCTTTTCGAGCTTCTTGCCCTTGAGCTTCGCCGGCTCCTTGGCCTCGTCGATCGCTGGCTCGGTCACGACCTTGGGTAGGCCGAACACGCGCTCCAGCTCTGGCGGGATCTGCGCTCGTTCACCGGTGGCCTCGAAGAGCTGGTCGAGTAGCTTGGTCATGAGCGTCTTCTACCACGGCACGCGTTCACTTGACGATCTTCACGTCTGCCGGCCCTGGTTCCGGTCCTGGCAGGGCTTTCGCCAAGGCGCGAATGGCCGTGCCTGAGACAGTGAACTCAACCGAGTCGCCCTTTGAGAACGTGACCGTGATGCGCGCGGAGTCGCCAACCACGATCATGGAGACCACGCTCAGATCTACGGCCTCGGACCACGGCACCCTCAGCATCTGAGGAGGAGTGCCGCAATCGTTGCGGGAAGCAAGTCCCGCGAAAACTTGGCCATCTTCACGCTGATCGGGAGACGAAAGATCGGCCCGTCATCCACCTTGTAGTAGGCGAATAGCTGTCCGTGCGAAGGCCGCTCGTCGCCCTTGGGCGGATCCTCCGTGTAGTCGTGAGCACGATCGAGCACGGCTACCCTGCCGTCGTAGAGCGTCACCGTTTCCGGCATCGGGTAGGTCACCGTCCCAGCCCCATCTCGCGCAGCCACGACCAGCGCGTCTCGCAGAGGTCGAAGCGAACCTGGCCCTGGGCCTCCAGCCCCATGCCGACGATCCAGCTCTGCGCGGGATCGGCGAACTTCACACCCATCCACTCGTACTTGAACGAGCCGCCCTTGCGGAGCTTCGAGTAGAAGCCGGTCATCTTGTTCGGCGTGAACGTGCTCAGGTCCTCTGCACCAGGTTCAGGTGCCCCGGCAGCCACATTGATCACGGCGCCGAGCGGTTTCCCGTCCCTGACGACGTGGTAGAAAATCGCGTACTGATCGTACTTCTTCGCCCACGCGATGGCGTCCTTGAGCAGGTCACCGTCGGGATCGTCTGGATCGGACTTGCTGATGACGAAGAGCGACGGCTCCTTCGACTCGGTGCCACCCTCCTCCTGACCAACGCCCTCGATCGGAATGAACCCGTACCCGTCGGCTCTGATGAGCTTCTTGAGCGCGGCCATGTTCTTCTGGTTCGTGGCCAGGTCGAGGTTCGCGCGCCACGCCGTCACGAGGACGAAGGCGTTCTCCTTGCCGTGCTGCCAGATACGCCCGAGGCTGGCCTCCAGGAGCGACTGGTGCTTCAGATCGGGGGCCAGCGCTTCGCTGAGGTCTTTGGAGAGTTCCATGGCGTGGGTCCTTGCGATGATACCTGAACGTCAGCTCTTTGGGCGCTTGAGCATGGTGCGCAGCTGCGATGCCCTTCGATCTCCGGCTGGCACCCGCGGCTCTATCCAGGTGAACGGCTCCTTCCCGCGTACCCCGGGCCTGAACGGCGGCTCGAAGCCTCCCTTCGCTCTCCAGTCTTTGTAGTAGCCGAGATGCTCTCGGCAGGTGGCCCGGTCGCCAGCATGGAAGACGTTCGACTGGCCCGTGGCCTTGCGGCAACAGGCCGACCACGCATCCAGCACCTTCGCGGCATCGGCTCGGCAGCTCCATCCCATGGCACCCTCTTCCTTCTCGCCAACCGTGCGAGCCAGCTCGCGGATACGACCCGGGGAGAGCTTGATGCCCTCGCCGTTGTTCCGGAACGGGCAGTTATCGCAAGGCTTGACGAGGTCGTTTCTCATGCCGCTCGCGACGCCTCCGCTTCCTTCAGCTCTCGCACGGTCTCCCAAGCAGACTTCGTGGCTTCCTCTTCGGAGAGGCCCGACGCGATCCGACGAGCCACCAGGTCCGCGAACGCGCGATCGAAGGCCTCCTGGCCCAGCAGCTCGCGAAGGATGTCGAGGAAGGCGTTGAACGCGGCGACGGCGGCTCGCTTGGTCTTGAAGACCGTCGGTGCCCCATTGACCCCGTAGAAGCGATCCCACGCCCAGTGGCCAGCGGACAGCTTCCGGATCGGGTAGGCATCACTGCCAAACATCGTGACGTGCGTCATGAGCTGCCGTTCGTCGTCTGAAATCTTTCGTTCCATCGTTTCCTCGCTGCATCATCGCATATGACTAGCGTTAGTCAAGGAACGTCACGCAGAGATCCGCCAGAAGAGCTTCGGCTGACTCGGCGCCGATCTCGCGCGCCGCATCGTTGGCGCTGCGCCATCCGGCTGCCACGTAGAAGTTGGCGATGGCGTCGGCCTCGTCTTCCCCGACGAAATCACCAAAATCACCGTCGATCGCGCTACGGCTTCGCAGCCGGATGTTGAAGTTCTTCAGGCTCATGCCGCCGCCGCTTCCGCCGCGCACATCGCGGCCACCTCACTGGCCTCCAGGGCGGCGAGGTAGACCGCCTCAGCCGCCGGAACCGCCAGCTTCGCGCTGGCCAGGTCGTCTTCCGCATCCCGAAGGGAGGAGGCGTTCCGTGCGAGCCGGTTGGCCAGGACCTCGGCCGCCTTGGCCTCAGCTGCCTTCAGCTCGTCTTCCGAGGACACCCGGAGCACCTTGGCGTCCGAGCAGTAGACCTTCTTCCCGTTCACCACCAGCAAGACCCGCAGCGAGTCGTTGAAGTGGCTGTTCCCGACCCAGGCAACCTCGTGAAAGTCGCCCTTGACCAGGCCTTCCACCTTGCCAGCCACCATCACCAGGTCGCCCCTGGAGAGTCCGGGAGACACCGCCTTGGCCACCGGAACCCGGGCGGCTACTTCCGCCACCTTCTTCTCGGCGCTGCCCACCCGGGACTTCGCGGAGTCGAGCAGGAGCTTGGCGTTCACCAAGGCCAGCACCGCGGGAGAGGCGTCCACCTCGTAGTCGACCTCCCGGGTATCGCACTCGAAGTGAGCCTTGAGGTAGAGGTCCTTGACCGACCCGTCCGCTTCCGCCACCGACGCGCGAGAAACAAGCGCGTAGATGTCGCTCATCACTCGCTCGTCTCGCGAGTAGACGTTGAGGACGCGACCCTCGTACGACTTCTCTCCATTGATGACCAGTGCCATGACCGTCTTCTCCTTCCGGCTCACTGCCGGGGACAAGACTATCTTAGGGCATGTTTGTGGTCTGTCAATATACTATTCGGACCCGTGTCCCCTTGCCTGGCCGCGCCTAGCCACAGCCACGCCAGGCCGCGCCTAACCACGCTTTGCCTAAGTCTTTTCTGGCAGTGCCACCGGAACCGGCTGCTCACTGCCGGCGAAGCTGCGCTTCCGCATGATCACGGACAGCGCGCCTACCCTCGCGAGGCCGTTGACTTGCGCTGCGCATGCCGCCGCGCTGAGCCGTCCCACATCGACGTGCATGAACCTCGCGGCAGCCTTGCGAGACACCTTGCGCAGGCCATCCTCGAACTTCTCGTGTCCGTGCCGGATCTGATCGTCCGGCGAGAGTACCTGGTAGCCCTCCGTAGGGACACTCTTCAAGTCGATGTGATGCTCTTCGAGCAAGAGCGCCCGGAGCTGGTTCATTGCTTCCATGTAGGCCAGATCGAGCTTCCGGTGCTCCCTGGTCGTGAGCATCTCGTCTGGAAGCGGCACGCGGATGTGCAGGCCTTCCTTGAGCCACTCGTGCGTGAAGATGACCCCTGGTGAGTGATCTCCTTCCACGATGGTTTTCGCCACTTCGAGATAGCTTGGATGTAGCTCAGTATCCGTCATCGAGTTGTCCTCCTGTTCGTCCACTTGGACCCTTGCCTGGCCGAGCCATGCCATGCCGTACCTAACTAGGCCGCGCCGGGCCGGGCCGGGCCTTACTTTGGCCAGCGCAAGAGTTTTGACGCTCATGCGCTGGGTACTTCCCTTGCCTTGCCTGGCCGCGCCTCGCCTGGCCGCCGCCATGCCCCACCTGGCCATGCCCAGCCCCGCCTAACCGGACCAGGCCTCGTCTTGGCCAACACGGCAGATTTGACTCTGTCGTGCTGGGTACTTCCCTTGCCTCGCCTTGCCGGACCCCGCCGAGCCACTCCATTCCGTGCCCCGCCATGCCGTGCCACGCCGGTCCGTGCCTGGCTTGGCCCCGCACAGCCCAGCCACACCTAGCCCGGCCCCGGCTAGCTCTTGATGACCTCGAATCGCCCGAAGCGCGGGCGATACTGGCCGATCCCCTCGTACTGCCCAGCGGCATGCACGATGTCCATCAGCGCTGATTCGTCGATCAGCGCCGGATCGAAGTAGAGCGGGCACGAGATCTCCCACTCGCGAAAGATCGCCCGCGTACGCAGGAGCGCCCCACCGCCGTTGTTCTTGATCGCGCGCTTGTCGACGAAGCGACCATCTGCCCACAGCTCGTTGAGCGTGCGCGGGCCATCGTACTTCATCGGGCACATGTCTTCGACGTTCTGTACGCCCCTCTCGATGACCTTGCCCATCTTCGTCGCCCGCGCCGCGTTGCGGATGCAGCGCGTGACGTTCCACCCAGGGATGCAGGGGCCGAGCTTCGGATCGAACGCCTGCGCCATCGCGATCTTCCACTCGACGCGCTGGATCTCCAGCTTCATGTCGAGCGTCTTCTTCTTGACGTCGGTGAGCTTCTTCAGCTCCTGCGACAGCGGGTCGAACGGATCGAGCCCGACCGTTGAGGTCGGCATCATTGGTGCAATCCCGCGAATCTTGAGAGCCATTTTTTCCACGTCGTCGTTCCTTTGTTTCGCCCCGAAGGGTCCTTGCCTAACCATGCCTGGCCCCGCCGGGCCAAACCTTGCCGTGCCGAGCAGGACCGCGCCCAGCCGTACGCCGGTGTGAATACGCATGATACAGCATAGTCGGCGTGTGTCAAGCGACTATCGCATACCAAAAACCCGGCGTTTGCAGTCCGCCGGGCTTACTTCACTATCGCATCGGGTTGCCCTGGCCTGCCCCGCGTCATCGGGGCTCGGGAGGGTCAGGCGGCGGCAAGCCGCGCCGGCCTATGGCCCCATCGGGACCGCCACCCGAGGTTTGGCGTTGGGGTGTGGCTTCGAGCGGTATGACGGCCGTCACGAAGCGTTCTGAACGCGCAGTGCTGGGAACCGCTCACGCTGCGTTCGCCTGCACCATCCGTCAGCGCCACGAAGGCGCAGAGGGCGAGGAGCAGGAGAGCGAAGAGCGCGAGCACAAGCCCATGCTACAGCATGGCCGAGATCTGTCAAGATACGATCTTCAGCCAGCTTCCTGAAAGACAACGACCACGTTCGGGCTGACCCGGTGACCGAGTGCCTCGATGCTTGTGGCGATGCGTTCTGCCCAGGCGTCCATGTCTCTGATGGACACGTCGCCACGATCCCCGGCGTCATCCCACAGGGACAGCTCGGCCTGGATGTCAACCGGGAGGCTCGGAACGGAGAGCACGAGCGCGAACAGGCGCTGAAGATGCGAAGACATGGGCCCGCCTGGTAGCTCAGTCGCGCCGCTCGGTCAACCTACCGATCGACTCCGCGGAGGAACATCTGACCGTAGTCTCCGCGCATCGTGCGAAGGTTCTTGCAGGTGCACAGGTTCCCGTACTGGGAGTCCATCTCGCTCCCGACGCGCAAGCACGCTGATCGACACGCGTGCCTGGACATCGCGCTTTGCCCCGATCGTGCCCCAAACGCAATCCCGATGATCAGGCACGCCCCCGCGATCAGGAAGGCGAAGAGAACCGTGGCCAGCTGCTCGCGCACGCTCATCAGCGTCCCCGGTGTGGTCCAAATCCGATCGGTCCAGGTCCGACAGGAAGCGCGGGCTCGGCCCCACGCTGCCGCGTCTCGCCTCGCGGGAAGGCTGGTCCGCCTCCGCCTCCTCCTCCGCCCTTGGCGTCCATCGCCTCGATGATGTCGAGACCCAGGGCCGCCGCGAGCGGGTCGGACGGCTTGCCGCTCTCGTTCACGACCGGGCCGCGACCTCCGATGGGTCCGCCGGTGTTACCCATGACGATCTCTTGTGCCTTGGAACCAGCGCCGATGGTCACGGTCCCGAGGGCCGCGATGAACGCCGAGACGGCGAACCCTTCGAGCAGCTCGTGCGGATCCTTGCCCATGACCGCCTCGTTCAGGCGCTGCACCTTGGCCGGGATCTCGACGACCTCTTCCTTCGTGACCTTGATGCCGTCCTCCTCGGAGAACGCGATGACTTTGACGTAGAGCTTCATTGCGACACGCTCGTTCGATCGTATTTGCCCCTGAGTAGAGCTGCTTCCACGAAGCTGTTGTTCAGGTGTGGACAAACACCTGAGACCTTCTTACCCAGATTGCAGTTGTAACAGAGTATCTGAAGAGTTGGATCAACGGGAAGACGCAAAAGTCGCTTGTAGAAATGGCCACCGCCGCTGTGAGCGCCGCTCTTTCGCATCTGAGCGCCATCATTGTTGATGTGATCGATGGTCAAGAAAGCCAAGCCACTCTCTCCACATGACGGGCACGCGCACTTACCTCCGTACTTCTGCATCACGTCGAACTTGATGCGAACCATGCGCTGGCGCTCGGTGAGACTGCACATATCGCAAACACGACCCCTGGTCACCGGCTTGTCCGGAACTCCACAGCCAGCACAAAGCCCGGCCTCTACACGTGCGTGGTAGTTACGCTTGAATGCGTCGGGGTCCTTCGCTCGCCTGCGTCTCGTAGCGTTCCTGGCGTTGACTAGACACCGGTCACACATCTTTCTGTTTTTCGCTGCCGGCGCTCCGCAGTTTCCGCATCTACCCTCAGAAGCCCACTTCGCCGAAATCTCACGCCTGTACTTGGCCCTGGACCGCATTCAATACATATAACACGATTCTCAGCGCGTCGCATGTATTATTGTTTCTCCAGGCCAGGCGGCACTGTGCCATTGGCGGCACTGCCGATGTACTTCGATCCACGCTCGGCGCTGTATGGACGTTCACATTCGGCGATTCGATAGAAAGCGAGTTGACAGATCCGATGCGCGTACGGCACGAAGATGGAAACCGGCGACGCGTTGAATAGTTCCAGTGTGATGTTTCCATTGAACCCGGCATCGACAAAACCAGCGGTAACATGCACGAAGAGCCCTGTACGCCCAACCGAGGAACGCCCCTCGACACGAGCACAGATCGAGCCACTCAGGCGCACGCGTTCGATCGTTGACGCAAGCAGAAACTCACCTGGTCCGATGTTGAACCCTAGCTCTGTCTCCGGATGCTTCGTGAAGACATCATCGCACCCGGTCCCTAGACGTATGGCTTGAACACCATGACGATAAGCAAGCACGCCATGGTTGACGCGAAGGTCGACGCTGACCGGCTGCACCTGCACGGCAGCGTCTCCGATCGGGTCGATTTCGATTTCACCGTCCGCAAGCAATGCCTTGATCTGCCAATCAACAAGCATCACATCCACCGCCGATCTATCTGCATGCCTGCTCCTGCTTCTACGTTCGCACGTTGGCGATCTTCTTGGCCTGTTCGATGGCCTTGCTCTTGTCCGCACGCTTGTAGATCTTGATCCCGGGGAGCGTATTGCCCGAGTCGATGTCGAACAAGGTGACTGAGTAGCCGTTGGCTCCCAGATCGAAGACCCTGGACTCGGTGCCGCTGTCCTCGTCGGAGAACGTGATGATCGGCTTCAGGCTCTCTCCAAGACCCATGTCGATCACCCAGTCGATCTTGGCCTCGGATGAATCCAGGAAGAACACCCCGTTTACCTGCGTGTGGTAGGTGGCTTCCAGCTCCTTCACGAGCGAGGCCTCCTCCGGATCGCCGCGCAGCTTGACCAGCGCCGGAAGCCCGCTCTTGCTCTTCTTCATCACGCGAGCGACAAGCGACTCGCTCAGCGCCTCGTGTAGCTCGGACGAGATCATCACTTGCCCTTGTTGTCGGAGATCCACTTCTCCAGCATAGCGATGGCCTCGTCGTACTCGGCGATGATCTCTGCCTGAACGCTGGCGACGGCAGTGGCCTGATCGCGCTCCTTCACGGCGGTCGCCCTGGCCTTCCTGGCCTTTCGGAGCGCCTCGTTGGCGTCGTCGAGCGTGCGAATGACGCGTGGGCGCGAGGTTCCGGGATCGGTGAAGTCCCCGCCGCCGAACCGATCGCCAGTGGTGATGATCTCTTGAAGTTGGCGGGACAGAGCCGTCATCGCGCCTCTGCCTCGCCACGTCCGTACTCGCCCAGCTTGACCTTCGACGCCTTGCTCTTCATGCGCTCTGCCTTGGAGACGTTGTCCTGGTAGCGCTTGATCGCATCGACGATCTGCTTCTCCGTGTACCCACCGCGAGACGACAGCCCCTTGGCCTTCGCGTATAGATCGGCGGTGCCAAGCTGTACTGGGCCAACATCCTGTCTCGTGAGTCCCACGGAAGAAAGCGCCTTGTCGGCCTTGAGGTCCGCGTCTTGCGCTTTGCGAGCAAAATCACTCGCTGCGGCTTCGAGAAGACGCGCGAGAGATCCACCGTCGACCTCACCCGATGCAACCCCTTCAACGATCACCATCGTGGCGTCCTCGTCATCCATGAACTCGACCCTCGTCCAGTTCGGACCGAGGCAGACGCCAAGCGACTTCTCAATCGAACGGAACGTGCCTTTGGCGATGTCGTCGTTGCCGTGAACCGGCACCGTGGACTGGCATCCGCCGCACTTCACCTGAAGATGCGAGCCCTTCTGCCTCAGCTCGACGCAGTCGTTGGCCCGGAGCTTCTTGCGCAGCTCGCGAGCGGACATCTCCGCCATCTCCTGGGCCTCGAACAGCGAGCGCGCGATGATGCTGGATAGGCCCATGAGTGAGAGAGTGTACCCTAATCCTGAGCCTGCGCGCATGAAAGAAGATACTGGGCAGCACGCTGCAAGAGTTTCGTCGAGTCTTTGAACTTGCCGAGCCCCAGATTGCACTCGTTGCACAGGATCCCACGGATCTTACCAGTGGTGTGGTCGTGGTCGATTGCTTGCCGTCGCTCGGCCAGGGCTACTTCGCAGATGGGGCACTTTCCTCCAGTCTTGTGCTGAAGCGCTGCATACTGGGCCGGCAACAACCCGTACTTACGACGCCGGTCAGCTTCGGGACCTTTCGTCCCACGTGCCCTCCGGTCTCGCTGAAGGCACGCCTTGCATTGTGGGTCTAGCCCAGCCTGGCCCGACCATCTCTCACAGAGCACTTACGGCAGCTGCTGACTAGCCCATCCAGTGACTCTTTCCTTCTATAGAATGCCGCAGCTGGGAGTATCCTCGTGCAAGTAGTACATTTTTTGGTAACTGGTAGTGTCGGTTGCACGGGGCACACTACCAGAACGGAATACGCTATGCCAGGATGAACGGCACTGGCGATCTCAACGAGGGTGGCCCGAGTCTATCACGCCAGATCGTCGGCGTCCGCCAGGTCGGATTCGTCAAGCTCCGCCTGGTGGTCGTTCGCAGCATGTACCGGGTTCATGCTGGGCAACGGGAGCACGATGGGTGTCGGGTGGTTTTCCCGGTAGGTGCCGGTGGACTCGATCGCTGGGATGGCGTCCAGCTCCTTGAGTCCGATGATGAGGGCCTTGAAGAGGATCTCCTTCATCGACTTGAGCCCGAGCTTCTCCTGGAGCTTGATCGCGTAGTTGCGCAGCTCCAGCGGAAGATGCAGCCCGATGGTCCTGCCCTCCCAGCCGCGGTCACCGGTCCACGGCGTGGCCAGGATCACACGCATGGCGTCCCAGCGCTTCTTCTTTGCCCCGAGGTCCCACCGGATGTAGTCGAGCGACGCCATTCACCAGGCCCCGCGACGCAAGGCCCGGCGCCCGCGAGCGCGCTTGGTGATGAGTCGATCGATCTGGTTTCCACGATCGCGTTCGATGGCGTTACACGCCAGCTCCAGCGCGACCAGCGCGATGGCGACTGCGACGAGTCCCCAGATGATCATGTCCACCCCTTTGACACCGACGGATCACACTGTCCAGAGATCTCTCTTGATTCAGCGTTCTGATCCGATGGGGAGGCTCAGTTGTTCTTTCGCAACCGCCTGCGTGGCAACCACTCCACCGGCGTCGTGCGCCTTCTTCGCGGCGTCGTAGGCCTTCCTGGCCTTGGGCGTGAAATCCCTGTAGGTGCGATCGTCCACCCGGATGAACGTGCCCTCCGGCGGTGGCGGTCCACCGCGACGGAACGTGAAGATCGAACCGTCCCGACTTCGATGGGTGACCCAGCTCATCTCGTCCGGATCGTCGATGGGCGGCATCTTGGAGTGCTTCTTCTGCATCTTCTCTCGGTACGCCGGACGACCCACGCACAGCTCGATCATCTCGAAGCGGACCTTGAGATTGCCTTCCATGTCCTCGAAGCGCTCGAAGAGCTGGCGATGCCCCTTCTCGTCTCTCGCGTTGAGGTCGCGCTCCGAGACCAACCAGCCATCTCCGAAGAGCGGAGAGAACCAGCGCGAGTGATCGTCCCCGTGCGCGAGAACGTCCGCCTCGACCATCTCCTTGGGCGTCAGCCAGACGCGATTCCACGATCGCTTCGGCTCCGATGATGCGCCGCCCCAGTCCACCTTGTGGAGCTGGACGATCGGACCCTCGTCGGGAACGAAGAACGCCGGCCCGTTCTTCCACACCAGCTGCCCCGGTCCAATACCACCGGGCATCACCGCACGATCGATCGTCTGACGTGGACCCGGCTCCATCTGCTTCTGCTCCATGGTCTTCTTCTCCTAGTACCCAGTCGAGGCCGACAGCGAGAACTTCTTGACGATCGCCCGCGCCATCTTCATCGTCTTCTCGGCGTCGTGGATGCCAGCCATCCAGCAGAAGCCCGAGTCGTCCATCCACTCAGGCTGCGGGGTGTACTCGGGCGCTTCGACGTTGGCGATGATGGCCACGGCCAGGTTGTAGAGCGTGTTCCAGTCGACCGACCGACCGTAGCTCTCATCCATCCAGCAGGCCCCGCAGCCGCCCTTGACACGCTCGGCCCAGAGCCTCTTCTGATGTGCCTCGGGCAAGAGCTTGAAGTGCATCTTGCAGAACGGGATCTCCGGATGCGCGTCGTCGTTATCGCACCCGTTGGCGTGGCACCAGTGACTCACGTCGCGCCTCGCATGAGTGCGCGCTCGAAGGCATCGATCGGTGCCTCGTCGGGCTCCACTGGGCACTCACACCGACTTGGACGCTCGCCGCATCCGCTGCACGTCGCGCGCTCGATGCACTCGTCGCAGATATAGTGTCCATCCGTCTGGCACGTACCGGCCGGATCGCCCGTAACGAAAGCAGTACACGGTGCGCTCGGATCGCGAATGCCGTCAACGTGTAGTCCGGTTTGCGTGACGACGGCCAGGTGCACCTTCGCCGCAGACAGCAGCCCATCGAGCCGATCGACCTCGGCCTTGATTTCATCCACTGTCGTCACGTCTCGATCTCGTAGCTGACGACCCACACGAATGGATTTGTGATCCACGGGCCCCTCTTACCGTTGATCGTGTCCCACAGTCCACGGTACACGTCTCGTGCGGTCTCGCCTGGAATCGAGAGCGACCTGTGCACGCCCTCGGCGACCGCGTCCTCTTCGGAGATGCTCTGCAAGCGCTCGACGCGCACAGCAGTCACGCGCAGGGAGAGACGCGATGCCCAGCGCGGCATGAAGATCGATGGCCTCCACTTGTGATCGCAGCCACCGTGGTACGTCGCTCGATAGAGAATGGGATCGGCGCTCCCTGGGTATCCGTCGCACCACGTCTCTCGGACCCACAGCAGATCCCCTTGGCACGCGTAGGCGCGCATCGGGATCCCAAGCACGCCGCCGTGCGTCCGCATGCGCAGGCCGTACTCGGTCGCCTCGATCTGACCTCGCCTCGGGTCGTCCTCTGGTGGCCTGAAATCACTCGGCCACCTCACGAGCCGACGTGTCTGCGTCTTGGTTCTCGCAAAGGTCGAGAGCACCGATGGAGCACTGAGGATGATCGGCCGATCGGTCATGTTGCACCAAGCAGACGAGCCGTATCGAGCTGCTGCTGGCTGAGCTGCGCCAGCACCTGACGCTCGACGTCTTCAGGCAACGGCCACAGCCCCTGCGCCCCACGACATGGGACCGGAACGGCCAGCCGGCGCACGTCGGCGAGCACCCACGCAATGCCGCCCATCCACCACTCGCGCCAGATGAACATGTCCACCGGAACCGCACCCGCGATGACGCACACGTCCGCATCGTAGCGTCCGGCATCGACGATGGCGCACACTGTGACGACGCCGATCACACCCTCCGGACTTGCACTGGGTCCGGGCACGGTCCATCCGCCGTTTGTCACGCCAGCGGCAACGGCAAGCTCGGAGATCATCTCTGCGCCATCCGGATCGTATTTCTTGCCAGCATGGATCGCGATCGTCTTGCCTACCGTCGACTGCCGCCACCAGCCGCGGTTCTCAAGACGCTTGGCGTGCTTGCCAGGCCACGAGAAAATCGCGTCGGGCCATGGCCTCCAAAGCGTCAGCGCGTCCATCTGTAGCTCACCGTGAATGCCTCCGAGACGTGCGGCGGGATCTTGAGGCTGATCTCGTATCTCTCCGGAGGAGTCAGCAGGCACATCGCGCTCGCCCACTCGTCTGCCTGTTTGCGCTGCTCCTCGGTCCACTCGCGTATGCGCTCGACACGAGCATTGACGCCAGCGAGCACGAGCAGCTCGCGCGTGATCTCCGGATCGGAGTTGACGGCTGGGAGCGTTCCCTCGATCAGCTCAGACGTCGGCCCCAGTGAGAGCACGACCATGCCCGCTGGGATCTCCCAGTCGGGCCCGCGCGTGATGTAGGTGACGGTCGTTTCGACTGCGCGCCCGGTGTAGACCTCGTCGAACTCATTCCACTCGCGCAGGTAGAGGCCGTCCCCTTCACGGAACGAACGATCTCCCTCCTTGCGTATGTCGAAGCCCTTGCGGCCGTCCACGATCGCAGCGAACGAATCGAGCCACGTTTTCAAATCATGCCTCATGAAACAGCCTGTCCTTGAAGAACCGAAGCTCGTTCACACTGGCGATGACGTCTTCCTTGGATCGGTGCGCGACGGCCCCGGTCTCTGACTTCCAGCGAGCTGCGAACCCAGGCTCCACCCATCGAATGTACGCCTCCCGAATCCCGCTCACGTCGAGCATCCGGTCGTGAAGGAACACGTGGAGCGCCGGCATCTGCGCTCTGATGAAACTACGGTCGAAATGAATGGAGCTGCCTGCGAGCAACCCAATCCTCGGCGTGAACCCGTGCCCATCAGCCAGCCACGCGATCAGCTCCTTCTCGATCTGCGCGAGAGACAGCCCGGTGGCCTGTCCGTGATTGCCGCGCCGCACCGCCCTGGATGCCTCCGTGAGCCCGCTTCGCTGGTGCATTTGCTGAACGTAGGCCACGTTCGGACGCAGATCCTCTGGAGCCCTGCGCGGGTCCAAGATCTCATCAATGGTGCTGAGGTACTGCGGCAGGCGCTGGAAGAACGTCCTGTCGTTCTCGTTTGATCCAATGGCAGTCAGGTATCCGAGATTAGAGTCGACGACTGCTACCCCGATCTCAAGGATCTGATCCCCGGCCGGGTCAAGACCTGACGTCTCCAGGTCGAGGAAGATCAGGCGCCGATCGCTGTCGGGGCGTGGCACGGGTCTGGCTCCTGGAACCCCGCCATGCCCGTTCAGGCAGACATCGCCACCCGGGGACACGCGCTGCTTCAGCCCGCAGATGGAGCACACCAACCCGTTCAACGGGAAGGACTCGAACTCAGATCGGTCGCTCACTGGGTCACCCGCGAGGCACAGACGTGCGAAAACACCATGCCGTGAATGCTCCCGTCTTCACCGATCACGCCGTAGCTCCTCAGTGAGAAGCCGATCTTACCAGCCTTGGCGAGCGGCACCGCCGCATCACCATCGGACTCCTCTCCGATGGCACATCCAGCCGGTGATCGTAGCGGTCTGGCGCGAACCACGAGGACGGTGTTCTCGTGGATGATGGCGCTCATGACCACGGCGATGGCCTTGCGCACGGGCACGAGCGTGTCCGGCCTGGGCTCGTCATCGACGAAGACGTACGACCCCTTCAGCGCCTTGAGAACGTCGTGGAGCTGCGCTCCGGTGTAGACGACTCCGTCCGCGTCGGGCGCATGCGCGACCGCGGCCACGCCGACCATCCGATCGTCATGCAGCTCCATCGCTTCGACGCTCACGAGAGGTCCTTCAGCAACGCCACTGTGATGTGCTCGAAGACCGCATCATGCACCAGGTTGTCCGCGTCCAACGTCCCCCTGGCGCACAATGAAAAGCCGTACTCCTTCATCTGCGCTCGACGTCTGAGCATGTTTCCAAAATCGTTGTCGAAGAGCGTGGCCCGCACAGCCAGAGCACCGTCGTCCCTGAGCACCATCTCGGTGATGTTCGCGCCGATCATCCTGAGCTGCGGCTCGTTGTCGTTGCCGACGCTGGGGTGGATGAAGACCATCCTCGACGACTTCATCATCGAGAGCACCGATTCGCGCGTGTAGGTGATCCCGTTCACGTTGGGCTGATCGGCGACCACAACTACGCCGACTATTTCGTCACCGTCCAGGGTCATCGTTCGATCGATCGTCATCGCATCACCAGTGCAAGTAGGACCAGGATCACGAGAGCAACAGCAGATCCGATCAGGGCGAAGAAGGCCACCGCGGCTCGCTGGTTCGCGCGACGTTCGTCGTCCGAGCGATCAAGCACTACAGCTCCGTGCTTGCCCGCGTCCGCCTCCAACTCTGCCGCCATGGCCATCGCCTCTGCTTCGAGCATAGGACCCTTCTTCACCGGAGGCTGACCGTCACCAAAGTCAGCGACGATGTACCACCCCTGTCGACCCTGCTTGAACTCGACCTTGATTCCCGGCATGGCTGCGCCATCCTATCGTGTTTCATGCAGAGGTCAAGGCGTGCGCGGTGTTCGCTCGCAGATTGCCACCCAGGCCACACGAAGATCGCTCTCGACGGCATCGGCGCTCTCGCTCGAAAGCTCGCTCCATCGAAGATGGACCCTGAAACGCACCCAGGTTGCTGACCGGTACTCGCCGCCAACATCGAACTCCATGCCTGCCGGAAGCCCGTGACGACCTTCGTAGACATGGACATGAACGAAGTAGGCATCGTTCGTGAGGCAGTGCGGAATCCCGTCGCCGGTGTACTTCATCTCCATGAGCGCGACGGAATACTCGTTCGCTGGCTGGTGATGACGATACCCGCGCTCCTCAAAGAACTTGACCACGTCGTCGAGCGTTTCCATGTCTCTCCTCAACTCTGCGTGTATGGGAACACGAACCCCTTTGACTGGAGCGCCGCGACGAGCCCGGCCTGGCTCGTCCACGCGTGCGAGGCGTGAAGAATCTTCGTCATCTCGACGTCGCTGAACTCTCCGGCGATGAACTTCTCCTGAAAGGTCAGTACGTCGCGCTTCATCCGACGTGCCTCGCCCTCGGACAGGCGATGCGAACACGTCACCACCAGCGTCTTGTCCTGCGCTCGCAGTACGATGTTGAGCGCGATGCCTGGTCTTGGGATCGCGTTCGCCGTAGGAACGAACTCCCAGAAGATGTCGTCTGAAGAGAACCCGAGGCGACGCAGCAGCTGCCACGTCGCCCACGCCTCCAGAATCCACGGCGAATGCTTGCGCTTCATCAGCCCTCCCTCACCGATTCGGTGATCTCGCACCCGTTGGCTACCAGTACCGCAGCCAGGACCCGCCATGCCTCCAGGTCCATGCACTGCCGGATCGCGTCCTGGGTGTAGACGACGGGCTTCTTCTTGCCCGGCGGCACGCGCGACACGGTCCTCCACATGCGAACGTCCGCCATCGGCTGAGGCGGAACATCTCCACGAACCGATCCGTAGCCTTGCAGCTCGTACGTGAACACCACGGCGGTCCAGCCGTAGAGCGGCTTCTTCGCGTTGGCCTCTTCGCGCTCCCGTGCCTCGCGGTTGATTCTCCTGACCTCCGCCAGTGGAATGCGCTCGCCGAGCCCGCTGGCGCCTGGACGGTTTCGCATCTAGGTCACCGCTTTCCGAAAGGCACGCAGTTCCTTCAGCTCGCGCACCATCTGTAGAACGGTTCCCGCCGGCATCTCGACGATCGCCTCCCCATCATTGAGCGCCATCGCGGCCGACAACCTGGCGTCACGCAGCGTCTCATTCGTGACACGGCCCTTTTCACAGCGCCTAGCTCTCAAGCCGAGTCGGATCATGCGAAGTAGTCCTCTGGCTCGACCAGCGATCGTGCGGACGGAATGCGTCGCCGAATCGCAGAGTCGGTACGCAACGCCGACAACTTCGGGAATCGACGACGATACGATACGACGATCTCGTCCAGGTTGTAGCCGGTCCACAGGCGCTTCTTCAGCGTCTCTTCGAGGAACCGATCCTCCTTCTGTGTCCACTTCGCCACGGCGCCTACCCCTTCTGCCCAGCGAACCCGGAGATCTGCTCCCAGCCGGAACCGCCGTGCGACGGGCTGCTCCCTGGACCCACGTGTGGGCAATACCCAAGAATCCCAACCGCCATGTTGCAGTTGTGGCAGAACACCCTGAACCCAGGTGGAAACTCATTGCGGATGAGCCAGTCGTAAAAGCTGGCCCCACCTTTCGATCCGATCAGCTTCCGATGGCTGTTGCCGCCACCGTCTAGATGGTCGATCGCCAAGAAGACGGGGTTCGGCTCTCCACAGCAGCTGCATTTCGGCGGATCACCCCCGTAACGAGCAAGGCATTCCATCTTCCTTGCCCATTTACGCTTCCGCGAGTAGGCGTTGCGTGGTTCCAGTGTACGCATGGACACCGGCGGCTCTACCTGGCCATACTTCCGTCCCGTCGCGTGGCCATGGATGTAGCGACGTTTGTTACCATGCCTATTGCGTTCCACAAGCGCATCGCCGCATCCACAGGCACACTGGATGGCAGCCGCTTCTCGCGTCCGCTTGGGTGTCTCCACCTTTCTCGATGCCGAAGCGTGGCCAACGGCGTACTTCTTCGGCGACCCGTTTGTGGAGATGGACGGAATCATGACGCCGCACCCGCAGGCGCACGACACAACCGGTGCGTTCCGAACGCGATCGGTACGCCACTTCTTGAGGTATGCGTCGCGTCTCTCCGGATCTGAATGTGGCATCGGTGGGCCATATCATCGTGTGATGTTGTCGTCAACCCTGGCGGCCTGCAAATCCAGCGATCTGCTCCCACCCAGACCCACCACCACACGGATTGCCGTACCAGCGATCGTTGCTGTTCGTCGTGAAGCCTCGCGTCCGCTTCTCCTTCGGTCGCTCGGCCAGCTTCAGCCCGTAGCTCTCCAGGTCAGCTCGAACCTTGTTGCGCGAGCGCTTGAGGCTGAAGGCCAGCTCTCCGAGATCCTCGTGATCGAAAGAGTCGCGGTCGTCATCCATGCAAAACTCGACGAACGCCTCGATCGACTCGAACTCTGGGTCAATCACCATGACGACGTTGCCTCCACTGACCGAATCCGCGTGTTGTCGCCACGGCTCTTGCGCCGCTTGTTCTCGGCACGCACGAACGACGCGAACTGGGCATCCGTCCACCCGTGCGTGTCCACCCCTTCGGGTACGTACGGCGACCACTCGTCGTACATCACGAAGCCGTCAGGCATCGGATAGGAGCAGCGCTGTTCCAGGACTCTGTTCACACGAACATCTTACGGCATCCTTACCATTGGTCAAGCAACTATTCACTCATCTTTCCAGGTCTCCCCTCCGTCATCGGATACCAGCGGCCGGGTGCCCTGTGGAGCGCGCTCGGAGATCCCGGCCGGCAGATCGTCAACACACCGGATGTTCCCCCACGTGGCCTTGAACACCACCTCGCGCAGGCATCCGCCGGCCGCCTGGTCGCACAGACCACAGCACCTGATCTGCGTCTTCGGTGGCGCCGGAGGCGGCGTACGGTAAGGACCGCCGCTCATCGGCGAAGCCAGCTCGCAATGCGCTTGCGGGCGAGAGCCAGCCCGGCGGTCACGAGCGGAAGCGCCGCCAGCACAGCCGGCAGCTCGTTGTGGCAGAAGAGGTGGCAGTCCATCAGTTCGACTTCCCTCCCTTGATGGACCTGAGCGAGAACTTGGGCGCCGATGCCTGCGGGGTTGGAGCTGGAGCTGGACCCGGGACCGGATCCGTCTCGACGATCGCTCCCTTCGGCTTGTTGGCGTGGATGAGCGCTCCGTGCTGTGCGGTCATGTCGATGACCAGGTAGATGCGGCGCCACGGGAAGAAGCACCGAGACGACTGCATGTTGAAGGAGAGATCGGCGGCGATGCCCTCCTCCGTGAACACGATGTTCATCGGGAGCGCCACGTCGAGGTCGATGCGAAGGTGGTCGTCGTACTTCAGCCGGACGTGATCCGGGACGACCACGTCAGCATGGGTCGCGTCCACGACGATCTCGGGCTTGTGCCCGTCGTTCCAGATGGTGTCGAGTATGGTCTTGATCACGTTCACGCGTTCGCTGCTTTCTCGACTGGCCCGTAGGCACTCTCGATGCCTTCGTCGCAGTTGCTACATTCCTTGGGCTCACCTTCCCAGTGAATGTCGGCTGCGACGATGAACCACTGCGGATCGTCCGGATCGGTCGTCTGGCCGTCGAGGCTAGCGCACTTGGCGCAGAGGCACCCGCCGTCCTTGGTCTTGTAGAAGATCGGGTAGCTCCCGACGAACGTGAACGCCCGGAACTTGCCGTCCGGCATCAGGTAGCCTTCGGTGTCGAGCGCCTTCACGTCGGCACCAGCCTCTCGTACGACCATGGCGTGTTGCAGCCCGCGATCGACGTGTCTCGCGTTCGACGGTACAGCGACCCGCGCCCGTGTTCCGCACGACCAAAATCACCGTACTCGACCTCGACGAACTGCCCGCAGTCCGGACCCGTGCAGTCGAAGCGCACGTCGCGAGGTACTTCTTTGCCGTCGATCGGTTCGTACGTGATCACGGTCAGGCGCTCCGGACGATGGTCGGGAACCGAGTCACGAGACCGGTGTGCCTCTCGAGCCCCTTCCCCTCGTCGAACGAGAGGAGGTTCTTGGCCCCGATCATGAAGAGCGTGCCCGTCCCGAGCTGTGCTCGGATGATTTCTGCCGGCGTCATGCCCCGCCTCCGTAGTACGTCGAGAGCCACTGGAACCGATTCTTCGTGCGATGCGCGTACGGCCTGTCGAGCTTCTCCAGCTTGTCGGCCGCCTTGAGGCCGGCGTTGACCGCCCGACGAAGCTCCGCGGTGCGCCCGTAGCTAGCTGCCGCCTCGGCGTTCGTGAGCTGGGCTTCGACCTTGGCCTTGTATCCGTTGATCATCCGTTTCCTTTCCGGCTCGCTGCCGGTGACAATCGATACTAGCCCAGAACCAGCGTCAGTCAAGCGGCATCATGGGGCGCGATGCCAGTCGAGCGAATATTTCGGCAGCGAATGAAGAAGCCACCACCAGCCCTGCCGCTCTTCCCACCCGGGCTCGTCATCCAGCGGCTCGATGGTGCAGCCCTCGCGCTCCATGCGTGCGCGTTCCACGAAGCCGAGCCCGCTCCTGAACCGAAGAATCGGCCCACCGGTGTCCACTAGATCCCGGAACCTGAGCCGCCCGTAGCGATCCGGTTTCGGCAAGGCAATCTGGACGAGCTTGGGGTCCATCAGCCCACCAGCTTCCAGGCGGTGTCCACCATGGCGCCGAGGTCCATCGAGAGGAACTTGGCCCGATTCCTCGCATTCAACGCGCCCGCGATCGACACCAGCAGGTTCGCCGTCTGCACGTCCATGAAGAGCGCGCCGTCCTTGTTGTCGTAGGCGAACAGGATGCTGGCGTGGTTGTCGACGAGCCCCTTGAGGCAGTCATAGCGCGCCTCGCCATCGGGCAGCTTCTTCACGTCCTTGCGAGTGAACGGAAGCTCTCCCTCGAAGTCGTGTCCGTCTTCGGCGTTACCGCCGATGAAGAGTCGGCATCGGAACTTTTCCCCCATCACTCGCCTCCCTTGTTGATGAGCGCCCCCATCAGGCACCCAATCACTTCGACGTTGCAAACCGCGGTGAACTCTCGGGCCCCAGAGGCCAGCTCCAGGCCCACCCGGCGACCGAACTTGCTCTCCCCCACCCAGAAGACCCGACCCACGGTGCCCTTGGGAACCTTGCGGCCCCGGACCACCTTGACTTCCTTGCCGTAGCTCACCCGGCAGGCTTCATCTTCCTCTTCCCGCTTGAGGCGGGCTGCCCGGTTCGCCGCTTCCCGAGCGCTCTTCTCGATGGCCTTTGCGAGCGCGTAGAAGGCCGCCACCCAGGCCGGGCCATCCACCGCAGTTCCGTAGGAACAGGGGCCCGCGGACTCGACCGAGAGGCTCTTCTCGTTCCAGACGTACGCGTAGTAGTCGGTCTGACCGTCGTCGTAGTAGCTCTCGACCGCCACCACCTTACCACTGAGATCTGCCGCTGCCATCTTCGTTCTCCCTCCGGCTCACTGCCGGTGACAATCAATGCTAGCTTGAAACCAGCGTCAGTCAAGAAACATTCGGCAGGCGCCAGTCGTGCACCTTGACCATGGCCGCGGCGAGAGCCTTGTCGCAGCGTGGACAACCACAGTCGAGCACGTGCGGGCCGATGAAGCGGTACGCGAGCGCGTACAGGGCCTCTCGCACTTTGCGTGGCAAGCACGCCTTGCCTCGCTCGTGTGCCGCGCGAGCCAGGGCGTTCTTGCTCACCCGTGCGCCGCAAAACTTACATGACTGCACGCCGAACCTCATGCTGCCGCTCCCTTCTCTCGTGATCATCTTACGGCATGGATACGATCTGTCAACCTGCCCTTCGACCAAAATCGCCGCTTGACAGACTTCTGGTTATAGTGTACGATGTGACCGTATGAAGATCCGAAGCAACGCCACATGCTACGACACGCGTGCGATCCGAGCTGCCATCTGCGCGGTTCACGACCGCCTTGCCAAGACGGAGGGTCGCCTCCCGCAGTGGAAGCGCGTCAACGTCGAGATCGTCTACGCACGCACGCGCGTCACGCACGGGTGCGCGAGCATCGGCGGCACGTACATGAAGCTCGTCCTCATGGGCCCTCGCGGACAAGGCGTCCATCTGCTCGACAACGTTCCGCTGGTCTGTCCGCACTGCGGATCCGGGTCGTTTCGGAAGACGAAGGCAGGCATGCGAATCGACGACGTGTGGCATCCGTACATGGAGCACAAGTGCAAGGAGACGGCGTCACCCGTCACGCCTCAGCTCCTGGCCGCTCTCATCGACCACGAGGTCCGCCATCTCTACGGCATCATGCACGCACAGATGCGCGGCATCTACACGAAGACGATGTGGGGTCTCGAACAAGAGGAGGCCGCCTGGGCCAACGACCACCCAGGCTTCCCGTGGAAGACCCTGCCCACCAAGAAGAAGCGCGAGCGCGTGGTGGTGCCCCCCGTCGACCTCGTCAGCAAGAAGCTGGAGACGATCGCCGAGCGTGAGAAGGCATGGACGTCGAAGCTCAAGCGAGCGCAGAACGCCCTGGCCAAGCTCCGCGTGAAGCGTCGCCACCACGAGCGTCGACTTGCGGCCTTCAGTGGTGGCGGGTGATGGACGTCGAACTCAGTGATCGGCTCTGCAAGCACGAGAACCGCATCCATGCCCTTGGCTCGGGCATCTTCATCTGCTTCGAGTGCTGGCTACGGCTTCTTCTGGGACGACCCAGGCCAGCTGACCACGGTGGGCCCAGGCCAGCCAACCAGGCGTGCAAAGACGTGCCACGTGCACCCGGGAATCGAACACACCCACGACGGCGTTAGCGTCCCGTCGCTCGCCACGTGGTGGATTGCGCTTGTCGCTCGAAGTACGTGGCCGTTTGCACACCGGAGATGCGCAAAAGTTCCACGCAGATTGTCGCTCCGGCACTCTGCATACGCACCCGTGCGATAGAGATCTCCGGTCGGCTCCCACGCCGGACCATCGCGTGGCTCAGCGTGGTCAGTCGCCAGATTCGATCCGAGCGGGACCTGAATCACCGCGTGACTCGACGCTCGAACACGGCCGCCTTGCGCGTTTGGAGCTGCCGACTCGCATCTACCACTGCCGCTCTCGGATCGTGAGCGTTGCCATGCTGATCCCCCTGGTCCCTGACTAGCCCCTCGACACCATCACGGATGCGTCCTTGTGGAAGCGCGCCGTGGAGCGCAGCTGCCCATCCGACCCGACGTACTCGGAGTCGAAGTCCAGGATCACGTAGGCCATGTCCTCTTCCTGCCGCAAGATCCTCGTGACCTTGCGATAGACAGGCTCGGCCTGCGTGCCGCCGCGGACCACGTAGCCGTTGCGGATCTGAGAAGCCTTCATCCGCTCGAAGCTGCCGGAGCCCATCGACTCGGCCATCGCATTGATGGCGTCACGCGTGACCTTGAGCCCGTTGATGGCCGCGTCCACCGCATCGAGAATGCGACCCGAGAGCTTGGCCTGGCGCAGCATGCCGTGGAGCTGCCGGAGCCCGTCGACCATGCGCGTGAGACCCTCCTTGGCCTTGACCGCCTCGGGCGACTGCTCCTTCTTCGCCTCGATGTAGGCGACCGCTTCGTCCATCGACGCGATGGCTGCACCCAGGTTCATGTTGCCCATCTCGAACATGGAGCCGACGTCGCCCTGGATGTCCTCGACCTTGGCGATCTCGTCCCTGGCCATCATGAGGGCCGCCCGAGCTGCGCCGCTCTTGTCCTTGTCGCCCAGGTGGAACGGAGCGAGCCAGGTGCGAACGGTGTCAAGCGCCGACATCATCCGCTCGATGCCCGTGCGTGCCTTCTTGAGCATCGCCGTGCGCTCAGCCGCGGGCCCGCTCTTCGTCGGGTTGATGCGATCCATCCCTGGACCACCCATGTCGACCTCGACCTCGGAAAGGTCGACAGGCTTGCCGATGACCGTCTCGTCCAGCTCGTAGATGTCAGCCCCGTCGGGCTCGGTTCCCTCGGCCTTGACCCACTTTCCGAAGACCATCTTCATGCCTGGATGGGCACGCTCCGCCTGACGCGCAGATTTCGCGGCCATCTGCTCTGGGCTGTTGCGATCGGCCTTTGCGAGCTTCTTGAACTTCTTCTTCGGAGCGGCCCGACGTTCCATGCGACCAGCGGCCTCGTCATGGGCGCCGACAGAGGCGTCATTCCCCGCTTTCCGATGAGCAGCGGCAGCGTCTCGGTGCGCCTCCGGCGTCTTCAGTTCGTTCGCCCGCTTCGATGCAGCACGAGCTGCCACCTGATCCGGGTGGTCGACGTCGTCGGCATCGGGACCCTCGGTGAGCGCGGAGCGAAGGTCGGAACTCAGTTCAGCCATGGTCGTTTCCTCTGTTCGCCCAAGCTGGGCGAGGCCGTGTCGGACGAGAAGGTAGAATCGCTCGGGATCCTGAAGCGTGTCGATGTCCGCGTCGCTTGTTTCGTGGGACACGATCATCTGCCCCACCGACCGCCAGACTTCGACCTGGGCATTGTACAGGTCTGCGCTCAAAGAGTACGCCAACCTGATGACGATCATCGGATCTCGCGTCATGTCCTGCCGGCGAGCCAGGTCGAAGCGGAAGATCAGGCGCCCGTTCTCGGTCAGCACGTGCTTGAAGAGCTTCCAGCCCAGGCCAGTCTGCCTCTTCAGCCACGTCGCGTGCGCTGGCGCGACGGCCTGGAACTGCCGGATGGCCTCCCTCATCCACTCGGCGTTCTCGGTCAGCTCAGGCGGGGTGACGTAGGTGACGCCTGGCGACCGGACAAAGTCCGTGGTCGGTGCGATGGCTTCATCGAGCGCCGAAGAGAGCATGCGCCGAGTCTAGCACCGACGCCGTCTAGCGATCCCGATTTGGCCTGAAAAGCAACCGGATCCAGGCCTCTGGATCCTCCACACCGAGTGGCATCAGCCTGACATTGCCCAATGAGATGAGCGGCCCGGCCGACCTTGGAGGCTGATCCCAGTCCAGCGGCTGCTCCCTGGCCTGCGCCGCCAGGAAATCGCCAACCACTATGTTGACCAGTCCTACCAACGGCCCGCCACCAAGGCACCTTGCGCACGCGCGATCCTGGTTCTCGACGAACCTGATGTCCTCGTTGCTCCGGAAGATCAGTGCTCCGAGCGCGAACCGCTCCTCGGTGAACGGGTTCGGCCCGTAGAGCACGGTCCTGTACTTGGGCCTCGGCCGATCGGTGTCCTGTGGATCCGTCATGCTACCCCTTAGCGTGGCACGGGCATCGCAGCGTACTCATCAGTCCACTCTTGCCCAGGACTGTCCTCCGAAGCGTCCGCCTCTTCCTCCAGAAGATCGGAGAGCGCGTTCACGCAGTCCGTGTGACTGTCCTGCCCGTGGGCCAGGATCTCTACCAGCCTCAGAAGCAGCTCCTCACGCGTCCTCATGTGAACTTTCTCTTCTGGCACGCTGCGCCGTAGGTGTGTGGGCCATCAAGAACTGAACCGCCAGGAAGAGTGCACACCGGACAGACTTGTGCCACGCCAAGCGGAGCACCCCAGATCTTGGACCGTCTGTCGTTCATGATGCGCAGGAAGGTGACGCCCTGCTCCATGGCGTCGTCGAGCGCGACGTGGGTGTGCTTGAGGGTCCGGTCGAACCAGTGCTCCGGCCAGCTCCGCTTGCCGACCTCCAAGTAGCCGGTCCCAGTCATCCCCATCACGTAGGTCTCGATGTCGATCGCGTTCCGCACGAACGGGTTCCGCCCGCTCGCGAAGCGATGCAGGTAGTAGTAGACGAACGTGAAGTCGTAGCCGGCCGGATACCCGACGAAGATAGGCGGGCCCGGGAGCGTTTCGAGCCAGTCGGCGAGGGCAGGAAGAGCCTTCTCCAGCTTCTGTGGAGCGACCCGGCACGCCTCCCACGCCTCCAGCTGCGTAGACCACCACTTCATCGTGTCCGGATCGGTGGTCGAGCCTGGGATCAGATCCAGGTTGGCCGAGAACTGCCCGATGACCGCATCACGCCCGATCCCCTTGTTAGCGTCGAAGGCGACCGCTCCAATGGAGAGCATCGAGTGCAGCCCGGGGCACGGCCCGTTACACTCGATGTCGACGGAGACGTAGATCTCACACTCGCTCATCGACGAGCCTGACCTTCCCGTCGTTGCCAATCCGGATCGTCAGATTGCGCTTCTCCCCGAGCGCAGGGTATGCAGCGCAATCCTCGATCACCTGACGCAGGCTGGCGATCACCACTGGCCCGTAGACCGCGATCAGGTCCGCGACGACCTCTCTGTGAAACGTTACTCCAAGCTCTGTCGCGCGAGCTTCGAGCACGTCGATCTCTGCCTTGTGGTCGGTGCTCACGGAGACACCGGTCGGTAGAGCCCGCGCAGGAGCGCACGATCCGAGTCCGTGATCCACTGCGGGATCTGGCCCGCTGGTGTTGGCGTCAGCACGCACTCGTCTCCGCACATGATGCTCAGCGGAAAACCGTCGTGCGTAAGACCGAGGCAATGCCCTAGCTCGTGCCGAAGAACGAGATCGAGCATTCCCGGCGGCACGTTGGCTGTCCTCACGGTGCAGGTCTGCCCGCCTTCCCACACGGCATCGCCGCCGGGATCTCGCCATCCGCGCTCAACCGGTACGCCGACGATGACGACGATGTTGCACCCGTCATCCGTGGTGTCGTTGCGTGGCCTGAGTGCCGTGAAGCCGAGACGCGCATTGGTCGTGTTGCTGGCCGCGATGACGTCCTCGCCTGCCCTCGCGCGCAGAGCCTCCTCCAGGCTCATCTCGCCGTTGATGTACGGTCGCTCGCACACGACGAGCGGGAAGTCAGAGCGATCCCACCTGAACGCGCCGTTCGTGAAGAGCCCCGGTTCCCTGTGCGTCGAGACGCCGCAGACGATCAGTCCCACCACGATGGCCGTGAACACGACGAACACGACCGTTGCGAACTGCCAGCTCCTGAGAAACTTCATTTCGATCCCCCTTCACGGCGCCGCTTGTCCATCTCCAGCGCGATGCGATTCGACCTGAGAACCCATCTCTCTCGATGCCAGAGCATGAGGGCCGCGAAGGCTGCCGGCAGCACCCATGCTGAACAGCACCCGAGAACGAAACCAGTCACCATGCGTGCTCTGGCTTCATCATGATCAGCTCCTCGAACCTCGCAAGAAACGCCTTCTTGGCGTCCTCCGCGGAGAGCGGTTCGATGACGGCATCATCTGGTCCGACGCCGTACCGATCCTCTGCCCACACGCAGTCTTCACGCTTTCCGAAAGCGGCCAGCTGAAGGTCACGCCGCTCCGTCATGAGCGCCTTCATGTCGGCGAGCTTGACCAGGTTGCTATCCTCGGTGGACAGCTCACGGAGACCGAACGAACTCCGGATCGCAGCCTCCACGCGCAGCTCGATCCGCTTGTACTCGGGCAGCAAGCTCTTGAGCGGCCTGATAACGTCACCGACGTAGGCCTCGGCAGCGTCGTGCATGAGCGCGTGGAACGCCAGGTGTGGTGGCGCCAGGCGCGACACGTGGATGCTGTGCTGCGCGATGGAGTAGAAGCAGCGCGTGTGCCCACCCCATCGACACACGTGCGCGAGCGCGTGCGCGATGTCGAACAGCGAGACCGATCCCGGGTCAGGATCGAGCAGAAAGAAGACGATGCCACCATGGGTGATGAACCAGTCGTCTCGGCCAGCCACGGATCGCGTCATGTCGTTTCCTTGAGTACCAGCTTGAACGGAATGTAGTCGAAAACCGGCGCATCCGGCGGAATGCACGCCAAGATCACGCCACGCTCCATCATCCGATCCGCACGAACCTCGATGCCGGCCTTCGCGTATCTGTCCAGCACCAGCGCCCTGGTGTCCGGATGCGCGTAGACGTAGCCGAGCTTCACCGCCAACTCGGCGAACTGTTCGTTGCTATCCATCGCTCAGCGCCAGGGCATGGGCGGCAGCTCAGCGGGCTCAGCTGGTTCCGGCGGAGCACCGGTGGTGTCCTCGTAGCCCCAGTTGACCTTGGCCGTCTCGACGGCCTTGTCGAACTCTCCGCGGCACGCGCTCTTCGCACAGAAGTAGACGAGCACCGCGTCAGCGGGACGCATCTGCACGCCCTTCCACCCGGTGTTGTCCGAGCCGCGCGACATCGTCTTGATTCCGCACGCGACGCAAGTCCAGAACTCGTCCTTCGTGTGCTTCGAGACGGGAACCACAGGCTTGGTCCGCCGCATGTCCTTCATGCCCCGAAGAATCTCATCAGCCACGACCGTGGCAAATCCGTAGATCTGACGTGCACCGGGATGAGGCTCGTCCATCTCGAAGCGGACGATCTCGTATCCGTGTAGGCGCGACGCGCCGACGATCAACATCGCTGGATCGCGCCGCTCAGCCCACACAACCCCCTTGAACAGGAGCGACCCCCGCCCACGCGTCGAGGTGACGGAGAAGGCGAGGGTCTCTGGTCGACCGGACGTGCTGTCGACGATGAGGGTTGACGGCTCCCATCCGCCACGACCATCGAGGCTCATGATCGAGAACTGTTTGATCACGCCGCGACCTCTTCGTCGACCACGTAGATGCCCTGCGCCGAGAAGAACGCGACGAGCCACACCGACGGGATCACGATCCGGTCAGCTCCGCCACGCACGCCCTGGCAGGCCACCCAGCTCCTCGTGTGCAGAATCTGCACGTTCTCCGGAGTCAGGGCGAACGACGCCGTCAGCTGGCCCAGCGTGAGCCAGGCGATGGGATTTCCGCCCGAGTCCTGGGACAGGTGAAGGAACGCCGTCTCCTCCTTGGTGCGGTCGTTGCGACCGTCCACGGAGAGCGTTGTGCGCTCAGCGATGACGCTGAACGGGATTGGCGGGCGAAGGACCACCCGCGCGAACTTGCTGGTGTTGGTGGTCATACCCCCGATGTTAGCGCATCGGGATCGTTCGTCAACGCTTTTCGTCTGGCGGAACGAATCTTGGCAATCCCAAAGTATCCCGACACGCGGCCTTCGCGCAAACGTGGCCGCTGCTCACTGCCATCCAGTCGCGCAGGTTGCCGATCTGGATCTGGGTCAGGTTGCAGACGACGCAAGAAAGCACCGGCGGCCCCGACCTCTTCTTGATCTCTCGGATCGTCATCAGCCCACCATGTGGCGATCGTGCCGCCACTGCGTGAGGATCTGCCACAGCAAACCCGGCAAGGTGTCAGCCATGTAGAGCCACGGCCGATCGATCGCGACCCAGCATGCCCGCGGCCCGATCACGCCAGGCTTCTCTCGGAAGATCCTCATCCGTACGAGATCTCGTGCCCGTCGTCCCTTCGGATGACGAACGGGCGACCCACGGGGACGAAGCGCCTCGTGGACTGAAGCACGTCGATCCTGTAGCGAACCGTCCGGCCCACGGCCACGAAGACGTTGCCCTGGACCTTCTCCTGCTCCGGGATGTGGACGTAGCACGTGACGACATCGGAACCGAAAACGCCACGGCCATCGACCAGAAGAAACCGGTCCGGGCTGCTGCGATCCATGTTGCGGTAGAGGACGTCAGTCTCTGTCGTGTAGGCCATGGCGCGCATACTACCCGCACATGGCTCACACGAGCAACCCGTCCCAGATCCCCCTGATGTAGTCCTTGTACCGGATCTGCCGGTTCGACCGATGATCCGTGACCCGATCGTCTTGCTCTCGGATCGTGCGGATCTTGTCTCCGCGCTCTCCGCTGCCTACGGCCTGTCGCCGCACGTTGTCTCGCGCCTCCGCGCTGGCCGTTGTGCGCTGCGCGTGTATCCGAGCGCGGAGCACCTGGTATGCGACCGCCTTGTTCTGGTGCTGCGAGCGCTCGTTCTCGACGCGCACGGAGATGCCGGTCGGCAGGTGCTTCATCTGCACCGCGCTCTCGGTTTTGTTTCTGTGCTGCCCGCCGGCCCCGGAACCACGGCAGGTCACCCACTCGATGTCCCGCTCGTCAATGTGGAGATCGACTTCTCGCGGCTCTTCGAGCACGGCAACCGTCACGGTTGAGGTCTGCACACGGCCACGCTTGTCGTTCTGTGGGACGTGTTGCCAGCGATGCCCGCCCGACTCTTGAGCGAACGTTTTCGCTGCACCCTTGCCGCCGGCTCGAAACGAGATGAAGCCGGCTACCTCTTCGAGAAGAAGGCAGTCAAAGCCCTCTCCGCTCGATCAGTCGCGCGTACACCGCGAACTGCTCACGGACCAACGCCTTGGCATCTGCGCCACCTTCACCGGCTCGAATCTCGACGATCACGCTTTCCATGAGCGCGAGACTAGCAGCTCAGTTGGACAAGAGCTTGTCGAACTCTTCGTCACCCAGCTCCTCACGGAGCTGCTCAAGCTGTTCTGGCGTCGGGTCCTCGTCGAACTCGCCGGCCTTCACGAGCGCGATCACATCACGCAGGTCCACCCGCACGCACGCCTCCAGGTCCTTCACGAGGGTGACCTTGGGTGCATCCAGGTCACTGTCCCAGTCGTGGTACTTCCCGCGAAGAGCACGATCGATGACGTAAGAGAGGCTGCCGCTCCTCTTTGGAAGCGCCTTCTGCTTCTCTCGAAGCATAGCCACCAGCTCGACACGTGTACTTGCCATCGCCGTTCCTGCCTATCCGGGCCAAGCCATGGCTCGCCCTTCCGTGTCGCGCCGAAACCCGTCCATCCTTGACCGCCAAGCCGCACCGCTCCGTGCCACTCCCCGCCTCACCGGTCCAATCCCAGACTGCCAGGCCTTGCCGCTCCCGATCCAGCCGTGCCGCGCCCGTCCTTGTCCGCCGCACCATTCCATGTCCGTGCAGGCCGTTGCTGTCCGTCCCCTATCTTGCCTGCCTCACCGGTCCCCGCCAATCCAAGCCGGATCTGTCCAGTCCTAGCCTTCCTGCCGCCCCAAACCCGACCCTGCCGCACCTTCCCCGTCCGCTCCTTGTCTGCCAGTCCCCATCCTTCGACACCAGTCCCCGACTTTCCGTGTCCGCCACGCCGTGCCGATCCTAACCCCGCCTGCCCGCGCCACGTCCGCCAAGGCCCCGCCGGGCCTCACCAGATCTTGCCGTACCGCACCGGACCGGACCGCTCCTCTCCTGCCGTGCCGCACCGAACTTATCCCCTCCGCTCCTGTCCTTTCCACGTCCCTCCTGGTCAGCCAGGCCCGACCGAGCCGCACCTTCCCACACCCGGCCTCGCCGATCCTTGTCTGCCAGTCCTCTCCTCGCCGCTCCCGTCCGCGCCACACCGAACCCGTCCTAACCTGCCGCGTCATGCCAAGCCGCGTCCCTCCAGGCCTTGTCCTATCCTCACCTGCCGTGTCGTCATTCATCCAGATCGATGCTCGACATCTGCTGGATCAACGTGTCCACCACAGCGGCCATGCCCAACGCTGCGGCGACTTTCTTTGCGCGCTGAAGACACCCGATGGCCCTCGCGAACTCCTGGCGAAGAACACGCGCTGCCAGGTCGCGATCGTTCGCGATCGAAAGCGTCTCGATGTAGCCGCCGTCCTTGTTGCGATCCGGGTCATGGACGTATCTCGGGACGGACAGCACGTGACTCTCCACTGTCACTTCGACGCGCACGGATCGAATCAGCGAGCGCGCCTGCTGTAGGCGATGTGCCTGCGCAGCAAGCGCATCATCCCACTCGAAGAACTCATGCAGCGGCGAAGTCGCCTCACAAGCGTGCTCGACGACGCGCTCTGGTGTCAGGTCGCCCTTTGCCGCCAACTGCCTGAGCACCAGTAGCGCGTCATCTGTCATTGTGCCGCCTCGGCCTCTTCGTCGTCGACCTCGTCGTCGGCGGCAGCACCGTTCTTCTTGTTGTGCCCACGACGAACGAACTCCTCGTTCCACCACACGAAGAGCTTCTCACTCTCCTCGTCGTAGCAAACGGGCTCGGCTACCGCCTGCACCTGAGCCGCGCGACCGCCTTCGGCGACGATACGCTTCCAGTCGGCGTCATCCGAGTTCACCAGCTCGAACTGGCCGTAGTTGCCAGCGCCTTTCTCCTGACGGAAGTCGCCGATACCACGAATGAGACCGGCAGCAGCGAGCAGGTTGACGACCATCGTCTCGTTGATCGCCGGCATCACGTACGCCAGCTCGATCTTGCAGGCCCACTCGGCGAGGCACGCGCGGGTACGCACGTCCGGCGTTCTCGCCATGTCCGCGCTCCTGACGATGTCCATCCGCAGTGCCGGCACGCCCCAGATGGACACGCGCTCGCCGATCGCCCACACGAGCCGCTCGACCTGAGCCTTCTTGGCGCCACCAAGGTCGAGTGCGACGCTTGCGAGGGCACGCTTGAAAGCCACCGCTGGGAACGTGAGCATCGTCGGCCCAGTCGGGGCCGTGTACATCGTGCCGCGGAACTCTGCGACCGGGTTGTGCTTCGCCGTTGCGTTCTTCTCCGCAGACGTCTTCTTGTGCGGGTAGAGCAACGAGTGACGCGTCTTCTCGCTCATTGCGTTGTAGATGAGCGGCGTGATCCCGCGCACGTAACAGGTCAATCGACCCGTAGTGAGCTTGAGCACCTCGACCTCGGACACTGCTGCTTCTGGCTTCTTCTTCATGCGTTCTCCTGCTTCTGCTTGATCGGTGAGCGTCTATGTTACAAGATAGTTAGTATCTGTCAAGAAGCGTCATCGCCACCGAACGACACGCCGAACGATTCACCCAGGATGCGCTTCGCCGAATCGCGAGCCCCCATGAGAGTCTCGTATCCGTGCTGATCGCAGTTGTGATCTACCAGCAGGTGATCGGCTCCGGCGACTAGGCGAATCAGCACGTCACGAAGCGGCCACGGAGTGTCGTTAGCTTCGAGCTTCTGAAGACGATCCTCGGCCCACCCTGGCCTGCCGTCGGTCATACCGGCGCACCCTCTGTCCACTTGATGCGACGAGCTGCGTTCTCGCACGCGAGGCGAGCCGCGGCCATCGTTGGAAGCCCGCGAGCGATGACATGCGGAGAGCCGTCGCGATCATCGTGAAGCACGGCGTTCCACGTCCGCTTCCCGTCGCGACCCACCATCCACACCCGTCGCTTTCCATCGCGCGCCGAGTAGGCGCTGAAGTTGTTCTTGCTCCACCACAGCCCATACAGAAGGATCCGGTAGACAGGAACGCCGTCCTTGTCGATGAGGATCGGCTTGCCGGCCTTTCGATCGGCCATGCCGCCAGCCATCGCGTCAACGATCCCGCCGGCCAGCTCCTGTTCCTCTGGTGACTGACCGAACTTCATGGCCTAGCCGTTGGGCGCAATGGTCGCACGCAACGCCTCCATGCGCTGACGGGCGACCTCGACAAGGCTCTCGCCGTCTTTCGCACCGAGAACTGCGCGAAGCTGAAGCATGACGTGCCGCGTCTCTGGTGACATGTCTTGTGGAAACTGGCCATCCATGGCCTCTGCGAGCACCTGTCGATCTTGCTCGGCCATCACTTCCTCGCCTGCCCTTTTGAGCAGCTCCTTCTCCAGGCCCTCCTTGATCTCGACCGTCACATTCATCGTTGCCGCGATCGGTTCGTCCTCGACGGCATAGCGCACGTCCTGGTCGAGGCCCTCTGCCTCCGCCTCGTCGTCGGCTTGCTGCGTGAGCGCGACGGCGAAGTCACCGACGATGCGCGACGCTACCCGGAAGAGTTGGTGAACACGCTTGCGACGAGGGAGCAGCCGGCCGAACTCAGCTAGCCCCTCTTCGGTCACGTGGTAAGCGCGACTCGCTCGCTCCTGCGTGGTCTTCTGGACCATCCCGTCGCCGTACCCTGCTCGAACCAGGGGAGGGAGCTTGCCCCAGTGGCCGACGAAGTCCGCGCACGCCTCGGCGATGTCTGCCGGCGCCTGGACGTAGATGCAGAAGATGCCGAAGAACCGGCGCAGCTTGCCGATGTCCGAGAGCATGACCTTCTCGCACTCGGCGAGCGTAGCGCCCTTCCCCTTGGCGGTGAACCTGCCATCGACACCCGTCGCCCAGGCCCTGCACTCGGTCGCACTGATCTCGACCTGAATCTCGGCACCCACCAGCAGTCCGCGGTAGATGGCGATGCTGTCGATGGACTCTTTTGGATCCAGGGTGCACTGGGTCTTCAGGAACGTGATCGTATCGTACGGCTGCCCGACGCTCTTAGACATGGTCCTTCTTCTTCCTCTTCATCGGAGCCTGCTGAACGATCTTGGGCTTGTTCGCGGAATCACGACCGGCAGCAAATCCGAGCATCCAGTCGATGGCGCGCACGTGTGCGTGCTCTCCCACGATCGAGTGATGCCGGCGCTTGCTGCCGCTGACCGACTCCTCAATGTCTCCGCGCTCCCCGGCGTTGCCGACGTAGAAGCGCACGCTCAGGTTCGAGCCTGGCGGCCCGTCGTGTTTGTGGCTCGTCACGCACCAGGCCCCCGGCTGCCCTCTCTTGGAGACGAGTCGTCCGCTGTCGCTGGCCATTACAGCAGCTTCCGCGCCGGGACGATGTACTCGACCCTCAGAAACGACCGCGCCCCGGGTCCTCTCTTGTCCTCGTCGATGCGAGTGACCCTGACGATCTTCGAGTCCTTCCAGATCCCCTCGATGCCCCCGAAGCACCGGTCCACCGGGCTGATGTTGAAGCCCTGGCACCTGTCGAAGTCCGTCGTGGTCAGCGGATAGTTCGGTCGAGCGCTCTCCGGGTCGTAGCCGAGGGACCGGATGATTCCCGCGAACGCCTTGTTCAGGCGACCCACGCGACCCACCGCCTCGTCACGCTGCTCCGACTCGGTGTGCAGACTCGCTGCCCTTTCGGTGACCACTCGCAGGGCACAGACAGGGCATTCATCGTCGTGACGATCGCAGCACTCGTCCGGCCAGGTCGCCGGGTCCCAGCGGAGTCCGCACTTCATGCAGCACATGAAGCCGTCATCATCCAGCTCGCCGCTCATGGCTTCCGTCCGAAGTGCTCGTCGATCGCCCCCGAGTCAGCGAACCCAGAGCCTGAGAAGGTGTCTCGCGGCTCGACTGGCCCGTGACCGACGACGTCCTTCACGAAGAACTCCGTCATCCCGAGCTTGTGGAGCGACGGGTCGATCGCGCGCCTGACGGACCTCTCGAACATCTTGCGCAGGTTCCCGTTCTTCACGTCGAAGTCGATCAGCTCTTCGATGGTGATCCTGGGCCCATCTCCGACCCACTTGGCATCCTTGAAGTGCAGTGGCCCGCGTGCATCGCGCTCTGCCTTCTCGACCTGCCACAGGACGTCCACGAATGCTCCGCCGGTCAGATAGACCGTGCCACCGTTGACGACGATGGCGACCGTGCACCCGTCTGCGTCCACGAGCTTGTCACCCTTCTCGAAGTCGTAGACACCACCGTTGGCCACGACTCCGTGCTGATCTTCGATCGGCGGTGGAGCGACGAATCCCACGAGGATACGTTGCCACGCACGATCGTCGGCTCTCTGAGCATCGACCTCCTTTGGGTCGCTGCTGACGACTCCAGGGATTCGTTCGATGAACGACTTCCGACCAAGCACCGGCCCGTTCGCCAGCCGGTCGAAGGCCTCGACGTCGATCTTCCCCGAATCGATGTGCCTCTGGAGAGGCGAACCAACCTCGATCGCCTCTCCTGGGATCCCCTCCAGGTGTCCAGATTGACGGTGCTGATCCTCGTACGCCTGGCGGATCGCCGCGTCGGTCGGATCTTCCTTGCGCCTGGCCGTCACGACATCGACGATCGTGTCCACCACCGCGCCAGCGAGGTTTCTGAGTAGCGTGCGAATCATGTGCCTCTTTCAGCCGTGCCCGCATCGAAATGCGAGCGCCTTCTTGATCAGCTCTTCTGGAATCGGACCAGCGTCCTTGCCGATGGACGCGAGCGTCAGATCACCGCTGTTGTAGTTCATGAGCACCGTGTATTGACGATGCTCCACGTAGACAGCGCACGAGCCCTGGCACCCAGACCTGGCCGGCTCCCCGCCGAAGTGCTTCACCATCGCCCGCTGGCCATCCAGCGGGTAACGATCGGTCGGAGACTTCACGTTGACGCAGTACGGCGAGACCCGCTCGATACGCTCAAGGTCGTCCATGGCCTGCTTGATGCTCGAAACGAGCGCCTTCGTCCGTTTGATACGCTCAAGATCATCCATGGCGAGCGCTTTCGTGGTCATCATCACGCAGATGATACGCTATGGCTTGCGTGTGTCAAGCACTTCGATGTGCGTGAGCGAGATGCAGCCGCTGTGTCCCTCGACCCACACGACAGCGGTCCCATGCAGGTTCTCCGCCTTGCTGCGCGTGGTCGACGTCTTGCCCTCGCCGCGGCGCAACATCGTCCAGTAGCGCACCGGAGATCCCACCAGGTGATCCGAGTTGAACCTGTCGACGGCGCCCTGCGCTTCCGCTGATCTCTTCTCTGCCGGTGTCATTTGCTCGAATCCTTCGCGAAGAATGCCCGGAACTGCCAGTACCAGAGGTACAGCGTCCACTTCCAACGGAGCCGCCAGTACGGATCGAGGCCAGGTACGAAGTTCACGGACACGTCCCGCAAGGACAGTCGCTGGCGTGGGCCGCGCCCGGGGGCAGGGGCAACGGCGGTGGCGTGGCCATGTACTTCTCGGCGACGGTCAGGTGCTTCTTCAGCGTCTCCTCCAGCATGTTCCGCTCGAAGTAGTTCGCCATGTCCTTCCCGAAGACTCGATCCCACGAGTCTCGATACGCGTTCGTCGTGACACGGGCCGGGCCCTTGTGCGTGGCCACGGGCGTGCCGTCGTAGAGCGTCGTCAGGTCGTGCGTGCCATCGTCGTTGCGCTCCTCGCGAAGCGACACGATCTCGCGCCCGTTCAGCAGCTCACCATTGCGCGCCGGAGCGATGGTGCCGATCGCCCCGCTCTCCTCGTCCTTGACGGTCGTCCCGTGCGTTGGGCAAGACCCGAGAAGACGAACCTTGCGCTTCCTCATCTCTTCGACTCCCTGATGCACTCACGAAGAAACCCCTGCGCGTCGTCGTCTGGCCAGCCGTTGGCCTTGGCCTTGTCCATCGACGCCGAGCTGGTGTAGTGCTCGTTCCAGCCAGCGCCGGTGAGTCGACGCAAGAACTCAGCGAGTCGCATGCGGTCCAGCTTCCCGAACCGAGAGGATGCCGCCGGGCCTCCGTCCGTGTTCGTGAACACCATCTGACCTTCGACGATCTCGACGTGGATGAGCATCAGGCGTACCTACCAGAAGCAGACCGGCCTGCCATGATGGGCATCGGAAACTGACGCCGTAGGCGAGCAAGCACGGCTTCATCGACGGTGACGACGATCGGGTCTCCGATGTCCATCCACTCCTTGACCATGTCGCTGATGAGCAGCTCGATCTCCTCTGGCGTCTCGACGTTGGTCGACGGCATCGTGCTGTGCATCAAGTCGATCTGTCGTCTGGCGATCTCCCGGCCTCGCTCCACAGTCATGTCCGCGAAGATGCGGTCACCGACCTTGAGCCCGACGTGCGGGTAGTACGGATGATACACGTCGTTCATCCACTCGGCGTGTTGCATCTCGACGAAGTCCCCGTTGTGTAGGCGCGAAGCGACGACGAACGGGGTGACGCCGTCACGACTGTTCCAGATGTACTCGACGATCGGATCGGGCCCTGGGCCGGTCTTCTTCGAGGCGTACTTCATGAGCTTGAACGCTTCGGAGTGGTTGTACTTCATGACACCATCCTCGTTGGCTACGTTTTCGGGCTTTGGCGCTTGCCAGGGTGCGCCGCCGATCTTGCGGCACAGGTCGCAGTCGTGGCGCGTGAGATGCTGGACGGGGCGCAGCGCGTTGCAGCCGCGACAGTGGAGCGGCTCGGTCACTTGCTCCTCTTCAGCGACTTGAATGCCTTGCGCAAGCGGACCTTGTCCTTCTCCTCTTGCTCCTTGATCTTGTCCATCAGCCCGACGTCGACCAGCTCGTCCAGCGTCGCCTCGATGATGTTGCGCAGCTCGCGCGGCGGAAGGGCATCCACCTCCCAGGAGCTGCTCCCGTTCTCGGCGATGTACTTCGCTGCCCGGCTGTCGCTCAGCTTCGCTGGGTTGGGCGGAGGATCGAACTCCTGAACCTGCTCCATGGTGAGGGCCACCTTGATGACCGACGTTCCGATGAAGGACTTGCGCCGTATGCGGTCCTCGTCCTCCTCGACGTGGACATCCTTGGTGTCCGCATCGATCTCGACCAGTGAGCCGTGGTTGACGTAGTCGTTCAGCCGATCCTCGACGTCGCGCACCATGTCCTCGCCCGACGGATCGAGATCTCCAAGGTAGAGGATGACTGCCCGATCGCATCCGAGTAGCTCGCACGCCGCGCGCACACGATCGCCGGCCGACTTCATCGCCGACGTGGAGCTGTAGCCACGGTTGACCATCAGCGTGATGTGGTAGGCGCTGGCGATGGGCGCCAGAACGCCGGCAAGTGCGTCCTTCTCGACCCACAGCTCGGTGTAGAGCTTCTGCCCCTTGAGCCGTGGCAGCCTGTATGAACCCAGGGCCACCTCCATCAGGTCGTCCAGGTCGTTGAACTCGGAAGGCTTCTGCGGCACGCGCACGCGATCTTCGAGTGCGTTCCAGTCGAGCAGGCCTCCGCGTCGAGCCCGGGACACGATGTCGCCGATCCGCTTGTACTGCCTCTCGTCGTTCGAGATCAGGTCCTTCGAGACGAGTTGGTAGTAGAGCTGTCGCAGCGTGAGCGTGAAGCCCTGCCGCGAGTAGTCCTCTACGACGGCGATGATGCGATGGAGGATCTTGGCCGTCTCCGCCTTCGGCCTGTAGATCTCGAAGATTTCACGCATCGGTGACCACCTTGGCGTCCCAGGTCCAGATGAAGGTGCCCTTCGTCTTCACGAAGCCGTTCTTCTCGTAGAACCGTCGCTGTTGCTTCGGTTTCCCGTCGTACCCGCCAGGCGCAACGTGCACCTTCGTGGCCCCAAGCTCCACGGCCTTGGTCAACGCGAGCTGAAGAAGCGTGGAACCGATGCCCTTCCCGCGAAGAGCGTCTCCCTGCACGAGCGCCCTGGCTACCCACCAGTCATCCGGGCCCCGCACCATGTTCAGGTCCACCGTGCCCCTGGCGTAGCCCTCGCCCACGAACGAGGCGGAGCACGACCACTGCCCAGTCTGACACACGGTCACCGTTCCGAACGGGAACGTGAGCTTTGGTGGTGACGGCTGCATGTCCATCTTATGGTACGCTATCGACTAGGATAGTCAAGGAGTATCTCTCGTGTCCGTCCACCCCGCCTTGGTCGGAACCTTGACACAGCGCGTCTCGATGTACGGGCACTCCAGCTCGTAGAACTCGCTCTCCGAGATCTTGTACCGTCCGAAGAACGCGCAGATCTTCGTCCACGTGGACGCGTGATAGCTCTCCGGGCACCCCTTGCGATGGGTGACGTAGTGGTAGTGAGGGATGTGGACGTGCTCCGACAGGTGCCGCCAGCTCGCTCCGACCTCCTCCCCGCATGACCGGCAGAACGACGAATGGTGAACCTGGGTTCGCCCATCGGATGAGGTCTGGAGCTTCGGGCCACTGCGAACGCGCTTCTTCATGTCTTGACCTTGTACCCGTTCGCGATCTCGGCGCACTGCATGAAGGCCCGGATCTTCATCAGGATCTCGCCAAGGTGGTTGTCTCCCGACCCGTCAACGCCCCAAAACCGATCGCCCCAGTTGTTGCCCTCGATCAGCTCGGCGTTGCCGGTCTTGAGCAGCAGCTCTCGCAGGACGAGCTTCGTCGGGTCTGGATTATGGACGTCCTTGCAGCCGAACTTGATCCGGATCAGCTCCTCCATGATGCCGAGCTTCACGTCCTCCCAGTCAGCCCGGAGTTTCAGCTGGCGCCCGGCGCGCTTGGCCTCGGCCGGAGTCATCGGACGCTCTGGCCTCCAGAACGGCTGACGTGCTTCAAGGTCGAGCGTCTTGGCCGCCTGGAAGGCGTGTTCCACGGATGGGTAAATCCATCCGTACTCGACCTCGCACAGGAAGAAGTTGGAGAGGAACCGATACTGCCCGGCGAACCTGCTGATCGTGTTCATGCTCCCGCCTGACCCGGCGCAGCTGCCGTCAGCTTCTTGCTCTCTCGTTCGGTGGCACGAAGAATGAGCGCGCGGATTTCGAGCATCAGCCACTCGTCCCCCACGCCCTGGTACACGACCTCACAGCCTCCAGCCATGTGCCTAGTGTCGTAGGCGAGCGTGAAGAGCGGCTTCTTGTCGGCCCTGGCCCTGGCCCGTTCCTTTCGCGTGTAGCTCATCAGCGCTCCTCGTTGCACTCAGTGCACGTCACACCGGTGCCGCATAGCGCACCGTTCTCCGGCTTGTTGATCGTCCACCCATCGGGGAGACTGAAGCGATGACCCTGCGGCGTTTCGCCAGGGTAAGTGGTGCAGATCTCCACATCATCGATCTCGGCATCAGCGCCACACCCGGAGCACGTGATCGTGATGCTCGCGAACGACGCCTCGACGCTGTCTCGCGGATTTGGCATCTCAGTCCTCCTCCTTCGGCAACGGCCCCGTCGGCGACAGCGCGTAGGCGTCCTTGAGGCGCACCGACCCGCACTTGACGCATTCCTGCCGAAACCGACCATCGACCACGACACCGGCTCCAAGCGTGTGCGGGCACATCATGTTCTCGTTGATCCACGTGTACATCACGAGTCTTCGGGCTGACGTCACTTCTTTGCCCTTCCGAACCCTCGACGCGCCAGGCTGGTGTCGATCGTCATGCCGACCATGGTGAGCGCTTCCCCCGGCGTGTCTCCCTCGATGGACAGCTCCATCGCCTCGGGCATGAACTTCGTCTTGATGCGGGCCCGGAAGACCTCGGCTTCCTCGTCCCACATGACCTCGACCGTAAAATCTGGCGTCGGCTTGAGCGAAGAGACCTTGCCCTCTCGCTCGTCCTCGTCCTTGAGCGCGCTCTCGACGGCGCCGTCGTCATCTGGACCCAGGATGGACTCGACGAAGCCGCCGATCGCCTTGCCTGTGCCCGCCAGAAGATCGTAGAGGCGCCCCTTGACCTCGCTCACGTGGTCCTCAGCTTCCGCTTCTCGTCAAAGGTCGTGGCGATGCGAGCTGCCTCGACGCTACCCCTCTCGGTGAGATGCACCGTTGCGAAAATCCAAGCAATGTTTGGCTTGGCGGAGTCCGGCACCCTGATCTCGATCAGATCACGATTCCGTAGAGCCACGAACGTTGTTCTGAGGATGAAGCACTCGCGCGCCAGGTCATTGAGCCTGACGCCGTCGCCATTGCTCGGTAGCCTGCTCGATCCAAGCCACGGACGCAGAATGTAGAGGAGCGTCCGTTCCATCTCTTTGCTGAGCTTCACGACGTCCCCGTGATCTTGCCGGAGCCGCTGGCGAGAGCGCACAGAACAACGCCCGCCATGTCTGCACCGCCATCGCATAGCTCCACGTCTCTCGCGGCATCGCGATCCACGATCATGATGCGATCCGCGCTCTCGACGATCAGGAGACGCCGAGGCATGGCCTTGAGGACCGAGTCGAGCGAGCGAACCCAGGCCCGCTCTTTGATGGTCAGTGGCCTCGGCTTCTCAGTGCCCATAGTTGAACCCGATCAAGAACGTGCGACCGGAGACCTCGATCTTGCCGTCGAAGAAGCCGCAGCACCCTTCCCTCGCAGCTGCCTCGTACGCCTCGACCTCGGACGGAACGGACGCATCGGCAACGCGGTAGTTGTCGCAGCATGGGTCATCTATCTCTGCCAGCTCCTTGGTGAGCGCGGCCTGGATGACGGCGTCGATCTCTGTGCCGTACGACCTGAGTGATGAGAAATCGTCCATGAACACGTGTGCATTATACGCTATGTCATGCGCTTGTCAAGTGCGACGAGCGCCTTTGTCCGCCCAGTCCCACGAAGGCATCTCGGGACCGAGCGCGTACACGCCGTGCATCAGCTGCCCGAGCGTTTGGCCGTCGTCCGGCCCGCAGAAGTGCAGCATGCAATCATCTTGATCGCCGATCTCCATGTCCACGCAACCGTCCCATTTGAGACAGCCATGAGCGTACCCAGCGCTGGCCTCGTAGACCTCGATCGTCTCAGAAGGATTGCCATCTCGGTCCCAGCTCAGCACGCGGACCGCTCGCCAGTTGAGCCGAAGGTCGTCCTCCACCTCGTAGAAGAATGCGAACTTGGGATCTTTCTCTGGCCAGAACTTCGACTTCATGGTCACCCCTCGGCGTCTTCGTCGCCGCGCTCGCGTGGATAGTCGTGGTCGCACTCCTTGGCGATGGGAACGATCAGCCGGCCAGTAATCGGTGGCAGCACGACGACGACGCCGTAGGCCTGCATGCCTGTACCCGGGATCGGGAACTCACGGACGCGCAGCCCCTCCTCCCACTCTTCCATGTTGCCGCCCTTGCGGTCCTTGAGTCGGATCGGCCACAGGTCGGAGACCCCGGCCAGCTCCTTGTCGGACGACGTCAGGGACAGGACCGGTCCGCGCTGAACCGGGTTGCCACCGTACTGCTTGACGAAGCAGGCCACCCCCACCAGTCGGCACTGCTCGACGATGTCGCGCGCCCAGCTGACCTGGAACGGTCGTGCCCCGTTGCCGCTCTCCCCTCCCACGATCACCCAGAGCGTGGATGGTGGGAGCGTCTCCCCGATCGGTGTCTGGATCGGGTACGGAGCGCACCCGTCGAAGATCTTCACTGGCCCGAGCCCAGGCTCGTAGCTCAGGAAATGGACGGCCGCCGCGTTGCGGATCAGGTGTGGAATGCGCTGGTCGGCGTACTCCTGGCTCTCGATCGTCGTGCCCAGCCAGACGTTCCGGCGAGGCAACGACTCGGGCAGCATCGCCTTGATGTTCTGCGGGCGCTTCGTCAGGAGCTGCCAGTCGAGGAACGGTGTCGCCTCGATCAGCTTCCAGAGACGCTCCCGGTGGATGTCGAGGTCTCGGCGATCCTCGAAGACGTCCGCCATGCTCGCGCAGAAGACCTTCTGGCGCACGCCGAGCTTCTCGGCCTTCTTGTTCCAGCGCACCGGATCGTTCCAGTGCTTGTCCCCGAAGAAACGACGCTCGACCTTCGGGCCCCACTCGGTTCCGAAGCGTGCCGCCAGTGTCTCCGCATAGCAGTGCTCGCAGCCAGGCGAGACGCGTTGGCACCCATGCCACGGGTTGAACGTATGATCAGTCCATGCGATCTGCGTGTTTTCTCCCATAGACGTGTTCCTAGTTTGAACGTACCATCACGCGATGGTAGCAAAGGGCTCGAAGATGAGCGACGAGGCAAGGGCCAAGATGCGCCTGGCCTGGTCTTGTCGCACCGACAAGAAGCCGCGTCTCGGCAAAAAACACACGCTTGAGGCTCGCGCGAAGATCAGCGCAACCGTCAGACAGCGGACCATGCGTGGGGAGCAGTGTCATTCCTTCAAGGACGGCAAGCTCTCCGAACGCCGCGGTCTCCGCTTCGGTGCCGAGTACAAGCGCTGGCGATTCGACGTGTTTCTGCGCGATCGGTTCACGTGCCAGCGATGCGGCGATGCTCGCGGCGGAAACCTGCGTGCCCATCACGTTGAGTCGTTCGCCGATCACCCGGAGCTGCGCTTCAGCGTGCCCAACGGGACAACTCTCTGCGACGCATGCCACAAGGCACACCACGATCAGCACGGCTACGGGTGAGGTGCTGTCGGTCCATGCGATCTGCGTGTTCTCAGACATGAGCCTTCCTCCCCTGAATCGATCGCATGCGCTCCGCCAGCTCAGCTGTGTCCTTGACGTCCTTGTCGAACTCGCGCCAAGCGGCTGCGTAGGCGGCGCGATGCGTCTCTCGGGCCACCAGTCGAGCTGCCACGCGCTCTTCACCGACGAGGCGATCGGCCGCAGTGCGCATCTCTCCGAAGCGCGCCCACGCCTTGATGAGTGCCTTGTTGCGCTTCTCTTCCCAGAACTTCTTCGGAACGTCGTAGCTCACTGGTCTCTCCTTGGGATGCAGAGCGCAACCGGCCCACCGTTGGCGTAGCCAGTGACCCATTGCCCACCGTTCTCCCGGCAGCTCTCCTCGGCTCCGTGCGCCACGACGACCAGGAGCGCGACGATGAACAGGATGAACAGCACGATGAAGACCTCGGGGCCAAAGCGACGCGCCAAAGACAGCGGGTGCCAGCGGTAGTCGGTCACGTCGGCACCAGGTGTGCCACGTCGTCGTCCGGACCGAGCACGCTGCCAATGGCATCCGCCATCGCAGCCAGCGCGAACGTCTCGGCGATGCACGCATCGCACACGCCTTCGAGCGGAGGCGTCACGTGCTCTCGACAGCGGTACGTCAGCATGTAGGCGCGAGCGATCACCGCCGCCTTGAGCAGCGTTTCGACATTGCTCGCGTGCACCGCACGCTCGAAGTGCGGGTCCAAGTAGACATCTCCGCACCCATTGCACTTCGGCAGCTTGAGTGTCGGGGACACCGTCATCCTGCCACTGGCGTAGCCTTCCGAGTACCCGGTGTTCTCGCGAAGATCGACCCGGCCCCCACACTCATGGCACTGGAACGGCGTGAACGAGCCGCGGTGCAGCTTCTCCTTCAGCTTTGCGTTCAACTCCTTCAGTGGACCGAGCACGGTCTCCAGATCGTCGTCAGTGGCTGCCATGCGAAGCGTTGCGGCTTCGAGACTCGTGACGCCATCGGCACGAGCGGCGGCGATGAGAGCATCGAGCTTGTCCCCGACGTCAGATCCAGCCAGAACGCCGTGACACGCGCCCATTGCTTCGACGACTGCGATGCGAGCCTTGAAGATGGCTCCGCCTTCTGATTCGGCGTCCGGAAGAGAAACGAGCCGGACTACGATGCTGTTGGCGAGGCATCCGTCCATCGACGACCCCTCCTCACGCACGTAGCGACCGCCGTTCGGATGAGGACGACCGATGGTGATCAGGACGGTGGACGGCTCCCATCGCACCGTAGCCCCTTCTGGCAGATCGTACACGCTCACCTTCTTGCCGATGTCGTCCGGGCTGATCGGCTTTTCTTTCGCTGCCAGGGTCACGGCTTCCATCCCTTCGGCGGCTTCCATCCGGCCGCCTCGGCCTGCTTTGCCCACTCGGGCCACGGAACGTTCGAGTCGTACTCCGAGCGTGCCGACTTCATCGCGGCTCGCATAGCCGCGAGGAACCTCTTGCACGCCGATCCGGACTCGAACTCGTAGCCCGAGTCTTCAGGGTAGACGCCACTGTGCTGTGAATGCCAGCGCTTGGCAGCGATCTCGACGGAGAAATACTCGAACATCGAGAGCCCCTCTTCGTCACGCGCGCCGCGTGCTTCCTCCACGCTCTCCTTGAGCTTGTCGAGCGACAGCTGATGATCCTGTCCGACGCGTGCGCCCTCGCCATCCTCGTCGAACCAGGCGACGTACGAACGGCGAGACATCTCGACTATCTCAAGCCACGGCTTTCCCATCTCACTCCTTCGGGATCTCGGCCAGGAAAGCGTCGATCTTGCTCACGATCAGCTCCGCCTCGGCCTGGTGTCGAGCGTGGTGGTTGGCGAGTGTACGCATCACAACGCGCGCAGCGTCGATCGATTCTTCAGCTGGCGTCTTCCTCTCGTCACGAATCTCGCCGGTCTCCCAGACCAGGGCCGCGCGAACCGAGAGAGCCCAGGCCTCCGAAAACGACTTCAGGCGCTTCCACTTACCGCCGTACGTCATGGAGCGCAATCGGCGCTCGTCGAGGCATTGCGCGATCACCTGCTGTGGTGTCTCGTCAGCTCCTGGGATCCCCAGGATGTTCACGACCGAAGCGGCGCACTCCAGCCCGCACCCGGCGCCAACGACCTCGGTGAAGACGGCAGCGAGGGCCGCGTACTGTCGTGCGCGTGCCGCCTCGCGCCCCTCACGCTTGGCCGCCTCGATGAGAGATTCGAGCAGGCCTTCGATGTGCCCAGACACCACGAACCCAGGCGGAACGCCGTCTTCGTTCGCGTTGTTGTAGGCCAGGAGGGCCTCTTCGAGCGTTGGTAGATCGGACATCAGCCCTGCTCCAGTAGCACATCGATCGTGCCGTTGGCCTCAGCCAGGTCCGCGATCTGCGGGCCCATGTTTCTCACGATGCTTCCGAACCCGTGACCAGCGTCGATGTTGCGACGCACATCGTTGATTGCCTCGGTGAGCGCGTTGAGCGCGTGCCCAGCCCGACGTCGTGCCTGGAGGATTCTCCGCTCCTTGGTTCGGCGAAGCATCTCGGTGTCGTCGTCGCTCACAGTGCCCCGCCAGGGTTGCGTCGATCGAGGTCCGTAAGGTCGCCGCCGAGGAGCGCGTACGCCTCACGCATGTACTGGCGAATCAGACGGTCGTCAGCTGCGCAGCACTGGATCAGCGCGACGTAGAGCTTGATCCGCGCCTGCTCCGCGACCGGCAAGCACTCGGTTGTCGTGATTCCCATCAGAGGTGATCCCTTCGTTCGATGAACGCTTCCTCGCGCTCCAAGATGCGAGCCGCGTCCGAGCAGTAGTTGGGTCGAGTCTCCGACCAGTGACACGACCCGCGAGGGTCAGGACGAGCTGCCTTGATGCGGTCACAGAGACGACGGGCCCGAGGCGACTCTTCGTCGAAGTAGGTCACGTCCGTGAAGAAGTGAGCCCAGCGACGGCCGCTGCTCAGCTCTTCCGCGACGACGTACCAGGAGAAGAGGATCCGACGCTCACCGTCCTCGTTCATCGGACCTTCGACCATCTCCGAGAACACGCCGTAGGCGAACGATGCAGCCACCGCAGCCTTGCGGTAAATCCGGGCACAGTTCTCGACCCACTCGAAGTCTTCCGCGTCCATCTCCTGCCTCCGCTCACATCATACGGCATAACGAGCGATGGTCAAGGAGAAGATTCGTCAGCGGTCGGCTCTTGCGTGCTACCTCCTTCGCCGGTGTACGTGTCGCCACACCCGTTGCACTTGTACCGCTTCGGGTTGTGGACGAACTTCCGGAAGACATTGGCCCCGCAGTTGGTGCAACGGAAGTTGCTGGTCCCACCGCCCAGCTGTCGAATGTGGACCATCGAGTCGGTCTCTTCGACCGCATCAGCATCGGCCGTCTTCGACTGGGCATGGCCTCCCTTCCAGGAGAGCTGCTTGCCGTGGAACTCCTCCTGGACCGGCGGCGCATCCCAGTCTCCCCACTCGGGGAACATCGCCCGGATCCCACGAGTGACGAGACGCAGGACGTGGTAGGCACTCTTCGCGTGTCCCTCGACGCGGCCGGTGCGGATCGGCTTGGCCGTTGGGCTCAGCCCGTCGCCGTGCTTCCACGGTGCCCGCTTCTCGCCCTTGCGCATCACGGCCACGTTGTAGTGGCCGATCTTCGGGTCCCTGGAGGTCCCGTCGTTGGCCAAGAACATGCGCACCAGTTCGGTGGCCTTGTCCTCGCGCCCATGCGGCCACAGCTCGACCTTCACGACGAGCATCGCCCTAGAACTCCTTGTCCCAGTAAGCGCTGGAGCTGGCGTAGTCCGGATAGTTCCGCTTGAGCCACTCGGTCGCCACGCCGCGCGAGTCGTCGAGCGCCTGGAAGTACCGGCGCCTGATCTCGTCCGAGTCGTTCCGGGTGAGGTCGGGAAACTTCTCTGGGTGCTCGTGTCGGTACAGGATCTTCCGGTTGCCATCGTCCGCGGTCTTGCCGGGCATGTCGGCGTAGATGTCGTAGGCGAGCGTGCCGTCGCGCTTCCGAGCGTCGTAGTCCTCGTGGACGTGGAGACGGACGCTGAGCCCGAGGTGCGCGCTGCGATCGTAGAACGCCGCCTTGTAGAATATCGAGCCGCGAATGAAGCCGCGTGAGTCGACGAGGTCGGACCACATCGCGTGACTGGTCGGGACGATCTTCCACCCATGCGGAAGCATCGCCGGCCGGAAGAGCAGGTCACCGCTCGTCGGCTTCGGTTCCAGCTCGAACCCGAGCGCACGGAGGTCTTCCTCGGTGCAGCCGTTGAGCTTTGCCGGGATCGTCGTACTCGCGGCGAGCTGGGTCTGCCCCTGGCGCTCCTGGTCCTCGATGTAGCGCGTCGAACCGTCACTCATCATGCCGAGCATGTGGATCGTCGGGTCCTCCTTGCTCGTGTCCCGCGGCTGGAAATGCTCTTTCTTCTTCGGCTTCGACATCTGCTCTCTCCTCAGTGCCCGTGGTTGCATCCGATGGTGAAGTTCCGGCCATGCACGGTGACGTGCAGGTCAACGCTCCCGCAGCACCCCAAGCTCTTGCGCCAGCGGTAGTGGCTCATCTCCTTGCGATCGTCGAGCGCGGCGCAGCGGAAGTTGTCCGCGTAGCTCAAGCCCTCGAACATCTTCGTGGCCTCTCTGCGCAGAGCCAACGCCGTGTCGATGTCGTACCTGTCGGCGAGATCTTCAGACGGGAACGTCGGGAAGTTCCCAGCCAAGATCCCTCGCTCGATGTAGCGAACCATCTTCACCCAGTCAGACGGCGTCTTGATCTGTCCGAAGTTGGTCAGAGGCGCCTTCATGCCGAGCCCGTGCACCAGGCCCAGACCCCGTGGAAGCCTGTACGTCTCCTCGTACTTGGCGATCACGACGAACCACTGGGCATCACGTAGCCTGTCGGATCGCGCGCCGTTCTTCTTCGGGTCGAGCGACTCCATCGGGAGACGACTCTCCACGTTCGCGCGCCTGAAGAGGTTGGCCCAGTAGGACTTGTCGCGCCGTTTCCACTCGATGTAGGAAATCTTCTTCAGCCACTCGCTGACGTACGGCCGGTCGTCAGTGCAGAGAACCTCTTCGAGCTTCTTGACCAGCTCGTCGAGAAGGATCCCGTGCTGTCGTCCACGGCCACGCACGCCGTAGATCGTGAGCGGCCGGAAGAAGGCCTCTTCGAGACCAGTCCAGGTCTGAGGTGCTGCGGCCAGCTCGCGCATTACCTCGGGCACACGGTGGTCCACAACGCCATCTGGAAGCACCAGCTCCAGCGTGTCGCGAACCCACCCCTCTGTGATCGCCGGCTTGGTCACGGCGGGTTCAGGCCCTTGGTCAGCCCGGCCTTGGAGCATGCGAGCCAGAGCGTGGACGAGATGTTATCGCCCCTGACACAAACGCTGTCTCGCACAGGGAAGACGAGCGTCACCTGCCATCCGATGAGCCCGGATGCGAGCGACGGGCTGATCCTGATCTCTGCCTGCGCCTCGTGCATCCGACGCTCCAGCTCGACCGCCTGAGCGCCCACCACGTCCGCGTACTTGCTTGCTTCATTCGACATTGAGATCCTCGTCTGACACGAGCCATCTGGCGATGGCGTCTAGGTCGGGCTCGTATTTGGCCGCCGCCTCACGCTGCCTCCTGCGTTTGCGCCGGGAGAGCTTGCTTGGCGGCTGGGGCTGTTCTCGATGATGAACGCCCTCGGCAGCTTCTCGTAGCCACTTCGCTTCGAGAAGCCCTGCGACGGTGGTGTGGAGCTTCTTCCTGATCACACGCTCAGGTTTTCACGCGCCGATACCTGCATCAGCTCGCGCACCTTCGAGTCGTAGTACGCATCCAGCTTGCGCACCTGCTCAGGCCCAAACCGCGTGCAAGTGCCGGCGACCAACTGCTGCGCCTCCTCGTTGGTGATCTGCGCCGAGACGAACTCCGCGGCCACGGCATCGAGATCGGCGAACGCCGCGTCGAGTCGATCGAAGTGATCGACCCGCACCGGTGCTGGCAGGAGCTTGAGGATGGACTTCTCCAGTCCGTCGAGCTGCTCCTCGAAGGTGGTCAGCGCCTTCTTGGCCGTGCCGTGCTCCGAGTCGGCCGCGTGCTTCTTCTTCTTGACCGCCTCGATGCGTTCGAGGCACTCGTTGAGCGCGCTGATCTTCTCCACGCGAACGGCGGGATCGGACGACCGGTCCATGACAGCCGCGAGCAGGTCCGCGTACTCGACGTTGAGGACCGTCACCTCACCGTTGGCTGCGTCCACAGTAGTCTTGGCCTTGGCCATGCGCTCACCAGCCGACTTCAGGTTGGCCAGCGCCCCGTTCATCTCGTTGACCAGCGCCACCCGCTTCTTCGCATCTGCCTCTGTGTACATTCGCCATCTCCCGTATGTGGTCTACGCAAGGTACAGCATCTAATCAAACAGTCAAGAGAGATTATGCGTTGGTCGGATTGCCGTATCCCCACCGGCGCTTGAAGATGATCCCGGCGAGCGCTGCCTCGCGCCCGGCGTCGGTCACGACGTAGGCCGGCATCCCGCCTGTGATCGGATTCCCGTTGCTCGTCTTCCTGGCTAGCCCATCAGTGACGAGCGCGTCCCAGATAGGAGCGTCGTGATCTCCGGCCACGAAGTGGTTGCGATACGGCTTCTTCCATCGCCTGCCACCCTTGCTCTTGTGGCACACGTACGCCTGCACACCGAGGGCGTGGCGCATGAGATCGTGCCCGCTGTGCTCGGTCACGGTCGCGTCTCCCGCTCGATGCGATCCCAGAGACGACTCGTGCGGTAAGCGGTCATGTACACGATGAAGTTGAGCGTGAAGCTGACCAGCCGGATCGCGCGCCCGCCTTCGACACCCATGATCAGTGCGAGAATCTCGGTGACCGCCATGCCCAAGCAGATCGCGGCGAGAAACAGGCAGATCATCCCGAACCAGCTCCGCTTCTTGGGCGGCGCTGGAGACTCCGACGGCTTCGCGTTCTTCCTGTAAATCATGGCTTCTTCCTCAGTCGCGCCGGCAGGTTGTAGTCGTACTTGCGGAGAAGCTCCTGAGCCTCCTCTGCGGGAACCTCTTCGAGGCATGCCGGATCGACCCTCAAGTTGTAGCCCATGTCCGAGCGCAGGTCCTGGCTCAGCCCGCAGTCGCCGAGACGGCTCACCATCACGACCTTGCAGACCGTGCCGGACTTGTAGCCCTTCTCGGCGCAGAACTTGACGGTGAACTTCGTCTGCTCGTCCTCTGGCGTTGTGATCGGAATCATGAAAAGCGGATGCAGGCTTCCCACGTGAATCGTAGGCGCTCGCTCGGGATAGACGCGCACGATCTTGCCGTGCCAGTGGCCGTGATCGACTTGGTCAGGACGAGCCATTACCGCCCGCACTCTTGGCGCGTGAGATCGTAGCCGCGTGCCGCCGTCTTGACCCAGCCGGTCACGTTCGTGTGCTCGGCATCGCGGACTGCGCGGCGCAGCTCGTCAGCCGCCTCTGCAACGTCGCGGAGATCATCGAGCTGCTCGTCGCGGTAGGAGCGGGTTCCGCGCTCGTCACGCCAAAGCCACAGCAGCACCACGTTGCCCACCATGGACACGGCGAGCACGACGAAAAGAAGGATCGTCATGGTGCCCACTTGCGCGGATCGGCGTGCTCTTCGCACCCGAGATAGACGCCCGCCTCGCGCTCGCTCGACCAAAGCACCCCCGGAACGTACTTGTGGCAGCTCCAGCCCTCCGGGATGCCGTCGACCCAGCACAGGCGCGTCACGCCGTCCTTGCCGGCCACAAAGCGAAGCGTGGCCTCGCAGGTCGCCTTACACTGGCGCGGCGCACTATCGCCAGCCACAGGCGCCGAACAGCGGACCGTCGCCTTCTGGGTGTACGTGATCACGGGGCCCCCGCTTTCGCCAGCTCGACGGCCCGTTGGTCTTCGAGGATCTTCCGCTCGACGCACTCGGCGCACGACGGGTCTTCGCAGCTGTGCACCTCTTCCGGATCGCGATCTCCACGGAGAGCCGCCTCGAAAGCCAAGGCCTCGTTCCACGCTCGACACCCACCGCAACAGCCGTCTCGGTGATCTCCCGACGGCTTGAGGATGCGCTTGCGCATCTGAATCGCGGCTCGGATAACGCGCTGGAGCGCATCGTTCTCGACGAGCAGCACGTGACGATCCCGTTCTGCCGGACCCATGATGCACTGCCGACCAGTGCGAACGCGAAGCGGATCTTTGTCCTGCTCCACGTGCTCCTTGTCGTCGGACCTGATGATCGCGTCCCTGTCTTCCGTCATCGTGATGAGGATCTTCACTTCGTACCTCCCCGCGCGTACGGGTGTTTGCTCTCGCCGTGATCATCGGTCGCCGCGCTCGTTGACGCTGCCCATTGGTGGGCCTCACAGTGTGTGCCGGACGAGCCCACCGGCGCTCCGCACGGAGACCCCACGCCCGCGATGCGAACCACGAGCTGACATGCCGCCGGGACCGGCTTCTGACAGCGAGCTTCAGCAGCGTCGCTCCTGGCCTTCTGCCGACCGAGCACGCAGTCGCAGTAGTAGTCCTCCTGCGGTGCGAACTCTCCGGGAGCCCAGTAGTGCCCCTCGCCCTTGCAGATGGTGCACGGGTACTCGCACAGATCGTTGATGGCGCCCTCGACGGACTCCTGGATGGTCCGAGCGACCTCGGCCCTGATGTAGTAGTGCAGCTGCTCACGAGAAGTGCCCGCACCAGCCAAGAACGCATCGCAGTAGACCCAGGCTTCGAGGAGCCCCTCCGCACGAGCCTTCTTGAGCTTGTCCTTGATGAGCATCACCCGGAGACGTAGCCGCTCGTTTATCGACATCGGTCCCTCGTCGCGTCTCTCATCGCGTCTTGCCACTGACGCGGCTCGATTGCAGCACCGCACGAAGTGCAAACGGAGTCTTCGGTGGTGCGGCAGTTGGGAATCCCGCACGCGCACCGCCACCCACGCAGCCCGTTCAACTCATCCTCGGCCAGCGCAACCGCCGTCTCCATGGTGAACTCGTTGCGGAACGCGGCCGAGGCGCCTCCGAAGATGACCCGGGCACGGCTCACGGCCGACGTGCAATGGCGGGCTCGGATGTTGTACAGGTGGACCGGCTCGCCCGACTCGCGGCGCTCGCCGAACACGTAGAACATCGGGGCGACCTTCGCGGGCTTTGCCTTGGTGCGCCCGCTGCCGTTGCACTTGAGGCACACGCCGCCGAGCACATGGGAAAACGCCGAGATGCGCCCACGGCCCAGGCAGCGACCACACTCGAAGTCGGCAATGGTGTTGTCCATGCCTCTACTGAGCCGCCACCGCGAGCCGCCCGGTCTTGTCGGTGAGCCACACGCCACTGGTCACGCTCGACGAGATCCCGAAGCGACCGCCGCCGATGAGGAACATCATGTGCGGGTCGCGTGCGTTGCGCATGGTCTCGTAGACCGCGCCACGCTTGCCCTTCAGCCGGTAGCGAATGAGGTCCTCGGCGAGCTTCCCCTCGAACTTCCCCTCGAAGCGCTCCACCGTGTACACACGACCGCGAATCCCAATCGTTCCCAGCTCGGCACTCATCGCTACCTCCACGCTCATACTAGCGTATGTTTACGCTTGGTCAAGCGCCTTTCTCGCGAACCGGATCGCTGCCCAGGACGTCGAGGATCTCGACGGCCTCCGCGTTGAGTGGCCGGATGACGACCTTCCCGTCTATCACCTCGGACTCGAAGACAGGACCACTGCTGATCATGGTCTTGCGGGAGACGAACCCACGCGTCGTCAGCTCCTCCAAGATCCTTGCATCCTCCGCTTCAAGGATGGTTTTGGCCGAATACTTGGCGGCCTCGCTCTCGATGTCGCGAGCGAAGGCCTTCTGCTTTCGTCGCATCGCCCGCTGCTTGTGCTTGCTCACGTGCTCGGGAACCGGAGTCCCTCCGCCGGGGCACGGCCTGGACGCGTTCCCCAGGTGCATCAAGTGGCACCCCATGCAGACGTAGGCGCCGCAGTTGCTGCACTCCCCGGTCGGTGTCGTGGCGTACTTCCCGCAGGCACGACACGGGTAGCTCTTCTTCTCTGGGACCCTGGACCGCATCCCGGGCAATCCACCACCACCCAGCGCCATCGTCATGGCCAGGAACTCGGCCATCTTCGACTTCCTGGGCTTCGGTTCCTGAGTGTTCTTGATCTCCAGGACCATCTTGGGCTCGGGCACGCTGCCCGCGGCATCGACCAGCGCGGCCAGCTCGAACGGCGTGAGCTTGGACTTGGGTTCGTCGGTCATCCTACGCCTCCGTACTTCCGCTGGTGATCGCGACGAAGATCCGCGGCCTCCTTCTCGAAGACCTCGGCCAGGTCGCGCAGCCGGCGTGCATCGGTGTCCTTGCCCTCCGCGAAGCACGCTCCAGCGAGCTGCCGAAGACGTGGCCCGAAGCCCTCTCGCGCGGAGATCTGCCCCAGCTCGAAGTTCTCCGCCTTGCCCTGCTCCACCGGATCGTCGTTGTCCTCGACGTCGTCCGGGTGAGTCGACGCGACGTAGTGGTAGCCCGCTGGGCACACGAGATTGACGCACATGTCGACGAAGTCCTCTTCGCACGCCGTGCAGGTGAACTTCCCCTTGCTCACACGGTTCTCCCGCGTTTCACTGCGTATTCGGCATCGAGTCGAAGCCCGTGCTGCGCCAGTTTGCGCGCCTCGCGGCACGCGTGATCGTCACCGACTGCACTCAGCGTCGGCAACTGCCGAGCCCAGAACCGGAGCCACCATGCGACACGTCGACTGTGTGCACGGGCAGCTTTCACGGCTGCCTTGCGTGTCTCTGGCGACCGCGCCCGACTGACGGCGCGATTCAGCGTGTACTGATCGGTCACGGTTTTACCGCATCCCGGTGTCGACGCCACATCGTCTGAGCGCAGTCCTCTTGGTCGAGAGCTGCCGCGATGAACTGCACGCCACCGGCGCTCTTGTTGGGTCCGCTGCCGAACGCCACCGAACGTGACCAGATCTCACGCGTGTTGTCGTCGTCCGGACCGGTGCAGTCGTACAGCGCGTCACGGACATGCACTTCGTAGTGCACGCCATCCGCATCACGCTCGGTCCGCAGGATGACGGCGCAGATGTTGACCGCGTGCGCATCGAGCCACGCCAGTGACCGCTCATCCACCTCGTGCTCCCACCCAATGCCTGTCGTCATCGGTCCTGTCTCCTGGTTGCTGTCGCTTCGACTGCGTACATGAGGTCCGGCGTTTCGCACACGCGGACATGAATGCGCGTGCCGTCGTCCAGCACGATCGCGTCGAGATTCATCACGGCGCCCGCGTTGGTGCGCACGCGCGACTGCACGATCTCCACGATGCGCCGGCCGACTATGCCGCGTGACTTCACGACCTGCCCCGGCGCTTCTTGTGCTCGCGCTTGCGCCGCTCACGCCGGTTCCTCGGCCACGAAGCATCGTCGAAGCTAACGGCGGCCTCTATCATGCCCATGGACGACCGACGGGTCATGCCTGGATGTGGCTGTGGACGCGACCCGTCCGCGTTCACGAGAACGACCGCTCCGTCACGAGCAGCATCGCGGATCTTCTCGTCGAGGTTGTCGTTCGGCCCAGACCCGATCACGAGAACCTCGCCACCGCCTTGACTGCGACCCTTGAGCTGAACGAGCTGCATCTCGCCCTCCTGCTCTTGCTTCGAGAGCACGAGCGCGACATCCGCCGACCGCGAAGACGCCAAGGGTTCGGCGATGTGGTGCTCAGGCACGACCTCGACATCCGTCACGCCCACGAAGGTGGCGATGTCGTCTGCCTGATAGTGCGCCTCGTCCAACTGCGGGTAGGGCCCGGCCATGTGCGATGCGCCGTTGACCTTGTAGGTCACCATGTACGAGTCAGGCATGACGCTATGCTACATCATGGTAGCGGTTGGTCAAGCTAATATCTCTGCGGATTCTGTCTTCTGGAAAGCGACAGAAGTCCAGAGACCGAAAGCTCGACAGCGGTCACGCGCTCTTCCAGGACCCTGACCGCCTCGGGCGTGTTGAGGATCGCTGGCCGTTCACCCAGCGGCGGCGGCACCTCGCCAGCCCATTCGCCGGCCTCGTCGTATGCCGTCTCGGTGCTTGTCCGGACGGGCTCCGGCTCGGTCGCGCGCCTGGACGGAAACGTGGACAGCCTGACGTCCGCGTTCTCGAAGCTCACCTTCGCGTTCGCGTCCTTCTTGGCAGCGAAGTGCCCCGAGAGCGAGTTCATCATCGCGACCAGGTTCCAGCGGAGGATCTCCTCCACGTCGCCGTCGTAGTTGCCGCTGGCCTCCGTGTCCTCGATGACGAACGTCGTCTGGACGTTGAACCGACGAGTGAGCCGAAGCTGCGATGGCACGGGCGGGGCATGGCAAAAGTGCGCCGTGATCTTGCTGGTCCCGTTGATCGGGTTGGCGACGCTCTCACGGTTCGCCTCGCACGCCGGGCACGCCGGCTGCTCTGCGTGGTGCTGCGCGCGGTCGGCTTCGGTGGGGATTGAGACGAGGGTCATCGACGCTTCTCTGACCCACGCGGCCACGCCAGGCGGTGCGTAGAAGTTGCCGAACTCGTCACGCAGCACGCTGCCTTCCGGGCAGTCCCCGACGCGCACGAGCTTACCGATGTCGGCGGACGTCAGTGGAACCTCGATTCCCTTTGACCTCAGATCGTCTCTCGCCTCGGCCGATGAGCTGAATCTTGGACCCGCTCCCGTGGGCTCGTTGGAGCGAGCCAGCTCATCCGCCGCTCTCTTCTGCATCGACTCCTCCTCGGCAGCGAAGCACGAAGGGTGGTAGGCGTCGCTCACGAGACTCCCGTCAGCCGCCTTCCGCGACACACTCTTGTAGGGCGTGCCCCTGGTGAAGATGTGCCTACAGATCACGCAGGCCAGGGTCATGCCCTCGTAGGTCTCTTTCTCTCTCGGCGGTGGTGCAGCCATCAGTTCCTCGGTTCGTTCGTGACGTCGTCGGCACGGTAGCTCAGAAATGTACCCGCCTGTAGAGCGAACAGGAGCTTGTTCCTGTCCGCGGTCATCTCCTTGAGAAGACGAAGAGCACGATCACGCTGACGACGAAGCTCCACCAGCATCACCCACTGAACGCAGACGTTCACGAGCAAGAACAGGTGGAGCGCTGCCAGCAGCCAGATCACCTGGTTCTCTCCATCATAATGCGATTGGCCATGCGCCGATCCACGCCATGAGCAAGCAGGCTCTCGAACTCAGCCTGGGCCCTGGTGAACTCGTTGACCGACTCGTCGCTGCACGAAGCACAGAACGGGAAGGTTGCCACTACCGGATCCCGGCCCGCCGTTGGCTGCTGGCATCTCCGGCATGGCAACACTTCACGCAGGACCGTCATGCCGGTGGCGTCGTGCGCTTCGGGATCAGCACGCAGAACGTTGCGATCGTGTCCCCGGGAGAGTTGACGCCGTCGAGCCCGGTGATCGTCTCCGTGTCGAACCTCATGTCGAACACGGCGACCTCGTCCTTGATGGCCGCGATGTCGGCGAACGCCTTGCTGTACGCGAACAGGTTGGCTTCGGGGATGACCTTCAGCGCGTCGCGCACGGCCTGGAACTCGGTGACATCCGCCGGATCGTCACCGCAGCCATGGCACTCGGGATGGAGCTGAAGGGCCGCGATCGGAATGACTCTCTCCATGAGATTGCCGTTCAGGTCGAACCACATGCAGTGCATGCGACTTCCGTCCATGACCGACTCGGCAGCCGTCATCAGGACGCTGTGGCTGCTGCCACGAAGCACCACGTTGTCCCCAGCCTTGATCTCTTCCTTCTTCTTCTCGTCCATTGTCGTTTCTCCCTCAGCTGTTGATCCCCGAGCACCACGGGCATGTGGTCCCGGTCTCTCGTCCGTGCGGGCAGAATGTCCGCGCTTCATTCGGCGTCGGCACGATCGTGATCGTGACCGCTGGGTTCAGTGTCGATGGATGTGGACAGACCGGGCACCCGCCGGTGAGGCATGCACCCGGGTACACCACAGCTGTGGATGTCAGGACAACCGCAGCGCTCCATGTGCTCGTTCATGTCAGCCGCCCCATATATCACATACTAGCATAGCGCAACCGATTGTCTAGCGCTTTCACGCCTCGCCGAGATCGAACACGTGCCAGACGAACTCGCCGACCTGCGTGGTTCCGACGTACGCCGCCTCCACGTCCACTTCGTGACCTGTGCCGAACACACACAGATGGCGCCGCACCATGGGTGCAGAGGTGTTGACCAGTGCCCACACGCAGCATGCGTACGGACTTTGACCCTGCGCGCCCACATGCAGCAGCTTCGCGCCGGCAGGCATCTCGATGCTGTTGGTCCCGAACCCGACCGTGAACTTGTGAATGGTCTTCACGTCATTGCTCCGGAGCTGCGCACGTGCACGACTCCACCGCCCCACCCATTGAGTACGGATTGACCTCGACGTACGCGAGCCGCATGTCGAGCCCACGGCAGACCTCGGCGCAGTCGGCGACCTTGCCGGCGCTCGTGCATCCGGCAACAAACAACAGCGCGATCGTGATCATGATCTTCATCGCAGTTTCCTCTCCTCAGCGCGGCCATGGCACAAACGGCGTTTCGTTCTTCTGGTAGAGCGGGTGGATCGGTTGTGGCCGCTTCGAGGCGCCGCCCGTCGTGAAGCCGAGAACGTGAAGCGTGTTCGGAAGCCACCTACGAAGCAGCTCCTCGACAACAACGTCTCGACCCATGAAGCTGCCGTGGGCTCCCCAGGCGCACACGACCATCTCGGCCTTGGCCGCCTGGTCGGAGATGTAGATGTCGCACTCGGGGTTGCCCACCGGGTCCTTGCCGGCCTCGACGGCGCGCTTGAGATCGCTCGGGTCCTTGCTCCGGAACGCGAAGAGGTTGACCACCACGATCTCGCCGAACCCAGCACGCGTAGAGAAGCCAACGATCTTCCGGATGGTCGGGTCATCGACGAACGCATCAGCCTTGCTCGGGTTCAGCATCACCCAGAGGATGCGCCGGGTAGACGGCGGCACGATCCGCATGAGCATGTAGCGGTAGGTGCCGGTCGGATCGATCAGCGCCGACCTCTCATCCTTCTCCTCCGGTCCGTACTGGATCTGGAAGAGCGTGCCTTGCCGGTCTGTCATTTTGCTCGTCCCACGAGTCATCGCGCCCCGCCGCATCGAATCCAGCAAGACCCCTTGCCATCCTCGGGCACCTGGATGAGCGGCGGCGTGTAGAACGCAAAGGCGCGCGTCCCCTCCATCATGTGCTCGATGTACCGCACCGTCTCATTGACCCGGTCGGCCGAACTGATCAGCGCCGGCCGAGCCGTACGAACGATGATACTCAGCACCTCTGGCCGGTGCTTCCCGTTGACGAGCACCGCACAGATCGGTGTCTCAGCCACGACGACGACGACCCCAGGCGGGACGTGCACAGACTCGAACACGGCACGCGCGAACGACTTGCTGGCCTCGATGTCGATCTCAGTCGAGTGCCAGCCATCCTCCTTGTAGCGCCGAAGCCACAGGAACCAGACCAGGTCAAAGAGCGGCAGCAAGTTGATGGCCCCAGCCGGCAGCGTCTCGTGATCGAACGCGTCGATCATGGAGCGTGGCACGACCGTGGCCACCGGCGGATCGTTCGTCTCGGTGATGATGCCGGTGTCCGGGTCGACGGTGCCGCGAGTCATCACGCTGACGGCGACTTTACCCACGAACCGGCCGGCGCAGCGAGTGAAGTCCGGCTGTGACATGCCGCAGAGCGTGCCGAGCGGGGTCGTCCCCCAGCAGGCACGACCGCACGCAGAACACTGCCCGGACTGAGGCGAGGTCAGCTCATCGAGAAGGCTCATGGCGTCCTCGGAACCGGCAGCACGGGCATCACCGGGTTGCGACACACCATGAGCCGCTCAGTGCAATCTCGAAGAGCGCGTCCCAGGCCCAGCTCCTCATTGCGATCGACGCACCGTCCCCACCCCGCTTGGTAGGCCGCGTCGAGCTGGGCATCGCGTTGCAGCATCACGAAGTTCGGGCACTCCTGCTCAGGTCTCCCGAACCCGCGAAGAGGCGGCCTGGCCGCTATCACTGCCCGCGCATCAGCAGCTCGCGCATCCTTGCACGCCACGAGGTCCGTCGTGAGCGCCTCGACAGCGCCCGCGTCACGTGCCCCGGACATGACGATCATCAGCAGCGCGATCGACAAGGCGATAGGGGCAACGAGCCACACGACCTTGACGGCTTCCTTGATCAGCTCCCGGACGTTGACCCAGTGCCAGTACCACCGGCCACGCGGCTCGTCGTCGTTGTTCTCTGAGGTCACTTGGTCCTGATCTTCTTCCCGGTCACCGGGTCGGTACGTGGGTTCTCTCGATCGAAGTTGGCCTCGATCTTCTCGCGATGGTTCTGCGTGGCGAGGTTGGCGTTCTCCTGTGCCGCGCGAAGATGGAACAGCTCCTTGTTGTCCTTCACCATCTCGGCCTTGCGCTCACCCAGCGCCTCGTTGTCCAGGCAGATCTTCTGGATCTTGGGGAGCATGAAGGTGGCGATCTCGACACGATGCTTCGAGGTCGGCGGGCTGTACGTCTTTCCATCGCTGTGGCTCCTGCCGCCCATGAAGATCCCGTAGGGCTTCCGCAGCCACAGCACCGTCGAGTATAGGTTCCTCGCCTCCGCGATGTCGAACCACGACTTCCCGCTGCCCTTGAAGCCAAAACTGTCCGGCAGCCTCGTCAGATCAGCCTCGATGTCGAACTCGATCCGGTGTGACGAGGTCATCACGTCCGAGACCACCCACCTGCGGAACTTCTTGCCCCTCAGCCGTTCGAGGTCTGCCCTCAAGAGCTTGAAGAACTCCCCGAGCGTCGCCGCCTTCTTGAACGGATGGGTCGCCTTCGCCATCACTCACCTCCAGAGCTGAGCTTGGGATCGTTGATCCCGGGGTTGAGATCGCAGAGGATGGCCACTGCATTCAGGACACGTGCCCGACCCTGAAGAGTCGGCATCCCACGAACGGCCCGATAGACCTTCAGGACCGCCTCGCCAATGACGTCCTGCTCCCTGAAGATGTTGACGAGCAGCGCCGGATCGCTAGTGTCGAACGGCGTGGGCCCAGGCTCCGGCTTCTTCCCTGGGGACGTGCCCAGGTCTCCGAACAGCGGATCGAACTCTGCCGGGTTCGGCAATCCGTGGGACCGATGGTGCGACGGGATGTGGGCACGAATCGAACCCTCGGACCTGAGCCGAGCCTTCCCGGGGAAGCGCTTACGATAGGCCTCAACGACCAGGCTCTTGATCTTGCCCAGCCGACGCTCTGCGTGAAGGAAGTTTTCCTCCTCCTGGGTCCACTCAATCGGTCGTGCGTCCAGGTGCTCCACCCGACTGAAGATCTCCCGGTCGGTCCGACGCTTGTGGCGAGCGAGCTTGAACTCCTTCCGGTAGGCCGCGACGATCTCTCCAGGGACGAGCTTGTCCTTTCTCTTCAGGGCGATGAACTCGTCTTCCTCGGGGGTCCACGAAACCTTCGCCGCCTCCAGGTGCTCGCCACCCTGCGGGGTACGAAGAAGCAGTGGCGGGATTGTCCGCCCGTCCCCTCGTCGATGACCTTCTCGCCAGTACACGAACCCGAGACGCACGAGCCTGTTCGCCGAACGCATCCAGCCAGAAGCCTTGCGCCCCGACGGCTTCGTTGCCCCGACGGGATGCGCGGCTGCCTCAAGGAGCAGCTTCTGTTGTGGCGTGAGACGTGGAATGGCTTTCATCGGCGTTACCTAGCGCATGGTTAGCGCTTGTCAAGGACAACTGTGCGCTTCTGGTCGCTCTCTCTTGAGGTAGTCCTTCGCACTCGGATGAACCTCCGAGTCAACGAGCAGCCGGCGCACCTCGTCGAGCGGCATGTACCGTGTCCAGGCGCACCACGCGCCGTTGAACGGACACCACTCGTTGATCACGAACGTCTTGCTCTCGCCGAGACCCGTCCACTCTCGAAGGTAGGACTCCAGCTCGTAGTTTCGGATGCGCGAGTGATCCTTGCCGTCGTTGGCCATGAGGCAGTAGAGCCGAAGCGCTTCCTCCCTCGTGACGAAGTGGACCACGACGTCGTTCACGGTGACGCTGTCGGCCACAGCGATCTGTTCCTTCACGGTCTCAGGGACCATGCGGACGATGGTGGCGATCACGGGCCCTGCCCAGGCAAGAGCCAGGTGAGCTGAATGCTGCCGAACTCCCGCCGCTCTATCTGGGCGGCACCACAGTCGCAGCACCACTGCTGAAGCAGTCCTCCGTACGCTGGCACCACTCGAAGCGTGCGCTTGTGCTGGCATCTCCTTGGAATCCCCAGCGTCACGTACGGGCTCTCGTCTTCCAGCTCGTTGATTCGCTCCTGTCGGACGAAGTTGGCGACGAACTCGACGAGAGCATCCCCAGATACATCCAGGCTGGGGGCTCCCTTCTCACTTGCCGGGACGACGGTCACGTCTCCGCTGAGATCGCTATTGTGGTGGAACCGCGTTCCGTCCTTGGCGAAGAATGTGTGACTCATGAGGGGGACCTGTCTGCTGAGATCTACGTTCGAGGGAATCCGCTCCCTCGTTCCTGATCCACGGTTAGCCTATAACACAGTCTGGCAAATCGAGGGCCATAGGGTGAGAAAGAAAATCCCAGGCCGTGACGCGTCAGATCAGTCCTTCCATCCCACCAAGAGATCGGATGTAGACCTGAAAGACGGTAGTGCCTGGCGTGCTCTTGGACGGTTCGGGTTCGATCTTCGCCCCCCAGACGTTCTTGCCGTAGGTCGTCGAGATGTAGTCGGCCCACTCCTGGGCTTTCTCTCTTGTCGTGAACCTTGATGAGCCCCGCCCAGGGACAATCCAGTCACCCGGCACGATCTTGCCGTTGACGCGTGTTGCCTTGCTACTCACTTGCACAGCCGGCGGTTGAAGGATCCCTTGGACTCGGGCTCCAGGTGCAGCTTGTTCACGGCGTCGAGATAGAACCTCATCCAGGCGCTACTGACTTCGGGATCCGGGTGCCCGTAGGCAACGACCTCGGCGGCGTGCACCATGTGCATCGTCCAGTGCATCGGCAGACACTCGCAACCATCCATGTCGAAGAGCCCGACCGCGTCCTCAGCGACGATGGCCTTGCCAGTGATGTCCCTCCCGATGAACCCGCTTGCTGGATCGGCGTTCTTCAGGACGACAGATCGAAGAGCCTTCGTATGAGGCTTGCCAGCTCCACGCTTCGGTACGACGTCACACCCACGAAGCGCGACCAGTAGGACGGTCTGCTGCATCAGGGGCAGCGTCTCCACCCAGTCCTGTAGAACGCTGTTGCGCGTGGCAGGCTTCGGTTCGGCACGCCGATGGTAAGCCGGGTCGTACGCCTTGCACTCGCACTGGGTGCACGAGAAATCCGCGCGATGCTTGTGCGGGACACCCGCATCCTGGCATTCGCAGCAGTGTGGATGTTCGCGCGCCGGCCGACCAAACCATGCCGTTGCCCCGCACGTCGAGTTGAACGCTCGATTGCGATCCCCACGGTCGACGAGATTCCTCATGTCGGCCGGCATTGCCAGATCCGGGTCCATCTGAAGATCGAGGCGAACCCGATCGTGCTTTGGCCACTCGTCGTTCGGATAGACCCCGGACAGCGGCCCGCAGTTGCTGACACGGAAGCACTCGCTGTCGTGGCACCCGTGATGACACGTCCCACCATCTGGACATTGGCCACCGGCACGTTGTAGATCGGTCTTCGGCATGATGATTTACCGTATCTAGCCGATGACCAGCGCTTGTCAAGCTCAGAACGTGAGCAGGTTGCGAACGAACTCTGGCGTGAGCTTCACTCCGGCCGGCAGCGGCTGCTTGCGGTAGCAGCTGTCCGCGAACGGCACAAGCGGGAACGCTGCCCAGTTCAGGCCGAACTTCTGGAATGCCTTGATCAGGTGGACCGTGCTGTCCTCCTGCTTGAGCTTGCTCTGAACGGCCCAGAGGATCGATGTCCACGAGCGCGTCATCGCGACCTCTTGAGCCACCGGACGAACGCCTCATTGCGAAGCGATCTGTCGCGCCTGGCCTGAATCTCCTCGATCACCTTCTCGGCTGCGTAGCCACGGTGATGGACGAGGTACTCGGCAACGACGAGCGCCGATCTGTTGCGTCCCTCCGCGCAGGTGACCAGGACAACCTTGCCCTGCTTTCGCGCCTCGTGAACGCGCATTGCTGCACGAGAGATCTCGGCAACCTGGCTGTCGACGTAGTGGTTGTCGGAAAGGAGAATGGCTGGATGAGCGTTCCCTTGAACAGGTGAACCGCGATGGCCCCATCAGCCGGCTTCACCAGCTCCAGGGTTACCAGGCAGCGCGCGAAGCTCACGTCCGAACAGGATGCTCTTTGATGAAGAGCCTCCACGCCTCAAGGCGATCGTTGGCCACGGGCCCGACCACTTCGCCGATGCCGGTGAAGGCGCGGACGTAGTAGCCGTGCGTGCCCCACTTCCCGGCACTCCCGATGACGATGGCCACGTCGGACGCACGCGAGGCAACCTTCGCGTCGTGCCTGAGCAGCTCGTACTCGTTCCAGTAGCCATCCGGCCACACGATCTTTGCGTCGTCGACTTGCACGGCCTCGCGCGCAGGGGCGAGGTAATCGTCGTAGTCGTAGTCGAACGAGTCCGATCGAAACTGTCTCTTCACGTCGCTTCCCCTTCGTGTGTATCGTGAGTCACCGACGGTACACTATGCAAATCGATTGTCAACCCAACCGACGCGCCATCATCAGTGGCCTTTTGTGTCGACCGTTCAAGACATCGCGCCGAGCTGTACACGTCACGCGCCGGCCTGTTCGCGTAGGTCAGGTGCAGCACCGACCACCCATCGGGGATTGACTTCGGGCCACCTGGCAATGGGTAGATCGAGCTGCATCCGTGACACTCGATGCACCAGACCAGTTTGGCGAGATGCGTCCCACGCTTGGCGTAGCCCAGCGATCGAAACCTCTCCGATACTACGTCCGTCGAGTGGTTCACTTGATGAACCCGGGTTCATGCAACTTCACGATGATCGGACTGTTGGTGGCGCCGAGGTTGAACTCCAACGTCAAGGCCTCGATGGCAGCCAGAACATGCCCTGGTCTGCCGTCCTCGTTGGGCCTCACGACGATCGTGCGACCTTCGATGCTTACGATGCTCAGACCTCGACGCAAGGCGAGCTTCGACAGGAGATACTTCGAGAGCGGATTGAAGGTCATATCAGTCCACGTCGACTGCCGTCGACCCGAACAGGCAGACGCAGATCGGTGAGAGTGGAGGATGGTACGTCGTCGGATTGTTCCGCATCTCGACCAGGTCGCCCTCTGCGGCCAGGCAGTACGAGACGCAGAACTGATGATCGCTCGCGGCTCCAGCGAGCGCTGCCTCGTTGTTCCTGTTCGATCCGGCCGGCACCACACACGATGTCGTCATTGCGACGGTGACCAGCGCGAAGATCTTCCGGGTCGTTTTCACTGGTTCTTCTCCCATGCCTGACGAACACACTCGACGCGCTCACGAGCCACGAGCCCGAGCAGCATCGTGACGAGCGCATCCCACTCCTGGATGCTGCTCATGAACGGGATCTGTCCACCCTGAAGCCCCTCACGAAGCCAGACCAGCTCCGTTGGATGAAGCGGAAGCGACTGGTTGCCCAGGCGCGCACGCGCGATCGATCGCACCCGGTTGCCCGGATCGTTGCGCACTGCCCAGAGACGAACCTCCTCCGCGACGTTCGCACTGTAGAGCGGCTCATCTCGGGCCAAGCCTGACCCGTCGCAGTAGTCGCACGCCTTCTTCTTGCCGTGACAGATCGGGCAGATCTTCTCCTCGGTCATGGGTTCCGTCTCTTCCACAGGGGCCGCTCGCCACCCGGATCAGGTCGCAGCGTCTTCGCCTGAACGATGAACCGTGCACCAGCTGGCTCGGTGCAGACGGAGTAGCCGCGCACCTCGTCGCCCCACTCGATCGTGCCCGCGAGCACCTGGTCTCCTCTCTGCGAATGCAGAACGAAGGTGACAGGTTCTCCACGGCGCTCCTTGCAGTCCTCGAAGAGGCGGGTCATCGGTTCTCCACCTTGCGTGCGTCCTGGTGTGTGGCATACCTCGGCCAGTGCGCACTCGCAAGGCATTTCGATACCGCGTCTACCCAACACCTATGCAGGTGGCGCGCATCATGCGGTGGGAAGGCGCGTTGCGGTTCCTGTGGAACCTGGCGAACGAGCAGCGACTTCTCGGCATGACACGCAGCAAAAGCGAGCGCCGGTACTACACGGCGTTCGACCAGATCAATCAGCTCACCGAACTGCGTGCCGAACTGCCGTGGCTCGCCGATGTCCCACGCAATGTTTGCGCGCAGATCATCATCGAACTGGACAAGGCCTGGCAGCGTTGCTTCAAGAAGCTCGCCCGTGCACCACGCTGGAAGCGCAAAGGCAAGGATTTCCTCGGCCTCTGCGAACCGCATCCGAAGACCTGGCGCCTCGACGACAATGTCATCCGCTTCCCCAAGATCGGCAACCTGCACGCAGTCATCCACCGACCACTTGAGGGCACGCCCAAGACGTGCACTATCAAACGCGACGGCGACCAATGGTTCGCCTCAATCTCGTGTGAGGTTGAGGTCCCAGAGCCAATGCCACGCACGGAACCCGTCGTTGCACTGGACCGCGGCGTCGTGAACGCCGTCGCTGACTCCGACGGGCGCCTCGTTGAATCTCCACGCTTCTACACCAAAGCCATGAAACGCTTGGCCCACGCCCAGCGCGCTGTCGACCGCAAGAAGAAAGGATCGAAGAACAGAGAGAAAGCCAAGCTCCGCGTCATGCGCATCCATCGTAAGGTGAGGCGTCAACGCGAGCACTTCGCTCATACCCTCAGCGCCGCCTACTCCAAGAGCCACGGAGTGATCGTCATTGAGGCTCTCAAAATCGGTAACATGGTACACGCCAACCGCGGTCTCTCGCGCAGCATTCTCGACTCTGGGTGGGGTATGCTGGTCGAGTTCATGCGGTACAAGTTGGCATGGTCTGGCGGCACACTTGTCGAGGTGCCGGCCGCGTACAGCTCGCAAGCGTGCTCGGAGTGCGGACGCGTCGACAAGACGTCGAGGCGCTCGCAGTCCGAGTTCGTATGTGTTGGCTGTGGGTACGTGGATCATGCAGATCTGAATGCCGCGAAAGTTCTAAAACAGCGTGCGAATCGCTCGCTGAAGCCTGTGGAGGGGACGCTGCTTGAGGGCACCCTGCGAAGCAGGAAAGGTCTGCGCGTCGCAAGACGTTCGACCAAAATCACTGCCACCTGCGTGACGATTACCGACGCACTTGTGCAGTAAGATGATTACCGGTTCTCCGGCTTCACTAGCGCGTTGTACATCTCCTCGAAGTTCACGGCCGGCACGATCCGCGACCCAGCCATTTGCCAGAAGAAGTGCGGGCTGTGCTTGGTCGGTTTGCAGAGCCAGTAGAACGGCTTCGCCCCGCCGTGCTCGTCCCACGTCTTCTCCCAGTGGCTCTTCCAGGCCTTCCACTCCTCGACGTGTTCCGGCCGCAGGAACAGCGGCGGGTCCAGGAACTTGATCCGCGGCATGGGTGCGTTGGCGATGCGCAGGATGACGCCCACGTTGCGCGTCTCCCCACGCATATCGTCGGCGATGTACCTGCCGAGGAACCACTGGTGTTCGACTGGAGTCGTCATCGAAGAGACAGCTTCCTGGCCCTGAGCTTCCTCTTCTTGCCGTGAAGATCGGTGTAGAAGAAGACGCGTCCACCATCGAACAGCTCCGGCCCCAGCTCGATACCGACCTCTGCCAACTTCTCTCTCATCACTTCGACCGTGGCCCCGTCATTGGCTAGGCGAACCTGATCGCACTTGAGATCCGCCTCCTGTTCCGCTCGAACATAGGCGTAGGTGACGGACGCCTCGCTTGGCGGAAGCAGTGCGATGTCGTTCCCTGCACGGAGACAGGCGCCGCACCATCGAAACCCGGGCTTGAGCTGACTGCCCTCGTCAGCCACGAAGGACGCCTCCGGAGTCTCCCCGCACAGCGGACGCTGATCGTCGTCATCTGGCTTGCAGGCGTGGATGACCTGGCTCTCGAACGGTGCCCGCGTGACGTTCGCGCCACACCAGCCGACACACACCGCCCGGTCGTGAGCAGTGATGCAGGTACATGGGACGAGCGGTGTCACGGGGAGCCGAGTGCCTCCCACACGCGCTTGATCACTTCGTCGTCGATTTCGCGCTGATCATCCATCGCCTTCTCGACGCGGTCGCGGATCTCGCTGATCTTGGGCGGCCAGCTCTTCCAGAAGCGGACGCTCTGGATGTCGCCGGTGACCGTAGCGGTGTCCGTGTACGGATCCGGATCGTCACCGGGCGGAGCCTCGACGATCGAAACCTTGAGCTGCCCGGAGACGTGCTCGTGCGTGACGTCCCAGACCGCACGATCGTCGACTCCGTACTTCACGTGGAACCGATCACCGGTGGGCTGGAGAACGATAACGCCCTCCTCACCGTTGAACTCGTCGCAGCCATCGGCGTTGCCTTCGCACTCGATGAGATCGTCACTGCCGCCGTAGATCTTGATCGTCTTCATCACGCCTTCTCCTTCGTGTGTTCCAGCCACGCCGCATCGAACTCGACATCGTTGAACGTGACCGTCTCGCCATCCAGCTGCTCCCAGCGCACGTCGTCGAACCACTGGGAGGCCAGATACGCCCACGCCGCTTCCTTGCGTTCGTGCTTGATGTCCCAGACACGGATGAGCACGGTCAGGGCTCGCCACGCATCAGCAGCGTTCACGTCCTTCTTCGGCAGGAGGCCGAACCGCTCCCAGTTCATCCGAGTGGAGAAGTAGAAGATCACGGCGAAGAGGCGATCCCACTTCTCCGTGGGAACAACGCGAACGGTCGAGGCGTCCATCTCGGCGGCCGTTAGATGGGTCACGCGATAGCCTGGGCGCCCACGAGTGAAGACCTCGACTGGGATCTGCGCCAGCGTTGCCTCCAGTGGATGCAGGGTGGGGAAGGCGCAGTCGACGTCCGCAACCTGTGGAACAGGGATCATCAGATGTCTCCCTCGTCCTGAGCGCTGTCGTCGTTGAGATCCTGCATGCGAGGATCGTCGTCGCCCGGCCTCTCCTGCGGCACCTTTAGGCTGGCGACCAGCTTCTCACGGTGGAACTCCAGCGCCTGAAACTCCTTGTACTCCGGCGACTCCCAGTCCGCCTCGTCCCACGGCGCCTTGTTCTCTCGGATGGCCGCCCACTCGGCATCCGTCAGCGCACGGAACTCACCGTCAGGGGCAGCATCCCCACCCTCGTCGATACCCTCCCCGTTGACGCCGGACGACCAGGTGTACTTGCCCTCCCAGATGGAGATCCCTTCTGGTGCATCGTCGAGCCCAAGATCGTCGAGCGAAGTGAACCCAGCCTCGCTCTCCACTTCCAGATGGATTCCTACCCAGTGAAGCAGACATCCGTTGCCCATGCCTCCGTGCGCTACCACCGCACGGCTGGGCTTGTCGCTCCGATAGTGCATTGGAACGAAGGACGACGGCGCTGGCGTGAACAGACTCATGACGCGGAACCTATCATGTAACGAGCGCCTGTCAAGAACGTGCAGATCGAAACGCGCTGACGACCGGATGATTGAGGATCGCGGTGAGCGCTACGCCTGCCGCATCCGACGCTCCCTCTTTCGCTGGGCCGGTCGTTTCATTCGAGGTCCACCCCGTCAGCTCGAACACACCTTTTGCCACGTCAGCCTTGCTGGCGTCCTTGTCCTTGCCGATTGTGATTCTGACCTCGCCTGCCTGAACTGTGATTGGGATCAGCCTCTTCGCAGCACAGGCCGTTCGAGAAATCCCGTACGCCAGTCCAAGCCCCTTCGCACCAGCCGATGACTGTGACCCCGCCGGTGACTCGATTGCCACGATGACCGGCACGCCGTAAGAAAGCGCTTCATCCAGAACGGCCAGGATCGTGTAGGCGATCGAATCGACGCGCGGACCATCCTTGTCTGCGGCGTAGAGATGAGCGCTCTTGGTGGGTGGCTTGGTGCGAGCGCACCCAGCATGACGCACCTTCGGGTGAGCCTCGATCGTGACGATCGCCCACCCGAACGCCGTGAAGCTGCCGTCGAATCCGACGAGCAATGGCGTCGTCGCGATGATCGGACAGTCCGGATTGAGCGCCCCGAGATCGACGTTCATTTGACCGCCAGGGACTTGTCCCCGGACTCCAGGTGCGCGCCTGGAACGATCGTACCCGCCTCGATGGCGGCCTTGATGTCGTTCTTCTTCGGCTCCTTCGTCATCTTGATGAACTCTGGCGGGAGCAGCTCGACGTTGTCCACGATGACCGACTTCTTGGCCGGGCTGACGGAGAAGGAGAAGAGCCTCGTCTTGAGCTTGCTGAGGTTCGCGACCAGGAGCTGGGTGAGGAGGTAGTCCTTGATGCTCTTGGCGCGATTCTCCAGCGCCTTTCGACGTCTCTCCAGCCTGGCCTCTTCCTTCTTCAAGACTTCGGCTTCCCCGAGCCACTCCTTGTGCATGACCATGATGGACGTCGCCTTGACTTCGATGGCGTCCTCGATGGAATCGAGCGCTGCCCGAAGCGTAGACGCCTGCGCCTGATCATGACTCGCCTGGTCCTTGTCGTCCGTCTCGTTGTCGGCGTCCGCTTCGAGGCGCTCCGAGAGCGTGCGATAGGCATCGCTCAGTTCGTACAGCTTCATCTTCGTTCCTCCTGCTTCTACGGTGCGAACGGCCAAACTACCGCGTCACGAGCAACGATTCAAGATCTACTTCACGCGTCTGAGCTTTGGCCGTCCGCGTCTACAGTCATGGCACTGCGGCTGGTTGCGGATGACGCTGTTCCCGTCGGCGTCCTCTACGGAACGCAGCCCCACCTTTGCTGCCGGCTTCCAGAGCTTGCACTTCGAGCACCGAAACATCGCCGCAGTCAAGACCAGGTTGACCGGCCACTCGACCCTGTACTCGGGGCCCAGATCGTCGGGCTCACGCAGCGACACGAGAACGCCTCATCTGAGCACGCGGCTCTTCCATCACGGCCTCTTCCGGAGATCGTCCCCGGGCCATCCGATCCCAGGCCGTCTTGATGTTGATGCCTCTCGCACGCGCGTGCTCACGAAGCGTGGCCGCGACGCCGTCGATGACCAGCACCGCCTGTCCAGCAAACCTGGCCCTGGCCCGACATCGATCGGAACAGTAGAGGCGTCCCTTGAGCGTCGGCTGTCCACAGTCCGAGTGAGCGCAATCACCGCCGCGCTCCACCTCACACGTCAGCCCTGCGACGGTAACGTCCAGTTCATTCTCGTCGGCCGGGCCCGTTCTGGCCAGCGACGTGGGCCGTTCTACGCAAGCCGCGCAGTAGAGGCACCCGCGACCGATCCGTACCGTCCTTCCACAGCCGACAACGTTGCACGTGGCTGGAGAACGGAGCCCAGTGTCAGTCTTCCTCTCCCTCTTCCTCGGCCCCATCCTGATCGGTCTCGGCATCGTCCTCTTCTTCGTCTTCGTCCTTGCAGGCCTCGTAGAGGCTCTCGAAGAGAGCGTCCACGTCAGGCTTGGCAGACAAGCCCCTCTCGCGCCAGTAGGCCTCGAAGGCCGCGACTGTGCGTGATGGAACGGACCCGAGTGATTCGGTGATCGCACGAACGAAGTCAGTCGCCGTCTCCGGCTTGACGTTCGCCCCTCTCATCCCAGACACGGCGACGTAGACGTCCACCGACACCTTGCCGATGTCGTACGCCTCGGTCACGCGCTTGATGCGCTCCGCGTGCGTCGAAGCGGTGGCGATGACGCGTTCGAGCTGGCGTGCCTCGCCGGCCGCAGAGCGCTCACCCATGGACTCGATCAGCAGATCGGCGATACCCATCACGCCCCCATCTGATGAGCGATCGTCATCAGCTTCTTGATGGAGAGCCCGGCCATCTTCGCCTGGTTGGCGCTGCTCAGGCTCTCATGCACGCGAAGCGCCAGCTCCGCAGAAAACGGGTCCACCGTGACGCCGTTGATCTGGCGTGCGCGACGATCGGCCACGATCGATCGAAGGCCAGCGATGACGTCCTCTTTAGGTTGCCGAGCAACGTTCTCGTTCTTGCGAGACGCGCGCTCCTGAGCGCTCGCAACCGATCTCGACATGTCACTCAACCACTTCAAGGCATGCCCGCGAATCTGCGACATAGATCCCAGTCGCCCGCCTGGAGAAATCAGCGCGGCCTGCTTTTCGCGAACCGTTTGCTGTAGTTGATCAAGTTGAGGCAATGACATCAGGCTGAGGTCGCCTGCAATGTCCATCAAAGCGCGCTCGAACTGCTTTGGTGAATCATTCGTTGGGTTGTTCACTACCGCGTTCACCGCAGCGATGAACTTGGCCTGCGACGGATGCTCGCCAGCCTTGGTTTCATCGAGCACCAGGCGAAGCTCTTCCCGGAGGTTCGCGCTCACGACCAGTCCTCCGAGAGGATCGACTCCAGCTCCGACGAGATGCTCTCTCCGCGTGTCTGCGCGTCGATGTGCTTCTTCTTCCCAGCGCGCTGCGACTTGTTGAACTCTGGCTTGCGGTTGGGAGCCTTGTCGGATCCCTTGTCCCAGAACTCGCCGGCCTTCTTCGTCTCCGAACGACCGAAGCCCGTGCCCTTCGAGCGGGCGCCTGGCGTTGCGCCCTCCTCTACCGGCTCATCCATCGCAGCGCCGCACTCCGAGCACTTCTCGTCGTCGTCGCTCATCTCGCCGCACTTCGGGCACTCGCACTTGGCCTCTGCCTTCGAGGCGCTGTACGTGGCGACGACGTCACCGTTCGCGCGAACGAGTCGAGCCGACAGGAGCTTGCCCTCGCCGAACTTGCCAGCGACCTTCTCCAGGTTCGCCTTCGTGGGCTTGCCCCACTTCGCCTGCCACGAGTCCTTCGAGGTCTTCTTGGCCCCGTCCTTGTCCTCGTAGGTGGACTCGATCGAGTAGAGCACCTCGCGCGACGTGGCCTCGTCGAGATTCTCCTTGATCGGCATCTCGGAGATCCCAGCGTTCGGCGAATCGTCCTCGATGCTCTTGAGGTACTTCTCGGCCTCGGCACGCGTGTAGAACTTGCGGTGGTCCTGACTCGTGGTGCTCGGGTACACGCGGTACTCCGTGCCACCCTTCTTCTTGGCCTCGTCGAGAGGTCTTCCAAGCACCGCCACGTCCTCTGGGACGAGCGTGCCGATCTCGGACTCCGCCTTCGTGTTCACGACGATCGCACGCGCAGCGTCAGTCATCCACGCCGGAGTGTCATCCGAGTCAGGGGAACCGCCAGCAACGAGTCTTCCGTCGACCTCCACGGAGGTACGAATGCGCCCGTTCTTCTCGTCGAGCGAGACGCTGAACGGGTGACCGTTGCGCTTCCCGGTGATGTGGGTTGGCCTGGCGCCGCCGCCAATCACCTTGATGTGAGAAGCGACGCCATCGCCGAGCTTGTCTATCGCCTTGACGAATGCCTTGACCGTCTTGTCTATGGCGCCGTCGTCACCACCTTCGACGATGCCACGAAGCTCTTCGAGTAGCGTCACGACGTCTCTCCTACGGATGAAGCGCGGACTCCACAGCCACGGCGATCGATCCAGTCACCACCACGCCGACCAAGAGACCGAGGAAGAGCCCGATCTCGCCGTCATGACGCTCCCACCAGCTGCGCTCTGCACGAGCATGCCACGTGGCGATCTCTTCGTCAGCGAGCGTCAGGTAGCGCCCGTAGACCTCGCGCTCCCTCTCCCAGGTGCGCAGGTCGATGCTGTACAAGGCCCTCAGCTCGTCGTAGGCGATTCGTATCCGAGCTGCCCGCTGAGCCTTTTCCAGCGAGAGCAAGATGCCGCTGCGGGTGTCCCCGGGTACAACCTGAACGCCCTCGACCGAGACAGCCCAGTCGACGGCCGGAGGCAGCGCCTCGGCGACCGGCGATGCAGGCATCTCCGAGAACGCCACGGAACCTGGAAGCGTACGCGACACGGCCGGGTGTGGAGCGGATCCACACCCGACCATGATCAGCGTCAGCGCTGCGCAGAAGCGGCGCACCGCTTGCTCAGCACTCGATCTCGATCGACGCCACGAGAGCCGGGGTGTTCGTCACACCCGCGGTCGACGTGTAGCTCACGCCGATGACGTCGCCAGCCACGAATGCCACCGCATCCTTCGCCGCGACGGCGAAATCCGTGACCTCTGCGCCCGCCTGCGTGAACGCCAGGTCGAGCGCTGCGCCCACCTCGGCACCGTTCACGGTGACCTTGACGGCCATCGACTCGCCAGCGCCCGTGATGGCAGCGCTGATCTGCGCCGACAGGCCCATGATCGAGCCGGCACGCTTGGCCACGAAACCGCTGACCACGGCCGTGACCGTGTGCTCGTAGCGGCAGTCGAGGTTGGCCTGTGCAGCTGCGATGACGCCCGCAGCGCCCGGCGCCGTGAACGGACCGACCGTCTGCCGGAATCCGCCGAGTGCCGACACGTCGGCGGAGAAGGCGCCCGACGTGGCAGCGAGCGCAGCCAGCGTCGAGGCGCCGGTGACACCGAGGGTGCCGCCGACGAGACCGTTGCCGACGACGGTGAGGTCGTCGTTGACGATGTTGTTCCCCACGATGCTCATGATTGAGAGGTTTGTGACGCCGGTGTCCGCGAGCGGAGCCGCCGAGATCGAGCCGTTCTTCAGGAGCACGTCCCACTGCTTCCAGAGCGGGTTGCCGGTCGAGTCACCGGACAGGAAGTCCTCCGGGTGGACGCCGAGGGTCTTGGTGCCCAGGGGGGCGAGGGTGACGGAGAACGGTGCCGGCAGATCCACCGAAGCGGAGGCCGAGAGATTCGTGACGAGAAGGCGCATGGTTTCTTCCTCTTGCTAGGTGACGGCGGCAATCGACCCGTCGAACGCTGTGAACCTAACACAAACGGCAGCGTATTTGGCCGATGCGCATGGCCTCACGCGGGATCTGCGTCAGATCCAGCGGAACCAGGCGGATCTCGATAGCCACCCGGAGGCGTTGGCGGCTTTGACGCGGATCCACCGACATCGACGCTGGCGAGCTTCGACTGAAGAAGTCGCTTCGCCGTGCTGATCAGCGTGTCGTACCCGGTCTTGCACACGATGCCGGCAAGCGCGTACGTGCCGACCCTGGCGGCCAGGTCGTAGCCGTCCTTGCTGAGCCCCTCAACGGAAGGAAGCCACGGGACGAAACCGAGGAGCACGCCGACCACCACCGGGTGAGCTGGCAACGTGACGTAGTAAACGCCCCTCCAGCCGGTATCGCCCTTCTTCGCGTTGACGAGCCTGTTGAGGATCTCGCCGAGCGTCCCGATGACGAGCGCTGCGATGATGACGATGGGGCTGGTGAGAACGCCGATCCAAAACTCCACGGGACACCTCTTTGGATGGTCCCGCTAGAATATCACGACCAGCGAACGATCACTTCTCTCCGGGCGCGGCGTAGACGTGGAAGATGTCCCGTGGGGCGTCTTTCTTCCACTTCTTCGCTCCGGCCTCGGCTTCGGCCCGGGTGTTGTAGTGCTGGACCAGGTACAGCTCGTCACCAGGCTGCTCGAACGTGTCCACGCCGACGAGATTGAAGCCCTTCTTGGGGGTCATCTCCTTCTTTCGTGCGTCGATTCTGTCGAACAGTCCTTCCTCTTTCTTCGGCATCGCATCTCCTACAGGCCTAATGTACACCATCAGGAGCGACGGTCAAGGGTTGCTCATAGGCAACCGAACACCGGCCTAATGGGGTCCGGGCACTTGGGCTTGGTGGCCCTCTTGCCGCTCTCGATCGCCTTGAAGTAGTCGGAGATCTTCTCGGCGTAGTCGTTGATCATCTTCTTGTTGGCCTCGAAGAAGGTCTTCTGCGCCTCCGTGTGCGGCTTGTACGCGTCGTGATACCAGTCTCCCCAGCGATCCTGGTTCTTGGTGCGGAACTGGATCTCCTGCACGAGCCCGTTCCGCACGATGTTGACGTGGTAGCTCCGGTACGGATAGTTCCGGTTGGTCTTCTTCGAGTCCCCCAGGTAGTTGTCCTCGCTGGAGATGGCTGGGCCGTTCGGCAGGTCCTTCGGGACCGGCGGCCCAGGGAACTTGTCGTGGAGCTTCTTGACCGCTGCCTCGACCTCCTGGATCGAGTTCAGAACGACACGCATGCCGCCGCTGTCGCCCAGGTCACGGACCGTCCCGTAGCCCTGCGAAGTGCGCTCTCCGCGAGCCGCCTCGTCGAGCATCTTGCTGAGCTGGTGGATGGGCAACCAGGACTCGGTGGCACCGGTCTCCGGGACCCACTCGTCAGACCCACCTGGCCCCTCCACGTACTTGCCGAAGTGCTTGGGCTTGCGCGTGAGCTTCGTGATTGCGCTCGGCACCGTCTTGACGCGACCGTAGATCTGCGCCCCCGGGAACATCTCCGTGAGCATCGCTAGGTTGTCTTCGAGTGCCACGGAGTGCCTTCCGAGAACCTCGGTGGCGATCTGCTCGTGCTCCTCGACGGACTTCCCGGTCAGCTCCGGATCGAGGACCAAGCTCTGTCCGTCCACCGACGCGGTCTTGCGACCCAGGAACGAGCCGAGCTTCTCCTTGGCCGACTTGAACTCGTGAGCTTCCTCGCGCGCGACCTTGTTGACCGGCTCCCACTTCATGTGGCCAGTCTTCTTCATCTTGACGGTCTTGCCCTTACGCTTCCAGTCGCGAACGGTCCCCACCGGAAACCGTGTCCCCTCCGCCAGGAAGTCACTGTACTCGCGCTGGAGCCCTTCGAGGGCCTCGTTGAGGGATTCGCTGAGCTTCACGGTGTGTTCCTACAGGTTCTGGCTGATCCATCCAGCCGTCAAGCCCTAAGCGCCTCTTCCGGCGCCTGTCCAGAATCAATCCGCCAAGAGATCGTTTGACGATTGATTCCTCGTTCACGGGACCACTGAGCCAAGGACTGCTCCTTCCCGAAAGCAGTAATGCGCCTTGATGTCGACTGGTTGCCGTTTTGCTCCTGCCCAGTCGCCCAACGACAGTTTTCTGGTGAGTAGGGGCCGTCGTTGTCTATCCTGTCAAGAGAATACCCGGCTGGCCGCTGGCCCATATCTGCCAAGAAGTTCTCGAACCCTCCGTCGCCGCACCATCGGGGGACGACGTATATTCCACGCTGCGTATACCTCTTCGTCTTGGTGATGTTTTTCGGTGAGCATCGCTGGCGCATGGCTGCCCAAGACTGATACTCAGGAGTGCGGCAGCCGCGTGATCCACCATGCGTAGCCGACGAACAGCCGTGTGTAATCGATGAACAGCTCCTGCACATGAGCGTTTTACGGAAGTGCGTCAGGTAACAAACCGCCTCGACTCCGCAATCACAACGCACCAACACCCTGGTGCAACCACGCAATGCCGGCTCTTCGGAAACGATTACCCTGTTTCCGACCCGTTCTCCGACGACAATGGCGGCTTTTGTGCCACGCATGACTACAAATGTTGGCTGATCCAACCAGCCAACTGCCGACGCGCTTCCTTCGGATCGGTCTTGCCGACCTCCTCGATGTGATCGATCACGGCCCGGCTCGCGTCCGCCTTCGCCGTCGTCCTGGCCTTCTCGACCTCGCCCTCCAGACGAATCCGGTCGGCTTCCTCTCGGGCACGGTCGGCGAACGTTGGCGGGACCATTGGCTCGGACAGCGGACCAGTGCTCTCGCCAGGGCGAACCATGAGGCGCCACACGAGCATGAAGATCCCGCTGGCTACTGCCAGAAAGATCCACCAGTACGCTTTGATGAAACGCCAGACCTTCATGGCCTTGGACCCTTGCTTCCACGCCGAAGAGATCCGAACACGGCCCCGGCGTGGGTCCACCCGCGCTTCAGTCGATAGTAGATTGTGTTCTCTTTCACAGGCGACTCCAGCGCCCATTCTGCCAGACACATAGTCTTGCCGTCTATCGTCAGCACTAGGTTTGACCGCATATTGCGTTGCTGTTGACGCCTGGTAGCCCATCGCACGTTCCCAGGTTCGTACCCCTTGTCATTTTCAATCCGGTCGAGAGAATGCCCCGTGGATGGCCTTGACCCAATGTGACTCAGGAACGCTTCAAATCCGCGGCTTCCGGTCCACTCAATCGAAACGCAAATCCCTCTGTCAAAGTAGTCCTTGGCGCGCTCGTATTCTGGGCGACACCTGGTGATCATGTGAGACCACGCCCTGTACTCCGGACTACCGGTGGCCCCGTGCCGACCTTTACCCCTCTTTGCGTCGGCGGCGCACGACCTGCACCTGGTGCTAGTGCCATTTCTAAGAGTGGCCCCGCTGACTACGTGTTCGGCATCGCAAGCGCACTTGCACTTGAACAGAAGGCCCTGTCTCCCGGTGCCAGCGAGTTCCAGAACTGTCCATAGACCGAACTGACTACCTGGATCGAGATGTATTGGGGCGCCCATCTTCCGTCAGCATCCTCCGCTGATCGGCAGAGTGACCCGGCGGCCGGTCATCTGTCAAGAGTTGACACCCACGAGAATCCAGAACCTCAGAGAACGAGCACGCCTGACACGTGCGACGCGTTCCACCGTTGCCGGTTGACTCGACCAGTACCTTGTCCGACCCACACTTGGTGCAGTTCATGATCATCCCTTCTGTGCTTCGAGCGCCTGACGCACGGCCCCGAGAGCGTCCTTGATGGCCGAGCCACCCCAGATCTTCTGGCTGCCGACGGTGATCCACGAGTTGGTCGGCGTGGCACTCTCGGCGTTGGTGCCGTACTTCTTCGTGCCGTCCACCACCATCGTCAGCTTCTTGCCGTTGACGACCATGTTGATGACCGCGCGCACGTTACCTGCGGGCATGGCCTCGTAGGACGTGACGTCGAACTCGCTCATGGCCTTCTTGAGGCTGGCGATCCACTTCGTGAACGGAGCACCGATCACGTCGAAGGTGACGGACTCGACCGTTGCCGACTCGACGTAGGCGCTGAACCCCTTGTTGCTCTTCGAGACGCGGCCATAGATCTTGTTCTTCTTGAGCCAGGCCTTGAACTCGTCCTCGGACATATCGTCGAACGACACGGAGAAGACTTTCATGGTCGGTTCCATCGCGTCGCGCGCCACCGTGACGTGCGCCTTGGCCAGCTCTGCATTGCTCAGATCTGCCGACTCGGTGACGCCGACGTAGCCCATCAGCTTCGCGACGGAGATCAGCGCCTGGTCGTCCATCTCGCCGATCATCATCGGCGAATGTGGCGCAGCGCCGGCTGCCTTGGCCACGCTGCCGGTGAACATCACCTGCATCTTGCCGGCCTTCTTCATCTTGCTGTCGGGCGGCATCTTCGAGAACACGAACTTCTCGATGGCTGTTCGGCTCTTCGGCGTAAGCGACTCAGTGCGCTCGCCATCCGGGGTCTCCTTGGACTCCTCGACTGGCTCTGCTTGCACGGACGTGCCTGCCGGAAGCGCATTGCCGTTCACGTCTCGCGACTGCGCGATCCATCCCAGCGTGTCGTCGCCGAGATCATCGAGCACGGCCGAGACGGCACGACCACGCGTATCGAAATAGACGACGCCAGTGCGACCGTCGGCCGTGTCGAACTTATGCCTGGCCGGGGTGGACGCGTCGATGAACCGGATCATCTCCTCGCGACCCGCCGGATCGAACGGTCCCTGGGAAGGCGCCGGATCGAACTCCGCGTGTCGGATGGCGCCGTCGCTGTTCTGCTGCTCGACGAGCCGAAGCATCGAAGAAAACATGGTCACTTACCTCTCGGAACTGGCACTCGGCCGTCCTTGAACTCTCGAATGAGCTTGCCCAGCTCCGGAACTGCACGATTGGAGGCCGCCATCTCCAAGCGCGACGTCCACTCCAGCCATGAACCTGCACCCGGGTTCATGTCTCCGGTGTCCTCGAAGGTGGGCAGCGCCACACGCTTCTGGAGGAAGTCCTGAAGAAGGTCGACGAGCTGGTTGGTGGCGGGGCCACGCTTCCATCGACCGGCTTCCTTGGCCGCCATGCCGGCCACGTCACGAAGCCTGGTGACCCACTTGAACCAGGCGACCCCTGAGTCTCCGCCCTGATCAACCGTTTCCCTCTCCATGAGCGTCGCCAGTCGGATGAAGGTGCCTTCGCCCTTTGCTCCGGCTGCAACGATCTCCTTGGGGGTCATCTTCTGATCGCCTGGAACGCCGCACGCTCGCTTCAGGACACTCAGCCCGATCGCGATGGCCTGCTTCTGTGGCTTCCCGGCCTTCATCTCCGCCGAGATGTTGCGGCTCACGGCTGCGACATCACAGGCCTGGTCAAGCCTCTCTTGCACCATGCCACTTGACGAGTTATGCTTCATCTCATGCGCTCACTAATGCAATGCCCGGTGTGTGGCAAGGAATTCCCTCTTAAGTACCTGAGCAAGGGTGTGAAAAAGCGGACCTGTTCATACGCCTGTGGTCGCAAGTTCCACGATCAGAATCCCGCCAACTGCATTTCGTGTACATGTCAGCACTGCGGAAGCCACTTTACCAGATCCAGCATCATTCACAACAGGGCCAAGTTTTCGTTCTGTTCGCGCGATTGCTATGACGCATGGTATCGCACGCAGCCATGCCCCGGATTTTGCAAGGTCTGTGGTGTGCCTATCCTCGGTAGGGGCGCCAACCAACGGTCAAAGACAGGGCAAAAGCAATTCTGTTCAAAACGGTGCTGTGGGATATATCTTACATATACGAAGAGATCGATCACGTACCGGAGCGTCGGATTTTGGACGCACCTAGAAATCCACGGCGGTCTTTCGTGCTCAGAGTGCGGATGTCAGGAACTCGATCTGCTCACCGTCCATCACATGGATGAAAACCGGGCAAACCAGGACCCATCAAACCTTTCCGTTCTATGCGTCACCTGCCACTACAAGCGCCACTTCGGGAAATGTGTCGATGCCAGGAATCTGCTTGCTGCTTGGATGGCCATTCAGGCCGGAACGATGGCCCCATAATTTGGGGCGACGCATCGCTTATCGAGCGGCATGGGCTGCCTCCTGCTCAAGAGCCTTGACGTACGCCCTCGCCTCGTCTGACCCGTAGGCGTCGATGTACGCCGAGATCGCCTTCGAGAGAATCGATCCGGGCTCGCATCCCTCGGACACCGCCTGGCGATGAAGCACCTCCCACACGGAGCGGGAGATGAGAAGCATCATGGCATCGCCCGCACGATCCACCTCGTCTTCCAGAGGTGTGCTCACTGATTCTGCGCTTGCCACCCACGCAGACTACCGGATCACGGGCGCCCGGTCTATCAGCGACCGACCTGTGTGACCCGCGGCTTCAGGTACGACCCGAGCCCGATGCTCCGCAGCATGTTCGACCGGCTGTGGAACCTCACACGGTTGCCCGACTGGACCGTCTCCGCGAACTCCAGCGACAGCTCGCAGATGCGAGGCATCCCGTTGGGGAACCACGCCTCGTAGGTCACGTCGCACTGGGTCATGAGACAGGTCACGTAGTCGGATCCATCGTGACCCAGGCCGGTGTTCGGGAAGACCAGAATGCACTTGGGCGGCTCGTAGACGCGCAGATCAGGACCTGACCCGTAGCTCGGGTACGTGAAGTACCGCAGCCAGTTGATCGCCTTCCTGATGTCGAGGTCCCTCGTGCCCTTCTGGATCCCGGCCAAGATGGACAGGTCGGCGTACGGATCGTCAAGCCCAGTCGTTCCGTCCGGCGGTGCCGTGTCCGTGGTGAACACCACCGTGAACGAGAGCCGACGCTCACCCCCGTGCGTCCACTGGTAGATCGGGTGAGAGCCACCTGGAATGTTACGCGGGTTCCATTCCGCACCACGACTGTCCTGAAGACTCTCTGGCCAATACTGAAGCGCCAGATGCGTGTTGGATGACGACTGAGACGAGAGCGCTGACGTGCGCTCGTTCGCCTCGCCGAGCCACGGGAGCTTCTCTCCCTCCGCCATGTCCACCGCCCCGATGGTCACCTGCGCAAGGCGTGGCTCATGCGGGACGTTGAGCGCCTGGGTGAGGATGTTCTGTGGGATTGCGACCATTACGCACCGGCGACGTCAAGCATGGTGTACTCAATCCACAGCGTGTGGTATCGGACGGTCCGATCGTTGGTTCCGCTGATGTGGGCCACCCACAAATACCATGCCCCATCGTTGCTCGCGAACATGTCGTTATCTACGGTGCGAAGAGCCTCGCTCTCGGTAAGCGTAAACTCCTCATTCCTCACCGTCGCGTCCAACGTGAGCGCGTTGTAAGCGGCTGCTCCTGCGCCCGCCATCAAACTGATCACCGAGGACGCACCGCTGGCACGCTTACACAGCGTAAACCGGAACTCTCCAGCAGCGCCGCCGGTCGTTCCACCGGTTGACGAGTATTGGATTCCAATCTTCGTAACGATCGCCCCGTTCGGGAGATTGGCCGGATATACCGCAACGAAGTTGCCGGCGGTTTCACCGGCCGACTTGACGCGCATCGCTCCAACAGTTTCTGGATCCGTGAAATCCACTTCTGGAGTAGTGGTAAACGTAGTGAACTGAACGTTACTCGTCGCCGCAAAGAACGTATGCCAAAACGGCTTTGCCGTAGGATACGAGTGCTCTTCAGCGGCCACCTTTCCGTTGATGAGGGTGAGGATCCACGACAGTCCAGAAATCAGACCAGCGGCCACGCCCTCTACTGGTCCGGCGGTCTGACCGGATTTGTAGATGCGCAGCGTTCTCGCAATGTGCTCTGCCATCGTGACCGGAGCTGGAAGATCGGCCGCTGTCGGAATCAACGACAGCACCTCCGCCGAAATAGACTCAGACAGCTCTGCAAGATCGAAGATGTCCTCGATCGGGTGCTCACTCTCGACCCAGGCCTTCACATCATCGAAGTACAAAGACCCAATGCCAAGAACGGCACCATTGTTGTTCACGCCGACCGAGACGCACATCCACGCGACGCCAGCCGGGACCTCGATGATCCCATCCAGCAGCGTGTACGCGAACGTTCCGGTGAGAGCGTTGTTCTCGATCCATTTTGTCGACACCAGCGTGAAGTCGTTGCTATAGAAAAGCAGCGCCATGCCCTGGTGACCAGCGGCGTCGATCAGGTTTCCGGCGTTCCACGTAGAACCTCGCAGACGAACGCGCCCGCGCACGTACTGCCCAGGCGTCACGCGCACACGACGCGACTGTCGGAAGATCTTCTGCGTCAGCGCAAGCGCCGCCGTCTCCTCCAGCTGAAACTCACGCGTCCCGCTATACGGTGCGGCGGTCGAGATCTGATAGAACGGAGATCCGCCTTCCAGCCCATACCAGTGCTCGACCTCACCGCTGGTTTCGGCGTTTCCGGCGGCCACTGCCTGCTCGAAGCCGCCGTTCTTCACGCACTGGTGCCAGCCCTCGGGCGCCTTATCGTCCCACGCCATCCGGCGTGCGGTCGGCGTGACGTTCGCCGCCGGGATGGGCCCCGCCGCTGGAACAACGACCTTGCCAAGCACGATGACATCCGGCGCCGCGAGCATCTCGGCTTCCGTGTACTTCCGCCACTCGACGATCGTGGTCGCACCGATGGAGTATTCGACATAGAGGCAGATATAGATCGTCGTGTTCGCAAATGCCGTCAGATCGAGCGTCTGAGTGGCTGGCAGTCGAATCGTGAACTGAAGACCGTTCGCATCCTGATACGAAAAGATCATGTCAGTCGCTGTCGGATCCTTCAGGACGAAGACGCCGAAGCCAGCGCCAGTCGTGGCGAGCTTGCCGCCACGCACCACGCCGGAGCCAACGATCCCGTAGAGCTTCTGATTGAGGCCTCGGGAGACGTACGCCTCCTTGAAGCGCATCGTGATGTAGTCCTGCGAGATCGCGGAGATGGTGGTTGGCATTGCCCCGAGATACTACCCCACGGGCAAGCCAACGACCAGATCCGTCAGTCGAGATAGTAGGCGTCCGGTTCGACTGGCTCGTAGCTGGTCTGGGTAAGACCGCCGACCATGTGCAGGTCGTCTACCCAGTGACCAAGCTGCCCCTGTCGGTTGGACCCCCAACACACCACTCGCCCATCTCGAAGAGCTGCGCATGCGTGACCCACCTCGACGTTCACTGGACTTCTCCCAATGACGACCGCGTCCATCCGCACCCCGTCCATGAAAACTTCACCCCACGGCAACCTGCTGACGAACGCACCGGTATCCCGTCCGATTTCACCGAAGCGGTTCGAGCCCCAGCAAGAAACAGAACCGTCCTCACGAACACCGCAGGCGTCCCCTGCACTAAATCCGGTTGACGGGGTGCCAAGCTGGGTGCCTGCCACGTCCACATATGGGGATCGCGGAGGAGGATCCGAAAGCACATCACCAGTCGCCGCCACTGGCGGCACCGGAGCCGGAGGCATCACTGTCTCCGGAACGAGCACATCCCCGGGGGCGGTTCCAGAGCCGACCCACGACACAACCGAGTCGTCCATCCGAAGGGCGTACGTGCGGGTGTCGCTGTTCACCACCCCTCTGGTATCGCCCACGATAGCCACGGCATCGAGAAGCACCGGAACACCGTTGCCTGGCCAACAGGTCACCGATCCGCTTGCCCGAAGAGCGCACGAGTTTCTCGCGTTGAGAGCGAACTGGATGACCGGGTCCGGGGCTGGACCAGCATCGATCCCAGCATCGACCGGACCCGAGTCCACGTCGACTGGGCCTGCATCCGGACTACCGGCATCGACTGGGCCAGCATCCTGACAACGTGGCGGACAGAACCGTGGCACCGGAGAGCAGATGCACTCGGCCAGAGCCGCGTCATCGCCAGCGTCTGCGAGTGCGGCATCGGCGCCAGCGTCGACAACCAGCGCGTCCGGAACATCAGGCCCAGCGTCCGGAGAGCTGGAATCCCCCTCCCACGGAAGACCAGCGTCCTCCACGGGAATGAACGTCCGCTCCGAGCATCCGCCCAGAACCACCACCAGCACCAGCATCGAGAATCTCATGACCACTGCCTCCGATGCTTATGTTAGCATACGGTTACAGTTGGTCAAGATGTCACCAGACGAGCTGGAGGATGCTGTTCAGCTGTACAGCGGCAGTCTTTGTCTGTAGATCGAAGGTGATGTAGGCAATCATGACACCCCGCGCGTCGAACGCCCCCAACTCGAAAAGCTCGGGTGGGTTCCCGAGCTGATCCAGGTTTGCTTCCCCCGCCAGGACGATAGCGTCGATCTCGGTGATTGCAGGCAGCGTTGAGAAGAGGATCACGTCAGCCGCAAGCAGGGTCTTACGGAAGGTGAAGAGCGGCTCCGCTGCTTTGCGTACGGCACGCTCGGTGACGATCGTCGTGGCGCCAGCGTAAACGGCCACCAGGGTGACCTGAAGATCGCTGTCCACCGTGAGGACTTGACCCCACACGTCGTACTCTGTGCCAGGATCTCCAGCCGACCCGTAGAACCCGGCGGTGACGGCTGTTTTCGGAGCTGGTTTGATCCAGTCACCGGCCACCAAGTCGGCAAGGAACGTGGTGCCAGTGCCGGTCACGATGGCGGACGCGTTCGTGAAGACCGCCGTTCCGCCTCCAGCCAGTGGCGCACCCTCAGACTCCAGATCGGTCCTGGTGGCCAATGGTGCGACCGGCTGCTTGGGCGGAACGTTGAGGAAACCGCCTTCCCCGATCTTGAAGAGGACGATGTCCGAGTGCGGATCGGCTGTGTCCCGCGCATGTACGCGAGCCAGGACCGTGCGCCATGTGTTCGGGATGATGCCCTGGACTGCCACTTACCACCTCTTGCTCTGTGTTGATGGCGGCACAAACAGTGCGTCGTGTGGTGACCATCCACGACGCAAGCGTCCGTACACCGTAGGGCGGCTCATGCCCATGAGATCGGCCCACTCTGCCACACATCTGGTCACGTTGTCGATGGTAAGCATGACCGTGTCTCGCCGATTCCTGCCCTGCTCGACCTTTGTGGCCCACCTGACATTCCCTGGTCGATAGCAGTCGTCATTTTCGATGCGATCGAGCGAGTACGACTTGCCTGGCCTCGGACCAACATGGGCCAAGAAGCGCTCGTACCCACCATCCCCGACCCACTCTGGGCAAACGGTTACTCCGCGATCGTAATACCTTTCATGATCTCTATGATCTGGTTTTGTCCGCGCATTCATTGATGCCCAGGCTCGGTATTCATCGGTGATCTTGCCACCGCTGACGGCTCCCATGGTATGACCATGCGTTGATGGATGCACGCATGCACGGCACCCACGCGAACCACCGTTCGCCCGCACGAGCTTCTCAACGCCACAGGTGCACCGGCACAGGCAATACCCGCCAACCGTTGGACCTATGACGGTCCACTTTCCACCAACCGGTATTCCGTACCGGTGACCAGTCCCGGGTGAAGTGCGAGATCGCCGCGTCTTGATCGATGACATCAATCGATGGTATCACTGGACCGACGGAAAGTAAAATCGTCTACGGCACGGTGAACACGACACCACCTATCACCATGTGATCTTGATCCAACGGAAGCTCATCCGCCGGCACCAGATCGTAATAATATCCAACCTGATTGTAAACGAACATTGACGCCTGAGTAGACACCAGCAGAGATGGGGACACCGGGACCTGAACCGAAACCAGGTGGACAATGTCGGCAATCCTGACGTGGATGGGGATCACCTGAAGGATCTTGGTGACGAGCCTGGTCAGAACGCCTTCGAGCAGCGCATCGGGATCCGTCAGGACTTCGGCCGGCACCACCTCGATGCGAATGACCGAGGCGCGACAGAAGCCACAGTCCATGGCCTCCCTGCACTCGTAGCTGAAGCTGATCTTCTCTCCCACGACGATCGGTGGAACGAGCCCGAGGTACGCGTTGAAAATCCACTTTGGTGTGACGAAGACCGGCAGCGTCTCCAGCCAATACTTCACACCGGCCACCTCGAAGTACCACTGGCCCACGGACGAGATCGGGGTGAGGTCCGCCGGATTCACCGTGATCTGCCAAAGACCACCGCCAAGATCGTCGAGTGCCGTGACGGTCCGGCTCTGCATGGTGAAGCCAATGGCGGCAGAAAGGGTCGTGCCATCTGGCAATCCGACTGGCGGTGGGCCAAGCCACGTCCCGTCAGGAGCTGCACCGGACACCTCGTAGCAGAGCACATCGAGCGGAACGACATCCGCCGCCACCTCGTCCAGCATCGGACGCATGGGCGAGAGATCTGTGTAGAACAGCCCGCTACCGGCTGGCATCTCGTAGACGCGACTGCTTGGGATGGCCGTCGGGATCGGAAGCTCCACCGACCAGAGCGCGAGCGGCGTCACTCGGTAACCAGCGATCTTCCCGATGATGTCGTAGCTCTTCTCGCTCGCCTTGAGATCGAACCACTGCACCGCGTTGCGAACGGAGCTGCGCTGAAAGGCCTCCGGTTCATGGAAGTCCACGTCGATGCCGTAATCGGCCCCGAGCAACTCGATCATGGACGGCGGACGGAGCGTAGCTGCACCCGCGCTCGGCAGATCCGAGATGCCGACCACCTCGATGACGTTCGGCCTCAGCTTGTGAACCGCGTTGACCTTGTACTCGCGTCCGGAGATGTCCCTCAGAATCCATCCCAGACCAGTGTCGCCGAGCGGATCGAACGGATCAGCTCCAGCGGCAACGGTGACCTCGATGACGCGACCGATGGACACGGCAGACAGGACCGTGACAGCAATCACCTCGTTGAACTGAGTCCTTACGGTGTCTGGGTTGCGCAGATCACCGAAGTTGACCACCTTGTCGAGAAGGAAGTCGAAGCTCGGCACGATGGAGTCGACGAACTTCTCCAGCCGGCCGCCGCCGACATCGACGTCCAGCTGGCGATCTGGCTCCGGAAGATCCTTGAACAGGACGTGCTTCGCCCAGTCGTACCTTCCGAAAGGTCCGTACCCAAAGCTGCCGCTGCCGAACCCTGGCACTTACAGCTCCGCCACCACTGAATGAGATCCAGCCACGATGTCATCAGCGTGATTCGGGGTCGTCTCAGTAGACAACGGCGTCAGGTCAATCGTCGTCTTTGTGTAATAGCACCACGCCCCGGCGAATGGAGAATAAACGCGCTGGCGGTAACTCACGATTGACAGGTTGTAGTAGTGCTCGACCGCCTTTTCAAGCACGGTGGAGTCACTGTCGTTTGGCGACATAACAGCGTCGAAGGTTGCCATCTATCACCCGTGAGGAGAGGCTGTCACGCCATCCCAGAAGACGATCCAGTGTCCGCCTGCGCCTCCGAACTTTGCCCACAGAAGCGCGCCCTCTGTATCGTACTGCGGCAGCGACAGTGCCCCAATCCTGAAGCTCTTGACCCAGCCCTTACGCTCTTTCGCTCCCGTTTGCGCTTTGATGAGCGCATACCGATCCAAGAAATACTTGGTGCCAGCGGAGTACGGGTCGGTCGGAGCGAGATCGAATCCGTACTGACTGCTGCCAGCCTGCATCGGCAGCATGGGCCCGAACTGTGCCCAGGCGCCGCTTGCCTGGTAACCCCACCAGTAGCCTCCCGTGCCAGCCACACCATCTGAGGTGAACTCATTCCCTTGGTTGAGATCGTAGGATCCGTAGTCCCCTGTTGCGCCTGATGGTCCCTGGAATGCGTACGGCTCCGGGTCGACTCCAGAATCAGCGGCATAAGGATCCAGCGTAGAGAATCTGATCGAGTGCCCCCAGGTGTTTGCACCGTATGTTCCTGTGCCGCCGAGCGCGAACCATGCGCCGAGGCCGGCGCCAGCAACATCCTTGACGCCGATCTGAGCCATGCTTGGCACATATCCGCCCGCCCCCATCCAGGTGCTGTAGGCGGCGTTTGATCCGCGCAGGTAACCAATCGTCGCCGGATCCGCTCCAGGTGTCTGAGCGCCGGCTCCAACGAAGCCGGCCACGGTGAACGCCTGCTGCTTTCCGATCGCAATCTTACCGTTGAAACCGTCCGTGTTCAGTCTCCAGAACATGATCTCGAAGTTGAGGACCGGGTGATGCAACACGATCCAGGACCGATACCCGCATCCAGCAAACGTAGCCCACCGATTCGTGGCATCGACACCGAAGGTGGTGCCGTCACCAGACGCCACGATCACATATCCAGCACCGATCATGTCAGTGACCAGCTGCCAGATAATCCACCAGGTGGTCGGGTCCGCAGGCGCAGTGTTGGTATGAAACTGATCAGCCACCTGACTACTCCTTCAGCGTAAGGAGCCTAAGCCCCTTGACCACGACCGTGTCACCCACCTGCATGCCGAACAGGTAGAAATCGTACCATCCAGCCTCTATGATTGAAACGTCCGCACCAAGCAGCACCTCGCCAAGAGCGGACACCGTAAACCACGTGGCCATGATCGTTGCGTCGCTGAACTTCTTCAGCTGGAGATTGCCGCCCGGATTGCCGGCCCCGCTCACGCCGAGCATTGCGGCGCTTGCGGCCAAGATACGTGGACCGGCTTCGAGGTAGATGGAGCCGACATGTAGCTCCGCGACGCCCACCTGAGTGGCGTCGAGTGGACCGTTGCGCTCGACGTGCGGCGTTCGGATGACGGTGACTCCCCAGAAGTCGCCCTGCGCCGCGAACGATACCGTCTCGTTGTCGATGCAGGAGACCATGAGGGCCCCGACGTACCCACCGATCGACATGATGGCAGAGGCCAGAACCCACGCCTGGTCATACAACTCCAGCGTCAGATTTCCGTCCGTGTTGGGGCCCATGTAGACGGCCCCACCGTAGACGGATGACGTTCCGCGCAGCACCAGTCGCGACCCCTGGAATCCCTCGCCATCATTGACGTTGATCAGACCGATCCCGGATGCTCCTCCATCGAGGTCGGTGTCTATCGCTTCGTAGGTCGTACCATTGCTGGCATTCGGCTGAATCGGTGACGTCAAAGCCCCGATGTCCAACACGGCAATCAGCTTCTCCATCCGGAAACTTCCGGTGATGGTGACCCCATCCAGGAAATACAGGTATGGCCGCAGCGCGTCTTTGCCCATGGACCCAAACAGCGTCCAGTCCTGAAGATCGTAGACACCAGCTGTGACGGATGCCGCCCCCAACGAGGTATCGATCTGAACCGTAACCGGTCCCTGTGCCAGGCTTGCCTCGGCGTACAGCGTGGCCCACGTCGTGTAGACGTTGAGTTCCTCGACACCGCCTGGACGGAACACGAAGACGCTGGTGGATGCCGCCACGCCCTGAGCAGATCCAACGTTCAGCACGGAATCGCCAGCGAGCATGAGCAGGCCGTTGCGCCAGTAGAGGCTCGTCCCGCGACGAATGCACACGACGATCGAGTTGTCCGTTGACGCCGCGAATCCGGCGGCTGCCACGGCCATCGAAGCGTTTGCTCCCAGCGCACGCGAGACGTTGCCTCGCGCAACCTGGCCGTCCGCCAACGTGACGTTTCCGGCAGGAATCTGATTCAGGAGCCCCGTGTTAGGGCTCAAGATCTCAATGGGCGCCGACCACGCCAGAACGCTCCCGTCCCAGGTGATGGTGCCGCCGCCCATCATCAGAAGATTGCGGTCCTCACGCGACGCAAAGCACGACGCGTCCATCGCAGCGATCATGCTCTGGAACGTGGGAAACCACGGGTTATCGTCTTCGGACGGGAACGGCCAGAGCATTCTCGGAGAAGTCTCAGACATGGCTCAGCGGCCCTCTCGGTCTCTGTAGGCGTCACCCTGTGAGTACGCGCTTTCTTCGTGAGCGCTGCCTCGGTAGGCGTTCTCGCCACGCAGCGCAGCGACAACCCACCCACCGACGCACATCTGCAAGAAGCCAGACCACCAGATCAAGCCTCCGATGACGAGCGCGGCCATCCAGTGACCCAGCGCAGCCACTGTGATCCCGACCCACAGCGATGCGACAAGCGCGCCGACCATGGATGCCCCGAACTGCTCCACGTGAACGTGCTCGTGCTCCTGAACGTGGCTCCACTCCCCGACCTTGACGATGTCCACACCGTAGAAGATGGCGTGCCCCAGCGTAGTCGCGCCCCATGTGTGCGGCTTGCCGTTTTCGTCGCGACGCTGGACGTACCACGTGCGTGCCGGCCACGATCCTGCCTTCATCTCGCACGCCAGAACCGGACCACCTGGATTCGGCAGCGGTGGCGTCTCCAGGCGAAGGTTCTTTCCCCAGAAGAGCCACACGAACAGAACCGTCGGCCACGCGACGGTCAGGTTCCACGGGAGACTGAGAATGTAGACGATGAACTGGGTCTTGGTCTTCATGGCGTTGCTACCTGTCCCGCCAGCGTGACGGTGCCCTTGGTGATGACCTGCTTCTCTTGGATGACCAGGTTCCCATCGACATCGATGTAGATCACTGGCCCGGTGATCCTGAAGACCGCGTAGGCGATGCCGTCCACGCCCCTTTGACCAGTAGTCGGGTCAGGGACGATGGTCGCATAGAGATCGGACAGGCGCAGGCTCTTTCCGAAGAGACGCACCCTCAGCAGGTCGTCGATCGCCTTCCCGACGTTCGACAGGACGGTCGCCTGCACGTACCCGTTCCGAATCCCGATCATGCCCGAGATGTCGGCCGCAACCAGCCACACACCACCGCTCACGACCTCGACGATCTGGGTGACCTCCTTGCGAGCCTCCAGGTACGTCTCCAGGCTGCGCATGAGCGCAATAGGTGGCTCTGTGAGAAAGCCGTTCACATCGCGCGTGAGGATAGGAACCTGAACCAGGTTGGCCTTGCAGTCGTCAGCGAGGAACCCATCCACGTGCGCGAAGATGGCGTCCAGCTGATCCTCGATGGCCGTCTCGAAGTTGGTGCCGACGCGATCGACGATCGCCGTAAGCGTGGTCGCCTGGGAAGCCAGCTCCGTTCCCTGCGTCACCAGAGCAACCGCCGCCGCGATCCCCTGCACGTTGGCATTGACCACCGATTGCTCGATGGCACCAGCTGCCGTGACAACCGCTTGCACCTGCGCCTCAACACCAGCCAGCGAGGCCTTGATGTCGTTGAATGCGGCATCCTTGAGAATGAGCGTCGCTGCCGCAAGACCCTCTGTCGCCCGAGCATCCGCCGTGTTTGAAATGACCCGAGTAGCCTGAGCTGCAACGCGCGCGTCAACAGCATCTCCGATTGCCCCGGGGAGCTGCGGATCCGTAACGATCGCGTTGAGGGAGGCCTCGATACCGCCAAGAGCAGTGACGATCTCGCCCCGGGCAGTGTGCGTTGCCAGCCGGTTGGCTTCAGCCGAAGCCACCAAAGCCGTGACGTCAGCTTCGAGCGGCTGCGTGATGTCCCTGATGTTGGCGAGAAGCGCCTGGAGCGTCAGGTCGTCTCCGGCTCCACGGGCCACGAATGCCTGGGCCACCGCGACAGATCCAGCAATCGGATCGCTGTACGCCTGCGAGAGCCCGACGTAGTCCTCCTGCGTGATGGCTACGCCGCGAGCTTTGAAATAGCGCGGAGCCTTCGTCTTCGCGCTCGCCAGATCCTCGGCGTCAGATCCGCCAGAGCTGGGGTTCTCGTTCGTGACCGTGAGCCCGATCGTCTGGAAGAAGACGACCAGCGGATCAACCACGTCCGTGATGGCGTCGTTCAGCACGAGCCCGCTCTTGCCGGACGTCGCGGCGTACGTGACGACGATGCTCGCTCCGATGGGCGGAACGTTGCCAGCCACCCCATCACCGAACCGAACGCTGGCCGGCTCGCTGTTGAAGTCGACCTCAACCTGGTTGGTCTGATCGAACGTGATGAGATCGGTGATGGTCCACGGAACACCAGCCACGATCACCGAAACGGTCCCGTCGGCGACGAAGAGCGTCCCGCCAGGGCTCAGCCGAAAAATCTGGTTCTTCGCTCCGGTTGAAGCGAACGACTCGGTGCGCGTGGTCCCCTCTCGACAGGAGATGATGCGCGGCACGGACAGTGGGCCTTCGCCGGCTGGGAAGGTCGTGGCGACCACCGCCTCGAACACAAGCCCCGACGGGCCCTTGAACTTGAAGCCCACCGGGACAGGAACGTCGAACGCCTGGATCGCCTTGAGGAGCACACTGCAATCCACGGACGCCGACACGGCGCCAGCCATCTTGTAGCCGAGCTGCCGACAGAGGACGTTGGTGGCCTTCCGCGTGAGCGAGGTCTTGAGATACGACTCCGACGCCTGCCGGTCGATGTAGAAGCTGAGTGTCTCGCAGGCCCACGACACGATGTCGATGAGCATCTGCCCCGTCCCGGAGACAACGAAGTCGTTGAACTCGGTGACGAAAAGGGTCTGGATCCTCGCGACGATGTCATCGACGAAAGTGAAGAAGTCTTTTCCTGCGAATCTGGCGCGATTGATCTGCGCGACCGGAGATTCGATTTGGATCGGATCCATTAGACGGCGTGCCTCCACGTTCGACCAGCAACGATATGGCTAACGGTGGGCTTCGCAATACCGAACTCCATAGCGACCAACTGCTGCGTTGAACCAGATCGAAGCCTATCTCTGATGAGCATGACCTTCTCCTCGGTCAGCTTGGATCGTTTGTGATTGCTGCCCCGTGGCCTGGCCTCTGGCCTCGTCCTGGCTCCGCTACGGTCGCCACGAGCCGTTCGACCCTTTGCGTCGCGATCCGCCATGTTGTCTGCCTGCGTGCCCTCGAAGAGATGGTCGGATCGCACGCACGGTTCGTTGTCGCATGTATGAAGCGCTTCCATTCCTGGTCCAAGCGGACGTCCCAGAACAAGCTCCAAAGAAAAACGATTGGCTCGCACGGTCTTTCGTCTGTTGAGCGCGAAACGGCCGTATCCGTTATGGGTCAAGCTAGCAAGCCAGACCCAGCAGCCGTCGGTCTTTTTGACCTTCGACCAGAACCGCTCTTCGGTTGTCATCGTCTTGACGAACGTCACGGTGCCCCTGCTTCTCCTGCTACGGCGTGAACGTGGCGGTGGTCGTCCGCACGACGCCCAGTGCCTCGAAGACCACCTCGACCAGGATCTCGATCCCGTCGCTTGTCTCACGCTCTGAAGTGACGACCTGTAGAATACGCGCTCTGGGCTCACCGACTGCTACCGCACGACGCACTTCGTTGTCGATTCGTGCCTGAAGCAGCGGCCCGGTGCTGTCGAAGACGAAACTATACGTGTCGGACCCGGCATCCGGGCGCATGACCCTGGATCCACGGGGAGTCTCCAAGATGCGCGTGATGTTGTCCGCGATCACGTCATCATCGACGGCGGGGGCTGGAAGCCCTAGCGCCGACTTTGTGAACGGGAACGCGAGCCCACGAATACCCATGGCCGGCAGTCTAGCGGATCGGTTAGATCACCGCTAGATCCGTTGGACCTTCCGCTGACGACCAGGAGGCCTTCGCTCGTGTGTTCTTACTCGATGGCAGTTGGCGCAGACCAAGTCGCACTTCGCGATCTCTTCAAGTGTCTTTTCCCACGAGTGCCCACGAGCAAACGTTTTCATGCTGACTCCATGGCCGTTTTCTTTGAGAACCGTGCCCTTTGTTGTCGGATCACGATGGTCCCAGTCCATGGCAACCGGAGGAAACCGACCACCGCAGTCGCTACACGGCGCGTCTTTCAAGGCATCCACGCGTTGCGCACGCTCGTCCTTGTACTTATTCAACGAGACGTATCGCTTGCGGCGGAACTCCGGATCTTCGAGTATCCGCACGCGATACTTCGCGATCTCCCTCTCTCGCAAGATCGCGTTCTTCTCAGGGTTTTGTTTGCGCCACTTTCTTGTGCAATCGCTGGCGTTCTCCTTGCCAGGGTTTTGTTTGCGCCACTCCTGTGTGGCAGCGCTTTCCGCTCTCTTACCGGTATTCATAAGACTGGATCAGGTTATACCACAAAGGTTGACGATAGGAAGAGGCCCGGCGATCGGTGGTGTTGTGTCCGTCCCGCTGATCAGAACGAGCACGGCGGTCGTGGTCGCGCGGTGCATCGCGGCGGCAATGGCCGAGGCCCTGGACGCGATCGTGTCCCCTCTGAACGCCATCGAGAACTCAGGAAAGATCTGACTGAACATTACCCCTGGGGTCACCGCCGACACGACGCTGCTCAGCTCGATGCCGAAGATGGTGTTCCCTCCCACGTTGGGACACGGCGGCACCGGTGGTGGCGGCACCCCAAACACGAACACGGCCCCCGTCCAATAGGCCCGGAAGCCAGCCTCGAACTGAGCCGCGATGATCGACGGGTGCCTCGACGACCGGAAGTTCAGGCTCTGCCTGAACCCGGGTGCATTCACCGTAAGCGGTCGCTCGCCAGAAACGTCCTCGGCTTCTCTCGCGTAGTCGTCATACGCTGCTGCCCAGCTCCGCTCGAACTCCTCGACGCTGTTGATTCCGGCCTTGTTGGTGAAGATGTCGAGAATCGACGACGCCAGCCTCGATGGATTGAGGGTCACGCCACCTTCACCGTCGTTGAGAGGAACTGCTGGAGCCTCGCCTTGATGTTGGTGAACTGGATGCTGTTGATCGGGAACCCGCTCGGGCCAGTTCCGGTCGGGACGGTGAGGGCCGCGATGGCGTCGAACAGCTCGTCCAGTAGCCCCTTGAGCGTGTCGCCAAGAACAGCCGCCTCGCTGGCGTCGAGTCCCACGTAGACAACTTTTCCGTTCACATTGAACACGCGAACGTTGCCGTCCTTGTCGATCTCGAACCTCGCGCCGTTCTTGTGCGTGATCCGGATGGTCTCCTGGCCATCCTTGTCGTCGAGCAGGATCTTGTGCCCGAGCGGCGTGAACCATCCGTGCGTGTCCGGATCGCGAAGCTCCTCCGGGATCCCGTCCTTCACCCAGATGCCACCCTCCCACACGGGCATGTCGAGCTTGCCGTTCTCGAACGTGATCCAGACGAGCGAGTTGACCCTCGGGATGCTCTTGAATCCGTACCCCGCGCCCGCCACCGGGACCTTCGGGAACGCGACCCTGGAGACGGTGGGCGTGTCTCCCACCGACGGCACGCGCACGCGGATTCGACCCTGGTTCTGGTCGTCCGTGTTGGCGACGACGATGCCTCGATACTCGCCGTAGTAGAGACGGAACGCTTCTAGGCCGTGCAACATGAGTCGATCCATGAAGCGCGCGAACCCTGTCGATGCGTAAGGAGATCCCATCGTTCACCCAGGAACCGACTCTACCGTGTTGCCGCCGCCCTCTGCATCGCCGTTCGGCTCTGGCGCCGTCGCCGTGTTCACCCGAGGCGGAGAAAAGCTGGCGGTCGCAGACATCAGCGCGGCCTGCGTGGCATTGCTCAAGATCTCAACGGTCATGGACCAGTCGCCAGCCGCGACGGTGTGCGTGATGTTCTGCACGAGATACGCACCGTCGAACAGCCCGACCCCGTGGACCTCCACCGTCTCCCCTGGGAACAAGTCCGGAATACCGATCGTGGTGATCGTGACGTGAATGCCACCGTGCGCGATGGCCGCCTCTGTCTGATGCGCTGTGGCAACAGCAGCTGCGCCACGCTGGTCGCGCTCGGAGACGTGAAGGAACTCCCCCACGTTATCCGGATCGACCACGATCGCGAGCTGGATGTTGGTCTCACTGATTGTCGTACTGCCGGTCCCGGCAATCGACTCGTTGGTGGCCGGGATGTCGAACGCTGAGTCGATCACGGCAAGCGTCGCGGCCAGTGACCCTGCGGGCGGTGCCGTTGGAGCCGCCGCCACCGGCGTAGCATTACCCCTCGCTACCACGAGACCGAACACGCCTCCGGTCGAGACGTCAAACCCGCCGACACCAACGCTCGTCGCCGACCCAGGCAGCCACGTGCCCTCTGCCGGCGAATCGAACTCCAGGATCGGGAAATGCGTATCGAAGTTTGCGTTGCCACGCATCAGAAACGTGAATCGGGGTGCCTTCTCCATCGCCGTGGACCGGCGCACGATCTGAAGCGTCTGACGACCATCACGATCACGCGACGGCTCCATCCACGCGTCACAGTTGGCTGTCCTGGCAAGATGCTGGATGAAGAACCAGTCGCTCTGGTTGCCTTGCGACGTCTGCTCACGAAGACGGTACAGCTCGTCCTCGCTGCCCGTGCTATCCGGAAGCAACAGATCGATTCCTGAATACTCGGTGCGTGACGTGATCGCTTCGAGAATGTCAGCGTACGACCTGTTCTCGTACACCGTCGACCTGGAGTTGCGCAGCGCGATGAACGCCCCGCCTTCTCCATTGAGCGTGACAGAGAGCCCGTCTTCCGGATTGATGTTCACCTCTGGCTTGGCGGACATCGCCGAGATCCACGGCATGAACCGCCCGGCCTTCGTGTATCCGATCTGACACTCGATCTTGTTGCCGATTCTCAGCAGCGGCGACGAGAGAACTTTCAGCCCGATGTCGAACGGCATCGCTAGGGCAACCGTCAACTTCGAGTTCAGGCCTGGGCCCATCGTGATGGTCACCGATTCAACGCACGGAAGACCGTTGATCAGTGCGTCTCCCTCAGTTCCAAGCGCGGCGTCGACCGTAGCCAGGGTGTCGTTCGTGTCCGACATGGACGGCGTCATCCACAGCGGATAAGCGTCTCCCTCCGTGGTGATGACCCGGATCGCCATCTGGAATCCCGACGGGTCCATCGCCGCCATTAGCGCTCCTGACCGCGAGACGTCTTGCGCAAGATCTGGGAGAAGACTCTGCGCGCAGACGGGATGCGAATCTCATCCTGCGCATTGAGATCGTTCGGCAGCAGCTTCAGCCCATTCGCCACAGCAATGATCCACCACAGATCCACGTTCCCGTAGAAGCGCATGGCCATGAGATCGATCCGGTCGTTCGCGTCAACCGTGTACTTGATGTCGTCTGGCGCTGCTTCGATCGTCGGGTACTCCGGGTACTCCCAATGCTCGATGCCGCCAAGCGTGATGAGCCTGGCGAACTTCATGCGCGACGTGTCTCTGATCTTGACAGCCATTAGCCGAGATCCGCCGGGTTACCGCCTGGGCTGGTGCCAGGACGTGGACTAGAGCGACCGGGACCAGCCCTGAACGCCGTTCCGAGCTGCCGTGCAGCCTCTGGACCAAACGAAGAGATCACCATCGCCCGCGCCGTTGCACGAGCTGTCTCTGTGCGCGTCGCCGCTGTCGCCTCCTCTGTGGCGGCCCGACGAGCTGTCGCCCGCTCACGTGGAGTGACAGCAGACCCGGACCCGTCTGTCGTACGAGCCGTGACCACTGGCGTCTCGACCTCCGTAGCGCGTCCCCGACGACGGCGCCTCGCCGCTCTCTCTTCCGGAGGAGCACCGTCCAACGCGCCGCGCAGAGACTGCGCCACACGCGTGCCAATGCCACCGATACGATCTCCAAAATCAGTCAGGCCAGCCACGGCCTCTCGCTCCGTACGATTCACTTCATCGACGGCAGCCCTACCCATCGCAGCGATGTTGCGGATCCGTGCTTCGTTCGCCACCAGGGTTGCCGCTGCAATCTGCTCGCGAACCTGAATGCCGGCCTCGCGCGCAGCGCTGGTGCGATCGTTCTGCTGCGTGAGAGCGGCGAGGGCATCCTGTCGCCTCCTCAGTGTTCCCTCGACGCCGCCCTCTGGACCACCGGTCAGCGCCTCATTGAGCGTCGTTGCCATGCCGGTCAGACCAACCGACTGGGCAAAGGACCTCATCGACCTGAGCATCGACGCCATCATCGACATGACGGACACGGCAACCGAGTCGAACCCTGCTTTGATCGTCTCCACCATCGTCAGCCACACGTTGTTGGCCTTCAACATCGGGAGCACGAAGAACTGATCGATTTTCGCGCCGATCATCTCCCACCCGGCAGCGAGCACGTCACGTCCGTTCTCGAACGTGAACTTGAGGATGGTGAACGTCCTGATGATCGAGAAGACGTTCTTGATCGCGCTCTTCGCCACCGCAAGGAAGACCTCCTTGTAGATGCTAGCGAAGGTCGTTGCGACGTTGACGCTCACCCTCATGAACTTCATCAGCATCGGCCTGATGGACTGCTCCCACATGGCCTTCGCGAACTTGCCAGTGTCCTTGAACCCCTTCTTGGACTGCGGGACGATTCCTCCGCTTCCGCTGAAGTCGTCCTTCCACCATCCGCTGATCAAATCGAAGACCGGCTTGATCGTGGCGTCCCACAGCTCTCCGAACGCAGACCCGATCTCGGTGAGCGCATTCCACGCAACGTCAGCCATGGGCGCGATGATGTCGTCCCAAAGCTCTCCGAGGATGTCGAAGATCGAGCCTACGAACCCAACGAAGTCCTCGAACACGGCCGAGATACCAGTGCTCTCCAGTGCACCGGAGATCAGGTCTGGGATTCCGGCGAAGCTGTTGCCAATCGACTCGCCAAAGACGTCCTTCCAGAACTCCTCGATCGGTCCGGTGAATGCGCCCGTGGGGCCGAGGATCATAGCCAGGATGGCGTCCGGGATGCTCTCCGCGTTGAGGACCCGATTCATGATGCCGATGGGAGACGCCGCGAACATGGTCTCGAAGACCGTCGTCCACGCCGAGTCGGCGCCGAAGATCCCGGTCAGCACGTCATGCAAGATGGTCGGCAGCTGGCCGATGGTGTTCTGAAGAATCTCTCGGACCGTGGCGACCACCTGCGGAACGATCACCTCCGGTCTCGCCCCGAAGATCTCCTTGAACAGGATGGCGGCCTCTTCACTGAGATCCATCCCGAGGATGGCCTTGACGAAGTCCCATGCCACCTTGAACCCATCGGCGATGGACTGACCAATGCCTGTCCAGTCCACCGAAGAGACGAACTCGCGCACCTGGCTGGACCAGTCGAGAAGCGAACTCAGTCCGCTTATGAAGCCACTCGCCGCATCCTGCGCGAGGCCCATCCAGTCGGTGTTCTGGAAGAACGACTTGACGTCGTCCCAGTAGTAGATGAGCAGCCCCACGCCAACGCCGATGGCAGCGATGGCGATGCCCCACGGACCCAGCATCCCGACGATGGAACTGCCCACTCCACCGATGGCCTTGCCGACGCCCTTGATGCTGTTCGTGGCGAGGTCCAGTACGCCCATCTGCTTGAGCCCGACCAACATGGGCCCCATCTGCCCAGCGGCCTCCATGAAGCTCGGCCCGAGCGCAGAAAGCGCCGGGAGCATGACGTCGATCTTCCTCTTCAGGCTGGGGAACGTGTCGCCGAGCTTGTCGAGTGAAGGAAGCAGGCCGTTGACCAGACCGAAGGTCCTCACGTCGATGAAGCCTTGCGTCAGCGTGCCGAGGATACCGCCGCGTCCTCTCCAGCGATCGAGCGTGCTCTCCAGCCTTCTGTAGGCATCACGCTGCCTTCCCAGGACCTCCCTCCTGGTGACCGCGCTCATTCCACGCAGGTTGGTCTCGAACGAGTCCTTGAGGCGCTCCATCGACTCGCCAAACGTCCTCGACGTGCCGGCAGATGCGACCCCCAGCCGGTTGAACGCACCCTCGGCGCCAACCACGGCCTGCGACGCCACGCGCAGAGCCTCGGCCGACGCCTCGCCGCCCTGAACCAGGAACATGAAGTTGTCATCGAACCCGGCCGTCTGAAGCTGGCTGGTGAGACGATCCATGCCCATCTGGTCGCCAGATCCACGCATGGTCTCGTACATGTCGCGCATCTTCCCGGCGAACTCCATCGGGCTAGACATGACGGCGTTGATCGCCCCGTCGATGTCACCAGAGGCAACAGCGATCGACGTGGCCAGATCCGGGAAGTCAGAGGAGAGACCAGTCACCAAGTCAGCGATCCCGGCACGCGACTGACCCAGCGTGGTCATGGCCGTCGTGGCAGTGGTCAGCGCGTCGGCGTACGTTCCGCCAATCCTGCGTTGCGTGGCCAACGCGAGCCTCGTGACCGAGTCGGTCACCTGATCGATGGTGATGCCAGAGAATCTGGCAAGAATCGGATCCGCGGCCGTGATGATGTCTGGAAGCGCCTTGGCAGCCTCCGCACCGAACCCCATCGACTCACCGAGCGCCGTGACGTGATCGAGGAGCCTGCCAGCTCCGGCTGCACCAAGATCGTAGCTCTCCGCGAGCCCGGTCAGCGTGGTCGAGAGCTGCTCACCAGCCAACGTGTCTGACTGGATCGCGCCAGCCACACCACGAAGCGTGAGCCCGTAGTCCTCCAGTTTGGTCCCCGTTCGAGCGAACCCGCTGACCGCCGAGATCATCTGCCCGGCGTCCACGTCCAGCGAGTACGCCATCGAAGAGATCTGCCCACGCATCCCTTCGACCTGCTCACGGAACGGCCCGAGTCCGGCCGTTGCACGGCGCCACGTGTTCGAGAACTCGACACCGAACGACTCGATGCTCGTTGCGTCGGCGGCGTTGCCCGTGCTCTCTACGAGCCGTTCCAGCTGATCCCCGATACCGCTGAGCTGATTCATGCTCGCGGACGCCATCGAAGAGATAGCGGTCCCGAGCTTGGCGAACGCGCCAGCAGACCTGCTCGCCGTCTGGACAGACTCCGAGACGCGATCCATCCCGGCGGCCAAGTTCTTGGTCGTCTTGATGGCGCCCGCGTCCTTGGCTCCGAATACGAAGCCGAGCCCGAGCAGTCTGGACATGCCAGAGATTAGACACCTCTCCCGAGCACGGCTTCGCGGTCACTCCAGCCCCGCCCAAGCCGCTTCTCTACTTTCATGCCGACTCGCTCTATCCATACTACCAACGGGGCAGCCTCTCCGTCGATGACCAAGATTCTATTGCTGCGCTTGTTCCTGGCCTGTTCCTTGGCGGTAGCCCACCGCACGTTTCCGGGCTCGTAGTTTCCGTCGTTGTCGATGCGATCGATGGAGTGCTTGGCAGACGGACGACGTCCGACATGCGCCAAGAATCGCTCGAATCCACCTGGACCAAGCCACTCTTCAGCTACGCGGATGCCACGGCCGCCGTAGCGCGTATCATCAACGTTGTTGCACCTGGTCTGTATGTCGACCCACGTCTTGTACTCACACGAGATCTTGCCGCCCACCGTCTCGCCATGCGTTGCCCGTGACGACCGGGAGCAGTGCTGGCACATGGACGAATGGCCACCCCTGAGCACAGTCGCCTGGATCTGAGACACGACCCCGCAGTCGCACCGACACGAATGGTACAGATCCCCGCCACGGGTCTCCGACTCGTCCAAGACAACCCACCTGCCGAACCTGTCCCCGGGTACAGCCGGTCGCTGTCTGGCGATCCGCGCCTTCTCGTTGCTGGAGTTGGAGCACGTTCGACACTTGGTGCTCATGCCGTTGATCAGGGAAGACTTCGAGATCTCTTTCTCGAATCCGCACTCGCAGCGGCACAAGAAGTACGCCTCCCGGCGACACGGCCGCGGATCGGCAAGGCGCAGCACGGCCCAATCACCAAACTGGTGACCGGCCTGCACTGCGCCTGCGCCGCCCATTCCCATGACCGCCCGCTACCTCACTTCTTTGGCTTCGATTTCGAGGCCCGGATCTTGTCGAGGTGTTCCTTCTCCTCGCAGAACCTCTTCCTTCGACCGCACGGCATGGACATCACTGCATCATACGGCTGATGCAGGACCTCCATCAGGTAAAGGACCTCCTGTTCGAGCGCGTCCGCGGAGCCGAAGGGAAGAAAAAACTGCGCTGCCCCAGATCCAGGCGACCCTGGAACTCCTTCTTGCACTTCGGGCACTTGAAGTCGATGTCGGTCTCCACGCCCGGCTCGTGCTGCATGAACTCGTCGCGAAGATACTGACGATCGCTCGTGCTGAGGTTCTTGATCTTCTGGCGCAGATCCGCGAGCCGCTTCGGGAACACCTTGAGCATGGTCCCGTTCGATCGATCGATGACTTCCGTCGGGAGCACGTCGACCTTCTCCTCGCCGATGGTGTTCAGGCGAATGAGGATCGACCACGTGAGGATCTCGTGCTGAGCCTTCTCGTTCTGCACGACGGTCGAGATGATCTCGTCCTGATCGAACGATGTGATGGTCCACGTGTACGGGATCCCTGAATCGGGCAGCTTCCCCTCGTGTACGCGAACGAGCGGGTCCGGCATGTCGTAAAGATCGAGCGTCGAGAGGTTGACCTTGTAGTCCGAGTCCTTCTCGCACTTCGGACACTCGACCTTCATGTCGTACTGATCCTTCGTCGTACGCCAGTGCGACGCGCGGCGAAGGCAGATCAGCAGATGTTGCCGCGAACCAGCCGGAAGGCCCCGGATCGCCTTGATGATGCCAGGCCGGTCCTCGATCGTGCCGATGCGCAGGCAGCACTGGGACAGGATCCCGGTCATGCGCGCGAAGAACGGCACGTCGTCGTTCGAGAGAAGGTCTTCCTCGTGCCCAGACATCGCACGAAGATGGACCTCCGAATGCACCACCCCGTTCGAGTCGAGGTAGCCACCAACGAGCTGGAAGATGCCCTGCTCCGAGACGCCCTCGGTGATGGGCTCGTAACCATCGCTCTCGTCGAGGACGCCGCCCTCAGCCTGCGTCAGGTACTTGGACTTCTCTCCACTCTCTCCGCCAGTCGTCTCTGTCTCGTTGGCCATCGCTTCTCCTTCTGCTTCTTACTTCTGCGTGGAACATCCCGTTCTACGTCTTGATGTACTTCGACATTCGATCCATCCACCGCTTGCGATCCTTCGCCGGCATCCGACGGAGAGGCTTCCCGTCACCGATCGGCACCGCGTAGGTCGCCACGTTGGCCGTGGTCGTCATCTCTTCCTTGCGAGGAGGCTCCTTGCGCGCCTTGGCCCTGGGCCGCGGTCCCTTCATGGCCTTCACCTGACCATCCTCATCACCAGCGAAGTTCACCTTGCCGATGGGCTTCTTGCTAGGTGCGATGGACTTCGGGTCCTTCGCGCCCTTCTCAGCGAACCCGGTGACCTTCTTCTGACCATCGTCGTCGTCACCGTCCTCCCCATCCAGCTGAAGGAAGAAGACGGAGAGGGGGACGAAGCGGTTCACCGACGTGCGGCTCACGCCGGCCGATGCCGGCGTCGATGCGTCTGGAGGAATGGGCACGGACAGAGGCTACCGCATTTCGCGTGGCCTTGCACCGCTAGACAAACTCGGTGATCGAGTCCTCGACGTACAGCTCGGCGTGCTTGACGATCGGGAACCTCTCTTCCGGAGAGTCCTCGTCGGAAGATGGGTAGACAAGCCACACGTCATACCTGTGCGCGCCCACTTCGAGCTGTGCGGTATCCGCCACGTCGAGAACGACCGTGGCCTCCCCCTTCGCTGGATCCGTCACGTCGATCCCGTTGCCGGTCGACTTGGCGATCAGCACTGGGGAGCCAGCCGTTCTCCTGACGCTCATGTAGAGCATCGTCCCACCAGACAGCACCACCGGACGACCCTCCTGCGTCTTCACCTTGACGGAGATGCTCTTCGTCTGACCCTTCACGAGCCGAATGGCGTTGAGTCTGTTCGGCGGGTGTGGCATTGGCTCTTCCCTCGATCCTACCGCGTGTCACTGACAAGATCTGAGCTGATCTCTTCTACCACACCCTCGGGATCGTCGCTTGCCTGGAGCACGACCGTCGGATCGTCGCTTACTTGGAGCACGACCGCCGCATCCGGATCATTTGCCTGAAGCGTAGCCACCACATCCGGATCGCTCACGCTGCCGTCTGGCTCAGACTCATGATCGTAAAGCGCTGCGACCAAGTCAAAGGCGTCCACGATAGAGCCCTCCGGATCGTCGCTTGCCTGAAGCAGCACGACCACCATATCCGGATCGTCGCCCACGCTGCCGTCCGGCTCAACCTCGTAAAGCGCTGCGACCAAGTCAAAGGCGTCTCCCCCAGCAGGGCCCTCCACGGACGTGGGCAAAATCCTGATCCCACGACCGGTGCCACCAGCTTCGGAGTCCGACCCGGCCGAACCAGCGCCGGCCGCGCCAGCATCACCAAAAGACACTGGCGCCGACTTGCCTGACGCAACACCAACGGCCACTGCACGCGTGTTTCCAGCGCCAGTTGCTGGCCCCTGGCCCGACGACGACGCGGCCGTGCTCGCCATGGACGAGACCACGCCACCCACGTCAGCAAATGAGAGCGAGACCCCGGTCGCCAGAGCAACAGCGCTTGTTGCGCCACCGATCGTTGACGAAGATGACGCATCTCCTTCACCAGACGCCAGAGACGCCCCAGGCCCCCCTGACCTGGATCTGCCACCAGACGATCCACTCGAAGCCGCAATCGTGGTCGCGACACCACCGGCCACGTCAGTGGCGACCACGGAGCCCGCAGACGGAGCCTCGTCTGCGTCGAAAAACTCGAAGAGGATCCGGCTCACGGATCTCCTCCTAGATGTTGATCAGCACGAAACGATCTGTGTCTGCTGGCGCCGCGGTGAACGGAGACGTGAACGTGAGGAACTTCGTCGTACCGTCGTAACCAGTGACCTTCTGGAGCTGGTCAGCGAGCGCGCCTGTCGTGAAGAGACACAGTAGGTTCTTCCGCGCGTTGTCGGTCGCGATGGTGAGATTCGTCTTGAACGTGAGGGCTGTGTTCCCCGCGTCCGCCACGATAGCACCGCTCGGACCTCCATGCGTCGCGAACGTCCAGTCGTCGGGGTCCATCCCTACCTTGTCAACGATCGCGACGTGGAGGAACGTGCAGTCCATCTCCGCCGCAGTGAGCGTGAGGGAGTAGCGCCCAGGCATGTTCACAATCTCGGTCGCGCCGTTCGTCGCGTTCACCGCAGGCGTCACGCCGTCCTTCGAGATCCAGATGTCGGTGTTGGCGATCGTGAGACCGCTCTTCCTCGCGGGCGCGTACTGCGAATCGATCGCGGCGAACGAGAACGTGAACGCGGCGTTGCGACGAAGGCTCATGGCGTCCTCAGTTCAAGAGACATGACGGGCTCGAATCGGGCGGTGAACCGGGCTCGTCGAGACGAGCGGATACTGGTAGGCGCGGCTCGTTGGCGTCGAACGCGTCCAGAAGTAAATCTGCGCGAGGTAGACGGTGCCGGCGGCACGGATGGTTGTGCGGATTCGGAGCTTGAAACCGCGCTCGGCGTCGATCCCCGTCTCGCTGGGCAGATGCGTGACCCATGAGTTCCCGCCACCGAGAGCTGCGACGTTCGCGAGGTCGAGTGTGACGTCATTGGCGGTGTCGATGCTCGCGATCTTAGCGAAGCCTGCGATCCCGGTCTGCCCGCCCACGTAGTCGTCCACCTCTAGGCCGGCGACTCCTGCGGCGCAGGAGATCGTTGTGGAACCGGACGAGCCTGTGAATGCTCTAACCCGCTTGCCGCTCTTCCAAGCACTCCATCCCGCGCCGTCGTTCTTGTCGATCTGATACTCGACCTCGTGAACCTGCCACTCGTTGACACCGCCACCCACAGCGCCGACGCCGGGCGGAATGATCAGGAACCCGGAGTGACCTATGACGTAGTCCGGCATCTCCCATGTGACCTGATCGCCTGCCGTGTTGGCGAAGAGGAACCCCGCCCCGCTGAAGACCGGCGTCCCGGCAGTGATGCTGACTTGGTCCGCGGTCTCCGGAGTCGGGTCGTTGCAGAGAACGCCGACAAGACCCCCTGCGCGCTCGTAGTCCAGCGTGCCCGATGCGGCGCCTGTGTTGGCGTCGATCCCGAAGGTGAAAGTGTCGGAGTCGATTACCGTGATGGTCGCCTTGAGTCCTCGGAAGATCCGCGGCGTGTTCGAGCAGTCGGTCACCACGATGGGAACCGAGTTGATGAGCCCGTGTCCGACCTGCGTCACCGTCGCAGTCGTGCTCGTGCTCGTCCAAGTAGCCCCAGAGACCGGCGCCTCGGCGGGGTAGAAGTTGTCGATCCAGAGGGAGCCCGGCGATGCTAGCTGTGCCGCAAGAGTCGGCGCCGCCATCGCACCGCGGGTGATGACGTTGCGCCCGAGAACGAGCGCAGGACTCCAAATGCTGGCCCCGATGTTCTCCAGGCGCGCCCCGTTCATCTCGTTCGTCAGAAGCGGGAACCCGCTGATGCGAGAGTGATCCGTGTAGACCCGCTGCATGATGAGATTCTGCGGGAACGTGTTCGCGTTTCCGGCGGTCAGCAGCAGGTTGCCCGTGATGAGTTGGTAGTAGGTGAGGACGCCGGACGCCGGACCGGCGTCGGTGCACACGAAGCTGAAGGTGTCGTCGGTGAGGCGCGTGACGTTCTTCGCGATGGCGGTGAAGGTGGCCGGCGAGTCGGAGCGGAGAACGAAGATGACGTCGCCTGTGAGTAGGCCGTGGGCGACCTGCGCTACTGTGAGCGTCGTCGTGACTCGCGACCATGCGGAGTCGTGCTCCGGACCTCCGAGATCGAGAGGGGCTCCGGGCGCTCCGATGTTGCGGATCGTGAAGTGCTTCGGAGAACCTCCCGCGCAGTGGAAGAGCGCAACCGCGGGCTGCTGTTGCGCGAGACCTCCGAAGGAGAACCCATCGACGAGAAGATCGTCGAGGTAGGTAAACATCATGGCGTAGAGCCCGAGGGGCTGCGCGACCGTGGTCCGGTCTCCGAGCGTGTCAAAGAACACGTAGTCGTAGACCGAATACGGACCTCCGCCGATGAGGTACATCCCGATGCTGGTGCCGTAGGTCGGCGAGATCCAAACGCAGTTCTCGCTGCGGAGAACTTCGGTGGTGTAGCTCGCCGAGACGGTCGTGCGCAGAGCGCAGTAGTAGGCTTTGTCCCTCGTGAAGATGAGCCCCGCGCAGCCCTGAAGGAGTACCACGGTGCTGTTGGTCGCAGTCACGTAGCGAGTCCAGGAACAGTCGGTGATGTCGCCTCCTTGGCGACACCCATAGAGTGAGAACCCCACCTGTACCTGGGCAGCCGTCTGCCCGACGTGGACGTTCGTGAGCGTGAGCCGAGTACCGACCTTCGAGGCTGAGAGGAGGTCTTGGAAGAACGAGTTGGTGACGGCGAGGGCGTAGGGCGAGACGTACAGCGCGTACCAGGCGCAGTTGCATTTATCCATGACGAACGAGCCGGACATGCCTGGTGAGGACACGAAGCGGTGACGTGTCGTCGCCGTCGCGTTGGGCACTGCGTTCGTGGAAAGCGCCGCGACCGGAGCGTTGATCAAGTTGATGTTCGGTACTCGAATCCGGCAGCCTGCTTCGGGCAGATAGCCGTTCGTGTTCGCGCCGTCGTAGCCGAGCCGGAGAAGCCCCTGCGAAGAGATCCAACAAACCTTCCCGCGCATCGCGTCAGTAGCGGCGACGCCCGCCCCGGCCAATGACCCCATACAGTCGTAGGCCTCATAGACGCCGGAGCCTGGCGCCGTCTCGACCTCGCAGCCTGCGTAGTAGGTGTTCGCCAGAGAGGCGGGGAGTTGGTACGTCGTCGTGTTGACGCCGTCGGTGAGAGTCGGATGCGTGAACCACTCGCCCTGCACTCGAAAGCTGTTCTTGTAGTAGAGCGAATCGACTCCGGACTCCGCGCCGATGATCTCCAACCAACCCACGATGTCGGGGCCGGTCGCGTTCGCGCCGATCCCGGTGAGCGCTCCGGCTGCGTAGGCACCCCCCGTGACTGCCTTGATCTTGACCCAGCCTGCCGCAGGCATCGCCGCGCCAGCCGCGGTCGGCGCGACGTTGAACGCAGACCAGACGCCGAGAAGCGGACCGGAGACTCCGCCCTGCACAATCGACGTGCCGATCGCCGGGACGTTCCCGGTGCCGGTGTCGTACGGGATGATGCGGACGTTGCGCCCCTCGATGAGCCATTCGCCGCCGCCTCCATAGGGAGGGCTCCACAGCGTGACGCTGCCGATGGCACCCTTCGTCGCGTCGCTGTTCGCGCAGTAGCGCGTGTCGCAGGCGATCGTGAGTCTCGCGGCACCCGCAACGGTGTACAAGTCGTTGCCTGCGCGCGTCGCGAAGGCGGCGTCATCCCATTCAGCGTCTGCGGAAATGTTGAAGGTCGTCACCGCAGAGCCTCCACGACAACGAGTGGCGCGACCTCAATCAGTAGACTGCGGTTCGTGCTGTAGGAGATCGAGACTCGCGAGGTGTCAAGTCGTCCAGCCGCGAAGGGCAGCGCGTTGAGAAGCGTGTTGAGGTTCGTCGTCACCGTCGAACGGAGGTTGCCCGGCGTCGCGTCGGCCAGGGCGCCCGTGGGATCGTCGGTGTCGACTTCGAGATGGAACTGCGAGACCGACGCGACGAGACGACAGCGCTGTAGATCAACGAGAGGGCCGCGCACTGGACGCCTGACGATCAGCTCGTTGACCGCCTGCGTGATCGCGGAGCGGAACTCGCCCATCGTCATCGGAGGTAGATCGGTCGCGATCACGGCGACAGTCATGTCAGTCCTCTGTGATCTTGGTGCCGGTCGTGAGCCTCGGCGTCGTGTTCTCTGCGATGGTGATCGGGCTCAGCTTCTGCACAATGGCTGCGCCGTTCGACGAGATGTCGAAAAGACCACCGCCCAACGTCGCCGACAGCGTATACACGCCGGCACCAGGCGCCGTCTTGATGTAGAGCACCAGCCCGTCGGTGACATTCCCTGGCAACGCCGACTCAGCCACCGGGAAGAAGACCACCCGGTCGTTCACCGCATACGCCGTCCCGGGTGCCAGAATCGTGTCTGCTGCCGCATCTCCCGTACAGGCATACGCCAGGTTGGTCTTCACCAGCGGTCCGAAGTAGAGCACCTTGCCGGCACCGGCGAGATCGGTTCCTACGGTGAAGAAAAGGATCTCCTCCGCGGCACCGCCATCGACACGCATCGGGAAGTCGACGTCGGCGAACAACGTCACCTGATTACCTACGACCGTCCATCCGAGCGCCGACCGCGGCACAGGCCTACGTGCGTATGCCGGATACGTGCACTCGTTGGTCGTCTGGTCGCCAGCTTCTCCTGGGCTCACGAGACACAAACCGAGGAACAAGTCACCGGCCAGCGCCGACGGAAGCAGTCCGGCGGCATCTCCGATGAGCGTGATCGCTTCATTCAGGAAGATGTGCCTGATCAGGCCAGCCTCGAAGACATTGCTTTTTGACATCGTATCCCGCTTCGGTTATACTTCGTAAATGGCCAGACCACCCAACCTCTTACCGATCAAGCACCCGGCCATTGTCGACGCCGCTCCGACCTTCTTGCGGATGTATGGACACATGGCTCCGTGCCTGGAAGTGATCTGCCCTCGATGCAGTGTACGCCGATGGTATCCGATGAGCACGATCCGGCAATGGATCAGCAAGCCAGGGTTTAGTGGAACCTGCAAGCCCTGCGGCACTTCGCACCGTACACGTAGGCAGAGATCCGCCGCCGCCACCAAAACAGGAGGGCGTCGCGATGGAGGGACAGGGTACGTTGAACTGCGTCTCGCTGCCATCTCGGACACAGACATCCCGCTGTTCGATGCGATGCGCAGTGGGCATGGGTTCGTTGCTGAGCACCGATGGGTCATGGCAAAACACCTCGGGCGCCCGCTGCTCTCCCACGAGAGCGTCCACCATCTCAACGGAAACCGCACCGACAACCGACTCGAAAATCTCGAACTTTGGCTCGTCTCGCAGCCCTACGGGCAACGGGTCGCCGATCAGGTTCGCTGGGCCCGCGACCTGCTCAAGCGGTATGAGCACCTGTTCCCCGGAGAGTAGGGTGCCTGTCTCGAATGCGTTCGACTTGGACATCGATCAGCTCCCTGTACCGGCCTCGGGATTGTACCATCAGCCAGCGGCGTTCACGATCTCGATGGCCGCCGATGTGGCCCTGGCCGCAAGCGGACTGATGGTCGCCATGGTCAGCTCGGCGATGTGCTCCGGCTGAACCTCCAGCTCCTGGATCGACACGGCGCCCGAGTTTGCATCGAAGTCTGTGGACGATTTGTACCGTATCGCAAGGCAGTCGTAGAGGATCCACCCCCTACCCGGCGTCCTGAGCGCCGACTGGATGAGCGCCGTGTCCGGGAAGGACATGTTGGCGTTCGCGAGCTGCGCCTGAACCTTCCACCCGAGGAAGTGAACGATCACGAGCGTGCGCCGAATGGGCTGGCGGCCAACGATGCCACCGGTGATCCAGTTGTAGAAGTCGGAATCGTAGAAGCGCGCACCGCGTGAAAGCGTGACCGATCCGGCCTCCGCCTTCTTCACGATCCGACGCTTGTACTCCCAGTTGCCTGGCTGGACGTCCTTCGTCTCGACGCTGATCTCGGGAGCCGTGACGGCCGAGAAACCCAGCGCCGGATCGAAGATTGAAAGTAGACCGTTGCCACTGGGTCCGGACGCGTCGAATACCCAGAACGGGTACGACTGCATCATGTCGAGAAGACGCGGTCGAGCCACTAGGACCCCCTACGGGAGACCCCGTGTTTCAGACTCCGATGCGCGTCCCGTCGGGACGAATGACACCCCAGCGCTCGACGGCCACGTCCATCTCCATGATGCCCACGTCGGACGTGCTGGCATCGAGGTCCCCGGCGATCTTCACGCGGATGGGGAATGCCTCGAAGAGGAAGTAGCGCTTGGCCTCGGTGTTCGGGAACGACACGTCGCGGTCGTGCGGGAAGGTGCGACCCGCACGCGTGGCGTGAAAGACCGTGATGTCGGTCCGGTACTCACGACCCTCGATGGCCGCCAGGACCCAGCCCAGGAACGCCGTGTCGTTGCGCCCGACGCCACGACTGAACGTGGAGTCGTTGACGGTCGGGATGCCCGGGTACTTCTCGGTGTAGGTCTTGAGACCCTCCCGGTACTCCGCGGCCTCGACCGTGAACTCCGGAGTCGTGATGGCGGTGAAGCCAGCCTCCGCCGTGTCTCCAACGCCAGGCGAAGGAACGCCGCCAGGCTGGAGCGCGTCGATGGTCGCGAGATCGGCGACACCACCTGCACGGGCGTGGAAGCGGTAGTTGTGAAGAGGATCGGTGGCCTGTGCGCGTGACATTGGTTCTGCTCCTTCTACACCCTTACAAGCCCCATGCTGGCCGGGACAGCGGTCCTACCGATGATGTCTCCCAGCGTCGAGTACCGACCTTCTCCCGCCTCCTGCGGAGACGGCAGCTGGTACACCCGACCGACGAAGTCCTGAAGAGTCATGTCCTCCTCAGCCATCTCAATCGCGATCAGGTTGTACAACGAGGGCCACCTCTCCACCAAGGACAGCACGCGCATGGCCTGATCCAGGAAGAGGTGATTTCGCGCCTCGCTCCTCCATCCCCTGGTCGCGCGAATCGCACGTCCAAACGGGCGCGTGGGGTCGAAGTCCTTGAAGTCGACGCCCTGTAGAATGAACTTCTCGGCCATCGCCGATCCGTACGCCGCAACGGCATTCTCACGGATCCATTGACGCCAGCTGTTCTGGTCCAGCCCCTCGTGGCCGACCACGAAGATCGGAAGGATGCCCTGCGCTTCCTGAGCTGGACGAACTCCGTTGCTGAGCTTCACGACACGAATGATCAGCCCCGCGTCATCTGGGGGTGCGGTCGAGAGGGCCGTGTCGAGCTGTTCGGAGATCCTCATTGGATTGATCCTATCACGCGCTCGGGCGCGCGGTGACCCTGGCGTACATGGCCAGTGCTCCGCCGGCCGTGGTAAGCATCAGGCGCTCGTCACCAGTCAGCAGGATGGGGGTCGTGATGAGAATGACTCCACCGGCAGCCGTCTGATACACAGCCTCCGTGCCATCAGGGAGAAGAATCGAAACAGTGTATGCGCCGGCTCCGGTCGTTTCCAGAAGGATGCGTTCCACCCTCCATAGGGTTGGCTTCTGGACCGCAACGCCCTCGATCAGGCGCTTGAGCGTGAAGTCGAAATCGAAAATCCCACCAAACGCCGCTTCTGGGTAGACCTTCATCCCGTCGATGATCGCCGGCTCCGACGAGTACGATACGCCAGCCGCCATCGCTGAGACGATGAACCCAGCGTCAGCCACGTCGTCCGGCAACGCTGCCAGGTTGCCAGCCGTGCCACCCAGGGCATTGACCAGGTCCACTGTCGCCGCGCCACCGTTGCTCGCGTAGAGAGCCAGGCCAGGCGTCGCGTTGACCGCTACGACAATGGCGTCCCTGACCGCGTCCGCCGCCGCCAGTCCAACCAAGGACACCCTGCGAGAGAAGATCGAGTCCACCACGGACCCGTCTCCATTCTTGTCGAAGACGAACGTGAAGACTTCCTTGGCCCGAGCGCGGATCTGGAACGACTCGCCGTGGACGATGAGTGCCGCGGCGACGGTCGTGATGGTTCCGGTAGAACCGCCATTGGTCCCAGTGAACTGGGACCCGGCTGCGATTCTCTGCTCGATGGTGAGAAAGCTCGACACTATCGTCTCCGATCAGGGTGTACCTGAGTTCAGAACGGACAGATCAGGCAGCGACTGCCGTGTCGTCGAAGAAGACGCGCCACGCCGCGTTCGACCAGTAGACCGGGACGCCTGTTCCAGCGCCGCCGCCCTGACCGGTCCTGCGACCGTTCGTGGCGAATGCCACCTGCCCCTCGACTGCGTTCGCGCCGGTGGGCAGCAATGCCACCGTGTAGCGCGGCAGCTTCTGCGGGCTGAGCGAGCCCTGGAGCGGAGACGCAGCATCCGACGCCGTGAGCGCGATGGAGACGCTGACCTTGCCCGCGGTGATCAGGCCCTTGAGCTGCTCGTCACCGTCGAGATCGGAGATGTGCAGCCCCGGCCAGATCACCGAGGCCCCGGCCACCAGGTGGACGCGCGGTCCACAGAGAAAGACGTCTTCGTCCGGGGAGGTGGTTCCGAGATTCACGATCGTCGCATCCATGTCGTCGCTCCTTCAGTAGTGGTCAGCCTTTTGACCGACGGGAAATGTAGGCACAGAGGGCCTCTGGATCTTTCACACCCTTGCAGCACTCTGTGAACATCTTCTTGCAGCTCTCGAACGCGTCTCCAGGTCCACCCTTGAACGAACCGTCCTTGTCCGTGTACTTCTCTCGGCACTTCGGCTCGCATTTCGAGGCCTCCAGAAGTGCTTCCTCGCGAAGACCGGCGTCGAGTGCGAGCTGCCTGAGAATCTCTCCCAGGCTTCCGCATCCGGCGCATGCCGAAGATCCGTCGCTGGTCGCATCGACCGACTCCAGCTCTTCGGCAAGCTCCCTGATGCCCACGTACGTACCTCAGCCGGTTACGCGGCCGACGAGAACCGCTGCTGAAGGCGGAACAGGAATGACACGGCCAGACTCTCCCATCTCATTGACCCGACGCGCCATCGGGTGGTTCAGATACTTGCGCTCGACTAGACCAAGCGCCGCGAGCTGCGCCGGACCCACGATCTCCAAAACCAACGAAGGATAACGCACCCGCGCCTCGGCGATACGCGCGATCGTCCTGTCGTCGAGCCAGCCCTTCACCTCGATGAACCTCACGAATCGACCCGCTTCGCAGATCCCGAAGTCGGGCGTGTAACATTTGCACGCTTTGAGGCCGAGCTTGATGGGCTCGTACTCCCAGTCAATGCCATGAGCGTCGAGATGGCCAGCGTAGGCCAGTTCCCATGTGGACTTGAAAACGTGGATCCGTCCCTTGCGGTCCGTCCACTCCGCCGTCTTGAACCTTCCCCAACCGGTCCTCGGTGTGACGCCAGCGTCCTTGAGAACGCGCCCGATCACTACATTGGAAACGTCGAACTTCACGCGCAAATCGTCGTACGTCTTACGCTCCTCTGTGTAGAGATGAGCCAGCTCCGTCTCCTGCCCCGGCGAGAGCTTGTGACGCCTGACGCGAGCCCTCGGCTCAATGCCACTCCGACGAAGCGCCTTGATGCAGACCGCGTGGCCGAGGTCCAGCTTCTCCGCAACCTGGTGTGAGTTGAACTTCTCCACCGTGTACAGCCTGACGATCTCGGCGTCAGTCTCTGGGGCGAGCTTCGGAGAGATCGGCTTCGACCTGGCCACCCCTGCCGCCCGAGCCATTTTGAGCACAGTCTCAGTAGTACATCCGTGCGACTTGGCGATGGACACGGTCGGCTCGCCGGCCACGTACCGGCGAACCATGTCCTCACTAACCGCCTTGTCGCGCACGTAGTACATCTTGTACTGATGCTATGCAGCCGATGAGAATCTCTGCTGCAATCGGAAAAGAATGAACTCGCCTGGACGGCTCGGGGCGATGTAGATGTCGCAGATGACCTCTCCCGCCTCCTCGTTGTCTGGCGTGTTGTTCGACTCGTCACAGACCACCACCACCGCGTCGGTGAAGGAGGCCCCCGAGAAGTAGCCCTGGTTGAACAGGTTGCGCAGGAAGCTCTCGACCGAGATCTGGATCCGCTGCCGAAGCGACTGACCCACGTTCTCGAAGACGAACCCGTGCGTGCTGTTGAAGACGCTCGTCTTCAGGAAGTTGAAGAGGCGACGAACCTGGACGTACCGGAAGTCATCCGGCGGGTTCTCCAGCGTACGAGCACCCCAGACAGCGCGGCCGGTCTGTGGCGTGTCCACCAGCGCGTTGACCTGCGACGCGAAGAAGGTGTCGATCTCGCCGAACTCCAGCTTGCGCTCCAGGCCGTTGGTGAACAGGAGCTTGCCGTCGTCGGTCCCGGCCGGCGCCTTGCTGACGTTCTTGTTCGTGTCCGTGCGCGCGTACACGCCCGCGATGTGACCGATCGGGGGGATGTTGCTCCCACGATTGGTGAACGGGTCGGTGACCTTGATGTACGGGTAGTAGAGCGCTCCGTAGCTCGACGAGATGCCGAGCGTAAAGCGCCTCCAGTCACGCACCTCTTGCGGTGTCATCCCGGGTGGGGGAGCGACGACGATGAACCACTTCTGGTTCGACTCGGCTTCCGTGATCTGGTCTCCGATCATCGTGACGTCGCCTGCGGCGTCCGGGATGCCGACGTTGAGCAGCTCGTCGGGCGTCAGCAGGGCGTACATGCCCTGGCGTGCCGTCTTGAGTGTCGGGCTCGTCAGCTGGGCATTGGTGATCCCAGCCACGCCGTCGGTGCCGGTCGTCATCCCATCCGACGTTGCGGTCTCGGACGGCGTCTTCCGGTAGGTGATCGAGATGATCGATCCGGTCTGAGGACCGGTCGGAACCGCGAGATTCGATGTCTCTGCCTCGGAGACCGGGGCCACCGTGCGGAATGCGAACTTTCCGTTGGTGTAGTTGATCCGGTTGTAGCCGGTCGGCGGGGCCGGATCGACGTGACCGATCAGGGCTCCGGATCCGTTGTCCGTGATCGTGCGCGCGACACCTGCGTTGTCGGTGTAGGTGATGACCACCGAACCGGGCTGCACCGGCGTCTCCAGCGCAATCGACCGGAACCCGACAGGCACGCTCGGGTAACCATCGGTATCTGCCGCTGCCGTCGATCCATAGTTCTGGTTCGCAGCGTTGCCCGAGCCAGCGCCCCTCGTACGCGACAGTCCGTTCAGCGTTGCCGGTGCAACGGCCTCGTTGGCCGGATCGACCAGCGTGATGAGGTCCGACCCCTGGGTGGGATCGTTCACCGCCGTGAGAACGTAATCGGCATCCGTCGCATCGGTGAACGACAGGTCCAGGAACGTCTCCTGGACGACGCCGTCCAGTAGCACCTGAAGATCGTACCGACTGTACGCCGCGGTCAGTCGCGTGAACGAATCCACGTTGCCGCGAACCTGGACCGTCAGACCGTTGCCCCACGCGCCCTTCGAGATCGGATCGATGTCGATGAGATTCTGCGTGTAGGCTGCGGACAGGATCGCCGCGTTCGCTGGCGTTGCAGCCGGAGCCGATGCCTTCACGGTGAAGGCGTAGACGCCAGTGGTGTAGTCGATGGTTCCGGGGGCCAGAAGCGCCGTGCCCGTGAGCGCGCCCGCGCCATCATCGATCACGGTGTACAGCGTGCCCTGCGGGGTGTACCCGATGGTGATGGCCGAGACGGCATCCGGGAGACCAGCGACGATCTCTGCGGACAGCGCCCAGTGACCCGTCTTGTAGTTGATGTACCCGCGAACGTCCCCTCCGACGTCCTTCAGGGTGCCGTCTGCCGCGGAGTCCGTGTAGAGATACGGAAGCGCTGCCACCGTCGTGGTCAGGGTGACCGTTCCCGGGATGATCTCCATGTCGGTGGCAACGACCACGCGACCGGCGAAGTCGAGCGCGATGGCATCCGTCGCCGGAGAGTTGTTCGAGGCTGCCGCCACCACCGGCGTGCCGACGCCGCGCCACGTGATCGAGACGCTGCTCGCCTTGACCGGAAGATGCGCGAGCGTTCCGCCGAACGCCTTCAGGTTGACGAACGTGATGAGCGTGTCGTCCGCGTTGGTCGTCGGGAACGAGTTGGCCCCATCGAACTCGATGTACCCATCGGCGATGTTCTGGACAGCCGTGAGAGGACCCCACGTGCCGTTGTTCGCGACGTCTTCCGCGTTGGCGATCGTGACGTAGTCGCCGATCCGGTAGCCGTCGGCGTACCAGTTGCCACCGTCGTTGCGGGTGGCCCGCTCGGTGATGGTGCTGAGCGCGAATCCGACTCCCACCGCGTCAGGGCCGACCACCTTGGAAGCGCCGTCGCTCGTCTCGATCGCCTCTTCGGCCGCATCGGATGTGACGAACCCGTCGCTGGCCAGGGCGTCCGACGCCACGACACGCACGACATACGCGCGCCGTCCGCCGTTCGCGAAGAACGCGAAGAGGTGCAGTGGCACTCCGGACTGGTCCGTGAACCCGCCGAAGATGCGCTGGAACTGCTCGAACGACGACACCAGGGTGGCCTCGTCGGTCGGACCACGCAGCGTGAACCCGACCGTGCCGTAGGTGCTCGTGGACACGCCCGTGATGGGCGCCACGCCGCGACTACGCTCTTCGATGAACACACCTGGGTGCAAGCGCTCAGCCATGACTCATGCCTCCGGCCCCGTTGGGGGTGAGAAAAACTAGCGCTGTCGCCGCTTCCTGCGCGACTCGCTCTGCTTCTTCTCGGGCACGGCCTCGCCGTCATCCCGCTCTGCGTCTGCCGATCCCTCGACCTGCGCCGACGAACCTACCACATCCGAATCGCCATCCGAGTCAGAGAACGACTCGATGTCCTCCGACGTCTCATCCTGCCCTGGCGGAAGTTCCTCCGGGGCGACCGGCGCCGGTGATGCGACGATGACTACGACCGGCGCCTCGACCTGGGCTTTCACGGTGGGAATCAAGGCCTGGGCCGGCGCATCTACCGGGCGACGCTCGGGCTGCGCAACCACAATGCCAGCCCTCACCAAGTGAGCGACGGCATGCTCGTGAGCCTGAAACTTGGTCCCGCGGGTGACGATGACAGATCCACGGTCGCTGGTATCGACTACGTGTGGCGTCCGACCTTTGAAGTACCAGCTGGCCATTTCAGATCCTTGTCAGCTTCGCGCGTAGAGGTCCAGTTCTGATCGTCAGCCCTGGAGTGGTTGGCGCAATGAACGGGTCATCGAAATCAAGCTCGCCCTCAATGCGTACCGGGATGGTGTGCCCGAGCAGACGATCCGCCACATCGTTGATCTCAGAAAGACTCTCGTAGCTATCCACAACCGCGAGATAGCCGCGCCTGTCGCCCTCTGAATCGACCAGGGAGACCTCACCAAAGTTAGGCAGGTGCTTCCCCACTGCACGAAGCATTCGGTCTGCCTGTCCGCGCAGTCGAGCCTTCAGGTGCACGTCGTAGGAGATGTCGAACGGTCTCGCCCATGGCTTCACCTCAACGGCGCTGGGGCCCCTCAGCCCCCCAGAAGAGGCGACCTCTCTGGATCCATGAGCCGGAACCATGTACTCGTGCCCGCCGCCGAACCCACGCGCCGGGGCTGGCTGCACGGATCCACGGGAGAGGATGATCTGCGGAATGACGTTTTCCGCAAACGAGTCCTCTGGCTCCGACATGAAGACCGGGATGAGCCCGTGATACTGCTCCGGGCCCGTTACCCCTGGAACGCGAAGGGCGTAGACCTCCGCGTCTTCGCCATCAAGCTCGATCGTGACCTTTTCTGCCCCGATGGTCTCGGCGAGCCCGATGTCGAAGTCCTCAAGGAAAACGGTCCCGGTGCGTCCGTTGGCCATGAGATCCCGGAAGGATCAGCCTGCTCCGCCGCCGACGCCCTGAGTGATGTCGTCCTCGTCGTGGCAGGCCCGGATGACCTCGCCGACGAGACCGGCGGTCTTCGCTGCGCCGGCCCAGACGGACAGCTCTTCGGACGAGGCCGAGTCCGGATCCGGCATCACCGGAAGCGTGCCGTTCTCCGCCATGTCGTCCGCGACGGTGGCGAGCGCGTCGAGCGCGTCCTCCATCGAGATGTTGCAGCGCACCGAGACGGACATGATCGTCTGCTCGATGTAGGAGTCGAAGGCTTCGCCGTCCGAGTCCATGTTGTTGACGCCGAGGGTCCCGCCGCGCAGCGGATCTCCCGACGGGGCGTGGTCGGGCGCACCGAAGTTGCCACCGGTGCCGGTGTACATCTCGACGAGCCCCTGATTCTCGGACATCTGGAACGCGGAGATGCCCTTGAGGAGCGCTCCGTTGACCTTGGCGACGTTCATGATCTTCTCCTCTGATGATTCAGGCTCGGATGTGCGACTGGAAGCCCTGGACCCGGACCGCATCCGAGACCTTACCAGCTTTCTGAACGATAGGCTGCTTCCACTGACGGTTGGATACTACCGCGAGCCACCGCAGATAGCGCTTCGTCAAACCCTTGGCGAGGACCGTCTTGGCGTATCGAATGGCCGGTCGCCAATGCGACACGTGCGGATCATCGCCGAGTCCAAGCTCCCTGTTCATGACCTCTGTGGCGAGATCTCTGACCACTCGCCGCTCAATCAAGACCGGGTGCTTTCGGTACAGAACGACGCCCAACGACCTAAGCTCACGCTCGATCGCTGGCATCTCCTGTTTCCTCGCGCGATCGATCTCACCGGCCACGCGAGCCTTCACCCTGCGAGAGATGAGCGTCGCAGCCCTCTTGCTGGGCTCGTACGGAAGCGTGTCCATCGTCCACGGGTTGCTCCTCCAGAGAACCACCGCGCCTGGATCCATCGCCTTGCCTGCCACCATCTTCGGCTTGACGTAGATGGCTGTTCGCTGCGCATCAGACTCAGAAAGTCTGGAGTGGTGCGCGTACCCGGGAACAGATATGACCGCTGCCCCGGCGAGCCCGGCCATCTTGAGGCGAGTCACCCTGAGCAGCTTGGCGTACCTCGGGATGTCCGCCGGGGCCATCCCCTGAAGGTACGGAAGCATCTCAACCGCAAGGTCGTACGAGTAGTGCTCTTCGATGGAAGAGACGCGCTTCTCCAGCGTCTTCACTAGCCTCATGACGCCGCGATTACCTGGCCTCTGACCGATCTTCAGATCCATCAGCGAATCACCGGCGTATGAGAATCGATCGGCTTCCACGGGTCGTCACCGGACTCCATTACCCTGCTCAGCACGGGCAAGTGCCGCTTGCACACCCCGACAAGCCCTGGGCCCTTGTTGCCTTCGACGACCTTCGATGCCGGGTGGCCACAACGAAAGCACAGTTTCGCGATCATCTCGCGCGTAAGCGGGCCGTCGTATTCAGGGAACCCGAGCCCGGACAACGGACCGCCGCAATCCTTCCCGTCCACGCTCGCCATACACTGCTCGTGTCCAAGATCGTTCGCGCGGTGGAGCTTCACGCACATGGCGCACGGAAACGCGTACCCAAGCCTGAGCGCCGCTAGAACTTGCTCTTGAGGGATCATGTTGCACGCGTCACGGATGGATTCGGGATCTGTAGCTCGGTGCTCGTGTACGGCTTCAGCCACAGCGTGTAGCGCGACGTGTCGACGTCGACCTGTACGTCTGTCCCACCGTCGGACTGGCGTATACGCACGAGACCGCGATCGACATCTACATCCTCAACGTGCCCTTCCGTCACGTATTCGCCGGCCGCGGTTCTCACGATCACGTGCTGTCCAACACAGATCGCGATCTTGACGGCCCCCTGAAGCTCCTCAGAGATCGACATCAGATCGCCGTTCCTTCCACCTTACGACGCGCATCGAACGTGGTGCGGCTCTTCACCGTGATCTTCCACTGGACGAACGTCTCGGTGTTCATGATGTTTCCGTTCGGGTTGGCGAGGGTCACGTCCCAGAACTGGAAGTGCCCATCCAGAGCACCAGCGAACGGCTTGAGGTCCCAGAACTCAATCACGTCTCCGGACTTCGGATCCGGAGAGCCGGCGTCCTCAAGCTCCTTGCGCGCCAGCCAGATGGTCGCCGTGGCACTCCTCTTTGAGCCCTCTGACCCGACGTCCTCGTCAATGTCATCGCCCTGCGCGAAATCCACCGTCGCCCACATCTGCCATGGCCCCTGGTAGGCCCAGTCCTGCGCACCAGCGCTTGGCTCGCGATACAGCGGGTGGTGATTCTTCGCGCGACGCAGCGAGTAGATCTTGATCGCCACACCAGATAGCCTGGCTGGCTCCTGCGCAACCGAGTCCCACAGCGGACGCTCAACGTTGGCGGAGTCGTCATCCGGGAAGATCCTGCGGATGCGATCAATGCCTCCGTTTCGGTAGAGCGTGTCCTTCGGGTCGGCCACGGATCACTTCTCTCCGAAAAGCACATCCGACACGTTGATGAATCCTGGCGCCGACAGATCTCCCATGAGCCCGGCCTTCATCTTGGCGAGGCTCGCCTGTAGAACGAACCGCATCACCTTGTCGTGAGCCGATTCCTTCTTCACCCGATGCAGGCTTCTCAGCTGACGAACGACCTTGAGCCGCTCTCCGTTGCGCACGGCCGAGTGGGCGCCCGACTTCGAGCTGAACTGTCCGTTCTTGCCATGGAAGGTGGTGCGACTCATGTGCCCTCAGACTGTTGGCTCGATGTCCCGGAAGATCTTCCGGAACTTCTGGAACTTCTGGTGTGGGTCGCCTGGAATGCCACCGCCCAGTGGCTTCTTTTCCATCGCGTGCTGCATGGCCCGCCTCGACCCCTTGCTCGTCGCCTTGGTATCCGAAACCTTGCCGCCCTCACGGTATGGGCCCTTGAGATAGCCATTCTTGGTGAGACTTGCCCGGCAAATGTTCCATGCCCCACGAACAGACTTTCCTCGCTTGTAGTGAAGCGCAAGAATGCAGTGGGCCAGCTGCGCGTTGACCTTCCCGGTCTTCTCTGCACCAGCCGCTGCTGACGAGACCTTGGTTGCCTTCTTCTCCTGCCTGGCCTTCTTGTTGTTCGCCAGGGCCTGCCTCGTTTCAGCCTTGCGCCGCTTGGCTACCGTCTCAGCCCTCTTCTGTTGCGAAGTCTTCCCAGCTGGCGGCTCTGGCTTCTTCTTCTCTGGCTCCGGCTTCTTCTCTGGCTCCGGCGGCTTGGTCTTTTCTGGCGCCGGATCTGGCTTCTTCTTCTTGACCTCGGCCGACTTCTTGTCGCGTCCAGTGACCTTGCGAATAGCCTTTGTGGCGCCGGATGCCACGCGCTTGGCAACCGACTTGAGGAAGTCCCGCACGCCCTCGTCGAACTCTCCCTCGCGTGCTCGCACAACGATCTGCCCATCGCGTACCAGATAGGTCCTGGGGCGCGCAGATCCGATCACGTCACTGAGAAGAACGTTCTTCATTCTACCCCACCAGGAATCCGACCGGTTCTCCGAGGGCTTTGATCTCTTCGTTGAGCGCTTCGATCTCTCCCTGCGCCTCACCAAGAAGAGTGTCGCCGTCGAGGTTCTTCGATCCACCTGCCGATGGCATCCCGTCGGTGTACTTGCCTCGCGTGCGTGCAAGCATCCACTTCGTCTTGGCGTGCGCGTACCGAAGGATGATGTCGCGATCCCGGAACGTCATCCGTCTCCGAAAGTCGTTGACAGGCGTCGTTGCCGGTGACACCGGATCGTCCACGACAACGACGGTCGACATGTACTCTGCCATCATGGCACCGGATCGCTGGGAGTACGGGTAGACGTGAACCGTGTTGGTTCCCTTGTCGTACTCCCAGGCCGGCTCAGCACCGGTGATCCTGCGAGCCGTCTCAGTGTGCTGCATGATGAGCTGGCGCGTTCCGTAGAAGCTGCCGCCTGGAACTCCAGAGATCGACGACTGCGACACCTGAAGCTGATCCACGTCGATGAACGAATACGGGTTCATCGCGCCGGTGATGTCGAGCATGAACCCAGGAAACGTGACGTCTACGACCTGATCGCAGTCGTCTGGCATCACGTAGTCCTGAATGCTCGACACCAGATTGACGACGGCGCGGCGCTTGATGCCCTTCCGTGCCACGTACCACCGGATCGCATCAGTGAAGGCTGTGTCGAAATGCTCCGCGAGCAGCTCGATGATGACCGTTCCACCACCGAGTTGCAGCTTGAGCCACTCGATGGTCTCGGTCTTGTTCATCGGGTCGGTCATTGGTCACACCCTTCGCTGAGATGGTCAGGCGTCCGGATCGGATTCCGGATGATCTGCGCTGCCCTCGTCGGACCCGTCTGCCTCTGGTGGCGCTGGGATGGTCTCCGTCTGCGCAGCCGTCTCGACGGGCGCTTCGGACGCTCCTGGCTCCTTGATCGGCTCGACCGCATCGGCAGCCGGCTTGACCTTCGGCTTGGGACCCGGCTTGCCCTTGGGCTTGCCCATGTCGATCTTGCTCGCGCTCGACCTGGTCGTCGATCCGTCGGTGGTTGCTTCGGCCACCGGAGTGGCTTCCGCGACCACTGCCGGAGTGACCGACGGGACTACCGCGGGCTGCTGAATGGCAGCACGCGGGGCAGCCACGGCAGCCTGCACGGCCGGCTTCGCTTCGATCTGCACGAGGAAGCCCATGCCGACGAACCTCGCCCACTCGGCGCCTTCGAGAACGTCCGTGTCGCGGATCTTCTTGTCACCGCCGCCGATGTGAATGGTCAGGTCCTTGCCGATCCATCCCTTGGCCTTCTTGAAACGTGGTGTGCTCATGGTCTGCTTTCTGCGCTGGAGTGGAGAGGAGTACAAAAGACAAATGGGAGAACCCGGTTATACCCGAGTCCTCCCATTCGCGTCGAGGGTATTGGGCCCTCAGTCTCGGCTCAGAGGCCGCCGGTGACGGTCACGCGGCCGTACCACTCCGGGCGGAGCAGCTTGGTCGCGTACCGGGTGCGCATGCCCTTGCGGTACGTCTGGTCCTCGGGGTCCAGGAACGTCGGCGTCATCTGGAGCGGCACGTACGGCGAGAACACGAAGCCGGCGTCCAGGTAGCTCTGGCCGCGAAGCCCGAGCATGATCTGGTTGAACCGGAAGAACGGATCCTGGTAGCCGTACCACTTGTTGGCTACCGGGCCCATCTTGATGATGCCCTGGTGCGAGCTGATCGGTCCGTAGCTCGGAGGAACGACGGTGCCGTCGTAGGTCGAACCAGGCTGCGGGTTCGGGCCGAACTGGCTGGAGAACGGCGGCTGGTAGTCGCCGTGCGTCTGGAGCTGGACGATCTTCGCCGAGATCTCGGGGCTCGTGACGAACCAGTTGGCTGGCGCGCGGAGCGTCTTCTTGTGGATGAGGTACGACACCGCGCTCATGCGGGTGAGGACCGAGCGGATGTGATCCAGCTCGCTCACGCCCGCGGGAACCGTGAAGTCGAACGTCGAGGTCGTCGTCGCCGATGCCGTGAAGAGCTGGTCGAGGATGTCACGATCCAGCTCCAGCGCGATCTCCTGCGAGATGCCAGCGACCAGCTCTGTCTCCGCGTCGATGCCGTGCAGCGAGCGAAGGTCGTCGGCGGCCTCTGCCGACCAGCGGGCCTTCAGCTTGCGCGTGCGTGCGCGAATCGTCTCGAAGTCGATGTCGATGAAGACGTCGGGAACCTGACGGTTGCCTTCCGAGTCGTAGAAGTAGGTCGAGAGGATCTTGCGACCCGCACCAGCCGCAGGCGCCACGGTGAACTTGAAGCCCGTGACCTGTCCGGTTGCATAGTTGACGGAGCCGGCAGCCACGTCTCCGGTGAACCCGCCGACGCCGTCATCCGTTGCTTCCTGGATGACCGTGCCATCTGCATCCACGTCCTGAAGAACGACGGAGTAGCCGTCTCCAGCGTTGAGCGGACGAACCGGGCTGTACTGGAGGATGACAGAGAGGGCCGCGCCAGCGCCGCCGTACGCCGCGCCGTCGGGAATGGCCAGCGTCTCGTCCGTGACCTTCTCGCTCGTGTAGTCACGATCGAAGTTCTGGATGAGGTTCGAGCCAGCGACGGTGGCGCCCTTCGCCTTGCCGTGCTTGTACTCGAAGTAGAAGACCGCTCCGACCGGCGCCGTCATCGGCTGCACCGAGACGATCTCGTTCGCGATCAGGTTCGGGAACACGCGCCGAAGAACCGGGAAGATGTACTTCGTGTACGATCCCGCATTCACCGCGAGCGTGTCCTCCGAGAGCTGCCGCTGCATGTCGTGCAGCTGGTTCTCGAACAGGATCGCCATCGTCTTCCGCGAGTAGCCGTCCTTGACGCCACCGAGGAACCGGCTCCACTTGGTCTCCAGCAGCGCTGTGTAGGACTCGTCACGGACGGTGTCCTTCGCTGCCTCTCGAATCTGTCTTGCTTCCATCGTCATCTCCAAAATCCGGGGGTTGATTCAGTGGTCTCGGCTGCTTCTACCGACAGGTGCTCTACTGACGTGGGCCGCCAGCGAGCTTGTCGAACTCCGTATCCTTGAGACCGATCTGCTCCAGGAGTCCGGACTCCTGAATCCCGCTCTTCACCTTGGAACCGATGGTGTCTTCCGTCAGTTCCGTCACTGTTGTGCCGCGAGCCACGCGCTCGCGAATGCGACGCGCTTCGTCGCTGCTCAGATCGTCCGATGGGGTCATGGCGATTCCGCGAAGGAATGTGTCCACGTCGTCCTTCGACGACAGATGTGCCGACTCGGCCAGCTGCCGGACTCGAATCGCATCCCTGCGGCCGGAGATCTTCTCCTCCAGGTGCAGCCTGGTCTGAAGCGACTCGGCAATCTTCGTTGCCTCGCGCGCCTGCCCAAGGGCCGTGTCGCGGGCCGCGTGGGCGCTCGCGACGGACTTCTCCGTCTCACTGACCTTGCCCTTGAGCGCCTCGATCTGAGCGATCAGATCGTCATGCCGCTCAGCCGACTCGACAGCCGCCGGCTTGACGTGCTTGAACTCCTTCAGCAGCGCTTCGATCTTCTCATCCATCTCCTTGATGGATGCGTAGTCGGTCACGGTGCCGATGAGCTTGAGGATGGTGTCCTTCGACGGATGGCCGAGAACGCGACGCTCCAGGTGGAGCTGGTAGCCGGCGCGCTTCGCCAGCTGCTCGACCTCGGCCTGCTCACGCACGTGCTTCTGGACCTCCAGCTCACGATCCGCGAGCTTGGTCCGCAGGGTGGCGATCTCCTGATCCTTCTGGGCCATGTCGGAAGCGACGCGCTCACCCATGCCGAACGGGGAGACGATGGAGACGATCTGTTCCAGCACCTGCTTTGCGCCAGCCACCTCCGGATCCGACTCCAGCTCCGAACGGGCCTTGCGGTAGGACTCCTCCGTGAGGTTCTCGACGACGCGACGAAGCTGCGCCTGGAACGTCCCCTTGAGCCGATCCTCGGCGCGAGACTCCGCCTCGTTGATGGCCTGCGTGACGCCACCCAGCGACGACTCTGCGATCTCACGAAGCAGGCCCGGGTAGTCGCGCTTGAGCGACTCGACCGTCATGTCTGCCTCGGCCTGGCGAATGTGCTCGATCTCCTCGGAGAAGACCTTGGGGTACGCCGTCTTGGTGGCTGGGTCAGCCACGAAGTCGAACGTGTCGAGCCGGAAGTCCTCCTGGACCTCCTCGACGCCGTCAGCCCGGCTCTTCGTTGAGCCGTAGCCACGCGACGAGACGCCGACCTGGGCACCGGCCTGGAAGAGGCTCTTGAGGATACGGCCGTTGGGCGTGTCGAGGATCTCCGCCTCGCCCACGACCTCGTTGCCCTCGATGCGCAGCGAGGTCATGAGGTGCGAGACGCGCTGGAGCTTGGTCCGTCCGTCGGCCGGGTGATCGACCTCTCCGAACGCACGGCGAGCCTTCATCGACTCGTTCAGGCGACCGATCTCGCGCTTCCAGAGGTTCTCCTTGTAGAGCCTCTTGTTCTCGGTGGGGAGATCCGAGCGGGCAAACTGGCCCTTCACCGTGTAACGCGAGTTACCGGACGGGTCCTTCGCCTCTTCCAGCTTGAGCGTGAAGGGCGCGTTCTCGATGAGGAGCTGCGGTGTCATGACTTGTCTCTTCCCTCTCAGAACACCCGCCACCGCTTGTAGGCGAACGGCGTTTTCGCGATCAGCCTGCCTGGCTTGGTCTTCGGAGACTTCCGCTTCAGCGTGGCATTCTTCGGAATGTCGAACCCGATCAGCTCTCTTCTGCCGCTCGAATACGCTGTTCGTCTCTTACGAGACCCCTCTCCCAGGAGGAGGGAGAGGGGAATCATCGACACGGCTCAGGCCCCAGCGGACTGAGCCGATGCGACGTCGATGGCCTGGAAGAGCGTGGGGGAGCCGAGGCCCTCCCAGATCTTGAGCGCCTTGATCGTCTGATCGAGCACGCGGCGGAGCTTCTCTTCCTGCCCCTCCGAGATGTCGCCCTCGCCGAGCTTCTCCAGATCCTCGGAGAGGTCGGAGGCGATGTCCGAGATCGAGTACATCGTCTCGGCCGACTCCTTGTCACCGAGCGTCTCGAAGACCTCGCCCAGGTGCATGGCGAGCAGTCCCGAGTTGAAGGCCGCCTCTTCGTAGCCGTTGGTCGTCTCGTTCGTCGCCGACGGGCTGTTGAGGTCCTCGCGGAGATTCGCGAGAGCGTCGTCCGTGCCCATGGAGAGCACGCGCTTGCCGGCCGCGTGGAGCTTCGCGAGCATCTTCCGACCGAACTTCTTGATCTTCTTCCGAGCGCGGATGAGGATCTTGCGCTTGTTGCGCTTCCGGTAGACCCGGCTCGCGGCGCGAAGAACGCCCTTCTTGCCCTTGCGGTAGAGACGCGCGGCGAGCTTCATGGCTGCCGACTTGCGCTTCTTCTTGATGGCCCGGAAGGCCTCTTCCTTGTTGGCCGCCGGATCGGTGCCGGCCGCCTTCAGCTCCTGGCGAGCCTGCTCGGCAAGCGTCACCAGCTTGCCTGGCGCGACCTGCGTCGTCGATCCGGAGCGCTGCGCTCCGGGGGTGTTGCCACCCTCGTACAGGGCACGGTTCTCGATCGCCCGTGCTGGCGCCGAGCCGGGAACCGGCGGGCCGCCTGCACCTGGGTTCGCCTTCGACTCCGAGAGCCGACCGGTCACCCGATCGATCTCGCCGAGAACCTTCCCGGCGTCGAGACCGACCTCCTTGAGGTCCTCTTCCAGCGAACCGATCTTCATCTTGGTGCCGAGCATCTCGATCCTCCGTGCCTGTCTCAGGCTGCCTTCGTCGTTGACTCGAAGCGGTGCGCCATCTTCTCAGCGAAGGTGGCCGCGATGGCCCATTCCTTCATCTGAACCGCGATCCCATCGTGGAGCCGAGCCAGGCACTTGACGCACCCGTCTTCGGACACTGCCAGTGCATCGTCCACGATGGAGATCATACCGTCCAGATCTTCTGCGAATCCAGACGCAAACTGGACGAAGTCGGCCACCGTCTCCGTGTCATCGGCGGATCCACGGACCACGTGACCCTCGTCGACCTGCCTGGCAAGCTCCGTCTGAGCATGCAGTCCCGCCAAGAACGACTGAATACCCTTGATCGATTCGATCACGTCGGCGCGCTTGGCCTCTGCCACGGACTCGTCGATGGACTCCCCGGTCAGGTGCTCGAACCGGACCTTGGGGTAGCTGAGCCGAAGAGAATCGGCGCCGATGAACCGACGGATCTCCGACTCCTTCTCCGTGATCATCTGGACCCAGTCGGCCTCGGCGAAGCGCGCCTTGTTCTCGGAGAACACGTACTCGACCGCTTCGACGGTCATCGGAACGCCGCCATTCGCGAGATCGAGCAGCTCCCTGAGCTTCTCCTCCGCCTCGTCCGTCTTGCACTCCAGCAGGTTCTTGACGGCCTCTTCGTACTTGCGACGAATGGCCGACTGGCGAACCTCGCCCTCGATGATCGGTACGTCGATCTGACGGATGTTCTTCAGCTCGATCTCGCCGCCGCTGTTCGACCACTCGCACCGATAGAAGTCACCGGCGCGATTCGCGACCACGGCGTGATCTGGATAGGTGCCGATGACGCGAACCTCGGTCTCGTCATCGCCGCCGAACAGAGCCGAGCTGCCGGCCACGGCCTCCTCGACAGCGCCCATGGCGACCTCGAAAGATCCACCGAGGAGCTTCCCGAGGAACTCGCCATCCACTAGCTTTTCCACAGCCATATCGATTCCTCTCGGACGAGCGACACCTCCGTATGGCATCGCGTCGTTCAGCCTGTCAAGTATGGTCGGCTCACGTATCGCCGTGACACTACTTCCGAAGTGCGCTCTGGATGTCCCCGAGCATACCCTCGATCGACTTCAGACGTTTCGCCAAAGCCTTGTCGTTACGAAGAATGCCGTGGAGCTTGTCCTCTCCGTACCGACTCGGCGTGCCCCTCTCGAACTCCTCGCGCCAGTTCTTGCGTCTTGCCGACATGAGTTCGGAGATCCGCTTGCCACGCCAATCCAGCGCAGACTTGGGCCTACGCTCGTCCAGTCGCTTCTTGCTGGTCTTCGTGATTCTGGCCTCTTGCCCAGCCTCCTGCCCGGCATCTTGGCCTTCATCACCTGCCTGGGCATCGGCGTCCGCCTGTGCCCCAGCCTGAATGTCGGCCTGGGCCTGCATGGCCATGCTCTGGATGTCGGCCTCCGTCTGCCCCTTTCGGATCTGCTCCTCCTCGCGCTCGTCCATGAGCCGAAGAGCTTCCTCCTCGGTGAACTTGTAGAGCTTCGTAAGGATCCACCGTGTGGAGATCTGTTCGCCCATGCGCTGGGCGACGTCGGCCGTCGCGCTCAGGACCTCCAGCTTCGCAAGCTCCAGGATGGCGCTCGGGACGCTCATCTGAACGTCGTACTCGATCCTCTCGGCGTCGGCCCCGATCGCGACCAGGTGAACGCGACACGCCCTTCGGTATCCGCCGCGCGTCTCTCTCTGGATCCGCATCACTGTGCGCGCGAACCGGATGTCCTCGGACGACAGGCTGGCCCTATTGGATTCTCCACCGAACCCGAGGTAGGTCTTGGGCACCTTGAGGCCGGCGACGAGCTTGTCGCGGTGGTACTCCAGTGTCTCGACCTCGGCGTAGTCCGGACCCTGAAGCACCTCGATACGCGTGCTGTCTTTTCCGTTGCGGGACGGAATGAAGAAGTCCTCGTCCATCGACAACGGGTTGTGACGCATGTCGAGCTTGCCGGTCGTCGGATTCATGAACTTCTTCTTGATGAAGTTGTTCTTGACCTGGTTCACGTACGCGAGACCGCGCTGGTTATCCAGCTCGCCCACGTCGATGTAGAACGCGTACCGGGAAGGGGCGCGGGAGAGCTTGTAGATGAGGATCGCGTCTTCCAGGAGAGCCAGTCGCTTCCAGATCCACCGGGCCGGATCCGCAACGCCATGCCCATACACCGAGCGCATGTGCTTGCCGCGTAGACGCCAGTGGATGACCTCCCAGTCCTCGAAGACCGTCATCTCGTCCGTCCCACGACCAGACGGCCTACCGGCCTCCTGCGCCTTCGCCTTCTGGTAGAAGTCCTCCAAGCTGAGGTTGAACTCGCCACGCGTGTCCTGAACGAACCCGAGCAGCTTGCCCCTCGGATCCTCGACACGGCGACACGTGGCCGGCGGCATATAGTTGATGCCCACCAGCCCCTGCTCGGCTACCACCAGCTCACCGAAAGCGTTCCCGTACTTGCCCAGGGTCCGATTCAAGCCCCAGATGTCGTCTTCGATCTGACACCGCTTGTGCAAGACCAGGTCGAGTTCCTTGGCGACCTGTTCGTTCTCGGAGACGACCCAGATCGACTTGCCCTCTTCCATGTCCGGCATGGTAGAGTCATCCGCGTAGATGTCGTAGGCGCTGTTGTGGACGACCACTCCATCACAGACGAAGTTGTGATACCCCGGCACTTCCAGATCGAAAACGTCCGGACTTCCTTCAAGCCGTTCGACACATAGAACCCGGTGGTTCCCCTGATCGGACATCAGATCGAGCGCGACGGCCTTCCTCTTCACCGTCGACCACGAAACGCCAAGCGTCCTGGCCGCCTCGGCAACGGAGCCGTTCGCCTCGCAGAGAGCCGCCTCCAGCCGTCCGTGGTCGAGATCGATTCGGTTCGGCTGCGACATGCCGATACGAGCCTTGTGCTCCGCCGACTTTGGCCGACGTGACGCATCGCCAATCGCACGCCGGTGCGCCTCAGACCTGACCGTCCCACGGCTATACGTATTCCCGAGCATCTCGGCGCTCTTCGCTTCGCGCCGCTCCTGGCTCCATGCCGGCAGGAACCGGCTATTGTCGATTCCGGCGATGTGCTCCGAAGCGTGCGAAGCGTACGTCTCGATCGAGAGGTTCGACGGTCCGTTGTCGAGCTGGTTCACGTTCTTGTGATGAACGATTTCGCCAGCCCCGGGCCGGACCCCAAGAAGTTCCTCTGCAACCAGACGGTGGATCCATACCCACCGCTTTCCGTCTGTAGACCGGATCGTTGAATCGTCGTGCGGCTGATGGACCTGCCAGTAGGGAGCGGCGTCGTCAGCGTTCAGCGAACGCATCCGAGCGTAGCCCGGCATGAGCCGCTCTCCGCTCGTAAGACTTCCGGCCTCCACCCAGCGCCCGTCCTTGGTCAGAAACCGATGGTCGGACGTGCATTCGAGATGCCCGCCACTGTCGAGGACAACGCGAACCATCTGCTTCGCGTGCCCGGCCTCTCCGCTCTTCCACGCACGGGTCGCTACCGACGGAACCAGGGACCGGCGCTCCTTGTCGTAGGAAAGGACGTGGAACGACTCGCCTCTGACCGCCAGAACGTCAATGCGCTGCCAGCCAGCCTCCAGCGTGAAGACCATCGACGCCCCAGAAAGGCACGAAATCTCTGGATATTCATCCATTTCCTCGTAGTCCGCGTAACGGGACATGAGGTCCTGGTCGACCCTGAGATGTTCGGCCAGTCCATCTTGGCCGAACTGTCCAACGAGATTGAACGGCAGCCCGGCCCGCTCCATCGACGGCATTCCGCCGCGGCGTAGATCGGCTGTGACGACCTCTGGCGATCTGGCAAAGAATCGCCTGATTCCCTGTCCGACCTGCTGGACGAACCCCTCGCTGAGGCGTTGCTTCTTGGCTGCCACGCTACCCCTTGACGAACGGGAGGTTCCCGCCACTGTTGCCGCTTCCGGACCCTGGCTTCACCGGACCCCGGGCGCCAGGTTCATTTTCTACCATGATCGACCCTCCGGTGACCCACGAAGGATCGTCTTTCTTGTCGTTCCCGCCCGAGTCGCTCACCCCGAGCATGGGAGGGATGGGTCTTCCTGGGCTGCGCTGTGTGATGGAGTAGACCACGCCTGACAGTGCGTCGGCCAGATCCTTTGAACCGCGGACCTGATTGCCACGCGGGCCGGTCATGAGCTTTGGGTGGTCGATCTTGACCCGTCCACCAGACGTCGGAACCCTTTGGAGGTTCCTCAGCTCGATGGCCAGGTACTCGTGCCTCTGGGTCCTCAGTCGTTTCTCGTAGAAGGCACCCTTGAGCACGTCGTACGGCTCTGTGGTCCTGTCCACCGACACCAGTTCGGCCTCAATCCCACGTTTCCGGAACTGCTGAAGCGCGTCAGCGGACTGGTACTGGTCCATCGAAACGTAGCCCACCTGGAATCCGTGCTCGATGAACTGGTAGACGATCGATCTCACGTCGCTGAGCAGGATCTCGTCACCGGGAGGCGGGATGATCCGGAGAAGCAGATCGGTCTCCAAGACCGGAGCAAGCTCTGTGTACTCGTCTCCGCCGAAGTCTCGGCGCGTGACCTCCGTCCAGTTCGCGACGTGAGCGATGGCCAAGCCAGTCGCGTCACCAGTCAGCGACGGGTCGATGTGGACGTACCGAATGGCGTTCGGGTGACGCAGTGGACGCCACGCAACCTCTACGAAGCCACCGGTCAGCTTTCGCTCGAACTGCTGAGCCACAAGCGGCCACTGGATCTGGAGAGGGGCGTTCGCGACCCACTCCTCGATGGGCGTCCCGCCGTCGTCTCTCGTCCCGATCGGCAGCGTTGGATCGACGGCCTCGAAGATGGTGTCCGTTCTCTGCATGAACGGGCTAACCGCCTCGGTCGCAATGCCGGCCACGTCACGCAGAGACCCGTCGATGTCGCGCTCGAAGTCCATCCGGTAGTCGACCGGGACCTCGATGATCTGAAGACCCATCTCCCGAAACCGCTCCTCCTCTTTGGGGTCGTCTCCCATGAGGATGCGGCTCTGAATCTTGTCGTTGCCAGCTACCACCTTGAAAATGCCGGGCGAGAAGTCATCCGTCGGCTTCACGTCCCACGTTGCGTACTCGCGCACGAAGAAGTGCTTGTCGTCTTGCTCGCGCGCCTCGCGGATGCGCTTCTCGATGAACGCCCCTGGTCGCTCCTTCGAGCTGACCGTCAGGAGCACACCAGGCAGACGACCGGCACGCTGGAAGCGCGACTTCATGCGTCTGATGATCGACTTGTAGATCTTCTCGCCGTTGTCGGCCGCGATGAACTTGCCCGAGCGATCCACCTCCTTCGCGTCACCCATGAACGACGACTCGTCGATGAATCCAGCGAAGACGTTGAGGCCGATGATGGCCGAGCTTCCTGTGCTTCCAGCGACAACCTGGATCTGGTTCGGAAACTTGATCTCCAGTTGACTCGGCGCCGCCCTGAGCGGGAAGTGTTCCTTGAAGTAGCGCGAGTGCTCGATCTTGCCGATCAGCTCGTTGACCGCGACGCGCCTGGCCACCTTCTCGGTGACTGAGAGCATGGCGATGTAGATGAACGAGCCCGAGTCAATGCCGTAGGTCTTCTGCGGGCTGCGCAGACACGACATCTGATAGATGGTGTACGCCATCGCGCACGTCGCGAAGAAGCTCTTGCCCCAGCCGATCGCTCCACCAAGGGCCCCCTCGTAGTAGTCGCCCTCGAACAGCTCAATCATGTCTGCGCGCAGGCGTGGCCACAGCGAGTTGCCGCTCTCTCCCAAGAAGTACGGATCGGTCAGGAACGTCTCGATGTTCACCGGCCGCTTCTTGTACTCGGCCTCGGCCAGCTGCTCGAACTCCTGAGAACGACCCTTCACGACGAGATCGTGCACCTCACGAAGCGCTGCCTGCTCATGTGGAGGCAACTTCGCGATCTGCTCAAGGAGTAGATCCTCCTCTTCACCCTCAGTGCGAACCGAGCGCGATCTGCCCTTCTCGTCTAGGATCGACACTCATCAACCCTTGGCGTCTGGATCTCCACCGGCAGCACGTTTCGAGCGGCGGGTCTCCAGGCGGGCCAGCTTCTCGATGAGCCCTACGACACGGTGGCGCGACTCTGGATTGGACAGTGTCTCGGCTGTCTGCTCAGAGTACCCCTTGATGTCGAGCTGCTCGCGGAACTTCAGGTCGCCGTCGATGAGCCCGAACTTCTCCTTCACCTGGACACGTGACATGAGCAGGTCGGTAGCCACCTTCAGCTCCTTGTTCAGCCCCTCGATATAGCCACCCTTGGCTTCCTCCAGGCCGACCAAGCGATCGATCCGGTGAACCTGTGTTCGGAAGAGCGCCTCCAGCTCGATCAGCTCATCAACGCCACCCTTGATGTGCCGCTCGTGGATGTTCCTGGAGATGACGCTTGGGATCATCCGCTGCGCTGGTGGTGACGGTGGGATCTGGGCTCCACCCGGGAACTGGAACACCACTCCACCGGCCGGGGTGTCCTCCTCTTCGTCCTCGTCGTCCTCCGGCTCATCCCTGACCTCGGTGTTGAACCACCGCTTGGTCTTGTCAGACGCGTCGTCGACCATCGCCTTGCGCAACCCGTCCTTGCGGTGCGCCAGGGCGTTGATCAGCGCTTTCGGCTTGATGTCCGTGAGAACCTTCTGGTCATCCTGGATGAACTTGGCGACGTCGGAGGCCGATGTCCCCTCCAGAAGCATGAGGTCCAGCTCCTTGACAAACGCAAGATTGTCTATGAGCTGATAGATGGTTGGCTTGTTGCGCGGCATGGACCAGATCCATCATGCCCGAAGCATAACCATCGGGCAAGGTTCGTTGTGCCCTGTGCTACTGGCTGGTGGCGAGTGACTCCAGGATTCCAGACATGGCGAGCAGCTCAGCCCTGAGCTGATCTTCCGGAATGCCCTGGACCGAAGACACCGACGTCCCCTTGGGCACGCCGTTCTCGTAGATCGGGATCTCCTTGCCGGCGGAGTCGATCGTCATCGGCTTCTCCAGGTCGCGCACCCAGTCACCGAGCGTCTTGCGGACTGACTTGATCGTATCGATCGCGAACTCCCTGGACACGTTCATGACTCTTCTCCTCCGCCCTCTCCGGGCTCTTCTTCGCCTGCGATGCGCGCCATGTTCTCGTACCCGTAGACGCACTCATTTGTGCCCTGGCGAAGAACGACGACGTGCACGCCCAGTCTCTCTTCCAGGGTCTGGAACACGCCTTCTGGCATTCCGTGAAGCATGTTGCCGTTCTTCTTGTCGATGGCGATGACGCTGACGCCGAAGTTGCGCTCCAGGCCCTTCATGATGTCGTCGAAGTAGACCCTGGTGCGCAGACCCTTGTTCGTCGCATTGCTGCCAGTGTAGAACGACAGGAAGTGCGTACAGATCATCTCCAGGGCGAGCCCGAACCCAATCTCGTCGCTCGCCGGACGCTTCGTCATGTCGCCGGCTTCCTTGAGAACGTCGTAGGCTGCCATGCAGGCCTTCTCGACGTGCTCTTTCTGCGCAGCGTCCATCTGACAGTACCAGCGGGCCTTCTTCTCCTCGAAGATCGCTAGCTCATCCTGTGTAGGAACAGCAGCACCCTTTCTTGCCTCGGGCTCGGGCCCTGGCTCACCACCATCACCAGGGAACTGGCGCTCACCGTCCTCGCCCCCAAGCGGTGCCACCGGCGTAACGTTGACCGGCGCCGAGTCAACCGGCGCAACGAGAGCGTCATCGGCCAGGTTCGCCACGATCCCATCCGCTCCTGGCGCACCCCTTACGCCAGGGGCCGGCGCAACCGTCTCTGCTTCGGCCGGAAGAACGCCCCTTGGATTTGGCCGTCCAACCCCAATGCTCGGTCGACGTGGAATCCCAGCGCGAGCCATGGCCGCCCTCGCGTTGACCTCCAGCTTGTCCTTGGGGAGTGCCGCCGCGAGATCGAACCACGCTTCGTAGTTGGTGTCGTCCGCAAGACCGACGAGCACCCTCGCCTTGGCCCACCCGATGTCGTTGATTCGCTGCCGGATCTGCGGGAACGACGCCAGCTCGGAGAACCACCACCACATGGCGACCATGTGCTGAATCGAGCGAACGCCGAACGAACTCTCCGTGTCGACGTACTCTTCCCACGTTCTGTACGGCTTGCCCGTGACCGGGCTGTCCCACTTGACGTAGATGGCATTCAGGCGAACGCGGAAGAAGAGAGCGCCAAGCTCCAGGCGACTCTGATCCACGTGCCGCGCGATCTCCTGGATGCGAAACCTGATGCGGTTCGACTCGTCATCTTCGACGACCTCTGCCCGGATCGTTCCACCGCTCACTGGCACCAGGTGATCGAACCGCTCATCCGAGTCACCATCCACGGCCTGCTTCGACTTCTTCTTCTCGTTCACGGTCGATCTCCTCTGCTCTCTGCGGACTTCTTGTCGAAGAGGAACCTTGCGACGATAGCGGCCCCAGCCTCTCGATCGCTCTTGGTTCCGTACCCAAGGCCTTCTTGAACCACCCGTGTCACATCAGACTTGCTGGGTCGCGCTCCCCCGACAACGTGCTTGCAGGCCGCGTTTGGTGGAATGATCTCCGGAACGATGCGCAGCGCCATCCAGATCTGCGTCTTGAGAACACCAGCGACCTCGGCGACCTGGTGAAACCTGAACTGAGCCTGCGGCGCATACCCGGAGATCCCGACGTGTCGAATGCTCCAGGACTTGCAGATGCCCACGATCTCATTCGCCACGCCGAGCATCCTGGCAATGCGATCCGCTTCGGAGATCGGGTGGTCGCCTTTGTTACGCCTCGAAAGAAGACAGTCAAGCGTCCACGAACGCAAGAAAATGCCGCTCTCCGAAAGAACGACGAGGCCGACATCTGACGTTGAAAGATCAACGCCAAGAACTCGCCCAGAGCACTGCCACTTCGACACACTGGCACTCCCCATACGCGCCTGCTCCGTCATACGGACAAGGAGGGACCGGCTTGGACCTGTCTTCGAGCGCTTCACGGAGTCCACGGACCTTCTCTTTCTCGCGGTGCATGTAGACAGGGTCGTACGCGACCTCGTGCTCGACCATCGCCGTCTCAATATCGGCTGCACCCGGGTTCAGATACAAGATCCTGCCTGTTCTGAGCCCAGCCACGTCGAGATACCACTGGAGCTGCCCAGCGTCGGTTTTCCTCGGGGCCTCACGCAAGCTCGGTGAGTAGACGCCGCTTCGACTGGTGTACGTTTTGTCGAAGTCGGTTCCGGTCGTCTTGATGTCGAGCACCTCCACTGGCCCGGGTGGAAGATGGAACAGCCCGTCCCCCTTCCCCATCACCAGCAGGTCATGATCACGAAGCTCTGGTTCAACGAATCTGAACCGGTGCCACTTCCCGTTTTTCAGCTCACACCCGACGCACTTTTCAGGCATCGGGACAGCGGTATCGAACCTGACGGTGATGACAGCCTCCCCGTCAATCCCAACCCCCGGAACACCGCCATGCGTGTGTCCACATCTTGGGCACTGCCACCCGCCAAGAAAATAGCCTGTCGGTCCGAGCCACAGCTCTTGCGTGACAATGTGGAACGCCGTTCCGCGATCCATGTTCCAACGCCCCTTGAGGTCCACGCTGTCGGACAGCTTGATGCCAAGCCTATGCGCCATCACCAGCGCACGCGGGCAAAGCGTCGGTATCCTGGACACCCCCATCCACGAGCGCGGGCCGGGCGGGTCCCTGATGTCGCTGCGCGCCAGGCTCCCCATGAGCACCGGGATGATTCCGGTCCGCTCATCGCGTGCCTCGCGGATCCGGGCTACCAGGTCCATTATCGCCATGGCTTATCGCTTCTTAGCATCCAATATGCCGCGATTCAACAATAATCTCCTCACGTTCATGAGGCACATCTCGTACGTTGGCAGAACGTGCGTCGGTGTCACCACGTCATCGCTGACGGTCACGGCGAAGTGCGCCGGGGCATACCGATCGACCTCGAACTGATGCACATACGGGACACCGTCCTTCACGGTGGCGAGGAGCCTGGTCATGACGTCGATCAGCAGTCTCGTGTTGGTAAGCCAGACCGACACGAGCTGGACGTTGGCGTCTGCATCAAGGCAGGCCTCGCGGAAGGCTCTGTCCTGAAGATCGTTGAGCGGCTTCTCCAACCCCCTAGCCGACTTGGCCCACTTCATGTAGCGCATGAAGATCTGATGAAGCGGAGCCCACTGGTCGGAGTCCAGCAGCGGGTGCCCGAGATCCAGGTCGACCCTGTGCCGCACCACCTCGGCGTGGATGCGAAACAGCACGTCGCCAAGAACGTCGTCACCCGGCCTAACGCCCTCCCACTTGGATGGCTTTGCCTGTGCCTCGTCAGGCGACAGATCAGAGACCTGCCAGAATCCGTCGCCCACGTCAGAAAACAGATCTGCGTCAGAGAAGACTCGCTTGGCCCATCCATCGTCAAGATAGCTGCCGAGTTCGCCCTCACTGATCAAGAAACCACGCAACGCCGACACGTTGACCTGGCGCTGCTTGTTGGCGCGCTTGACCGCTGCCCACTTCGACAGCCGCGTGAGATACGCCTTGTACCTCTTGACCTCGTCGGCCGGTGGTTGTGGAACCACGCACCGGTGGAAAGCCCTGACAACGACGTGCTCCTCCGCAACGTCGTCATCGAGTCCCTCTTCCTCGCTCTCCTCGCTCACAGCTCTACGATCTCCCCTGCCTTCTCTAGGAGGGTACGGATCACGCTGAGCGGAAGAGCCACCCACGTCGCCTCTGGAACGCCGCCGCGGAGCTGTTTGACGACCTCGTCATCGAACTCGATGGAGAGCGCCGGGTAACTTCCGACCGTGTGCGCCTCGGTCGTGATCTTGGCCAACCACTCAGCGTGAATCCGAATCGTGTTGTGCCCGCTGGTTCGCTTGCACTCAACGAGCAGCTTGAAGTCTCCCGTGGACTTCCTCACGTCGCCCTTGGCCGTGTCGAATGCCCCGGACCCGGGCTGCCGTCTACCGCCGATGGCCCTCGCCACCTTGGCCTCCTGAGCCTTCGGCTTGCGGCGGTGGCTCTTTGACTTCTTGGCCTCCTCCGCACTTCCGTCGCGGAGCAGAAACGGAACCACGTCCCTGGCCATCAGTCCGCCGCTTCCGGCGCAGCCCTGGCACCGCCAATCGCCTCCGGAGAGTGAAGCAGCAGGTGCAGCAGCGTGCTCCTGAGCGCAGCCAGGAACGGCTTGTCGTCCTTGATGAGGTTGAGCAACTCCTTCTGCGACCCGAACACGCGATCACCCATCGTGTACGTGTTCTTCTTCTTGTCGGCGATGACCAGGTAGTGCATCGCCAGCTTGAAGATGTACTCGTCCTCGATGATGGTCCCGGCTGGGCCGCGATCGTTGTCGCGCATGGACTGGACGTACTCACCGACGGCGCCGCGCGTGCCGCCCGTCCGGTTCTTGGTGTTCTTGAAGCTGATCGTCTCCTCGATCGGAATGACGACGACCTCGTCCTTTGATCCGTACTGCTCGCTGAGGGACTTCACCTTCGAGCGGTTGAACTGGATCTCCGCGCTGATCGCGAAGTCCTGCCCCTTGCCACCCGGCTTCACGATCGGCGAACCGAACATCACGCCGATCTTTTCGCGCGTCTGGTTGATCCAGATCTGGGTCATCGGGCGACTTCTGTTCGCCTGCACAGCCAGCGCCGACACGAGCTTCCTGGCCGCCTTGTTGACGAGACGCGCCTGAAGCCCCTGCTGCCACTCCTCCATCGAGGCGGTGATCTCTTTCTGCGGCACGAGCTGCGCGATCGAGTCGATCACCATGAAGTCGACCTCGTTCGTGAGGGCTGCCGCGTGGCAGATGTCGATCGCCTCTTCCGCGTTCGTCGGACGGATCAGGAGGATGCGACGGTTGTCCACGCCGAGCTTCTCGTACCAGACCTTGGAGTAGGCGTTTTCGAGATCGACCCAGGCGACCACGAACTCCTCGTAGCTGTTCAGCTTGAGGTCGCTCCTCCACCTGGCCAGGCGCTCGTTGTAGTCCTTGGTCTTCTCGTCACTGGACTTCTTGGGCTCCTCGTCGGGCACATAGAGGCCCTCCAGGTGGCAGGAGCAATACGCTGCCGCACCCCACCTTGCCTCGTCACCCATGGCGGCGATGTCCTCCAGCGACGGAGGAACGGCCACTGGACCGCCTGGCAGCTGAACAAGTCGTGCCCCAACCGACCCAGCCCGATCGTAGAAGATCTCACCAGTCGCGGTGACCGTCAGCTCCATCCCCATCCCGGTGAGCAGGTTATGCGCCTCGGCACGCGTCAGCTCGCCCTCGACCGCTTGGCTTGGAACCTCTACGGCAACCGCGAAGAACTCGACGGTCCAAGCATCGCGAGTGGCATCACGAAAGCAGTTGCGACAGATGTTCTGCGCGAAGCCAACGATGCGGGCGGACGACGTACTCTTTCCGCCTGACTTCTCGCCGAAGAACGAGATGATGCCGCCGACTCGTACCCCGCCACCAAGCGTGTGGTCCATGGACAGCGAGCCAGAGTGAATCCACCTGTCGAGCGTCGCCCTCGACTCGGCTGACCCGCCAAGCCCCCTGGCCTGAAGGATGTTCTTCTGAAAGGCCGCTACGAGAGACTTGCCCATCAGAACGCCCCTGCGGGCTTCTCCTTCTCCTTCTTCTTGCCTCCCCTGACGCTGCTCATCTCTTGCTGCACGCGCTCCTCGGCCCAGGCAGCTGCCCACTTGTCGCAGGCGTCCACGTCCTCCGGATAGCAGGGCATGGTGATGCTCACGTCGAACCGTGCGGACTCGTAGTTCCCGAGGTTGAGCGTGAGGCCGTACCCACGCGTGACCATCGCGGGCGTCGACTCGAACTTCGCGATGCCGATGACCTCTTCGACCTCGGTGATGATCTCTTCCTTGCCGCTGCGAACGAACCTGGCGCCGACTCTGGCGATGCCCGCGAACTCTGCCGACTTGGTCATGCTCTGCTCCGATTGAAGGTGCTTCTGCTGGTCAGGTTGAGATCGGTCCGGTTGTGAGCCGGATGGCTTCGCGGAGATTGCCTCCGGTGTACTCGACGGGCACGCCTGAAGCGGCCCACTTCTGTCGAATCTTGTCCGGCATCTCGGCGTCCACTGGGAAGAGCCTGCGCTTGGCCCCCACCTCGTCCTTGATGGCCTCCATCATGGCCGTGGTGTAGAACCGGAACCCACGAGCGTCGCGGTACGGCGTGTCCGGGAGCAGCCCGCGCTTGGCCCAGTGGTTGAGCGCCTGAACGGATCGCTGGAGGAGGATGGCGAGCGCGCCGACAGAACAAAGTCGCACCTGCGTGCCGTCCGCGCTCGTCTCGCTGATCGGCTTCTGGTAGCGCCGCGTCTTGACGCGCTGCTCCTTCCGCTGCTTCTTGCGGTAGTCCTGGGACGACTTGAGCACCTTGTCTCGATACACGGGATCGTCCGCGTAACGCTTCTTCCTGGCGTCCAGGATCTCAGCCTTGTTCTCCGCGTAGTATCCTTTGAAGTATCCAGGTCGATTCGCCACTTGCTTGCACTCCTCTTTCTAACCCTCTTATATTACAGCGTAAAGAGTAACAGTCAAGCCACCTTTGACTCTGCCACCTTGGCGCCCACCGAACGGTAGAAGGCCAGCCGATGGCGTTTCGCCCGGCTAGCGATCGGGACCAGCACGTCGGCCACGTCGAAGGCCACCGGGTGCGGCTTGCCCTTGCACGTCTCGGCCCGCCACGGGCACAGGTGCTCGCATTCGGCCGGCGACATCTCCCCTCCGTGACGCTTGGGAACGCAGTTCCGGCGCCCTCGACCGAACGACTGCTCGATGTCGCTCAGCGGCGTCGCGAACCCGAGCGTGTCCACGGCCGGGATGTCGACGCCCTCCGAGCACATGGCAAACGTCGCAAAGATGACCCTTGCCCGCTCCGCCTCGTGCAGCTCTGGCTCGGTCATTGTCCGGCGCTTGGTCACCGACTTCGCCTGCGCGATGCCGTGATCTTTGGCCATCGCCAGGATCCCCTTGTCAGAGGCGTCGTCCAGGCAGATTGGCCGAAACCCGTGCTTGTAGAGGGCAACGTAGCGCCTGCCGTCGTAGGTCTCAGCACAGCGCCACGGCTTCTTCTTCGTAGCCTCGTCGTCCCCGAAGAACTGCCGCCGAAAATGCCGGTAAATGGCGTCGATGGCGCGTTCGCGATCGTCACCAAGCGGTGACTTCCTCCTCAGCAATGAAAGCGACACCTCGTCGGAGAACCACTCCCCAACGTAGAAGCTGGTCGTGATCCCAGGGATGTCCTCCTTGATCAAGCGCTCCCTGAACATCTTCTCCAGCTCGCGCAGGTGATCCAGGAAGTGCGAGAGCACCAGCACCTTTCGTTGAGCCGGGGATCTCATCGCCCCGATCAGCTCATCCACGATCGATCTGTTGCGGTCCGGGTCCTGGTAGAGCAGCTTCATCACCAGGCCGCGTGGGGCACCGTTCTGGTGCATGATCGCAGGCCCCCTGGTCGAGAGGTTCACGATCCTGACGTGCGGCTTCGGCGTCTCCGTCTTGGCCGCAAAAGCGATCTGCCCCAGGTGCCACCAGAAGACCTTGTCCGCGCCGTCCCTGCGCCTTGGCGTGGCCGACAACCCGAGACGGTACTTGGCCGGGAAGAGCTGCGGGATAGGTGACCACGTCGGAGCACCGACGCGATGCACCTCATCAACAATGAACAGCCCGAAGTGCCTGTAGAACGCCTCTGGGTAGCGCGCGGGCGCATCCGCATCCTCGCGCGCAAGCGACTGCGCCATCGCGATTACGATGTCCTTGTCCTCGAAGTCACACTTGGGCCCTTGGCAGATCCCGACGCGTGCGTTCGGCAAGAACCTGGCGATGCGCTTCACCCACTGGGTGAGCAAGAACTCCTTGTGAACGACCACCACGGTCGTGCGGTTCACGCGCTTGATCAGCTCCAGGGCGGTGTTCGTTTTACCGAACCCCGTCGTTGCCCGAAGGATGCCCGACAGGTTGACCCCGGTCGCCTGGGTTCCATCGAACGATTCGTACCTCTTGACGAAAACGGCGACGGCCTCCGCCTGCTCGGCGTAAGGACCCTCCTGCCGTAGAAGGCTGACCAGGTTGGTTGGCGCACCATCCACCAAGTCCCAGGTCACGTCATGGTTCCCGCCGGCCGTCTCAAAGAAGTACGACCTCGGGATCCCCAGCTCCTCCAGGTTCTCGGACCAGCACTGGATGGGCACCGGCGGAACGTCGTCGTCTCCATAGGACGGCTTCTTTGGAATGATGACGAGATCCCGCTTGACCTGGACGATCTTGTCGCCGAGGTCCCGCTTGGGGAGCCAGACCATTCCTGAAACACGCACCTTCACCAAACCTCCATGAGCAAAGAGGGGCGCCCACGTGTTACGCAGGCACCCCCCTGTCACCTGAACGCAAGCTCAGTACGGGATGTCGTCGTCGTCCGAAGGTCCCGGATCCCCGTCGTCCTTGCCGGTGTCGCTCTTGCTGTTGCTTGCCGACCCTCCGACTCCGAAGAGTCGATCGAGATCGGCGAGCGAGCGTGGCTTCCAGTCGGTCTCGAAGAGCTTCTCGAAGTTGATCGGCTGCCACGGGTTCTTCGCCCAGAGCTTGTCCACGGCGACGTGATCCTTGGCCGGGAGCTTCTCGTTGACGCGCTTGACGAACGCCGCGAGCTTCTCTCGTCCATACGACTCGATCTTGTCGACGTCGATCTTCTCGACGAGCTTGAACTCGTCCCCGCACGACTCGGTCTTCGCGCCCGAGCGATAGACCTCGAAGACGCAGCCGCGCAGCCGACCCTCGGCCTGCTTGAGCCGCTCGATCTTCTTGAGGATGCCCGGCTTGTCCTTGCTTCCGATGTTCGCCGCAAAGACCTCCCGCTGGAAGTTGATCTCGCGGTTGTCCTTCTTGGTGAACCACGGAGTCATGTTGATCATCGAGAAGAGCCCGCTGAACCGGGGAAACATCTTGTCTCCCGAGTCGCACGGCGGACACCGGTCGCTGATCTTGTTCTTCGTGTGGCAGGGCTCGAAGTTGCCCCACTTCCCGCGGATCTGGAATCCATGCTCCCAGATGCCCGTCGGCTCGTCTTCGAGGAAGAGGACTCGCGCCGTCTTCTCAGGCGGGATCCAGAACCGCCTCGGCCCCTTGCTCTCGAAGGGACTCTTCGCCCCCTCTTCGTTGCTCTCACTCCAGCCGGTCTTGAACCACGACATGAGTTCGTCTCCTATTTATGTGTTCGTCTATGCGAACGCTGTGTTCGTCTGCGCGAACGTGTGAAAGCACAAGCTAGTCTGTCACGTGCGATAAGTCAACGCTATACGGCCACCGTTGGATCTCCGATGTACTCACGCATCTCATCCGTCGTGAGTCCACCAGGATCCGACTTGTCAGGCAACGTTTTCACGATGACCGGAACACGCCCGGCGACGAACTTCTTCACCTTGGCTGCCATGGCAACCCCGGCGTCGTCTCCGTCAGGCACGATGGTGATGAGCCTGCCCCAGTACGCGATCAGTTTCTCGATCTGGCATCGGCCCGGAAACGAACCAAGCATGGACACCACCGGCCTGTAGCCGCTCTGCCAGAGACGAATCATGTCGAGATGCCCCTCGACCAAGAAGACGTTGCCATCCACGTCGTCTTCTTTCCGATGCTCACCGTAGAGAACCAGATTCCGCTTGAACCCGTCGGAGTGCAGATACTTCGGCCCTTCCCTCCTGTCGCACACGCGACAGTAGTCACGAACCTTCTTCCCGTCCGCGTCCACCGATCCGCGGATGATCATTCCACCACAGTAGAGGCAGTCCTTCGCGTAAAGACGCCCGGAGACCGCTACCATCCGGCCGCCACGATCGCGAATGGGAAAAAGCAGGCGCTTGCCCTCCTTGTCGTGGCCCAGCTCCCACGTCTTGCACGTCTCTACGGACAGGCCTCGCTTGATGGCATACGCCGGGATCTTTCCGGCGTACGACTCGAAGGTCGACCACGGGATCTCTGGCACGGCGTCCGCTTCGGCCAGCAGCTGATGCGAGTAGTACGGCTTCCCATCCGAGAAGCACAACGCCTGCTCGGACGTATTCCACGGGTCGGTTGCTTTCCCCTTGCGCGGATCGTTTTCATCCCATGCCCTGAACCTGGCCGATGACGTAGAGGCCGCCTTGGCCGCCACGTCATCTCCGTCGAGGAGCATGATCCAGTGCATGTAGTTGCGCCCTGTGGCAGCCCACAGTTCAAGGATGAGATCGCGAAGCGGCCCCTCCTCGTGGCACCCCATGCACTTGTAGATCGGATCTCCCTTGCGACCAGACGGGAAGATCACCATCGACGGCTTGGTGTCGTGCGCGCCCGCGTGAGTCCAGCGCGCCAGCAGGCACGAGCAGGTCACCTTCCCGGTCCTTGCCCTTACCTCCGCCGCACCGAGACCACGCGCGACCTCAGCCAGTGTGCTGACGTCGATCACGGGTCAACCCGAGAACTCGGAGCCCGGGTCGATCTGACGAGAAGCAACGTCCCACCAGGGCACGAAGCCCTCGCAGACGCCGACGGTCTTGCTCGGGTCGAGGACACGCACGAGAAGACCGTTGGGCGACGGGTAGCGCGGATGAGCGAACCGCACGTCACCGGGAAGTCGCGTACCGTGCTTGCGCGAGAAGATCACCACGTCACCGACGCTGATCTCTGGCATCGGCATCCTGATCCCATCTGCGTTGAACCGACCGTTGCCCATAGCGATCACTTCGCCGTAACGCCAGTGATCGAATCTGTAGTTTCCGAAGTTGAAGTCGCCGAGAAAGAGCCCGCCTTCGCTCCGATCCGGCTGCCCGTAGTCGGCCACGAAGATGTAGTCGAGGATCGGACGCCACGGGAATCGCTCGCCGGCCACCTTCGTCTGGTTCTTCGCGCCCTGATTGATCACCAATCGACTGTCCTTCATGCGTCGCGTCTCCTTCGGTTCCTGCTTCTGCTTACGCGTTGTCTTCCGCGGCATCCAGGATGTCGTTGGCATCTTCCTCTGTGATCGACGCCTCCTCATCCGGAACAAGCGGTGCCCTCGGCAGCGGTACTCTCACTGGAGCTGGAGCCGGCTGACGTCTGATGATTCTGATGGCCACCGCCGAGATGATGGAGAGCGACTCGTCGGCGAAGTACGATGCCACGCTGACGAACCCGCCGATCACCAGCGATGCTCCGATGCTCAAATGGGTGTAGAGGCCCCAGACGAACCCGACGTGCACCCCTGCGCACATGGTGCAAGACATGGCCAGACCAGCCCACCGAAGAGGGTTTCCCCAGAACGTGAACGACTTGAGCCATTCACGCAGGCCGTTGAAGATGGACCCTACGGCGATCACGAGCGTGATGCCGATCAATCCGACAGCTGTAACGAAGTTCAGGTCAGGCATGATCCCTCAGAATGCAGAGCTGAAGTCTTCATCATCGAACGCAGACCGCCCACCGGGACGTCCGCCAGCACCAGAAGAAACGCCGCCATTGGGCACGAAGGTGCCGATCTCAGTGAAGTCCATGTTCACCATATCCCACCTGACCACGACGTGGTTGATGGTCGCTTGCCGACGCACCTTGAGTGGCACGTAGATGAGCTGCTTGTCGAGCCTCATGTCCTTGTCCTGGAAAAGCGCGAACAAGTTGTGCGCATCCATGAAGAGCGTGTCGGTCATCGCAACCGCATCTTCGAGGCCGCCGGTTCCCTTGCCCTGCTTGATCTGATCGGCACTCTCCTTCTTCATCTTGGCGTCGCGAGAGAGCTGAGAAATGCCCACCACCGGGATCTTGTACCGACGGCTGGTTCCACGTAGCCAGTCAACGGTCTCCAGAATCCGATCGTAGCGGCCCCCTTTTGACCCGGGGCCTTTCTTCACACCGCCGCGCTCCACCTTCATCATGTAGATGGAATCGCACAGGACGATGTCCGGCTCGATGGTCTCAATCGCCTGCTCGATGTGCTCGGGACCAAGGTGATCCTCGTCATCGAGAACGAACAGGTTCTCGCCCTTCAGCGTCAGCTCAGCAACCGTCTCGCGCAGGCTCTTCTCGCCCATCATCCCGAGCTGCGCCGTGATCATGTCTCCGTAGGCGAACTTTCCGTGCTTCGCCACAAGGCGCTCGCCTAGCTCGACTCGCCCCAGCTCAGGAGAGACGATCAGGACCTTCTTCCCCATCTCCCACGCGTGGAGCGCCATGATGACGGCGGTCCACGTGTTGTGGACGATGATGTCGTTGGCCAAGAAGTTGGACGTCGGACGAACCGTCAGATCGAAGATGCGACGAGGACCAGCGTCACGAACCTCAGCGACCCGATCCCAGAACACGCCCTTCTTCAGATCAACCCTCTTCGGCTTCCCAGCATTCGGGTTCCGGTGACACTCGCGCACGCACGCCTTCTTGAGGCGCATGTCCTTGTCGCCCCACAGAGGAATGTAACGGCCGAACTCCTCCCAACAGACCGAGTAGACCCGCAGTCGCCAGGCATGGAAGCCTCCCTTGATCTTCTTGTACCCGACGCTGGACTGCACCCCGAACCTCAAGAGGAGGTGCTGGAGTTGCCTCACCATCCTCTCGCTCGCCAACGTGATCCCAGGCGCCCCGCTGTCCACGTACCCGTCCGCCATCCAGAACACCGACAGGAACTCGGCCAGCTCCGCGTCCGGCAGGCTATAGACCGCGTCCGGAATCGTCTTGTCCCTCGCCCTCTTGCCGTCCGCATCCAGCGACCGAAGAAGCTCGCGAGCGGGGTTCAACGTTCGGCCTCCAACGTTGCCAACAGACACGTCGTAGTCGTACTGGTTGCGACGGACGATATGCGCACCCCTCGGAGCCGCGAACGCTTCGGCGATCGTCAGCATCCGATCATCGGCCGTGCTGAACCCAATGTGATGCCCCGAATAGGAGCCTTCCGACAGAAGCAACGCAAGCATACGCACCGCATCGACACCCATGCTGACGGGTCGTTGCGGAGCCGGGATGTGCGTCGGAAGACCAACGATGGCCCTGGGTCCCAGCTCGTCCGCCCGCTTCCAACCCCTGGGCGTCAGGAACGGGTGTTCTGGCGTAACGACGATGGTGCGTCCGGTCTTGAGACGGAACTCCAGGCAATCCTTGATGCCGGTGTCCACCTTCGCGTCGATGGGCAGGATGTCGATTCCGGTCTCTGACCGCTCGTCCCACGAGTAGACACCCATCTGGTGACCTTCGACCACCTCGCGAATCGTCGCCTCGATCCCCGTTACAGGGTTCACGATCCGCGTGTTCTCCTCGACGCACTTACCCACACCAGGTCTAGCGACGAAGAACGTCAGCGTTCCTGGCCAGAGACCCATGGTCATGGCCGTCATCGTGGGCCACGGAAACGGGACACCGATCTCTCCACGTTTCGTCTTCTCGTACATCGCCAGGACCTCTGGCGCGATCTGCCCGAGCGTCTTGATTTGGACCTGGTTGACTCTGGTCTTGCGCAGGTAGTCCGAGAGCTTGAAGACCTCTGTGACGGCATCTGCTTGACGGTCCGACTCGACCGCCTCAGCTGTCTTCTCCAGCCCATACCTAAGCGCACGATGAATGGCCCGCTCGTGCAGGCGCTCGACGAGGAACCCAAGGGCCACCTCCTGGCCATCCTCGGGTGGGGCGATGGATGTCCCGGACGCCTCGACAATGAGGCCTATGCCAGGAAGCTCTCCGTGCTTCTCCTTGTACTCGATCAGGAACTTCCACGCGGTCTTCGATGACCCGACGAGGAGATCGTGATCGACGCCCATCTCGATTACCCGCTTGTGCGAGTCCATCGATCTGGTTGCGTACCAGAGCGTTGCTGCATCAATGTCCAAGAGACAGTGCCCCTTCTACCGGTTCACTTCAGGGATGGTCTCTTACGGAGACTCTCTCCATCTACATGGATTCGTACACACGATTCCAGTAGCACTTCCATCATGGAGAGCTTGTAGCGCTCCTCCATCTGCCCGGGATTCATCTGGGTCGTGATGATGGTGACCTTCTTGTTTGCAGCTCGAACGCGAAACAGGTTTTCGATCAGTCGCTCGACCCACGCCCCATCACCAGAGGTGTGCTCCTTACCGAGATCGTCAAAAACCAGCACGTCCACCTGCATCGCCCGATCGGTCACCAGCAGATCCCCGTCGAACTTGTCCTTGTCTAGGCTGGCCTGTCGAAACGACTCAGCTGTGATGAACAGCACCGACGCCCCAGACCGACGAGCCGCCATCGCAGCGACTACCGCTGCTCCGGTCTTTCTGGTTCCGTTCGGGCCCCACAGGATGAGTCCGATGCCGTCGTCGATCTTCTGATCTAGCGAATGCAGGTAAAGCTGCATGTCCACCCGAAGCTCATCTGGGATCTGATCGAACCGCACACCCCAGAACCTGGTCGGCACGCGCATCCAAGCAAGATGATCCTCGGTCAGTTCGATTTTGACTCCTGGGATTCTCATGACCTAGCCGATCCTCGGGTACTTCTTGGCCTCCTGAGCATCGTACTCGCCGCTCTTCAGCACGTCATCCTTGGTCTTGCGCAGCGCACGCGGCTTGATCTCCCCGGACATCTCGGCGATCAGCTGGCCACGAACAGACCAGAACAGCCCGAACCCTGGTTGCTTCTTGTTCCGCGGACACCATTCGTTGACGTAGTACCTGGCGGCCTTGACGGCCTGCTCCAGTCCGATGTCCTTGACCAGAATCTTCGCGAGGCTTCTTTCTGGAGGTCCCCAGGTCACCGCACCCAGACCGCCCGCCTGTCGCTTCTCCAGCGCGACGATGGTCGTTCCGTGTTGCATGGCAATGGCCTCGTACCAAGCGGAGCGAAGCTCGACCCAGGGCCTGGTCAGCTCACGCTTCGCCTTGCTCTTCTCTTTGGCCGCAGCCGTCATCGCACGGGCACCGTCCTGGGCAGCACGCACGACCATGTTTCCTTTACTCACAAGCCGATTCCTACACTATCTCTCGGGATAGTCAATCGAATGCTTCGATGACTTCTCTCGGAGTCACGATCATGAGCGCGTAGTCGTGCAGCTGAATGGTCGCCTCGTAGTAGAGATTCATCCAGTTGGCCCCCACGGCGATCTGCATGCTGGGTCCGAGCATGAGGATCTCCATCTCGTTTTTGGATCGAAGCGCATCGACCCCGCGGAGAATCGTTACCACCTCGCCGACCACCCCCGACTTCAGTCGCACGCTCTGGCCCACCCTGGGCCATGGTATTTTCCTCTCTGGCTCAGCCATGCCGCGCCAGCATCCCAACGAGCCCATCCCTGAGATGCGCCGAGGTGTATCCGACGCCGAGCATGAGCCTCTCCCCATCCTCGTGACTCAGTCGGTGCCGCTCATCCAGCTCTGGGACATGCGTCTTTGGATTCTTGCTCGCGAGCGCACGCTGCCTGATCTGAATCCCCATGAGCAACACCTCGTCACGGTTCTCGTGTCCCCACTTGGACCCTCCGTAGAGAACGCACCATCCGCACATCGGCACGTCGACCTCTTCGTCCTTCGTCGCACCGATCCACGTCGCGCGCTCACCGCACTTCAGGCACTTGCGGTTCTCTCTGCCAGACAATGGTCGCAGGTCGTCTTCCTCGGAGATGATCAGCATTGGACGTTATACTATCACCTCTGCGGTCGCGAATCGACCACACCACCCAGGAGCCTGCATGCTGATCATCAACGGGAAACCGTCAACCGTACCGGACGCGGACAAGGTCCACGACAACATCATCTTCAAACCGGGGACCAACAAGAACACGCGCAAGCAGGACGGGCGGTGGCGTGGCCTCGGGATCCACTGGACAGGCGGCGAACGCGGCGCCGACGCTGTCGCTGGCGTGCTCTTGAACCGGGAGCTGTCTGTTCACTTCGTCTGCGAACCGTCTGGACGACTGGTTCAGCTCGCAGACCTCACCACGCGCTGCGCGCACATCAGCGGCGGCAACGGACGCTTCCTCGGGGTGGAGACCAGCTGCCGCGGATTCGCCACCAAGGAAGACTGGGAGGCCGCCGCCAAGATCGACCCGACACTGCGTGTGCGTGACGACCTCGACTGGGCCACCCCGCGAGACACGTACACAGACACCATCGGGGGTGGCCGCGGCCGATTCGCTGGATTCAACCTGGAGCAGGTCAGGTCGCTCATCTGGCTCAGCGAGACGATGGCCGGCATCTTCCAGTTCCCGCGTCGCATCCCGGCTCGCAAGATGACGCTCGCCGAGCTGCACAAGATCGACTGGCCGATGCCCAACCCGGAAGACTTCCTGGTGGAGCACGACGGGTTCACGTGGATGCCTGCCTTCGACAGGGACATCGCCACCACACCAAAGGGTCTCCTGCGGTCGTGGGAAGGCGTACTTGGCCACTTCCACGTTCACGACACGAAGCTAGATCCGGGAACGCAGATCATGTACGCGCTCTGGGCAGAAGGCTTCAACCCGGCCGGGAAGCTCCTGCCCAACGCGACGCCACTCTGAGCTACAGGCTTCGTCGCAAGCCGAGTCGAACAACCGACGCTGCACGGGTGACACGCTCTCTCCAGAACATGTTGAGCGTGTCCCCGCAGTCGAGCAGCTCCAGCCCCATGCGCTCAGCACGAGCACGGTCACCAAAATGGTCACCGAAGTGAGTCGGCGTGTGGTTGCATCCAGTGGTGTGGTCACCGGCAAGCCACTCGTGCACGGCTGGCATGGCCACGTCCCACTGATCCTTCCTCTCGTCGGACATCACCCCTGGCATCGCCTGGATTTCCAGCTGCCTGGCACGTCGGTAGATCGCCTTGAGGTCTGCCGGGTAGTCCTTGACGGGACCACGCGCCGATTCGAGTCGCACCTTCTCCTGCTCGCTGAGCGGGCGTGGGTGTATGCGGTAGATCGATGAGTACCTGACGGCTACCTGCGCGGGACGACGAGACACGCGATCTCCGCGGGCCTGGAAGGACCCCAGGATCGGCTTGTAGTCGGCGAAGTGCGCATCCACCTCAGCAATCAGCGCACGCGACAGCACGGTATCGTCCGGCTCGCTTGGGCGCTCCAGACCGCCGCCCGCCGCAAGGCGTGCGCTGATCGGCCGGGACTGTGCGTGTCCCTCGAAAGCCAGGCACAGAGCCAGGCACAGAACGGCTGCGGCAAATGCCGCCATAGAGACTCGTGACATGTAGGTCCCTCCTTCAGGAGCGCGACGCTAGCCTCTATTGCGAGGCCGGTCAACTTCTAGCCTGATCTGACGTTCAGTTATATGGTTTCACGTGAAACATCAGTAGGCGCTGTCAGCCCGACGACAGGCGAGGAGGAACTCGTCTTCCAGCCCCTCGTGAACCGAGCCCATGGCGTACACGATCCGTTTCGCGCTGGCCACGTACCCCCGGTACGACTCCAGCTTCCACCCTGGCGGGTTGTTCACCAGGTCACTCACGTTCGAGGTCTTGTCGGCCATCTTCACGAGCTTGGCCGCGTAGCTCATGAGCGGGGCCTTCGCTTCTTGGGCAGCCTTCTTCGCGTTCTTGTCCAGGGCCGGGTCATCGGTCACCTCAGCCACCACCGAGGCCACCGCCTTCCCGAACTTGCTCACCAGAAGGTCATACGGCACCCCGCAGTCCTCCATCACGTCGTGGAGCACCGCCGCCGCAAGGATCACCGGAGACACGATGCCGGCCGACTCCAGGATGGCCTTCACGGCCAACGGGTGGGAGATGTAAGGAACGTCGCCTGGACCCTTCCGAAACGCCCCCTCGTGAGCCTTGGTCGCGAACGCCACTGCCGATTCCACCAGACCCATTTCAGCCACTGCGACCACCTCCATACACATCATACGCCATACGTTGAGACTGTCAAGCGTCAGAACTCGAAGCCGGTTTGCTTCTGCTCCTCGACCGGCTTGGTCTTGACCACCCGCGCCTCGATGGGCGGAGCTGGCGTCCGGAGCGCGTACTCAAGCCGAGCGCGGCCAATGCGCACGAACGGCTGCTCATCCGTGTCCATCAGCTCGCAGCCGACGTAGTCCATGCCCTCCCAGACGGCCGCCATGCCCCCGGCCGCTGACCCGGAGAACGTGTCGAGCACCTTGCCTCCGGCTGGCGTCACCATCCGGATCAGGTGCCTCATGAGAGAGATGGGCTTGACGGTCGGGTGCGTATTCCTCCGCTTCGCCTGCCTTCCTGCACCCGCGCGAGGGCTGTTCCTGCCGTCGGAACCCTCCTCTCGCGAGGAATCCACCCACTGTTCTGCGAGCAGATCGCAGCCCAGATCGCGCTCCCCGGGTCCAACCTTGGGACAGACCACGAGCGACGGGATGAGCCCGTTGAGCAGCTCGTCATCTACTGCCGTCACGACACGATCGCCGATCCGGAAGTGCTTGGTGTAGGGACCGAGCACGCCATCGAGGTCGTCATCCGCCGCACCGAACACCTCGACACCTAGAATCGGACCTTCGATGTCAAGATCCGAGCAAATGAGAGCCGATGGCCAGCGACCAAGATCGGTGTACTTCCTACCGTCACCCAGTTCGTAATGTCCGTCCTTCGATCCTCCGTATCCGCCAAGCGTGCTGGTGGCCGCTTGCTTGGAGTTGCCATCCTCTGACAACGGCAGCCGCGCCCCGTCGATGTTGAGTGCCCCAACGCCCCATCTCATCAGGTTCTCGGCGAGCGTCCACGGCTTGCCATTCTCGTCCACCATCGGCTTCCTGATCAGGACCCACGGCTCCATCGTCTTGAGCGCCGTTCCATAGCCATTCCATCTCGCCGAGAGCTTGTCCGGTCCGTTCATGAGACCTTCACCGTAGACCAGGCTCTCCTCGGACTGCTTGTCGGTGTAACCGGGGCGCCCGAGCTTCGAGCCGATGACCTCGCGCTCCGCGGTCTTCCCGAGCCTCGCATCTACCGCCTTCGAGGCATCGAGGCTCTTCGGGAAGACCTGGGCCGAGACCCACGTGCCAAGGTGGCGCAGAACGAACCCGGCATCCTCTATCGCGCACATGACGCGATGAACGCGCCTGTCCGCGCCAAAGACGACGCCCCAGGCGCCGGGCTTGAGCACCCGGAAGATCTCCTTCCACATCTCCACGTCAAAGGCGATTCCGGTGCCATCCCAACGGGCATTCATGAATGAATACTCGTATGGCGGGTCCGTAACGACCGAGTCGAACGAGTTGCTCTCCATCGCACGGAGCAGCTCACGGCAATCACCGTGCAAGATCATGGCACTCATTCGGTCGGCTCCTTCTTCTGCGTTTCTGCTTCTGCGTCGAATGCCAAGTCTAGCTGCCGGTCTGATCTGCTACGTCTCTTGCGCTGACCACCCACCCTCCCGAGCCGGTCAGCGGTGCTTCCTACGCAGGCACCGCGGTGCGCACGGAAGTTGCGCTCCATGAACGAGTGATCCCAGAAGATGAGACGACCGCAGATCGGGCATGGCTTGGTGGGTCTGGTCACGCGCGCGTTCGAGGCTACCAGCGCTCGTTGCCTTCACGCTGACCGCGCTTGCCGTCCCAGCCGCCCTTGCTCTTGGCGGGATCGCGGCGCTCGACAGAAGGCACCTGGCGTGGCCCAGGCGGTGCGCGGTGCGCCATCGGGCGACGTTCGCGCTCGTTGGCCTGACTGACTCGAATGGGACGACCACCGATGACCGTTCCGTCCATGAGCTTGATGGCCTCCTCTGTCTCCGGCGACTCCAGCTCCACGAAGCCGAAGCCGCGCGACTGCCCCGTCTCACGGTCGAGCACCACGGTCACTGACGTTGGCTGGAAGCCACCTTCGGCGAACGCTGCGCGGATGTCCGCTTCCGATGCCGAGTACGAGAGATTTCCGATGAAGAGTCGAGCTGACATGATTGCGCTTGTCCTAACATGAAATGACGGGAGTGTCGATCGTTTGACTATCCGAGTCCGAGAGCGTAGCCCGACGCGCTCTCCTTCCCTTGTCGTAGCAGACAACGCAAAGCCCCTTGGCGTAATGCGGCACGGTGTTGCGACCGCAGTCGCCACACTGCACGGGTTTCATCTTCCCGCCGCGCCCACGCCCTCCCCACGCGCCAGCAACTTCAGCTCTGATACGTGACCCGTTGGGACGCCGGCTCAAGAACTTCACGATTCTCTCGGCACCCTCTTCCGAGATGGCCGACCATCGCTTTCTCGTCTTGTGGACCACGGTGGTGCCGGCGACCTTCGGGATGCTCATCCCGATCTCACGCGCAGCATTCCGGATTTGCGACTTGTCGTAGCCGGTCTCCCTGGCGAGCGCAGCTACCGTCGTGGTGCCTCTCGACGGCGGACCAATGCCAAGCCTCTTCGCGCGGTTGACCACGGCCGCCACGGTGCGCCCATGCTTCTTCGCGATGGCCCTGACGCGGAAGACGCCCCAGTCGAACTGGAGTCTCCGATCATCCGCCTGCGTCCACGGGTGCCGATGGCTGCACCCAGGTTCATGCTCGCTCACTCAGGCCCTCACCCCAGCTTGCGCAGGGCATCAACGAGCGCCCTGTCACTCATGCGCCCGAGCTTCATATCGTCAACGTACCACTGCGGCCCGCGCCTGTGAAGGCGCTTGCCACCCTTCTCGAACACGCCAGGCGACACGGGCTTCCACCCGAGTGCCATGGCGTCATCGAGCGCTGCCTCCGCCACGGCGCTGGCAATCTGTTCGGAAAGCCGACTCACCCCCGAAGAGCCTCTTCCAGCTCTTCGGTCTTGCTCTTGGCCGCTCCAGGGTGATCTGTCTCGGTCGCGAAGTAGCGCTTGAGGACGATGTCTGCCATGTCCCTACCGCTGACCTTCACCACGGTGAGGTAGAAGATGAGCGCCGCGTTGTCTGGCTGACTCCGGATGACCTTGCCGAGCTTCGGACTCACCTTCGCGAGCCGCAGCATCCACTTGTTGAACGCTGCCCTCGGCTTGCTGGCGATGAAGTCCTGCGCGAGGTCCATCCGATCCACGCCGAACAGGTCGATCAGCTCTTCGCGCGAGAGGTTGTTGACCAGGTTGCTCTGGGCTCGGAAGAGAGCGTCGTCCGGCTTCCAGTCCGGGCCGAGATTGGCCTTGTAGAGGGCCAGCGCCTTCGAGCTGATCTTGAAGGCGCCCGGCTTCACGGTGTTCTCTTCCTCACCCGAGAAGGCGAGGGCCGGCGAGGTCTCCTGCGCCTCACGCACCATGCTGCTGAGACCGATGGACTTCGCCACGTCTCGAAGGGCGCCGTTGATGTCGTTCTGCATCGCGGTGAGCAGGTTCATGGCGGAGACGATCTTCGATCCCTTCGCCTTGTCTGCCCCTTCCAGGATCTTGATGACGGCCTGGAGAGAGCTGACCGACTTCGCCAGCTGGAATCCGTTGTCCTTGAGCCTGGCCCGGTCCTCAGCTGATGGCTCTCGCGCGGGCGCCATGGGCGACTCGATGACTTCCTCTGGCGCCTCGACGTCCTCCGCCTTGGACTCGGAGGACTTGCCCTTCATGGCCGCCATGAGCTTCTTGATGAGTGCCCCATCCTTGTCGTCGTAGAGCTTGTGGCTCCGGCCGACCTGCCCGGGAAACTCCTTGCCGCGCATCCGATCGAAATCGATCGTTCCGTCCGGGCCCTTGAGCTGGAACTCGCCCATGCCCATGTGCTTGAGCGTGAACCCGGGCAGCGCCTTGTCGGAGGCGCTGATGAACCCGGTGTCCACGTACCAGCTCTTGCCGTCGTGGAAGTGGTGCGCGTCCTGCTCCTCACGGAGCGCGTCTTCGAGCAGGCTCGCCGCGGATCCGGAATGCGCCTCCGCGTACGGCATCCCCTCCTCGTCGCCCTTCTCCGACTGGAACTGCTTCCAGGCTACCTTGGCCTTGGCGCCGACCATGTTCTTCTTGGTCGACGGCCAGTAGAGAACGTCGTCACCCTTCTTGAAGGGAGTGCCGTCGTCGGCGGTGCCGGCGTACTTGGCGGTCATCCACCGAGGGTCACCACCGTAGCTGCGACCGTAGCCCTCGGTCTTCTCGTCCTCGTCCTCGTCCTCACCCTCATCGGCATCTTCGGCATCGTCGTCGAGGGTGTCCTCTTCCGAGTCGTCGTCCTCCTCCGGATCCGACTTCCCCTCGTCCAGGATGTCGACGATCCGAATGCTCCCGTCGAGAACGGCCTCGCCCATCGCGTGGAGCGTCGTGGTGATCTCGGTGTTGCCGAAGCTGAACTTCTGCCCTGGCTTGCCGGCCCCCACGGTGAGCTTGTCGGCCTTGACGGCCTTGGCCGCGGCCTTCTCTGCCGCGATCTGGAGCTTCACTTCCTTCGAGATCGGGTACTTCGGAAGCGTGCCCTTCTCGATGTAGGCGTCGATCACCTTGCGGAGCTTGTCACCTGGGTTGCCAGGCGTGAACTCCTTGTCGATGGCCGCGCGAATCTTGATCGCGGTTTCCTTGGAGTCGCTGGCGGCAAGCCCCTGGATCGCCTGCTCGATCTTGTGGAGCGCAGCGAGGAGGTGCCCCAGCCGATAGATGTTCCCGCTACCGCCGCGCTTCGTCTCGCCCTTCATGAGCAACACGTCGTACTGGGTCAGGATACCGGCGAACACGGTCATGAACGTGCTGGCCTTGCCGTCCATCGCCTCGACCATGGCCACGAACTCGACGCCCTCGATCAAGCTGCCGTCCTCATCGCGCGGCCCTTCCGCAACGATGGCCGTGAACTCGGCCTCCAGGTCGGACTCCGCATCTTCGCCGAAGACCCCACGCAGCTCTTCGTTGAGGTTCATGTTCAGACCTGCTCCGCGTGGATGTGAATGGCCGGAAGCGACGACGTCGCGATCTGGTCGGCGATGTCGACCGCGAACTGGATCCAGGTGACCTCGGGGAGCACGGTGGTCCTGTCGAAGGTCGACCACGGGTCGCCCGCGGCGAGGCGATAGCGAATGGTGATGTCGGCCTGGACGATGAGCGGCAACGCGCTCGAACCGGCATGGCCTGGCATGAACCCCTTGATGCCACGCGTCCCATCCACGGTGACCGGGATGAAGAGCGAGATGGGATCGAACTCCACCCTGTTCGTTCCAAGCGCCGCGATGGCCGCGTCGAGCGACTTCGAGACGGTGTTCTCGGTGACCGCGCCCGTCACAGACAGGGCCTTCGACTGGTCGAGAACGATCTCCTGCTCACGCTGAAGATTCTGGACGCGAGTCTTGATCGACGCCCTGGTGGCCGAGTCAAGATTGGGATCCAGGTCCACACTGCGCGAGAGAAGCGCCTGAAAGACCGCGAACGTGGTAACCGTGCTCATGGATGGGCTCCTGCGCTGGAGTGTAGGCTGAGCGCAGTGCCGGATCTACACCGTCAGCGTCCCACTGGCGACACGATCACGCATTTGGGCCTAGAACGATGTCGTTTTGTCCACTCCGGCTCGTGCGGATGGATCCGTCACCGCGGCTCGACCACCGATGGGACGGGCCGTTCTGAACTTCTTGGATGTCGGATTAGGACATCTTCGCCAGTTCACGGGCCCCTTCGGCCTGGCACGCTGGCGTTTCCGGCCCTCTGGTGGTTGGCCACCATCGGTATCCATGTGAACCAGCGTGCCTTGTTGCCTATACATGACGCCCGGTTCGGGTGTTGGCACCCGTGGCCCGTCTCATCGATGGTCGAACCGCGTGAGTTCTACTCCGCCGCGTCCGCCGCCTTGTCACCGCGCAGAAGAGCGACCAGCCCCTTGACCTTGCCCGGGGTGACGTCACCGAGCGCGATGCGGAAGGCGAGGATCATCTCCTCGGAGAGGATGTCCTTGCCGTTCTCGATGGCCCGGCGCAGCTCGCGCTTCGTCGGAGCCGTCGTCGCCGGATCCGTGCCGCCGTTCTTCTTGCTCTTCGCGACGGAGTTCGCCTGCTTGACGGTTCCCTTGCCGCCATCGGCCATCAGCGTCTCGACCGCCGACTTCTGCTCGTCACCGGAGAGGCCGTGGAGCTTGGCCGCCGCGCTGACCGAGAGCCCGTTGTCGATGGCCTTGCGCACCACCGGGGCGAGGTTGATCACCTTCGTCCACTCGTTGATCGTCTGGTCGCTGACCCGGAACATCGCCGCCACGGTCGGCACGTCGTAGCCGGTCGAGAGGAGGTACTGGGCCTTCTCCACGCGGTTCATCGGCGTGTCCTCGTCGCGCTGCTCGTTCAGGACGATCCCGAGCGTCGTGCCGAGCCTCGTGCTCGACTCGGTCTTGCGGTACGCGTCGACCGGAACCGTCTTGGGGGGAAGACCCTCCTTGATGAGGAGCTTGTTCGCGATCCGGTTCCGAAGCACGCGGCCACGCCCATCGACGACCACGTAGCAGTCCTTGCCGTCGATCTCCTCGACCTCGACCTTGACCGCCACCTGAACGCCGATCTCCTTGATGTTCAGGACGCCCGGATCGTCGGGTCCGATGTTCGCGTGGACGTTCAGCACGCGCTTGTCGAAGCGCGGGTGCTCCGCGAGCGACTTGTGCGCCGTGTCGACGCCGATGATGATGAGCATCTCCGGCGGAACCCGGAATGCCGTGGTCCGCGAAACGCCCTTGCCCTCGATCAGTTGACCGCCCATGGAATCACACTCCTTCTGCTTCGACTTCTGCCTGACTGATTGATGGCATCATACCGGACGTTTTGTGTTTGTCAAGCGGCATAAACGTCGCCGGGTCGATGCCTTGTGATCTGAGCACGGCCTCGGCCAGCTTCTTCATTCCGTGCTCCGGCGGCTCCAGCTTCTCGACCAGCTCAGCGTCCGGATCCCGTACGCCTTCGATCTGCTGCTTCTTGAGTCCCAGGACGTCCGCAATGACTGGGTCGCTGCCCTCTTCGCTGACGAGGAAATAGGCCACCACGGGATCCGGTTGCCCGTCCCTGGAAACGCGTCCCACGCACTGCTCGTGCACACCCGGAGACCAGTCCAGCTCACCGAAGACGACCGTCCGGCACACCGCCTGCAACCCGTCGAGCCCGGCCCCCGCCCGCAGGCTCATGATCAAGACCTGCGTGTCCCCGTCTACGAAATCCGCGCGAGCCTTGTCCTTCTGCGTGGGGCTCTCCTCGCCGGTGTAGAAGCCGACCTTGCAGTGCCCCTTGAGCCGCTCTTCCCACACCTTGTACACGGCGTGATGCCACCCATAGAGAACGACCTTTTCCCCGGCCTCGGCGATCATGCGAACGAAGTCAGCGACGTACGGCGCCTTGGCCAGCCCGGTCGCCTGGCGGAGCTTCCAGTCAAGCTCTCCTCCGGCCTTCATCCGGTCGAATGTCGTGCCCTGTCGCTCCAGAAGAAAACGCGCCAAGTCGACAACCGAGCTGCGCACCTTGTCGAGCGCGCTCGTGTCCGAGTCCACGTAGTGAAGCGTCTTCGTCAGCGCCGGCAGCTCGCGTCCAACGTCCTTGCGCGTGCGGCGAATCATGATGCCCTGCTCGCGCAGGTACGATCCGAACGCCTTGGGGTCGGCGATCCTGGCCTGCCCACGCATGTCCTGGACGCCGCCGCACCACTCCCGAACGAACTCGTCCCTCTTCCCCAGCGCATCCGGACGAAGGACGTTGATCACGGTGAAGAACTCGGACCCGTAGTTGTAGATGGGCGTCGCCGAAAGCCCCACGCGATACTGCGCCGCGTGCGCGATGTGTTCGGCCGCCCTGTACTTGTCCGAGTCCTCTCGACGCAGCTCTTGGACCTCGTCAAAGATGACCGAGCGCATGACGCCAGCGAGCGTGTGTCTCCACCCGTTGAGCTTGGAGTAGCTGATGATCAGGACGTCGGGAACCTGCGGATCGATGAGGCTGAGCTGCGATCCCTTGCGCGGCTTCTTGACCGCGATCTCATACGGCGTCGCCTTCTTGATGATGTGCGTCGTGAGCCCCGGCGCAAACTTCTGGATCTCGCGCTCCCACTGTTTCGGAAGATGCGTCATCGTCACAACAACAGCTGGTCGCGTGGCCGGATCGGTGAGCATCGCGATGCCCATGAGGGTCTTGCCGATGCCCAGCTCGTCGGCGATGAGCAAGCCCTTCACACGGAGCGCCAAGTCAGCGGCGACCCTCTGATAGTCTCTCGGCGGAAGCGCGAGGCGCTCGAACTGTCGCGGCTCCATTCTGCCGGACAGAACCCCGGCGAAGGTGTCGGCACGACGATCGTGCTCCTGGGCTGCGCCCAGTAGATGAACCTTGTTCTCCACGTCAACCGACAACGGGTAGCGCTCCATGACCCAGAGCAGGTCCTTGCAGACCTCCTCCGAGTCACGCAGGTCCATCGTTCCATGACGAAGAACGGCCCGTGCAAACAGGCGCCGAATCTTGATCATGACGTGCGGCTCAGCCTGGATGTGCCAGGTGTTTCCCTCCAGAACCGCAGAGCCGTAGTAGCGGATGGCCATTCAGAACGCGCTCGCGAAAAGGTAGACGACCCAGACGGGCTTGCCCTCCAGCTCACTTGGCAGGTGCTGGTGCGACGATCTGGTGGTCACCACCACCATGCCCTTGACCGATTCATGCTGAAGGTATCGCAGGATCTGATACCCAAGATCGGACACAGTCCCGTCGGTTTTTACCTCGATGCCCAGCCCACCCTCGACCATGAAGTCGAGGCGTGACCGGGCATCGAGGCGAAACTCGCGCTGGTGTTGAATCCCGGCGGCTCCAAGAACCACCGAGATCCCCTGCTGAAGATCGTCCTCCGAGGAGTATCTGAACCGCGAAGTTCTGATGGACTCCAGGAGAGCCCTTGGCTCCTCCAAGGACGGTCACTCCCCGACGGGCAGCACCTTGGCGAGAACCTCGGCCTCGAACAGCTTCGGTGCCTCGCGCGACGCACGACGGGCCGCCTGGAGCGCCATGGATCGACGCTGGGCAGCGCGATCCTTGAGCGCCTGGACCTGCGCGACGAGCGAGACGATCTCGGTGTCGAGCGTGCTGGCCTCGCTCTCGAACGTCATCACCGTCTCGACGATCCCCTTGCCCCAGGCGCCGCCGCCGTCGGGCAACTTCTCGATCCAGGTGATCATGTCGAGCGCACTCTTCTTCTCTACCTTCTTCGGCATCTGCTTCTCCTCGTGTTGACGCGGATGACTTCCGCGGGATGGCCAGTGTACACTGACCAACGCTAGGGCTCAACAAGAAGGAGCAGAAGACGAATGGGAGATCCAAGTCCCGTGAAGAAGCAGCTGCAACCCAAGACGCTCGACCAGGCGGTAGACGAGCTGGAGCTTCTGCTGGGTACGATGTGCAAGAGCATCGTCGATCACCCGGGCGACATCGTCATCGAGCGTGCCATCTCCCAGACCGGATTCGTGGCCTTCGAGGTCACGTGCCGTGAAGAAGAGGCCGGCTCCCTGGTCGGGAAAAGGGGCGCCCACGCCGACTCAATCCGATCCCTGATGATGGCCGCCGCCGCCGCCAGGAAGATCCGGGTCACGGTCCAGCTCATGTCGGCCCAGGGCGGAATGGGCCGGAGGTAGCCAGTGGGCCGTGTTCCAACAGTCGACGTCGGTGTGTTGGGCGTAGTCCCCACCGATCCGGAGGTGATTGCCGTGTTCCCTGAGCTTTCCTCGACAGTCCTTCCGCATGCGCAGGAGATCCGCTTCTTCCGCGGGGACTCGCTCGACATCGGCATCCAGGTCCAGGACGATCGCGATCCGGCCGACCCCGTCTCGCTCAGCAACTGCCTGCTCAGGTTTGCTGCAAAGCAAGGTCACGGCGGAGTCCCGTCTTCCCTGCGGAACAAGGTCGTCCTCGGCAACGAAGCGGCCATGGTCCTGAAGTCCAGCTCTGACTCTGACCAGATCGAGATCGTGTCAGAGGTCAGCGGGCAAGCGATCGTTCACCTGTACCGCGAAGACACACACCTGCTCCCGACAGGATCTGCGGTGTGGGATCTGGAGCTGGTTAGGCCACGCGAAGCCGTCACACTGCCAGCCGGCAACGTGCTCTTCACGTCCGGTGCCGACGTGGTCCTCTCGACAATCCCATCGCTCGACTGGACAACCCTCGGGCTAAGGTCAGGAGATCTGTTCCTGGCCCAAGGGCGAACGGCCGTCGTCGCTGCCGTGCTCAGCTCCCAGCATCTTCAGCTCGACTGGGCTGACTGGACGTCGGCCGTTGTCCCGACAAGCGAGATCAGCGTCTACCGCGCTCGCACGAAGACCGTCGCCTACGGCGCCTTCGTGGTTCTCGGCGACGTGACCCGCTGAGCCTTCCGCTCCGCAGCAGCTCGCTTGGCGCTGATCTTCTTCATCGTGGCCTCGATGGCAGCGTTGAGGACTTCGGCCTCGTGCGCGTCGATCACCGAAATCGATCGGTACAGCCCGAGCCCGGTGATCCCGTTGACCCGCTTCGCCTTCTTGCGCGAAGCGGACGACAGGTGATTCATCCGGAACTCGATCCGAACCGTCGCCTTGCCCTCTTTCCTGGCTGTCTCAGCTGCTCCCATCACGCCTCCTCGGTGTCGTCTTCTTCTTCGTAGTCGAACTGAACGTCGTTGGCTGCCCGCGGTGCCCCGGTCACGACCACCGGAACGATGCCCGCCTCACGGATGAACCTGGACGGCCCGGTCGTGATGACCTTGCTTCCGAGGCTCACATTGATGACCGAGCTGACGTGGAGCAGGTCGCGCGCACGCGTGATGCCCACGTAGAAGAGTCGACGCTCCTCCTCGATGTCCTCGCACCGCGCGTGCGGCAAGATGCCATCGCTCACTCCGCACAGGAACACGGTCGGCCACTCCAGGCCCTTCGAGCGATGCAGCGTGGTCAGCGTGACCTTGTTGGGCTGCTTGTTCTTGCGCGCCTTGGCAGCCTTGCGGCCGACGTTCTCGATGTAGTCGAGCAGCTCCTTCACGGAGGGGAATCGACCGGCCGCACGAATCAGCTCTCGAACGTTGCTGACCCGACTGTTCTCGGTCGTCTCCTCGCCCTCGTCGCGCTGAAGCCACTGGCTGTACTGGGTCGCGTGGTTGATGTCTTCGAGGAGCTTGGCGGGCTTGCCGGCGTCCTTGAGAGCGATGTTCTCGGTCGCCTCCGAGGCCAGCATGATCCGCTTCGCCAGCGACTCGATCATGCTCGCCCACTCGTAGGCCGACTCGCGCTGACGGGTCTGAACGCCCGCCTTCGTTGCGACGTTCCGGATCAGCTCTGGCCAGTTGATCTTCGAGGACCCGTTCATCTCGTGCTTGGCCGCCTCGGTCACTCGCTCGACGAAGGCCCGACCCAGGAACCGGAAGGGAGCGTTGATGCAGCGCTCGATGTCTTCGGTCGTGCCCCGTCCGTCGGCCAGGCGGAGGTACGAGAGGAGCGAGCGCACCTCGCGGCGCTCGTAGAAGTTCGTGCCACCGATGATGCGGTAGGGGATGCGCGCCGAGAGCATCGCTTCCTCGACGGCCCGGCTCTGAGCGTTGGTGCGGTAGAGGACAGCGAAGTCGCTGTACTTCGCCCCGTCGGTGGCCATCGCCACCACCTTGGCCCCGATCTCTTCTCCCTCTGCGTCGAGGTCCTCGAAAACCTTGGCGACGATCTCCCCGACCGTGCCGCGCTCGGCAATCATCGAGATGGGCAGGCGCTGCGCCGGGTCCATCGAATCGAGGGCCTTGTTCGCCGCGTCGATGATGACCGATCCGCACCGGTAGTTGCGACCCATCTGCACGACCTTCGCGCCCCAGGTCTGCTCGAACCCGAGGAGCTTGGCGGGCTGTGCTCCGCGCCAGGTGTAGATGCACTGGGCCGGGTCACCGACCAGGCAGTAGTTGCGGTGGTCCTTGGCGAGCAGCTCTCCGAGCATCAGCTGCGCGAGGTTCTGGTCCTGGGCCTCGTCCTGGATGACGTAGTCCCAGCGACTTGCCCAGCGCTGGCGGACATCTTCGTTGTTCTGGAACAGCTCGACGGCGTCGAAGAGCATGTCGTCGAAGGTCAGGAGCTTGCGGTCGTTGCGGAGTCTCTCGGCGATCTCGTAGGCCTGGCCGAGCTTTTGCGGGATGGACTGGGGACCGGGCTTGCTCTGGTAGAGCGCCTGAGCGATGTCGAGCGCCATGTCCGAGAACGGACGCGCCAGGTTCGCCTTGCACAGGCCGATGTAGCTGGAGATGAGCGTCGCGTCCGCCTTCTTCCAGTCCATCTCGCGAAAGCCGACCGCATCCTTGATGCAGATCCGGTAGCGGTCACGATCGTCGACCGTCCACCCATCGACGTCGCACTCCTTGCGAACCACCTCGTACCCGAGGGAGTGGAAGGTCCCGACTCGGGCCTCGCTCTCTCCGATGAGCCCTTCGAGGCGCTCGTTCATCTCGTCCGCGCCCTTGCGCGAGAAGGTCACGGCCAGGATCCGGCTGGGGTCCACCCCGCGAATGCGCGTGAGGTACGCCATTCGACGCACGATGGCGGCCGTCTTGCCAGCTCCTGCCACTGCGACCGCGAGAAGCGGCCCAAGGTCGTGCTCGACGACTTCGACTTGCTCCGGGTTCAGGCCTGCGAGAATGTCCTTCTCCGTCTTGGCCGAACCGCCGGACGCTTCACGAACCACGTTTCCGATGCCCATCCCAGATCTCCTTCCGGCTCATGCCGGTGAATGACAAGCTGTTTATACGCCGTGCTTGCCGATTGTCAAGCGTTGAGTTTCGGCCGGCTACCACGACAAGCCGGGTAGCTCGTGCACCCCCAGAACTCCTGGCCGGTCGCTGCGTTCTTGCGCACCTGCATCGGGGCTCCGCAGAAATGGCATGCCTCCCAGTTGCGTGCCTCGATGTAGGCCTCTCGAAGTGCGTCCTGGAAGCGTGTCAGGAAAGCCGTGATGCGCTCATCCTGCGGAAGCTGGGTCGGTGCCGTGCGATAGATCCGGCGGCCCTTGGAGAGTGGTTGAAAGCGGACTTTCCCAGCGCGATCCAGCCCCTTGTGGCCGATGACGAATCGGACCGCGTCCTCTCCGCATCCACGAACCGCGTCAGCTCCGCGCGAAAGTGACGTGAAGACCCGGAGAACCGTCTTGGCCCCTGCCGGCACGATGTCCACGACGACCTCGCGACCCTGGACCGTTTCCGTGAGCCCTCCGCCGTGGGCCGTCACCTTCACGCCGACCTCGGCGATCAGGCCCATGAGACGCTCCGACGGCACCTCGACGAATCTCGTTCCTTCCATCGTTGACCTCCACTGGCCATCTTAGACTATGGCCGCGGTCTGTCAAGCTGGAATCAGAACCCGGGTTCAGGCTGCCTCGGTCATTGACACGGCGCGCGGATCTCCGACGCTGAGGTAGAAGCACTTCAGGTGCATGTACCCCCACGGGTCTGCCTCCGCGTCCCAGTCCTCGTAGCCGCCGTCCATTCCAGCGATGCGTCCGACCTCGACGCGCACGCTCTCGGGAGACCCGTTCACGAGATCCTTGCCGCACCCGCGGCACTTGATTGCGGTTGCCGGCTTCTTGCTAGATGTACTCATGCAATGACGAGTGTTGCCCCGCAAGATCGCGTTGTCAAAGCCCAGCTGCGCCTACCCGATTCTGGGGTACTTCTTGGCCGCCTTTGCGTCGTATTCGCCGCTCGCCAGCACTTCCGCCCTGGATCCACGCTTCGCGAGTGGCTTGAGCTTGCCCGTGACCTCGGCACCGATCTGCCCTCGAACGGCCACGAAGTACCGGACGGTGGGCACGTTGCGATGGGCTGGCGCCCACGTCGTGATGTAGTGCTCGACGTCGCGCTCCAGCGTGTCCGGATCCTCAGTCAGCATCCGCCGAGCGATGGCCTTCGCCCCCTCGTCCCATGGCTTCGAGTCCCCGGCGAGACGCAACCACAATGCCTCCAGCACAGCGAGCTTCTCCGCGGTGGCCACGCGGCGCGGCGCGGCACCTGCATTGGCCACTGCCGTGGCTCTCTCGTGGGTTCGGTCCAGCTCACATGGTGGGATGGGCTCCGCTCCCGAGAGAGGATCGATCGTCCCACTGTTCGCACTCGGAGGCCGCAGGCCGACGGGTGCCAAGAGGGGTACTGGAGGGGATCCGGCGGGGGACAGGAGGGGAACAGGAAGATTGCTATCACCGGTGGTAGGGGCTCCCTCACCGTTGACGTGGGCTCCCTCGTGGTTGGCAGGGGCTCCCTCACGGTTGGCAGGGGCTCCCTCACGGTTGGCATGGGTGTACGCACGATCAGCGTAGTCGCGCACGAGATCGTTGACGGTTCGTCCTGGACGAAGATCGTCCGCGATCCCCGCGTGCAGCGCGAAGACGTAGATCGCGACCTTGCCGTCTCGGGACTCATCCTTGATCCGGATGATCCCGGCGGACAGCAGCCGGTGCACTGCTCTGCCTACGGTTCGAGCTGACTCGCCGATGGCCCTCGCGATGTCTGGGTAGGAGATCTGAGCCCAGGCACCGTTGCCCGCTTTGGAGCGCAGCACCGCCGCCACGCATGCCGCCGTCGGATCGACGACTCGTGCGATGTACGGAGACACCATCATGCACTCGCGCAGCTCCTCCGGATGCTGAAGCACCGTGTAGCTGTGGGGGTGCTGCTTCCATCCGTCGAAGCGGCCCTGGGTAACTCGAACACGGTCTATCTCGACGAGCTGAGCGACCGAGCGCGCGATCGTCTGAGCGTTGCATCCGAGCAGCTCTGCGAGGACGTTCTGCGACTTGCTGGTCCGCCAGTGACCGTTCGTCTGCGACAGCATTCCGAGGAGCACCTTGGCTCGCGATGGGAGCACAGGGTCGGCCATGACGGACTTGGGAACGGGTGCGAAGTGCGTGTTCCCGTAGAGGCTCACCGAGCATCCGATGCGCGAGTCGCCTTCCGCCAGGTGAACTGGGACAGAGCGAACGCCGCTCGGGCGCCAGTCCGGAACTAGCTCGACGGCACTACGTGACAATGCGTTGCGTTGGTGATTTGGATGCGGTAGTCTGAGAGCCGTCACTGGTGTCCTCCGGTGACCTCCAGCCTGGGCGAACCGCACCTACGCCCGAACTTCCGTACCGAGAGGCAACTCGATATGGCGGGGTTGGTGTGTTCTCCGGCTGAGGCGGATCCCGTTTCTACGCCGTGCGCCGGCTGATGCGCAAGGCCTAACGAGGAACACGCGTCTCCGTCTTGTGGTCTAAGATGCGAGCGCCACCACCGATGGTAGCTACCCCTTCGCGATGACGATGCGTGACGGCTCGGCGAGGCCCACGCCTTCGTGATTCTTGATGTCGCCGAAGTCATTCTCGTCGAGCAGCATGGCGAGCGGAGCCTCGACGCCGAGCTTTCCATCCTTGTCCCGAGCCATGAGGCAGAGGAACACGCGTCGCTCCCCCTTGAAGGTTCCTTCGATGACGGCCACCGGGAAGCTGACCTCTCGGAGGATGCTGGCTACAGCGCGTTCGTCTTTCGTGATCATCGCTTCTCCAAAAACACCGTGCAGGTGTTCACGTTGGTGCCGGACTCGCGGAACGAGCCGTCGGGAAGCCTCTCGATCTCGCCGCCAAGGTCGAGTACCCACTCGCGAAACTCGCGGTGCCGGCGGTCCTGCCGGAACTCGATGCTCACCGGCATGATGCTCTTGAGCTGGCCGCCGGCCTTGAGCGCCTCGAACGCGCGTCGAACGTGGTCAAGATGATCGCCCTTGCCGCACTTCAGAAACGCCGGGTTCATGCCGACACGATCGAAGAGAGCGAACTGCGGCACGACGCAGTCGAGGAAGTCGTCGTACGGCGCGACAGAGACGTTGGCGTAGTTCGCGATGAGCGCCTTGCGCATGGTTGCGTCACGTTCGATCACGGTCACCTTCGCGCCCGCGGCGAGCGCGGCATCGACAATGCGACCGGTGCCGGCGGACGGCTCCAAGAACGTCATGCCAGGATCGATCTTCAGGTCTGCGATGAGCTGACGGGCAAGCGACGGCGGTGTCGGGAAGAACCCGATGTCCTTGTGCGTCGCGACCTCCCCTTGGATGATCGCCTCGTCGATGCGGGTCGCTGCATCGCCCTCGAAGACGTGCGCCTTGGCGCTGCGGTTCCACTTGCCGCCGAGCGCGACGAGCACCTCGTTCACCTTCGTGTAGAGCTTGCGATCGAGCTGGTCGACGATGACGGCGCGGTTGCCGCTGCACTCGACCGTTGAGAGAACGGTCATCACTGGCTGGTCGATCTTCATGTTCTTTTCACCTTACGCAGCTCTGCGAGGGCCTGGGTGTTTGGGCACCCGTTTTCGAGATGATTGATGGCGGCGTCGGTTGCCGTGCGCAGGTCGCGCGACTCGGCACGGAGAGCCGTCAGCCCGCACGTGCACCGATCTTCGCTGATGTGCGCACCGCCTTCGTAGCAGCGCGGTGAGTGCCACGGCCGATTCCACGTCGCTTCGCACGGCTCCTCGTGCGGAACGATTCGGTACTGCGTTTGCTCGCGCGTCTCCAGCTCTGCGACGCGAGCACGGAGGTCGCCTGCGCACTCGGCGAGTTTCGTGGCGTTGTTCAAAAGCACCTGCAACTCTGCGACATCGGCGCGGAGAGCGTCGATAATCGCGATGACGGCACACCCGTCGCACTCGCCAACGTCGTGCCGCGTTGGATGCGTGCGACGCAGCGACGCCTCCGCCACCGACAGTGCATCCTTCCCCGTCATCGGATCGACGGGCATCACGAGCTGGTCCGTGCGAAGAAGAGCTTGGCCCAGATCTCTTCGATGGCCGACGTGTGGCCGTGACCGCCGTCGCCATCGGCGGACACCGCGTGCGCCACCTCGTGAACAAGCACCGTGAGGAGCCTGCGCGGGTCTTCGAGCACCTTGACTGCGATGCTGATCCGGCCTCCGTCGTCGCCGTGGTAGAGGCCATCGAGCCGCGAGTCACGGAACTGCACGACGTCGAGCCGGTTCACGACCGGGTCCTTGAGCACGCGCAGCGAGTCGATGAGCGCCGTGTACTGGGTGAGGATCGCTTTCTGCTCGAAGGGAAGGTCGGCCCAGGCAACCGAGCGAACGACCTCATTCTTGAGCTTGTCCTTGACGTCGGAGATGTCCCCCATCTCCTTCTTGAGCGTCTCGCGGAGACCCTCTTGGACGACCACGCCACGTCGTCCGAGGTGCTCCAGCTCACGCGCCTCCGCGATCGACGACACCGGGACAGCATCGTCGCCGTGTTCAGCCTTGAACTCCGCGACGATGCTCGCGGCAGCGGCTTCGTCTGCGTGGTAGTGGAACTGACGAGTGTCCTCGGCTCCGTCTCGGACCATGGTGTAGAGACGGTGCCCCAGCAGCTCAGGACGACGGGCCACCGCCTCCTTGTAGAGGGCCCCGAGGTTCCACTGGAGATTCCAGACGTCGATCATCCGACGGTCGCGATCGAGATCCAGTCTGTCGAGATCGTAGCCGAACTCCATCTTCGGCAGCGAGTCCACGTAGATCCCGCGAGAGTAGATGTGCCCCTTGCGGTGCTCCTCCAACAGGATGGCGCCCTTCTCGGGAACCCGGACGATCTTGTTGTCGGGGATCTTCGAGAGGAAGATGAAGCGGTCCCGGTACTGGTTCCACTCCTCTTCGGTGACCTCGATGGTCACGGTGACGCCGGGCCCCGCGACCTTGCGCGCCCGCGTGGTGATGGAGAGGCAGTTCGCACCGAACTCCTCGGAGTAGCTGATCGACGGCGTCCAGCGCTCCGCCTTCGTCTCGATGACGACCTTGCGGCTGAGGCGCACGGCAGCGAGGAGCGCCAGGTCGAGGCCTTCCCCGTGCTTGCCGCGGAGATCGGCGCCGGTCTTCCCCGAGTGACCGATCAGGAGCGCCTTGCGATCGAGATCGGCGCCCTCGTTGTGCAGACGAAGCACGCCGTCGCTCCACTCGATGGTCATCGCGTGGCCGCTCTGCTCTTCCTCGTCCTTGGCGTTCTGCACGATCTCGCGCAGCGCCTCCCAGAGGCCCCAGGAGGAGACGTAGGTGCTCTTGATCGGGAGGATGAACTTCACTGGAAGGTCTCTTTCTTTGTGTTGCGCGGATTGACGTAGACGTACGGCGTGTTGCGGTTGACGACGACGCTGTACTGAGCGACGTAGATGAACTTCGGGAGGTCACGGCGGTCGCTGGCGAAGAGCTTTCTCGCGCAGTCCTTGGCCGCCTCCATCGTCTTGAACTTCACGGCCCGCTCCCTGGCCAGCGGGAAGAAGGCCCGCTGCTTCGAGAATCGCCGGTCGGGATCTCTGGCGAAAATCTCACCCGTCTCGGACTCCAGCTGGCACCACGTGGTTCTGCTCACTTGGACCTCTTGATAGCGGTGGCTTCGACGACGGGATCGCCGTACTCGATCTCAACCCCGCGGAACTCGATGCGCGTCCCGTTGTCGAGCACGAGCGCGCGGATCTTGACGACGAAGTCGCTACCGCTGGACGCGAGCATCTCCCGCTCCTGCTCGACCGCGACGATGCGCCGACCGATCGCGTCCCGTGCCTTCATGCCGCCTCGCGCGCGTGGGCGTACCAGTCGTGGTTCTCGCGCATGTACCACCGAAGGTACTCGCGCAGCGCTTCACGAAGGTGCTCCGGCGGGTTGACCCGCCAGACCTTGTAGGCGGCCTCGTTGAGGAGGCTACAGAGGAAGTCGTTCATCGCACGAAGCTCATGGTGCAGGCCTCGTCGCCGCCCTCCGGCTCCGCGTACTTGATGGCCGCGAGGCGCACGGCCTCTTCGATGCTCTCGCCGGCCTCGTTGGCGGCCCGGCCAGCGGCGAAGACGTACTTGATGTTGAGGACGTTGATGACCTTGCCGTGCTTGCCGAAGCAGCGGCTGATCTCGTTGTCGAGCTTCTTGCCCTTGAGGGGCTTGGGGGCTTTGGGGGCCTTGGACATCGCCGATCTCCTTTGCGGCTCCAGCCGCCGGGTTTCTCTACACGGTCATCATAGACCATAACCACCGTTGGTCAAGCGACTATTTTGGTCAGCTCCGGTACTTGACCGGACCCGGCATCCACCCGGGCGTGTAGGCGGGCCCGCAGCTGCGGCACTGGCAAGAGGAGGCGTGCTCGCGCACGCGCACGACGCGCCCGTCGAAGTGAAACTTCTCCCCGGCCATCGACCTGCGGAGATAGACGAGCGGAAGGAGCGAGGTCTGACAAACCGCGCGTCGGGCGGTACGGACGAGCAGTCGCAGCTCGCGCCGGTCGTAGAGGGAGACCTCCTCGATGAGGATCTTGACCGCCCGGAGATACGCCCCCCTGTTTCCCATGGCACGTGGGCGATCTCCGTAGAAACCGACGCCCATGCGGCCCGTGACGGCGCCATCGCTCCAAAACTCGACGGCGACGCCATCGAGCGTCTCTCGGCGTGCGATGACGTGGGACGTGGATTCTCCGCAGGAACAGGTGGTCATCTTGCCTCGAATGCCTCTGGCTTCTTGTCGTCGTAGACCGATCGGATGGTTCCGATGGCTTTCCAGGGGTTCCCGGCCCGGTCGACCGCGCGATTTGTTCGCTTCGTGTCCCATCCGAGCCCCTTCTTGATCTCCGACCTCGTCTTCCGTCCGTTGGCCCGGAGGTACTCCGTCAGAGTCGCCGCGTCGGCCTCCAGCGCCACCTTGGCGGCCTCGGCCTTGTGACCGTCGTCGATGGTCTTTGTGCACCGCAGGCACGTCACGGTGGCCTCGTCGGCCACGGTGTGGAGCCCGTAGCTTCGCGAGCCGCAGTACGGGAGGCGTGCTCCCTCTTTCTTGAAGTGGACGGTCGGCCCAGGAGGCGTGCCGTCCTTGAACTCCGCAGGCGCCCACGCGAGCGCGAGACGGGTCAGGTTCTGGCCGACCGAGAAGTCCTGGCGATACAAGCCTTCGGTCTGGCGAACATGGCCCTCGCGGGCCTGCTCGTAGCGCGTCGAGGTGAAAAATCCCTCGCGGCGGTAGAGGCGAACCACCTCTGCACCAGCGTCGTTCGTGGGGGTCAGCTCGACCGGCTCCTTGCCGCGATCGGAGTCGAGAAGCGGCGGACAGGTCGCCAGGCGTGCGAGGTAGCTCAGGTGCCCGAGACAGCGGCGGTAGACGACTCGGTCGAGAAACGCCCACGTGCCCTCAGCCGAGATCTCGAAGGGGGCCCAGCCGACGCCGAAGCACTCGCCGACGTGTTCCGCCAGGCCGTAGACGCCCACCTGACGCCCACCGATCTCGCGCCAGCCGTGCTTGCCGATGACGACCTTGCCATCGCCCGAGTAGAGCTGGAACTCGCCCATGCAGGCCGGGCAGGTTCCACGCTTCTCCATCATCGTTGTTCCCATCAGTTTCGTCCCTCGGTTCACAGACTAGACCATAACCACAGTCTGTCAAGGCGCTCATTTCGACTGTTTTATCGTCAGCGCATCGCTTGACAGACTCAGGTTGTATGATAGAAAGACAATGGAGGTAGCGAGACGATGGGAAACAAGGGCTGGTACGGTGACTCTCCGCTGAAGCCTGGCATCTACTACTGCGGATGCTGCAAGGGCACCGGGGTGGTCAAGGTGAACTTTCAGGCTCGCTACTGCGGCCAGTGCAAGGGCAAGGGATCGACCACCGCGGCTGAACTCGGGTTCGCAGAGGCTCGCGAGGCGGCATGATCAAGAACGCGCTCAAGTGTGAACGCTGCGGTGGCGAGTGCGGGAAACGACGCAAACGCTGCAACCACTGCAAGCGCAAGTGCTGCGGGATTTGTGCCCGTACCGAAGGTGGCTGCTGGGGGGACAGCGAGCAGTTCAGTAGGTGCTTCGATGCTCCGGCCTGCGTCGGCCGTGACAAGCAACCGGACGCCTATGTGTCACGACCGCAGCAAACGCGCGAAGAGCTGGTCAGGCTGTTCGGGTATGACCCGATGAAGGGAGGAAAGCCATGACGACGCTAGCCGAAGCAGTGAAGATCGCAGTCGAACAGGGTGACGCGAAACGAGCCGGACGAATCGCCGAGAAGCTCCGTAACGTCGGCGCGACCTACAAGGACGTGCTGGAGTTCGCGCAGAGGCACACGGGCATCTCCGCGCACGACTGGGAGAGCCTCATGTACGACGCCGACGAGCTGGACGCGAGGTCCGAGTGACGGACGACACCACTACACCCTGGAAGCGAAACGGTCGCCGATATTGGCGATACCTGTATGGCTATCTGCTCGTGGTCGAACGGGTGGACGTGGCCACTCCGAGACTCGCCATCGCAACGCGCTGGGAGGCCACCCTGGACGGCGGTCACCCCGGTCCGCGGACCGATGGGCTGCACACTCGAATGAGCGACGCGAAGGCCCAGGCGGAAGATTACGCGCAACGCTCATGCGCAGGATGTCGGCGGAGCGGGGCCATGCGTGACCTCGCTGGTGAAGAGTACGTCTGTACCGAATGCCACGGAGTCGGGGTGCACCTTGGCTAGCTGGACGAAGCTGCGTTCCGAAGAGAACGGGAAGACGTGGCTCGACTGGGTGTCGATCGACGACTGCTGGAAAGCGGCCGAGGGGCATGACGAGCCGGCACGGAAAGAAGGGCGCCCGTGGACCCTGTTCCGTCGCGAGAAGGGTCAATGGCGGTGGGTCGCCGCGGTCAAGTCGCTCAACGACGCCAAGGCGTTGGCTGCCAGCCTCGAAGAGCCTACCGCATCAGCGGCAGAGAGCTGAGAGCCCGCCACAGATCCGGGCCGGCGGCAATGGCCGTCAGCTCGTCATCGAGGTCAGGCTCCCGAAAGCAGACGACCTTGCCCACGAGCCTCTCGCCCAACTCGGCAAGCTCCACGAGGCCGGGGACCTGAAGCACAACGAGGTTCTCGGGCGGGGCGCCGTGCGCGAGCACCCACGCAATGAGTGCATGCCCGACCTGCGCGGTGCGCATGCCGGTAGAGAGGTCTGCGCGAGTGATCGCGTAGAGCTTTGCGGGCCTGGCAGGAGTCACACCTGCCGCCCCGGAGTCATTACTTCCGGTGCCACATTCCGCAGCTTCAGGCCCATTGGTAGGGACGGATGGACTTGAACCACCGACCTCCAGGCCCCGAAAGGCCTGGTGCTCTTTCTCCGAGCTACATCCCCGTGGAACAACCGCAACAGGCGCACCCCACTGAGCGCGAACGCCTAGTGGGGCGAGACCCTCTCGACTGGCCATTCTTGGGCTGGTCCGGCTCGCGCCATCCACAGCCCCTGAGCGGGCGCAGGCCCCACCACCAGCACTGACACATCCTCCACCCTCGCGACGAGCGTTGCTGGAGGTCCCTTGCGGGTGACGGTCAATGGTTCGAGTTGGTCATGTCGTGGACAGTATTCACGGCTCGCCGACGAGTCAAGCCCTATTCGTCGTCGTCGAAGTCTTCGTCGCCCACATGGCTGTACGCCCCAGGTGATACGCGATGCGTCACTGCTGAATCGCGCAGCTTCCGCGCATCACGAAGGAGGCATCGAGCCTCAGATCCGGCCGTCTCGGCCTGTTTCACGAGTGCCTGCACGGCACCAGGAATGGCCGACCGCTGCACCCTGCGAACGCGTCCGAACTGCTGCGTTGTGTCGTCTTCTCTGGGCATAGCGACCTCCGTCAATGCTCAGCGTGCATTCGCTATGCCGGTCTTCGCGTCGATGTGAGCGCATCCAGGCACGACACGATCCGGCAGCTGTACGAGCGATGGGGTATCCCTGCTGCCGAGCGCGCTTCTCACATCAGCGCGAAGCAGGCTCGTCTCTTCACGTACCAGATCCGATTGCTTGACCAGATCGGCCACGGCTCTCGTAAATGAACACAGGATCTTCCCGTCCGGCCCCTGGGACACCCACGGGCACGCGCACAGGACCGCCAGGTGCTGCTCCTGTGCCATTCACTTTCCCGCCCGCGTAGCAGCCGGCGAACGACCAGGAGTGGATCGCATTTCTCGCATCTCCCCTGCCACCTCACGGAACGCATCGCGCAGTTCCATCATGGCGTCCTTCTGCCCCTCAAGGGTAGTCGTGACAGAAGTCAAGGCAGTTGTACACTGCCTGATGACCTCTACGAGCTGATCCCGATGGAACTGGGCATCCTTCACCCGCTCCTTCTGGAGATCGGAGATCTGGAGCATCATCGCCGTTCGCTCGGTTCTTCCTTCGCGGTAGAGCCAGACGATGACGACGCCGAAAATCAGCACGAAGGTGCCAAGTAGTCCAGCTTGGAGAAGCTGATCGCCCGCGGATGTAAGCTGGTCGGGTGGCACATCGGGAGCGTATCCGAAAGCCGTAATGGTTTCGAGTCCCGCCTGTCGCCGACGCCGGCCTGACATCCGATCACATTATCGTTGACTAACCAACGTGATGCTGTAGCCTGCGAGGTCTGCGACGGCGATTGCCATCGGACCAGGCCCAGGAGCGTGTAAATGGAGAGTCCAGACGTCGTCATTCTCGAACCCGCCGTGCTTGGCCTGGTGGATCACATGCGCAAGGCTGGCACGCAGGTCCGTCCCGACGAGATCAGGTTCAAGATCGGCCGCGCAATCGCACAACAGTGGGGAACCACGGGCACCAAGACCTTCAACGATGCCAATGGGCCGGGGTGGCTGATCGACGTTTCCGGGTCGTTCAACGACGAGATGCTCTACGCGGTGGTCAGATCCATCGGTGGTGGGACACGCCAGATCGTGGCCATCGTCGACAGCGATGACGTCGAGGCTCTCCAGCGAGAGAAGAAGTCACTGCCCAGCGTAGAGGGCGCATACGGTGCCGAACCAGAGACCGTGCCGACGACAAAGGTTCCACGCGCGCCTGAGCCGGTCGCCTCGAAGGACGGCCTGGTTCTCGTGCTCGTCCTGGAAGGTGCCCCGGCAGACCCGACGGCGAACGTCAACGTCGAGAACATGATCCGGACAACCAGCGACCACGTACGAAAGGTCGTCGAGGATCTTCTCGAAAGCGGCATCCGCTCCGACCAAATCGAGATCTGGTCAGGCGTCCGGAAGCCGAAGGTTCAGATCACGTTCTGAGGAGCCGCCCATGAGCAAGACCGCCGAAAGAAATCTGGCCGAGTTCGCCAAGATGGACACCGCCGATGCGGCCCTGCGTGAGCTGGTCGCAGCGTTCGACGATCCTGGCTTCAAGGGCGTCCAGGTGTTCGAGGGAGAGCCGGTCTTCTCGTTCAGATTGCTTTCGGCGCTGGAGCGCGCCGGTGCTCTGTTCGAGGCGCAGGACGCGAAGATCAACCACCCGGCCCACTACAACCACGGTCCCATGCTCGCCGATGGGACGGCCAAGTACGAGACGATCAAGGTGATCGAGGACTGGGGCCTCGGGTTCTGTCTGGGGAACGCGCTCAAGTACATCCTGCGTGCTCCGCACAAAGGGACCGAAGACGCCGACCTCAACAAGGCCCGCTGGTATCTCGATCGGTACATTCTCTGCCCGGATTATCCAGATCGAGACGGACCCGAGCTGTCCATGTCGGCGGACAGCGTCATCGAGGCGTGGAGCCTGACCGACATCCTCGCCAACACGGTCTACTACATCCGAGAGAAGAACGCGCGGTGCGCGATCATGCTCATAGATGCGCACATCATTTCGTCGAAGGCAGCCGCAGGAACCACGCAGAAGGAGAACGACAAGTGACGACGATCCGCCTCATCACCGACCCGACCGTGATCGTGCTCGCAGACATGCAGCTCGACCGCGGCGGCATGAACGAGCTTCTCGACTGGGTCCAGGACTACCGTCCCGAGTGCGTGCCGGACAGTCTCCCGCCCGGACGAGACGAGCGGGCCATGGCGCTCTTCCCGCACAACGGCGTGGAGCTGCCGCAAGGGGCCACGAAGCGCCAGCTCACCGACAACGAGCTGCTCGTCGAGCTGGCCGGACGCGAGTGCTACCACTCCTATGGCCTCAAGGCGGGTCGCAAGGACAACCGCGAGTACATCGGTCGGATGCTCTTCCCCGAGGAGCCAGGGATGCTCCCGCACGCGAGCGTCGCCTACCACGCGAAGATGACGTTCTTCCTCTCCGGCATCTCGCGGCGTGTTTCGCACGAACTGATTCGCCACTACGTCGGCGCCGATCGCTCCGAGGAGGGCAGCCCATCCCAGGAGAGCACGCGCTACACGTTCCATCCGGGTCACTTCGCTGTGCCGCCGTACGTGCTCAAGGCGCAGGCACAGCTCCACTCGCGAGGCATCGACGCGCTCACCAGCTTCCAGATCGCCATGGAGCAGGCGTACGGCAACTACCTCGCGTTCATCGAGCAAGAAGAGACCGCGTGGGAGAACGTCCACGGCAAGAAGCCAACCGCCATCGACCGCAAGCGCATCTACGAATGCGCAGCCGGGCTCCTGCCGATGCAGGCGTGCACCTCGATGATCTGGACGACCAACCCGCTGGCGCTGAGCAAGCTCTTCAGCGAGCGCTGCTCGGAGGCCGCTGACGCCGAGTTTCAGCGCTTCGCCTTGAAGTGGCGTGACATCGCCACCGCTCGCTGGCCGAACCTCTTCCGGTCCAAGCCGTGAAGCGTCGAACCTCGGACGAGTACACGGCTTGCTACCAGGAACAGGCGCGCAAGGCGTTCGACGCGCACGTCATCCGATCGCGCGACGCCAGGAGTTGGCTCTGCTACCAGCCGCACAAGGACGGCGGGTGGGACTCCATCTTCTGGTTCGAGGTGATCGTTCTCGCGGGCGGAGCGCTGTACGTCCACGGCGACATCAGCGGCGTTCACTTTGCCCACTACGGCAAGTACGAGCGCCCGGAGCAAGTCCTCTACTGGATGGGCAACACGTCAGACCTCGGGTACTACGTCGCCCAGAAGGCCTCCATCGGGATGAACCTCGGCACCGCCGGAGAGGGCGTGCTGAAGACGGTCGACGACCAGGCCTGGCTAGACGAAGCGCTCGGTCACATCGAAGATATTCTGGACGCTGGCGTGACCTTCGATCGCGAGAAGGATTTGAAGCCGGAGGACCTGGAGCCGTACAAGAATCAGCTCGAAGAGTGGCTCTACGACATGGTCATCAGCGTTCTGGATGGCACAGACCCAAACGAGATCTTCGCTGACCCATCGAACCTGTCGTCCGAGGCGTATGAAGCTGGCGCCTTCGATTGGGGGAAAGTACCATCGTGCCGCCTGATCTACGCACACGAGGCACTACGGAAGCTCGTGCGCCTTCTCGACGCCGAGCAAGCCGTCGAAGCACCAACGGAGGCCGCTGATGTCGGATGATGACGAGACGACGAAGGACGAGTCACCAGCCGAGACGGCGGACAGGCCAACCGGTGTTCTGTTCTACCTGGCCGACCTGGCCGAGTCCGAGCTGCCCATCGATCAAATCGATCCGCGCCTGCGTCTCGGGACGATGATCAGGCGCGCTCGCGTGCGCGCGAAGAAGGGGCTTCGCGAGGTCTCCGAGATCCTCGACATCTCCCTGATCCACCTTGGCCAGGTCGAGCGTGGGCTAGTCACGATGGGGACGGCTCACCTGGAGCAGATCGCGTCGCTCACTGGATGCGACTACCTCTCGCTCGTCAATGCCTCTCGCGACTTCCAGCTCTCTCTTTGGGGGCCCAAGGGTTCTCTCGGCGGGGAGATGTCTGGCAACGCCCGTGTCGTCTACCAGATGACCGCGGCACAGCTCTTCGTGGAGTACCGCGAGGGGTGGTGCGCTGGCGCATCCGGAAGGGCTAACCCGTCCGACATGAGCCCTACCTGGGAGTCCGGGCATGCCGACGGACGCACGGCAATGGAGGACGCTCTACAGCGTCACCGGCTTGGCCTCGACGCGGCACCGGATGGAGCCTCTTCGAGGTGACCTGCTACCACCACAATCTGGCCATGCGGGCTTTCTCCGTGGCTGACGCCGGCTTTGACTGGAACGGCGACATGGCAGCGCTGTTGATGCCGGTCGTTGTCGAAATGAACAACGCGGTTCAACTGGCAAAAACGCGCACCCAGTACACGCCGATCGACTTTGCTGGCACGCTGACCAACGCCGGTGTCCACACGCTGTGCGTTCTTCATAGGTGTTGGAAGGACGAGTGGGCCGCTAGCCGTATCAGGGATCGTCGCCCGTTGCGAGGTCCGGCCCATCTCTACCATCCAGTCGAGGTCCTCGTCTGGCCGGTTCTCGGTATGGTGTGCTGCGCATGCAGCCACACTTCCGAGCGGGATCAGATGATCTCCTGTGAGCTGCTCCTCTTGGAGATCTACCGACTCGCCGACAAGATGGACATCGACCTCGGCGGTCTCATCGAAGACAAGATCATGATCAGGAGCGTGTAGCAATGAGCGAGGAGATCGATCGCAACAGTCGGTGGGGTCGATGGCAGGTGGTGCGCCCCGCCGCCAAGGACAACCTGGGTCGATCCCGATCTGTCGTTCGCTGCATCTGCGACACCGAAGCCATCGTGCTCAACCACGCTCTCAAGCGCGGCAACACGAAGGGCTGCCGGTCGGTGACGTGCCGCAACAACTGGGAGGCGACGCAGGCGCCGAAGGACCCGGGATGAAAATCGCCAGAATGTTTCGCATCTGCACGCCAGACGGAACGGCCCCGTCAGGCACGCTCTGCATCATGGAGCCGGAGTCCGGCAAGACGATCGTTCTTGCGATCTCAGACGACGGAACCAGGGCCGAGCACAGGTTCGACGACGTCATTGTCACGCTGGACGGCAGCAAGACACTCTACGGCGGCCGAGTCGTGGGACGGGCCGACGTGGAATCCGAATGGCAGTTCTACAGAGAGCTTCCCATGACCGGAGACCGGGTCACCCAGATCGTTGCCAGCATGCGCGTGAACCCTGCGGTCACGGCGAAGGGATAGGTATGGAGAAAATCAGCGGATCAAAGGCCGGACTCCTCCGGTATCGAGAAGCGATGACGGGACCGAAAAGCAGCGAGGTCGTCGCCGTACTCGATGAGGTGTTCGGCAGCAAATCCAGAACGGCCATGGCCTACATCGCCGAGACGGCAAGGATCGTCAGGCTGGAGATGCGGCTCAAGGTCGTCATCGCGTTCTTCGTTGGCACGATGCTCGGCATCGCCATCGGACTCCTCGTCACAAGGGCATTCTCATGATCAAGATCTTCAACCGACCACTCTTCGGACATGCCGACGACGATGCCATCATCCCGTGGAGCTGGCGATCCCAGAACCTCGACGAGCGGCCTGGTGACACGCACGAAGCCTCTGGGTCGAAGCTCATGCACGGCCGCGGATGGCTGAACATGGGTAAGCAGACGCTCAACCTGAGCTGGAACCTGCGCTCCGACTTCTGCCACGCCAACCTGTGTGTCAGCGACTCGGAGCGCGAGGTAACCGCTGGCCTGGCTCTTCCTCCTGTCGCCATCTGGATCGGCGTGTCCGGTCTCCCGGAGCGCCTGTTCGAGATCCTCGGCGTCGACTACAAGACGGTGAAGAGCCTGCCGGACGGCGTCTACCTGACCGAGCGCGAAGTACGCATCGGCATCCATCACTGGGCCCTCTGGTGGTCGCTGTGGATGCCGGAGGGGATGTCCAAATCGTCCGACCCAAGATGGCGTCGCGGATGCCTCCACTTCATCGACGTCATCTTCGGGAAACACAGCTTCAACGAGATCCAGCTCGATGCGCAGGCCGTTCTCGTGCCGATGCCTGAGCGCAACTACCGCGGGACCGTGAAGGTGGCACGCCGAACGTGGACACGGGCCAGGTGGCCATTCCGTTCGGGACCGAAGCAGCTCTTCATGGAGGAGATGGGCTACACCATCTCCATGGAAAGCGGAGAACAGATCCCGATTCCTGGCAAAGGCGAGAACAGCTGGGACTGCGATGATGACGCCGTCTTCTCACAATCCGGCCCCGGTGGAGTTCCGGAGGCCATCGCCAGCGTCGTGGAGTCCGTGTTCCGTACTCGCAGGAAGCACGGAGGCTCGATCGCGTGGCAGCCGGAGGCACCAGCGGATCGCATTCAGGCGTGACGGCGACGATCAAGGCTCGCAAGCCGTGGTTCCTCGCAACGATCAAGTACCCGGAGGGTCACCTGGTCGAGATGATCATCCCGGCAGTCTCCATCGATCTCGCCAAAGAGACGGCGCAATCGCGTGCCGCGCGTAAGAACGGCACGGTCGAGCGCGTCGAGATCTACAACACCAGGAAGCACCTCGGGATAGGCTGCTGCACCAGAAAGAGATGACATGCACAACACCACGAAAATCGTCGAGCGCGCACGCGAAGCACTGAGCGAGGGCAAGGTTGTGCTCATCCTCACGTCGAGCGCGATGCAGGATCGGTCGCTGCGGGAAGAGCTTCCAAGTGAGTCCTTGCACTTCGCCAGGAAGCTGGACAACGGCAGGCACTACGATCTGGTCCTCGACGACCGATGAAGGACACGATGGACGAGAAAACGACACCGCCCGAACTGAAGCTGAGCTGGCTGACGCGCGTAGCGATGATGCTCGGACTTGGCCAGGCATCGCACGCGATGCGTCACTCGATGACGCGCGAGCAGCTCGAAGACGAGTTCGAGAACGTGGTCCGCCAGAGGATTCCGGACGAGTGCCGCGACGGAGACATCCTCCCGCTGCTCTTCTATCCGGACCCGATGCTCAAGACACCGTCGGCCACCGTCAAGGTCTTCAACGAGGATCTGCGCCTGCTGGTCAAGGCCATGGGCGCGACGATGTACATGACCGGCGGCGTGGGCTTGTCGGCTATCCAGGTGGGCGTTCCGCTTCGCGTCTTCGTGGCCGACATGCGCGACCTGCACGACCAGAAGGAATCCAAGTTCCGTGTCTTCGTGAATCCAGTCGTCCTCGACGTCGGCTATCCCGAAGAGAAGATGGTCGAAGGGTGCCTCTCGATTCCGAACGTACGCGAACAGATCACCCGACCTAGCACCGTGCACCTGTGTGCCGAGACGGAGCGCGGCCAGACGTTCGACGCGAAGCTCACCGGGTGGCCAGCGAGGATCTTCCTGCACGAGATGGAACACCTCGAAGGAGGCCTCTTCATCGACAACGTCAGCGGGCTGGCCAGGCGCATGATCGAGAAGCGCGCCGCCAAGCTCCGCAAGTCGGTGAAGCTCGACGAGATCAACGGCAAGCGTCATGCAGTCATGCGCAACGGCAAGGGTCGCGGTCGATAGATCAGAAGCCTGGCACTCCGAACTTTTTCAAGAGTCTCGGGATGCGCTCCGACGTCTCGTTGTTCCGTAGGCGCTCCTCGTGCTCCGCACGGAACAGCTCGATCGCGCGCTCCTTGCCCTTCGGCGTGAGGGTCGCGTTCACCTGACCAGTGGCACCGATGAGAAGAAAGTTGGCCTCCTTGCCTCCTTCCACATATCCACGAGAGGAGAGGCCCTCGAAGGTCTTCTTCGGAATGGCCCTTGATCCGCCAGCCTCGAACACGCCCTTCAGCCAGACCTCCATCGTCTTCGACATGGACTTGACCGATTCGCTGACCACGGTCTCCAGCTGTTCGCTCAGCTTCATGCGCTGACTCGTACCTGAGCCGACGCTTTCACCGTCGCCGGGCTCGGCGTGATGATCGAGGGCCCCGGCTTGAAAGTGATCGTCACCTTCCCGCCGGACTCAGAGACCTTCTCGATCTCGAACACGGATCCGCCGCGCTCGACGACCATGTCCCCGGCCTTCAGCTCGCTGGCTGGCTTGGTGGAGACCGACTCGGTGATGACGGATTCGAGCTGCTCGCTGATCTTCATGCGATCGGTTCCTTGCGGGGACGCCCCTTGGACATCGTGACGAGTGAATCGAGGCTCGAAGCGATCATCTTCCTGGCGCCCTCGTAGTCGCCGTAAACGCCCATGTTGACGTCATAGACGATCTTCTCGAAGTCAGCGACCGCCGTCGTGAGCTGCTTCTTGAGGTGCGCCTCGTCCTTCTTGAAGCCCTTGCCCTGGTTCGGCAGCGGCTCACGCGGTTTCGTGCCGAGATCCATGCGTGGCTCACCGGACTCCGTCCAGGGAGCAGCCACCGGCAAACCGGGAGATCCGGACCCCGTACTTGCCCTTGGGAAGCTCGCCACCCTTGATGGCGTCCTTGATGTCCTGCCGAACCAGCTTGGCGATGTCCTTCACATCGAGGTCGCGCTTGTACTTGGGGCCCACGGCGTAGGCGTAGTTGCCGCCGAGGTCTCGAACCTCCGGATGCTCCGGGCCACGGTCGGGATTGCGCTCCGGCTTGGGAGCCTTGGCCACGACCTGCATCGCAGCCACCATGAGGCCCGCCTTCTCGTCCAGAGCCAGGTCACCGTCCTGGGCCATCTCCGTGGCAACGTGGCGGGCAAACTTCGCCGAGTAAGCGGCGTCGAAGCCCTCTTTCTGAGCGACCTTGAAGGCGGGGAGCGAGTAGAGCTTGGCGGCCATGGTGTCCTTTGTCTCCTTCGACATGACTATCCTACACCATGAATCAGGTCTGTCAAGACACTATCGATCGACTGTCCAGCCAGTGCCTTGCAGAAGTTGATCCCTGGCCATGGCTCGTGCCAGTCCTGAACGAGTCCTACCCGCATCGCCTGGAGCTGTGCGATCACGGGGGCGTTGCGTTCCCGGCGCCTTGCCTCGCGGGCCGCTTCGTCGTCGCACTGCCCACACGACGGACCCAGTGTTGGGATCGGGTGTTTGTGGCAATGGAACGGCGGGTACTCGTTGACGGCCTTGCATGGGCCGCAGAGGGGGCCAGCGTCGACCGGATCGTCGCACCACAGGCACTGCTTCATCGCGGCTTCCCGAAGGCTAGAACGACCGCGTCGATGGCCTTGCGTGCGCGCAGGAAGTCCCTGTCCTTGCTCTTGTCGAAGAACTGAACGTCGAACGGGTTCTCTCCGGGCAAGATCTGATCGGCCCGGATCACTGCCAGGAGCACGTCGGTAGCCCTGGCCACCACACGCTCGGCCAGGAACGACGAGTTTTCCCACGCACAACGCACGCGCGAGAACTCGTCGGCCTTCCGTAGCTCGGCACCACGGGTCTCCCACTTGAGTTCGACACGACGGCTGTACTGGACGGCGAGGCGGTAGGCCTCCATCGCGTCGGCCACGAGCTTCGGCCTCGGCTCCTTGATGACGTAGAGCTTGGGCATCACGGCTCTTTCCCTGCGCGCACGCGCGAGAAGAAGAAGACCAGGTCGTGTGAGTGCTCCTCCATGATGTGACGCCAGAGAAAGCGCGCCTCCTCCGGAATCGTGTACGGCTCGGCGCGACAGATCGCATCGTACTTTGCGATGAGGGCTTCGAGTTCCACGTACCGCTTCTCGCGCTCCGGTTTTCCCTTGAGATAGAGGGCCTCTCGCTCGATCTCCTCCTTGGCCAGCCGCTTGGTGATGCGATCGAAGTGTCCCATTCTCAGGTCCGGTTGTAGAAGGCTTTGCGTTCCGCCACCGTCATCGTGTCGAGGCGCCCAAGGCACGCCTTGCGGGTGCAGAGGACGTGCCCGGTGTCACCGTCGCAGTACGGGTCACTGCCTGCCGGCTTGCGGCAACCAGCGCACTTCAGCTGCTTGGCGTACTTGCCGTTCGCGCGGGTCGTGTTCTT